CTATTACTACTGCTACTTGAGCTAGAATTAGATGATGATGAACTACTATTACTACTGCTACTTGAGCTAGAATTTGATGAAGATGAACTACTTATGGCACTTGAATTAGAACTTGAAGATGATGAACTACTATTACTACTGCTACTTGAGCTAGAATTAGATGATGATGAACTACTATTACTACTGCTACTTGAGCTAGAATTTGATGAAGATGAACTACTTATGGCACTTGAATTAGAACTTGAAGATGATGAACCACCGCAACAGAAACAATATTGTAAATTATATAACTTATCTGCTTCTGTTGGCAATTCGCTAAAATGAGCCATTGAAAAATAATCACCAGCCACAACTCTAGCACTACAATCTCCTGGTGTACCCTCACAATCACCAGCATCACAATCACATAAAGATGCCATTGCTGGCCATGATTCGGTAAACCCTATTCCGAAATCATTACAACTATATTCATTCCAACATGTAGTTAATTCACCTTCAAATGGTTCATCGTCTTCGCTATTATTCGCTACTACGGCAGCAACGCTTTCTATAGCATCTCTAACTCTATTAATAGTATCGGCTTGTATTAATGACGATTGAACAATTTCAGCTATTGATTTATTTACTTCACTAATAGCTTCGTCAAGTATTTTTAATGCGTTTTCTTTATGTGACCACTCTTCTCCTTCGCACGCAATTGATACTGTGTTTGTACCAGAATACGATCCAGATAATTTAGAATAATTTACATTTGTAGTTGTTGTTGGGCAGTCACCAGTATTTCCACTATATTTTTTATAACTTGTTGTTCCGGTTGATGTTGATTCAGTGTATGTTTTATATGTCCATTCGTCAGTATTAGAATCATAAGTTCCAGGTACAACTTGTTTTGGACACTTATCATTAATATCGGATTTTATATTTTCAAAAACAGATTTAACGTCTTCTAAATATCCAATTATTTCAGATACACTACATGTACACGGCATTAAATATGTCTCCTATAATCAAGTATACGTACAACATACATTACCTCTTGTATATTTAAATGTTATTTTTCCATCTTGCATAATAGCATCGGAATCTATATTTATTATAGCGCAACCACTTCCTTCATTGGCTTTAAATTGAAATCCAACATATTCAGGCTTTATTTCTTTTTTACCACAAGAATTACCATCGGCCAAAGTTATTAATTTCATGACATTAGCTTCAGTTGATGATGGGGCTGCCGGCGACGACGCTATAGAATCTACAAATTTAGGCATTTTATTATATGTCGCAATATGATCACAACCTTGTAAAGAAGTTGAAACATCAATTGCGATGGTGTCACCAGCACAAACTTCATTGTTTAATATAACTTGACTTATAAAAACTGGTATTTTTACTTTTGTTTTCTTGTATGTACAATCAGCATTATCGTATGTTATATCAGATACAACAGTTGCTCCAGTATCACTTCTTTGACACTCAATATTACCGTTAATAAAAACACTAGGATATTTAACATCAACATATGAACATGTTGGGTCGCCCTCTAATGTAACTGAACCACCACCACCGCCACCCGCAACAACAATTCCAACTTTTCCAGCAATAAGATGTCGTTTCCTTCCATCTATACATTGATCAGGATTTTCGACCATAGGAACAACTTTACCTGATATATTAGAAACATTTACTATTACTTGTGGACATACCGCAATTTCAGTTACAACATTAATAAGTTCAGCTAAACCGCCACCACAACCCGTTCCAGTTTCACCATCCCCATTAGTATCAAAACGTAGACTAGATGTAGAGAATATTAAATTTTTACACCCCTTTGATGTCGTCTCTGTACCTATATTATTTACAGCTACAAATGTTCCACCTGGAGAACCACCACATAATGTTGAAACTCCAACTATACCACTATTATAAAGTAGCCCGCCTTTGTCAGTAGCTTCAAGAGTTAAACCGCAACCATATTCAAGAGTTTCAACACACTCTAAGCATATGCCATCGTTTCCTTTAGGGCCAGTAGCACCTGTAGCACCTGTAGCGCCAGCAGGACCAGTAGCTCCCGTAGCACCAGTTGATCCTGGAGGACCGGCGGGACCAACGGGGCCAGCAGCACCAGTTGGACCAATAGGACCGGGAGGGCCAGGAGGACCGGGAGGGCCAGGAGGACCAGGAATGGTTACAAATCCTGGATTACAAGCGAAACCAAAGGCATATGTAAATCCGCGTGTATCACGAATATTCAACATATATACGGTGTTGCTTGACATTCCAGATATTTGTATTGTATGATCGTCAATAACAGTAAACGTTATATCTCCACATACGCCATATCCAAGAAGACTATCGATAGCATATGTCTGAGAGCATTGATATGTGTCAAATAATAAACATTCTGAACCACTTAATAAGATTTGTCCACATCCAGAACAATCAATTCCGACAGTTGTATAAGATTGATTAGAAACATAGCCTAATACGGTATCATCACATTTTACAGAAATAGATTCTTGACATGTAATTTTCGGATCATATAAGAATCCATAAGGCATCTTTTTACCAACAATTAGGTTAGAACAAAGTATATTTCCACCACTCATAGCAGGAACAAATGATAATCCACCGGGAATTGAATCGCTTAAATAAAGATCGCCACCTAATTGACCTGGAATAACTGTAGGATCTGGAGAGTCAACTTCAACTAAACCATCACCATCAACAGTAAAATATTCTTTAGTTAATGGGAATCTATACATCATTGGGCCGGGTGTCTGTTTGAGGAAGAAATTATGTTCACCCTCAAACGACCAAACAACACCAGCAACGTTATTTTTTCCAGGTGCAGCAAGAGCTAACTGATATTTTCCATTGCAATCAAGATATACAAGTTTACCAATAGCTAACTCTGTAGAACAATTTAACTGATAAATCAATTTAGGATCAGTATGAACGTGACCTGTTGTAGCATCTCTTCTTCTGGTAATTGTCATATTTGGTCCTTTTATTATAACATGTCTCGTCATTATTTATATTTTTTTTTATGCGACTTGCTATAATATATATATACACTTAAAGGAACCTAATATGATTGATCTTATTTGCCCTAAATGTAAAACAATAATAACAGTAAGACACAATACTGGAAACATCTACTGTCCGAAATGTCTTGCTTCAGAGAGTTCCAATGTTATAATGTATGAGAGCCAAGACACCAAGAAACCAAAGAACTTAGGTGGTGGCTTTTTTGAGAAACCCAAGGAGTCATAATGTCATTTATAATAGGTTTAGCTGGTCCTGCTGGTGTTGGAAAGACGACAACAGCAAAGGGAATCGCCTACAATCTTATTTCAATTGACAAGAAATTAGATATACAGTGTGATGCTTTTGCCACTCCACTTTATCATATTTGTTCTTATTTGACTGGAGTGCCTGTAGAGACGTTAGCATCGCAGGAATATAAGAATGTTGAGTGGACAGTAGAAACAGCGCCATTACCTTGTTTGGTTGGCTGGACTCCGAGAAAGTTCATACAAAAGACTGGAACTGAGTGTTTTAGACATGTAATTAGTATGGATTTTTGGGTTCAAGTTTCACGTAAGTTATTATCAAAACACGACATAGTTATAATGGCTGATGCTCGGTTTGACAATGAATATTTAGCTTGCGATTATGTTATTGAGTTAAGTAGACCTGGGGTTGATTATGCTGGGAATCATGCTTCAGCGATGCCACCAGATAAGAAATATATAAACTGTAAGATACAACTTTATCCTGAGCTTTCATTTATGTCACTTGCTCAGATAATTATGTCGTTATATAACAAGAAAAAGGAGGCTAAATGAGTTGGACCGATACCGTATTCAGACCAAAGATTCGTTGTAAAGCATGTGGAGATATAATTATTCCTGGCGATGATCCTAAAGAATGGACTATGTGCCTATGTGAAAAAGTTGGTGTTATGGGCAAAGGTAGAGCATATTCTGTTAAAGGTAAGGATTATGATGATTTAAGTTATATTGATTTTGATAAAGTGCCGGAACATAAAGGTTGGGACGACAAAAACAAAGAAAAAGGAAACTAAATGTCACAAGTAGAACTACCAACAACATCTTTACCACAATTTGAGAAGTTTGAGTATCGTATCTATTTGACTGGTAATGTGACGATGCGTAAGTGTACAGAGTTGGTTGATACTATGTATGATATGGATGACGTTAACCATCAAACACCAGAACCAAAACCAATCAGACTTGTGCTGAATACTCCTGGTGGGGATATGATGGCTGCTCAAATGGTGTGTGATGTTATTGATGAGATTCAAACTCCAGTATTCGCATCTGGTTATGGTATGGTTGGAAGTGCTGGATTATATATTTTTATGGCTTGCGAAAAAGGGTATAGAAGTTGCGCCAAGTACACTCGTTTCTTATCTCATCGGTTTTCTACAACAATGATGGGTGAACATAGTGAGTTAAAGGCATTACAAAAAGATAATGATAAGATGTTTGAGAATATGGTTGAGCATTATATACTTTGTACTGGTTTAAGCAGAAAAAAGGTTGAATCTATATTGCTGCCAGAAAACAAGAATATATGGATGTCTGCTGAAGAATGTATCAAGTTTGGAATAGTCGATCAAATAACAGGAAACAGATATGTCAAACGAAACAAGAGAAGTCCTAAACCCAATAAAGAATGATTTAGTAAGTAATCTCCAGAAAACTGAAATACTTACTCAACAAGATTGGTCGCATTTAGAATCAGCAAAATCTTTCATTGTTGATAATTTTGCTAAGGTTCCAATGTATCGACCTTTGCCAGTGAAATTGTTTGGTGTATTGAATGATAAGGATTTTCCAACATCTGAATCTAAATTTTGGCAATGTAAAGTTGAAGCTGAAGTCCACGCAGAACAATTGATGAACGATATACACGATCTTGAATCAATAAAAATAGCTATCGAAAAAGCTGATTATATTCTCCAAAAAATGTTATATAAGCAATCTACATCTGAATCTCCAACTGAGAAAATGGAAATTGATTTTGATATAAGAGAACATAAAGTAAATATTTCTCGTCTTCAATTCAAGTTTATGAAATTACAAAAGCAAATAAAGTATCGTATTGAAGAGATTTATGAATGGAAGAAAATAACCGAAGCTTTAGTAAATACAAGTCAAAAAATAGATACTGATGATTTTGTTCAGCATTATGTAAATAAAATGAAGGTAAAAATGCTTGATGCGGCCAATACCGTAAAAGATAAGAATGCTGATGAATATGCCGAACTTACTAAACAAGCAAGCAACTTAGATAAAATAATACAGTCTATTAGGCCGAAACAAGTCCGCTGATTGTTATACGAACATTTCTGGCAGTTCCCAATATAAATTTGGTTGCGTTTATAGATTGTGGGAATACCTGTTGTGCTTGAATTTCTATATTATCATCTGTATCAAATATTGTATAGGTTATAGCTTGTGGTGAGATTAGGTTTAAGCTGTGTGTTATTGTATACTCATATCCACTGTACGTAACTGAATCTATTGTATATGATGTCGCAACCCAATCTGTAGATAATACAATTGTTGAATATCCAGTTGATGTACCCGATCCACCGCCACCACCAACAGTATGTACGATAGTGCCATCAAAATATTGTAAGTTTCCAGTAGGAGAAATCCAAAACGGGAAGCCGTAAGTTGTTGTATCATAACGAGTTAGATAGTTATCAATATCACTTTGAGTTGGTTTACCTAGCCTTAATTCATTTCTATGACCAATGCCGAACGCTATATTTTCACCATTCCAAAATGATTTAACTGGTTTAACTATATAATTATTTGTACCGGATGTACCAGTAGTTCCAGTTGAAGATGTTGGAATTGACTGTACATCTATATCAAATCGTTCATCAACACCACCGATAGCATTTACTTTAGCTGAATTTTCAATTAACATCCAATCGTTTAGTATAGTTGTTCCAGTAGAATCTTCATTTTGTGTATTATAGTTATTTCTGACTATTGATGGATTGAATATAGAAACTTTAGTATCCGCACTATCAGCATATAGAAGTTTAGTTACAACACCAGTTGATAAATTACCTGTCCAGAAGGCTTTTTCATCAAGAACTGGATCACAAATTATAACTTGTCCACGGAGAGCATGAATACAGGTTAATGCTGTTATTTGATTTGTTTGCGTATTATCTTCTGGATTTGGAAGTTGAGCATTAGCCATTGTTAACCCAGAAACAGTAAGAACAGATTTTGGGTTATGGTTCATATAAACGAGTTGTATTTCATTAGTTGAAGGAGAAACGCCATTTATTGTACCAAGACGAAGACCATCAACCATGATATTACTTATTTCTGAAGTTATGACATCGTTTATTTCAAGCAACCTATTATTATCGTTAGAGCCACCGGCAAAAGATACAGAGCAGTTGGATATACGGACACCTTGATGTTCTTTTATAGTTGCGCCGGATTGGGGAGCAGATTTTACTTTAATGAATGTTGTATATTTGCTATTATTGAACTCGAAACTTATATCTTGGAATGAAACACTAACTTTATTAATTGAGTTTTCTTTAATAAGGAATATATTTTTACGAGTTGAAGTCCCATCTGAATCTTGGACTCTGAAAATAGGATTGCCAACACCTATTATATTTAATCCATTAACATCTATTTCAATTGTAGAACTTCCATCAAACTCATAGACCCCAACATCCTCAAGAGATTCGGCGGCAGTCGGGCGATGACAACCCATGACCATGATGTTTGTTGTATTAAATCCATTATGAAGTAAAGTTTTAGCATAATCAACAGCATCAGATAATCTATTATATATTTCACCATCAGATATCAATGAATCTGGAATAGTTGGATCTACATAAATGAATCTGGAAGTATATTTTAGATATGCGAATTGATTTAAGTAAGTAAGAGCATCTTGAACGTTAGTAATACCAGTATAGAATGTACCATCAGTATCTACGGTGATATTAGCGGCAATAAGACCATTTATTAGTTGAGTTAGAGTTACGCCATCTGGATTAGGTATATCTCTAAAAATAAGATTACCATCAGCATCGGCAGTAAGAGCGCGAACTATTCTACCAATTTGATAAGCTGTAGATTGGAATGAATCAACTGGCATTTTGTACCCTTATATATTTGATATCATCCATATTTATACATTTTATTTGATAAAGTTTCAAGCTTCACCTTCGAATATAGTTTTTGTCGCAATCCAATCAACTGAGCCGGTAAATTTCTTTTCAGCTTGTATAGTAAACCCTGTAGTCTTTTTATTACTCCAGAACACATTGATATTTTTATTACATGATAGGGAGATACTATAATCTGTACTTGAAAATGCTTTAGAGAATGATACTTTTATGAGGTCTTGATTTGCGAATGATACTTGTCCAGTTTTTCTACCTACTATATCTTTTGGAGTCGTATCGAAAATAACGCAATTGATATTAGAGTTGGTCATTGGTTCTGTACTTATCTTATTAGGAATACCAAAGATACGACGTTCTTTTGAATTATATTTTGGTAAAGTTGAATCTTCTAATATAGTTGTAAATCCGCCGCTAATAGTACCATCAACACATCCACTTATAATTGCTGTTTCTGGAGTTACTGAGCATACTTTATCAAATACATCGGCTGTCAAATGATCATCAACATAAAATTGAACTTTGATTGTATGTGGCGGTTCTTCTTCTGAGTTTTCTTTTTGTTGAGTTGTTGGGCAATCACATGCAAGCTGTTCTAAAGTTGATTGATATGTTGAGAGAACTCCGTAATATTGAAGTGATGGCTGTTGTTCTACTGGTTCATTTACTTTATTCATTACTGCTATCTGGTCAAGAACTTCAGCAGTTGTTTCATCATAAAGACGCAATAATACTGGATTTTCTGCTTCAATGAGACGAACCGTAGCTTTAGCTGATAACATAACAACTTTATTTTCATCAAGTGGCGGTACGAGTAATTGTAGATTAGGAACATCATGCCAACGAAGATTACCATCTGTATCGGTCTTATATGTACCACCAGTAAATGTAGAATCAGATATATACTTGTCTATTGAGAATACTTTTGTACCTATGGCGTTTTCTGGATAAGTAGAATCAACTTTTTCATAAACTCTTGAGCCATCAGCATTTATAGCTAGAGCAGGATCACCATCAATATTAATCATTACATTTTCGCATTCAGCGTTTGTTATAGCAGTACGGCCAATCCAATATATTCCACCATTTGTTAATCTATTTTTTGTATCAACATAGGCACTAACAAGTTCATGAAGACTATATGCTCTGGTTACTGTGCCATCCTTAAAATATAGTTTACCATCTTTTACATATACACCATTTATTCTTGTCCATAGGTCTTGTAATGATACGGATTCAATCGCATTACCATCAATATCTGTCTGTTGTACTATCCAAGCATCCTTAAATCGTAAATTGCCTTCGCTGTCAAGAAATAGTACGTTATCAACCTGTTCTGACATTGTAGCATCAGTATTTGGGATACCTAAGCTTATACCCGATGCTAAGAATGGATCTGGAGTGGTAGCCATATTATTCCTTATTTCTCGAAATTATATCCTTCAAGTGGTTCAGTATTGTTTATATCAGTTTCAGTCACTTTTACGATAGCATTTACAGAATAATCGACATAACCTCTAAAATCAGAAGTTTCTACGTTTAAGGTAAATCCACTTAGAGATTTATCAGACCACCATGCTTTTATATTCTGACTTGGTGTGAGAGCAATAGAATAACCAGTTCCTACCTCTGCTGGTAATGGTTTATCAAATACAATAGTTTGAGATACAACATTACCTTCAAAGAGAGCAGAACCTTGACGTTCAATTAAGATATCAGATTCGGCATTAAATATTACAACATTGAGAGAAGATTTTGTATCAATGCTATCTGATGCTATTTGGCCTGGAGACTTATAGAAATTGAATAGTCTTCGACCAAGATAATGTTTAGCATAACTATCTTCTTCAGGTATGGTTGTCAAATCCCAAATAAATGTTCTCTTGGTTGTATCTGTGGAGTGATACCCCATATAACGACCAGTTGCACTTACATCATTGGTTACTTTATGCCCACCAACAACAACAGAAGCGTTTGTATCTCCGAATGCCATTTGACCAATATACCAAGTATTCATTTCAGCCCATTCATTAGGATTGCGGAGTTTTTCTGTTGTTCGATCATATATGGTATCATAATCTGGAACTTCGCCACCTAGACCAACTCCATCCATATAACGTTTCCATGAAATATCATAAGGTAATGTATTTTTATCTGGTTCCAATCCTATTCCGTTTGAGGGTACCCACTTAGATGATGGATTATATCTTTGATCTGATTGATATTCTTGAATAAATGATGACGCCCATTCTGTATATTCATTATCGCTTTGTTGACCACTAAATGCTACTGTCATAGAACTTGACGCTGCTACAGTCTCACATAAAGTATTTACTGCTGAAAGTGATATATTATTCATAGCAATAAATGTATGATCTTGTTTAATGCTTGTTCCGGTGATAAGTAGACGCTCACTAAGAATAGAATTCAGTGTTGTTGCCGAAATAGATAATGTTGTTGTTTCGTGGTTTATATTGCCAGTTTGTAAATCAGTTGATGTTGTTTCTTGTCGGCGGTCGAAGCTATAGTTAAGGTTAAATGCTCCAGTATTTTCAATCAATAATTTTGACCAAATTGGAATTCCCCATTTTTGTTCTGTTATTGGGGAGAAGTTTGCTGTAAGTTGAATGATATTTGATATATTTGGGCCACAATCAGTTAATTGAGCGTTCCAATCTTGAAGTTGAGTTTTAACGCCAACCATTACTCCATCATCTTGAGTCATATTGAAAGTTAAGATACTGATAGTTCCACTCATGATAAATGGAAGTTCTGAAGATGTTAATAATGTGTTCTTCAGTAATCTAAATGTATGTGATGTTGCTGATAATGGGGTTTGTGTTCTTATAGAATCATAAATTTCGGCCATTGAATTGAAAGTAAGAATACCGACACCACCAAAATAGAATAATGTTGGAGTTGGGTCAGAATTTGTGTTATATGTGAATGATTCTGATAATGAATAATTTATTTCTACAGTTCCGGTTGAATTTACTTTAACATCAGTAAACTCAAATAATTGTGTATTTCCAGAAATTGATAGTATATTAGATGGATATACTGATGTTGTTTCAGAGTCAATTCTAAGATTACAGTTATTGATGTAGAAAGTTCCATTAGTTGTATTTGTAGAATCACTTACAGTTGCTTTGACTCGGAATGTTCCCCCAATAAGTAGTGTTTTTGATATTCCGATTGATGTAGTTCCAAGGCTATGATCAATCGAAACGTTGCTCTCATCTCCAGTTTGTGGGGCTATTGGTGCTGGATTTGTTGGCAATACTGATATAACTGTTATTGCTGGGAAGTTATCGTCAAATGAATATGCTAAAGTTTCTTGGTTATTGCGATATCTTGGATCATTGAACAATTGATTATCAGTGAATATGGTTTGCCAAGTTGGAGTTTCCCAGCAAGAACTTACGCCGGATAATATAGCAGGATAATCTTTACCAGCATATGAGACTGTGTTGCTATTATAATCTTTAGTATCATCTCCACATATAAAATCAGATACAGATGTGGCAGTATTTATGTCGGGATTTGTATTCAATATTTCAACGTTTATAGAACCAACAGAGTTATGTATACCACCCCAGAACAGCGCATGAGATTGATCACCAACACCACAATGCCAATAAACCGCTTCTAACATATTTTGACGACGAATCCAAGTACCATCTTTTAGCTCATATACGAGGTCAAGAATTCTATCTTTTTCAAGTTCGGTTCTAACAATATCGTCTTGAACTATATGAGAATAGCCTTCACGATATTTCTCATAAAGTCTTGTTATTACACCATCTATGTTATTGAATTCGCAACGTCCACCAGTTGAAATACCAGCCAAATCATTTCCAACATACACCATACCATGACATCTAACTGGATATTCAAGAGCAGAATCTATAGACACATAGCTAACTGTTATTTCGTTGTTGCTAACTGTCGTTGTTGCTGTTTGTGATGATATAAGTTGAGTACAATCACAATTGCTCTCGCCCAAATATAATATCCTAACATTCTCAAATCCAATTGATGAATATGGATTTGCTATTCTCAGTGTACTATTAGGTTCAGATGAGCAGAAATCATACTGTTTACGAGATGGGCGACTTTCGAGATAGAATTCCAAATCTTCTAATGATGCGGCATTGTTATCAAATATATTATCTTGAACTTGTTCATTTATAAAGAATATAACTTGACTACTATAACTTCCAGATAATGATTCGGTCTGTGATGCTATTGTACCACCAGAGCAATCTTCAGTTTGACCAAGATAGTCAAGTCTAAAGTTAGCAATACTCTGAATTCCATTGGCACCAACAAGTTTTATCTTAGAATTATCATATGGAACGCAGAATTTATAATCAGAAATTTCTTCTACAGTAAATGATCCCGCTGTAATATCGTTTACTAATACATTTAATACTGGAGTTGCCGATACAGCAGAGGTTCCCATATAACAAACTTCAACAACTACTGAACCATAGGAAGAATTATTATCAGACCAATTTCCAGTTGAATCGTGATATCTCAGTCGCATTACAGATTTAGCATACTCATTCGTGACTATTTGAGTATCTGATGTTGTAAAAGCTAATACATTAAAATTGTCATTTATTATTACATCAACTGCTTGTAAAGTATCAGCACATGGACAAGATTCTTTTCCACGATACGATAAACTTAATGTAACTGTTCCAGTATTATCACTATAATCATCGTCATGGATATCATAGAAAGCAACTCTTATTGATTTTGGTGAGCCTTGTGTGGCATCAACGCAGAAATCATGATACCTCTTAATTGGATTATATGTATATCCTATATCCATATAATCTTCTAAATCTTCTTCAGTTGAAAACTCTGCGGCCCAAATAGTATCAGTTAAAACACCATCTATATAAATCTTAAAACAAGCTGAATATATATCTGGAGTTGTGTTTGTCATAACTGAACCAGAAACATAAGTTATTCTATAAGTACCACAAGTTTCAACAACAACAGTTTGTCCAATATCATTAGTTCCAGGTATATTTAAGGTTGATACTATTGTTGGATCCGTGCCACCAGTTCCAGGATCTTCAACTTGTCCTTCCAAGAATCTTATTTGATAATTACCAACATATGGAAGTTCTATTTCTGTACCAGCATCTTCCCAACCAGGAATAGTTAAAGCTGTTGATAATATTTCTTGACAAGGGACGTTTGCCATTGTAGATAAATGTACCAGATTATATTTGCCAGCATTTTCTACATCAATTTCTTTGCCGGTTGAATCTCCAGTATTTATGGTTATTACATCTTTTATTATTTGTCCACCGCTACTAAATCCACCATCAATATATTCTATTCTATATTTACCGCAGGATGGCAGTGATACAGATGATCCAGTTTCAGATGTACCGTCAATCGTTAATACATCTTTTATGACAGATTGAACAGAATCTTCAATAATAGTTGATGTCGTAGAACCAGAATTTGTACTTGAAATTATGTTTGTGGTATTTATTTTTTCGTATGTTGATATTATTTCATCATATACAGTTGAACCATATGAAATATAAGATTCTTCGGCTCTCGTAATTAGGTGTGATCTTCCAGATGTATTTCCACCATAAACAAATCCAGTTATATTAGATACCGCATACCGAACTGTATTATCCGTATTTTGTGTAGCTTCTGATTTTTCACGAACGAAGTCAAGAACAATTTGGTCATCATCTTCAGTTAATGCGAAATTTTGTATTAGTGATTCTACGCCAAACTTATCTTGACGAGCATAAGTTTGAGCAGCAAGATAACCAGCACCATCACCACGCGAAACGTTTAGTTGTAAGTTTGATATTGTCTTGAAATATGATAATGCTGGGTCATCACCACGAACAAATATTTCAGCAGTATTGAGTACGCCAGATTTACTATATTCTGAGAATTCTTTATTATTTTCGGTATTGAATTGAGAATAACCACCAATAACAGCACAAGAACTTCCACCAACACCACCTTGAACGTGGAAGCATCTTGGTGTGTTTAGACTAATAAGAGTGTTTTTTAGAAATCCATCTGTTTGCCATATTTCAGTTGTTGATAGTATTTCTGTCTTTTTACTTTGAGTTGAATCAGTTTTGATGCCACCAGTTACTATACCATTGTCTCTGGTTCCCGATGATCTACCGAATGAACGTGGGATATTAAGGACTCCGATGTTATGTGCGTTAGTATCTGATTCGGCGCTTCTCCAGTTTATAGAATCAATGGTACCAAGAAAATCCGGCTTAGAAATATCATAATTTGGGTTTAATGATAGTTGTCCACTTATCTTGTGTGAAATTTCTAATGGGCCGGCTGTAGTTTCAGTATAATTTATTTCATTTGATTTTTGTTCACATGTATCTGATGTATATGACCCAAGTTCACCAAATGTTCCAATATTTGATGTATTTATTAATCCGCCAACCCAATGAGCAATAGCAGTATCAGAATATGTTCCAGTATTTTGAGAATTTCTTATTTGTGATTCATCTAATATTGTTGTTGACGTTTCATCTTTTATACGAACACCTAATGTACTCTTGGTGTCATAATAGTGTCCAAAGAATGATGGGTCGTATGTTATATTAAGATTGAGAAGGACATCTGCTATCTTTAGTTTATCAAATGGTTTTGTGCTTATTACTAAATCTGGAGCAGTAAACCAACCACCATTAATAAAATCTGTTGATGTAATAAATCCAGTATATGCTGCCGGATTTGATAAATATTTCTTATATTCGTCATTAACCCATTTATCCGGCGACCAAAATTCTATAAACTCATTTCCTGATGTTGATACTGAAACATTCTCATATCTTGTATTTTCATTTATTGTATCTGTTGAAACTCGTTTAGTCCACCACACATCACCAAATTTTGATAACTTATGTATAACCATGAAACTATCAATATTTTTGACGAAATCATATAATGCTATTTCTTCAACTTCTATATCTTGGAATGATAGTTGTTGTTTGTATTCATCCCATAGAATATTTGATGTTGCGTATTCCCACAATTGCCGCAATAAAATTTTATCTATTTTATCTGTAGAACCATCAATCAAAAAGGACTGAGACGACCACTCATCCTTGAATGTCATCTCAGTCCCTTGAGCAGACGTTTCGGCAGTTAGACTAAAGAACGCATTTCTATAAGTCGGTACGAATACTCGACAATCATTCTCTTTATGAATGCTAAACTTCAAGCCAGTATAGGCATTGTAAAAATCATTCCAATTAATAGGCTCGTCATTTAGCGCCATTGCTGTCCTTTATGCTTTAGGCTTGACCTCTGCTGGAACCTCATCGCTACGCAACAAGGCTTCAATTTTGGCATCAAGCTTGTCCACAGCATATTTATTCACTACCTTGAGTACAGTTTCATTTTTTCCAGCAAGTTCAAGAGCTACACGAACTGCTTCAGCTTTCTTATTTTCGCTGGCTGGTTTAGCTGCTTGTTTCTTGGCCCATTCTTCAGCAGCAACAATACCCTTCTTAGCATATTCAGCGATAAGTTGTTGAGCAGTTTCACTTAATTCAAGTCCTGCTTTCTTGGCAACTTTCTTGGCAACAACGACAACACCAAGAACAATGGTTCCACCAAATAATGAAATGATCAGAACGAGAGCGTCATATCCAACACCAAGCCAAGCATTTTGAGCCTTAACTTCGGTTGTGGTTGGATCAATTGGAGCAGTTTCTTCCGCAATTGATGCTGATGAAATGCCCAAGGCGAGGGTTATAGCAAGTATGAGTTTCCACATGGTTATCTCCTTATGATAGTGGTTCCAATATTATATCACTTAGCAGTCATTATTACTTCCAACGAATAGATTGATGTACGTTCCGGCATTAGGCATATCATCTGGAGGTACAGCAATTCCAGTCTTACACCCAGCTAATAAGAAATTACCTTGTAATGTATCAGTTGCGTCAGAACCATCACGGGATAGAACGAAGTAAACTATTGCGCCTCTTTGGTTTAGGAGGTCTTGATAGAAGTCTCCATAAACCTCAAAATAACCCATCTTACCATCTACAGCATCAGCCGGAATAGGTACAAGATAAGAGAATTTGCGATATTGAGTGTCTGATGGATTGCCAAAATCATTAGTATTTACAACAGCAACCCACACATCAAACTTAACAGTACCACATGAACCACTACATGCTGGAGTTTCGGAGAAATCATTACTATTGATGAAATAAGATATACCAAGTGAACATAAACCAGGATTTGGACCATCAACTCTCATATCAAAATAACAATAACGAGTGAAATCAGGGTCAAATTCAAGAACATGAGTTTGTGGAGTAATGCCGGGTGGACCTGATGGAATTTCAAGTTCATTTGGTCGAGGTCCGGTTTCTTGGTCCCAATCAAACTCTTCTATATTACGATTGAACTGTTGTAAACATAACCATTGTTCTTTAGTCATCAGATTTGACAACTTGGAATTACCACATACTTCTGATACATGGCGACCATTTACAGTAGATACATTCCATTTTGTTATACCATAAGTAAAATTATATAACTCATTGATATCAGCATTGAATAAATCATAATCAGTAAATGGTTGTGGTAATCCGCCTAAGAACATTTGAGATATAGCAATAGCACCATCTTCTCTGGTTCTACGGATACGAATCTTAATTGAACTTGTATTTTTACCTACCTTAAAGATAACATATTTTGTTCTGTATTCTGGTAGCCATTCATTTTGTTCGGCATATTGTTTATGATGTGGCCATGGACCTATAGTTTCAATCTCTTGTATCGTTGCGGTAGCGCCTATAATCTCAATTCCAATATCTTCATAACGAGCATGACATCCGGTTGATAAATCATAAACAAATCCTGATGTTCCAGATGTGCCAACTCCAGATGTACCTGACGTTCCAGACGTTCCAATTCCGGTCGTTCCAGTTGTTCCGAATGTTATAACAGGTGGAGTTCCAACAGCACTTATATTAGGAACGGTTGATGAATTACAATACGGAATATTATAATCAAAAGGAACAAGTTCAGATTGAGATGACAAATAAACGCCAGTTCCCTTGATTCCAAATATAAGTTCTGAACCACGAAGGAATTGAGGAATAAAAAACTCTCTTTGGATATATTTACCATGCTCAATACCACCAGCATCTATAAATGATACGCCACCTTTATATACTAAGAGTTTGGCTGCTCCAGAATTTTGTATTTCAGTATCATTAGCAACGGCACCATCATTTACCGCAATCCACGAATGTTTCTTCTCAAAGCAGTCAAGATTGCCACCATTGAAGAAAATCTTTTTACCTGTTGAATCATAATCTAATAGGTTGCCATAAATAAGAGATAAGAGATTTGGGCTACTTGCTGTTGATAACGATAAAAGATTCATCAAGAAGTCAGAATTATGCTTTAACTCCATAAGAGGCAAGTTTATATTCTCATCCGTTACGTTTGTACTCGGATTAGTCAAGGATATATCATCTATGTACTCTTCGTTGAAAATGTCAGTCATTCTTTATTCCTTAGATAATCTCTTTCCACCATTCAATTCCATTCTTTATAGCAAGGTAATGGACGGTGCATGCGGTTGGTGAACTTGTCCTTACTCTAAACTGATTTATACTCTTTTCAGCCCAATAAATATTTATATTTTCATTAGCAGAAAGAATTAATGAATAGCCAGGATTTGTCGGATCTATACTCATGGAACCTGGATCGCCTTCAACACCATATTCTGGTTTTATTATCAATTCGTTATTATACCAAGACCCGAGATTGGCTGTGGTTGGTTGTGGAAACACGATATTTAGATCATCACCCGGCCATTGCGCATATGAAGTACCATTTTCATCGATAAATACACCATTTGATAACGTGCGTTTACCTACAAACATACTATTTGCGGTAAATACACCACCAAATACATCTCTGTGGAACGCCATCCAAGATACTTCACGTTGGAGATAATAACTTGACGAAATTGTAAACCTATCTGGACATAAAATATTCCAATATAGTTTCTGATTTACGGGATTAGAAATAAATACAAAGTAATCGCTATTTCTAAAAGGCTTGTCAAATTTGATTACTTCACTCTTAACTTTACCATTTATTTTAAGAACGCCAGACTTGAACACGCTACTATCTGTTTGTTGAGCTATAACCCAATCTATAATTTGACTAAACCCGTTGAATGAAGATAGCATATTGAACTTGCTATTATCACTTCGTTCATAGTATGTATTTACGTTTGAGCTTGGAGTCATGGCGATTAAGCCAGTTACTCGTCTGTTATTTGTTGTTCCCATATTACCCTCTCCTGATTCCAGAACAGAAATATTGAATGGTTTGATTTCATTGATTTCAGTATAACTTGGTTTAAAGATTTGAGCCGCATCACGAATAAATTTCTCAAAATCTTCTTTATTTTCTGTATCTAAGAATAGTTCTGGTTCCTCCAAGTTTTCAACATCGAAGTTTAGATTGAATTTTTGAGACTTGAATATTTTAGCAATTCCGAACATATATTCTTTTTCAATTTGAGTCAATCTAATTTCGTTATCTAAGGTTTTTTCATATACAACTGGTTCGCCAGCATTGAATATTTTACCATCATTGAAAGCTAAACGAGAATCATCTAATATTTTATCACAATGCCATACGCCGATTGCTGCTGTTGGATATATTGATGATTTGATGAAGGTATAGTTATTGTATATGTTTTTAGTATCTTCAGTTGTATCAATTTTATTATAGTACATAAACAATTTAATATTATTTTGTACCGAATCTTGTAATCTAACCCAAATAACTATGAAATCTTTATCGTAATCATAATAAGCGATCTTAAATTTCAATGGAATCTTGCTATTATTTTCGCTGAAGATTCTTATTGAACGATCATTTATGGATATCTTACTAAAATCAAATGGATGCTCAACTTCAAGAAATGGGTTATATGAATTTGATTCCGCTTTATATCCGTTTCCGTAGATTATTATGGGAACAGTAATATCGCTACTCATTTCATAATTAGATGTTGTTGGAGTTTTCAATCCACGGAATTTTATGATACGATAGTTTCTAAACTCAGCTTGAACTGGATTGAGTTGTGGATTGACCGTAAATTCAGGACCGACATCAGCTATAGTTTTATTTAATAATGAATTATGTAGATTTAATATTCTGTAAAGATTACCAGTTTCAGTACGAACATTATATAAATCGCAGTAATTTGTTCTATAACTTATTGAATTATCTGGATTTACAATAACATAACTAAGGTCTGTAATGTTATCGGAGTAGGTAATAACATCAGCAAGAGGTATTTCATTGCCTTTATAATAGACTTTTATATTGATAACGTATTTACTCTTCTTAAAGGAACGAGAGAATATTTGATTTGCTGATATTTGTATTGTTATAGGTTGGAATACATCAGGTTCAATTACCCATGACACATCTCGTATATCCAGATTTTGGTAGAGTTTACAAGCGCCATCAGTTCCAGAGGATCCTGTTGTTTCGGTGGATGAACTTGGAACGAGATTATTATGTTCAGTGATTATAACTTCTTCATTTTTATTTAAGTAAACGGAACGCCACATATTACAGTAGAAATTATATTGAAGAGAATAAACTGGAGGCTTGGTTGAGTCTGTTCTATGTGTAGCTAATATAGTCTTCCATTCATTCTTATAATTTCTATCGGCCCATTCAATAGGTATAGACAATGACCCATAATTATTGCTATCAATTATATTTTGTTGAAATAACGGTTTCTCATAAATAGTACCATCAACATTATTATTTATTGTATATGTTGTTTGATATGATTGTTTCAATGTCGAATATATATTAGTGTCATTATTTACTGAAAGTGATGCCGTAAATGAGATATTAGTCAATCCATCTACATCAGTTGGCAATTCGTATGTTATTTCTCTTGTACCAATTGAGAAAGCGTGTCCGTGAACTGAATTCATATCAACATAACGAGTTCCATCAAGGAGATATTTTATTCTTCTATGTGCGTCAACGTTTGTAGAAATTTCATTGGAGTCTGTTATAAGAAGAGTTGAATCTGATTTTTTGGTATTATTTATTGATGTCTTATATGAAACAGATGGTAATGATGATGGATATAATCTTTGAGAGAATACCGTAGAATTGGTGCCTGGATAATGTTTATAACCACTATATTTTTCTGGATCTTGTATATCTTTCTCAAAAATGTAGATTAACTCATTCTTATTTAATACGATATCTTCAATGTTATTCAATGCTTGATTTCTCATATCTTTGGTGAAAATAATAAACAAATCATCAAACATTTCAACATTTATTGCTTGTACTTTTTCTCTTATTATTTTGTAATCTAATACTTCATATGATTCAATTCTACGATTATCATATCCAGCAACTATAGAATCGAATAATTTATCATCAGTCCATATATAAGTTGCCAATTCATCTACTGCGAGTCTCTTATAATTTTCATATGAACCGAAGAACTGTATACGACAAGGATCTACGGTTGTGATATCCTCATTCCAGAATATGTAAAATTTGTTTGAGTCATAATAAGATTTTTGTATTGATATTATTGATTGTCCAGTAAATTCCTCACCAGATGCTAATATAGGATTGAAATTTAGTTGAACTTGAGTATATTTATTTTTTGTTGGGTCATCATCTGGTTTCACACTTAAAACAAAGTAATTTCTTGAAGATCCAACATTTACATAATAGAAAATAAGGACTTTATCTCCAACAACAAACGTATTAACGATATTAAAGTATTCAATATTAACATCTTTTGGCAACAATTCTTTCATTATAATTGGTGTGGAATAACCAGTTGTAATTGTATAATCGTACCAGTTTGCTAATGGAACTCGACCTTTATTTTTATCATAGGTTATGTCTATACTTGTTATATTACCGTTTCCATATTCTTCAACTATCAATTGGAATGATTCAGTTATTTCATCATCCGGCATCATAAGTTTATCAACAACAATTTCTCGTTTAATCCATAACTTAAGCACACATTCTGGTGGAAGTTCTATTGGTAAATCTATAGCGTCTAATGATTTCTTGAATGTATAAGATAACAATTTTTTCGTACTATCATATTCATCATCAATTACTAAAGATGGGTTTATAGCTCTACCAAACGGTGCTGGTATAGTTCTCTTTGCTTCACTAATAGTATAAACACCTTCTATAGCTATACTTATGTCTGATATAGCAAATGCGCCAGATGCTCCAGGGACAATTGAGGTTCTTGGATCTGGAACAACATCTGATACTAAAATTTTATTAAGTGGTATTGATATAGTACTACTTCTATTTGTTATGTATACGGCTCTATAATTAACTTGAGACTTTATAACATCTGTTGGAACTATAGAATCAAAAACTTCGTTTGTATTATTTTGGAGATTGAACTTAATAACTTCTTGATTTGCTATTATCTCAGTATCAAAAAACATACCACCAAGAGACTTGCCAAAAACCTGACGGTCTAATCCAATACCAACTGGATCGTTGTTGGCATTACCTCTTGTAAGATTAAAGGTTATTTGGTTATTAGATGACATCAGATATCCTCGAATATAAGGTTGAATCTATTATCATTTATATATATTTCTTTTACCTTTTTCTGAGCAAAATCCATATAGGTATCTAATGTATCATGATAGAATGTGTTGTCTTTGATTAAAATAGGCAACTCTTCATTAAGGTTAAGGTTGAATACTCGTACTATTATATCATATCTCATTGGTTTACCATCTAATGAGAATACTGATACACACTCTGCTACTGGATCAATTGGTAGCGCATCCAATTCTCTTATAGTCAATTCATCATTAAGTTGATCCGTAGTTAAAGTTTGTAATGCTAAGAGAGTACAATCAATAGTAAATGTTATCTCGTCTTCAATCTTAAGGGCAATCTTACTTCCTATTACATTGCCTTCTTCATCCAATTCAGCAACATATTCGGCACCATTTCTGACTAATACAACGCGAGATAAACCATCAATTATATCAAAAAAGTCAGACAGTCTAACTATTCCATATGAATCTGAACCTGCTTCAATTGACCAAATTATAGTGTGATCACCAGCACCCCAATAATTTACACCAATACCAGAGTCAGTCTTATATTGTTTCTGTAATATGAATACCTTATCTTGAACAACATAGAATGATTCAACATCCCAACCAAATACATTGGGGTCTTTACCTTCTATAGAATAATATAACTTACTATCTAATTGTACATACTCAACGAAAGTTCTTGACTTATCATATTTCTGAACATCCACACTATCGGTTGTATTAAACTTAACTTTTACCTTATTTAATAAACCATTTAATGATTTTTCGTCTGTGGTCGTTGAGAATGTATATTGTTTAGGTGTATTAACTGTGATTTTGGCAGTTCCTACATAAGTATTTGGGTTGAATACTCGGAACCCAGAATAGAATCCGTTAACTGGTAATGTAGCGGCAAATTCATTCTTAAAGTTTTCTAATGTGTATTCTGAACTGACTTTATTACCTAACTTGGCTGGATATGTGACTCCAAGTTCTTCAAGACCAATGAGAACCGCTTGAAGAGTTTCATATTCACCCTTAAGATAACGTTCAGATAATTTCTCATATTTCTTATTTGTATTATAATTTAATATAAGTCTGCGATCTTCACCACGTTCATTGAAATAAATCTTTATACTATCTGTAGTGACTCTGGCAGATATTGTATACCATGTATCGACTTTTATGCTTCTTGTATTATATTCACCCCAAGATGCCAGATAAGTCTCATTTAAAGCCTTCGTTTCTTGGTCATAACTTCTCATACCAAGACCAATATCAAAGTTATAAGTACCAAATCCAACAAAATAGAAATCCGAAATACCCCAATCAAAATCAGACTTATTATAATTGTTCTCGGCTTTTAAGATAAGCTCAAATTTCTTCTGATACCCATTGTCTATAATATCTTTATCAAATATAACATCACAAGAAACTTCATAATCATAAGATTCAACATCTGATAATACTATAACATCTCTATATCCATAATCATTGTTTATTCCAACCGTTTTATTTACATCAGCTTCACCAGAGAATTGATTTGGATTGGTATTCTCAAACTTATCAGAAGCTTTATAACATTCTTTGCCTTTATAAGTTGTTATTTCATAAGGAGTTGAATCCGTTGTAAATTTAAGAGTTGTATCTGGTGTACGTTTACCTATTACATAATTGTCATTTTCATCTTGTATAAACGAAACCCACTTCATATCTCTTGTCTGGTTGAAATCATCAACTAATACTTTTGATTCGGTATTCTTGAAGATGTTATCAAAATAGAATTCAACAATAATAGAAGAATCTCCAAGGAATCTGCTAAAGTCAAATTGTTGGTTATTTAGAACTAATGTTGGAGTATTCGTTACTGTTGATGATGATATATAGTAGTAATCGTTTGGCAGGATATAATGGTCAACAAACACGCCATCAACAAATCTACGCCACTTATTATATGGTTGAACAATTGGTGGAACTTGATAGAACGCAATCAATCCATCAGATACTCCAAGAGTAATGGAAGTGTTGAATGATTCTGGATAGTTTTCTGGATCGCATGCTTGGGCTGCTTTAGAATTACTATAACTTATTTTTGGAATAGCAGCAAATGGAGGGACATAATTTTGATAGAATGCCCAATATTTGTTTATTTCTATGACTGAGCTTGGAACTGATACAAAAGCCGACTTCATGGTAAAGCAACTCATGAATTCTTCGTTCCAATCTTCATTCGTCCATTCCGCTCTATTATTAGCATCATTTAGATAATCGTTATTAGCGTGCGTATTAAACCAATTGAATAACCCAACTGGCATTATTGAACGTTCTTCCGTTGAATCAGCATTTATATATGAGCCGACAGTTAATGTTGTTTCTCCATTTACCTTTTTTGTTTCAAGAGGAATAAAGGCATTCATCTTGACATCAATTGGAATAAGTTGTTCAGTATCTATGGTAAATCTGGTTTCTGATGCTTCAAATCCAATATTAGAATAGGTTCCAGAAGGAGAGAATGTACCAATTCCAAATGTGTTTCTTTCAGCTACAGCAAAATCATGATCCCAAGATGTACTCGAAACACACCATTCAGACTCAAGTAAATAATCACCACTCAAAGATACTGTTGTTCCAGTTAATACAACCTTTGTTCCACTATTAGAATCAGAAGTCAATCCAGAGAATATTGATGCTGATTTATCTGATGAATATCTAACTTCAACATCTCTCTTCATCCAAACTTTCTTAGGAACCCACCAGTTATATTCATTAGTAAAAAGTGTATCAGAATCAGCATCATCTTTGGTAGGATATTTAGCTTCAATAGTTTTTATAATATTGACTATAGTTTCAGGCACATAGAATGCGTTTGGTAGATTAGCTTTATCACATGAGGTATTGATATTATCTGCTTTTTCTATAAATTCGCCGGGTTCACATGATGTTGGTGTGTGGACTTTGATTGGTATAATATTATTGCTTGTAAATTTTTCAGCGAATCCAGTTTGTACATCAAGATAATAATTACAACGAATACGACGACTATACTTATCTTCCCAATAGTTATATTTTTGTATACTTATTTCAACGTCTGCGGAATCTGCGAAAGTAAATCCATCAAATGATTTATTAGCATATACACCCAATAGATTGACAGTACCGCCACCTTTAAGAATTTCTGCTGGAGGTAAGAATATATACGTATCTTTTTGTAATTTACCAATTGGAATAAAATATCTTATTGTAGTTAAATTGATAGTTTCGTCAGTATATTTTGGATAGTTGGATGTTGCTGTAGACGGGAGAGTTATATCAAATAAACCCCAAACCGTTGATTGGTCGCAATATCTACAAATAAGTTTATCCATTGTGTCAGAATTGATAACACGAACACCAATAACTTCTGCTGATGATGTTCCAGCTAAAGATTTGTTTCTATATATTGGTGCGAATACTTCATTATCTCTTAGTCCAACTCTTGGGATATTCCATTTTTCTGAAACTGAGAACGGACATACTTCTTCCCAAAGACCATTGAATACCTTATTTGATGATGATTTTAATATTGTATTTAGTGTTGTTTCAAGAGTTAATGATGCGAAATCTGATGATCTGGTTAATTGAGATATATATTCAAGAACTTGTCCACCACTTATAGCAACGGTATGCGGCATTATTGTAAATGTATCTGATAATATAGGAGACATACCAGCTTGAGCCGATGATTCATATACATTCCCAATACGAGTCCAATTTATAAACGGCTCATAGAAGCTACCATAAGAAATATAAAGAGAGTTCAATATATCTTCTTGTTTTGTAAATGTTGATTTAATAAATGTTTCATCTATAATTACATTGAATCTACTACCCCAGGCATCAGCAGATATATTATCAACAAATACCTTATTTACTGAATTATCTGTTATTTCACCAAGAGTGCTGCCCAAGTCATAAACAGTTTGCCCATTATAATTTTCGGTTACTGTGTATCTAAATGTTGATGATGTTGGTTTATCTACGTTTGAGAGTCCATATGAGTTGGCTTGAAGAACCTTATCATCTCTCGAATCCAACCATTTTGGCTTAATTTCTTTCCACTTATCAACGGTTTCATTCAATTTTTCATCAACTAAATCAAGTGGTTGTACAAAGAAACGATTTATTTTTATTGAAGCTGATTGAACAGCAAAACCACAATAACCAGATTCATCAATTGGTTCATATTTATCTGATATTTCAACAATCTTACCTTCTACATCAAGTATATCAGTCTGAGCATCATCTTGTATAAGCGAAACTTCAGATATTATTGTTTCATATTCAACATTATCAACATATTTATCAATTTCTATTTCTTCTGTATTTTTTATGGCATTATATGTATTAGTATATGTTGTATTGGTTCTAAACTTAATAGATACTTTATTATCTTGAACAGTTAAATCAATATCATAGAAAGTTCCAGCATTTAATTCAATAAGATGCCCAAATGAATCAAGTATTGGAGTTGAGAATATTCTTTGGTCTAAATCAGTTGCGTCTGGATTTAGATTAAGATAGCGATAATAAGGAATTTCTAAGTTAGCATCATACCCAACATAGGCAAGACTAAATTCACTTGTTTTACCGTTGAACATTAGAGCATAATAAGAGTCAACGTCTGCGTATAAATCTTTACCACGGTTTAGTCCACGGAATAATATTTGGAATGAATTTAGTGGTCTTTGAGATAATAACACTTCATCAGCTATACGAACGTTATCTGGAGTAAACCTAACTTTTATTTGTACGTCTTTATATTTTTGTTTCTTTGATAGAATACCGGAGACTATATCACGATTGGGGTTTGGAGTCTCGTAAGCTATTTTAACTATCTCACCAACTTCTAATACAGTTGTTGGTACATAGAGAATGCCCTTACCTAATGTATCCTCAATAGTTTTTTCTTTTTTGATTAAAGTATATAATGAACTTGTTGGTATAACTTGTTTAATTATATAGTTTATAAATCTGGTGTCTGATGCTGTTGTTCCAATTAGTTCTTCCCACATTTGCCAAGAAAGTTTAATTTTCTTTATAGCTGATGAACCATATGTTGTTTTAACTTCAAATGGATAATAACCGGCAGTCAGATACTTCCAATCGCTTGTCTTTTCACTCTCATTTTGTTTGATTTCAATAAGTCCATATTCGGTATTAGCTATAGTAAGTGGAATTGAAACCCCATTATCAATAACACCAGCCAAAGTTGTACCAGATATACGAGCGAATTGAATGTTATCAATAGATTGTAATGCTTTTATTTGAGTAAGGGTATATTTAGTTTCAGACAGACTAAATAATCCAACATGTTGCTGACTTAAATCTGTTGGATTGCCAGTATTACCAACATCAAGGCTGAATTTATAATAACCAGCTTGAGATACTTTAACAAATCCACGAACACAAACAAACACATCCGAATCTGTAGCAAATGTAATTTCATCTAATTGGAATAGATTTGGATTTGTTGATGTTGATACATAGTTTATTGCTGGAAGAATGTCGTTATATTCTGGATTGGTTAATTGACTTTGAGATACACCAACGATCTGTGGAGGAACAGTAACACCAGAATTCCAATTAGCCCATAGATAATCATCATTCGGATCACCATATGTACCTTCTTCGCTTTCTAATGGTGAAGTTGGTAAATATCCAAAAGTTGTTATTATACGCTGAACATAATTATCGGGAGCCTTCCATATTTTATAATTTCCACCAAAAGATGTTTCAATATTACCTACATATGATGGATTGTTTTCTATTGAGAACCCTTCAATTCTACATGCTAAATCAACAGGAGAGAAACATAAAGATGATAATGATTCGCTTCCGCAAGTCTTTATTTCTTCTTCAATAAATGACCTTCCATCATCTCGTTGAACATTATGTATATTTGGTGGTATTTCATGAACTTCAAACGCAGCTAAACAATTGTTGGATTCAGAATCAATAATATCAGCAGGATAAGAGTGTCTTGAAACATAACGGTAATTATCTATAGTCAAATCATTTACACCACCAACGAATTGAGCTAAACTATTATCCCACCCAATGACATTAATTCCCTTGAACTTAAATTCGTTATTGGTTTTCTCTAACGTTGGATCGACAAAGAAATAATCAATAATAGGACTTCCAACAGTTATTCCAAATGTCTGAGTCCACATATCTTTAACATCAGTTGTAAAATCGTATAACTTAAAGAACTCATTTATTGATTCTGCTGACCCTTTTTGCTTGAATAAATCAGACGTTTCAATAATAAAGAGTCTGAACTTATCTATTTCTGATTCTGTTGCTGTACCATTTTCTATTTTCTGAAAGATATCATAATCTAAGAATGGAGTAAAATCCGATGAATCTTGTTCTGAATAACCTATTTTCTTAGCGTAGAATTCTTTATGATTAAGTGTATCGCTGAATAACTTTAAGAATTCTGAAGGGGTATGCTCAACGTCATATATATTTGATACATCGTAAATCTTTTTATACATGTTATCAAATAACTTAGATGTTGCGAATAATAAATCTCTAAAGCCTTGACTTGTCTCGTATGCTTTAAGATGAGGGGTTGTCATGTGAGATTTAAGCCACGCGACAACCATTGAATTGATTGTTATTATTTGTGGTGCCGAAGATTTTACACGATAGAATTGACCAGTTGTTTCATCGTACAATTTCTCGGATATAGCACTTAATGAAACGTTATAATCACCATAAAATTGATAAAGTTTGGTTGGACTTGTTTCATTTGAGTAAGTTTTATCACCAAAATCCCAAGAATAAAAATCTACTTTATTTACATAAGTCGTTGAATAGTCTATAGTTATATCAAGAGGATTTAGCCCATCTTCATCCATTATAACAGTAAACTCAGACTCTTGTAAATACCCTATTGATGTAGTATTAGTAAATTCTACTTTTTGTGGAGCGAATATAAGAGTTGGATCGTAAGTAAATCCGGCAGCAAAATAAGTCATCCATTAGCTCCTGGGTCAAGTTCTATTATTATATCGCCTAATATTGGGAACTCAAAGTCGTTCATCTGTATATTTAGACTGAACACCCATTCCCGCTCATTAGTTTTTGAGTTCTTGACATCCAGTAGTGGTTCGACTATAGTAAGGAGTGTCGCGTCTTTTGCCAACAATTCGAGAATCTTTTTACGTTTAACTTCAGCAACAGTTTCATTTACACCAGTAACAGCATCAATATCATAATCAACCTTCTTAAGTTTATCACCTTCATCTTTATTCATGGCTATTTCTATATAATCAATACCAGAAACTTCCTCAAATACTTTCTGAACAATATCTGATGGTTGAAGTTCTTCTCCTAATTCATGATTGTTTCTATCAAAATAGTCTCTGATAACTTTTTGTATACTGGTTTCAATTGATGTTGTATTACCAAATTTCAATGGACGGAATCTTACTCTGACATCAATTGGAATCAACTTAGCATTCACCAATTCATGTTCAACTGTCGCCATTGATTTATAATTTTCTTTTAATGTCTCAAGAATATAATCACGCTGACGCTTAGTTATCTCATTTCCAGATTTAGGTAGAATAACAAGGAATATTGTGTTAAAGAAGTATTTTTCAATTTCAGTTTCAGGTAAAAGACCAGATTCTTGTAATTCACGATATGACAAGGGTTTAGAACGAAGAACAATATCATTAAAAGCTGAATCGACAAATGAAGAGTAATCATCCAGAGAAACTATGCGATCTTGTCTTAAATTAGCTGATGCCGCATTATAACGGAGTTCTTCGGTATTCTCTGGGAAGGCACCACCAATAGCAGAACTTGGTTGTTGAATACTTAAAATAGTTGAGTTAATAGCTGTACCGTCTGAATCGTATATAGCTGTTGTATTGGTTCGTTCATCCGCAGCAAAATAAGTGGATGATTTGAGTCCAAGTAATTGTATAAACTGGTCCTCAAATTGTAATGTTATATTGTCATCACCAAGAATTTGTCGAGATAATACTATACTGTCAGCAAGACTATTTGGAGGGATATTACCATCTTGACCAACTGTAAGTAAACCAAATATTATTATCTCATTACCAAACGGATCTGTACCAAAATCAACACCATTACCGAAACTTATTTCAATATATTTGGTGTCCTCAACTCTACTGAAAAATACCTTAGACCCAATTTTTATATTTGTACTTAATGTCATATCGGAAGCATTTAACCATTCTTCCCAATCTCCAGCAGAATTCTTTACAAACACTCTTAAATCAGAATATGAAATGTCTTCTTGTTCAATTTGGAATTTTATTTCTTGAGTTGATTTACGATCTGCTGAGAATTTTATACCAAGATTATTGTTTGCTCTATCAATAACTCCATTAGAATTGATAAATGAGAATTTTATAGTACCTTGAGTTAAGTCATTTATTGCGAATGTTTCTGGAATATTAGTAAATCTTAATCCAGGGAGAGTACCAGCACTTGTTATTTGTCCACTAAAATTTACCATTCCGTGTTTTTGATAGTCATAAGAATCAGAGTAATCAGCAAACCAATCAATATTTACTTTTTCATCAGATTCTTCAATGTTTATAGTAAATCCATTAATAGTTTTATTTGTATACCAAACATTGACATTCTTATTTGCTATCATATGTAAACCGTATTCATTTGTCGTGAATTCTTTATCAAATACAATATCTTTAGAAGTTGAACCAGCACCTAAAGTTATTGTTCCACGTTTCTGTGTTGAAGAATTGGTTTCAGCTACAACATCTTCATCATTGGAGAATACGAAGGTTGAATAAGATACTGTACCTGAGAATGACTTTTCGGCTTTAAGCTTGAATCCATTAACAGTTTTATCTTCAAACCAAACTCTTATGTTGTCTGATGGCGTTAAGAATATTGTATAATCTGGAGTCTGACCAGCTATCTCGGGTATTGGGGTGTTAAATGAAACTTCTATTTCTCTGGTTTCTTCAGTATTTATCTTTGTTGCTACCCAATTAACATCACCATCAAACCCGGTATTAGCTTCAACATTGATACTAAAGCCATCTTCATTTTTATCAGAGTACCAAACTTGAACGTTTTGAGACGGTGTGAGAGAAATAGCATATTCAACATCACCACTTGTCCCAGGTGTAAATGGTTTATCAAATGCTACGAATACCTTATTGATGCCTTCTGAGAAACTGACAGATCCAGTCTTTTGTTCAGTTGTTTCTACCGTAATATTTGGCACAACTTGGAAGTCCCCGAATCTTTGACCAACAGTTCTTTGTACAGTTGGAGTGCCAGTTTCTTGATCGACATATGATGGGAATATTCTGGCAATCGTGACTTCATTAGTTCCAGGTTCTTTTGAGGTAACGTCCAATTTAGCATCATAATTGTAATCTGGACTATCTGGACTGAGAATACAGAGGTTGACGTTGTAATATGATTGATTTACATCCCATATATTAGACTCAAAAATCTGGGAACTTATACGACCTTGATTAAATGAATATATCTGGCCGTTTATCAGTACTTCTAATTCTGACTTATCTCCACTCTTATTGATGTCCATATGAATTTGTTTGATGCCATTGGTTGTAGATTCCAATTTATCAAACTCAAAAGATACAGACTCAAGATTATTCATACCAAGAACACCAAGATAGAACTTATATTTGGCGTTATTTTGTATTTCTTTTAATGTCCAGAAATTACCATCAGCATCTTCAGACATTAAACGTATGGTTGATATAATGTTATCTTTTTTATCTTCAGTTATATTTGTTTCGTCATATATTTCAAGATATGGTTTGGCTTGTTGAGCATCATAAGTAAAGACAATACAGTACGTTGTGTCTTTACGAATTGTCAAACTGGTATTCTTCGTTTCAATATTACGAGTAAATGGCTGACCAACTGATGATGAGTCTGATGGGTTGAAAATAGGGACATTTGTTGAATCATATGGACGCAAGTTTGTTGAAGCTAATCTATCCAAGACAGATAACGGCATTGTGTCCGATACATTAAGAACTATATCTGTTGCTGTAAATGTCTCACGCACACCAGAAGTACTTGCGGTCCAGAAACTCTTAGGAGCAGTATATGGAAGTTGAAACCCTTTATATGTAAAATCACTTTGTTGAACTGAGCGAGTACCAAATCCTTTTACCATATAAATTATGCTGTAAGGATTGGTAAAAGAGAATTCATCTCCGTTTGGTGTAGACTTATTTGATGGGAATATTGAATAGGCCGGAATCTCAAAATAAGACCCCTCCTTACCTAAACAATACTCTGGATCTAATGAACCTATAACATCAATTGTAGCTGAACGATATCCTCTTGGGTTATATGATAAAAGTTTGGCAATTCTATTTAAGTTCTTATATCTCTTGGCTGTTGGAAGAAAAGGTTCATTGGCGGCAGCATTGATATAAAATCCCATATTTGCGCCAAGCCAAGAATATAAACCAGTTAACGTATTAATGTTGGATGACTCAAAATCTACATCTTTAAACGTTCCAGTTTCACGTAAATAATTAATAAGTTCATTCTTTATAGCATCAAAGTCCGTAGCTGTATAATTGATGGTGATTGGGTTTGCCATAGTTTATAATCGCTCCAGCGTTACATCAAGATTTTCTATCTGATTTGTTGCTATAATCTTATATATAACATTTATTTCGTACGCACTTGAACTAAAATCCATTTGTACTTGAAGGTTGAGTAATTGAATTCTCTTCTCATAATTCTTGATGGTATTTTGTAATTCTTCACCAATACGACGAGCAGTATCTTCATCAAATGGCTCAAATAAGAATGATCGGATTCTACATCCATAATCAGGTAAAAATATACGAGATCCGCGAGCAGTATCAACCATCATCCGAAGACCTTGTTTGATAGAATCTGCGTTTACAACTTCAGATATATCACCTTGAGAATTTACACCTAAATCTAATGGTAGGTCTTTGAAGAATATAAGGTCAGCCATGGTATTCCTTGGTCAACCTATATTTATATATTTTATCAGCGAGGACGATTATAAACTAAATCTGATAGCTTATATGGATCTGGGTCGCCATCTGGTTTACCACTATAAGGTTTTTGTACCGTTATACCGTCAACACGCTCCGCTCTTGTGGCATTATCAGCACTATCAGGATTTTCGCCCCTACGAGCAGATGCCGCTGTACCTGTTCCATTACCACCAACAACCTGTAATCCGTGAGCTATAACCGGAGAACCAAGATTAGCCTCTCCACGATTTCTTAAATATCCACCACATTCTATTCCAGTAGATACTATTAATTGATTAGCTATTCGAGTTCTACCACTTATATCTGTTTGGTTGTTTATGAAAAGATTGTTTGTTATATGTACGTTATCAGATATCTTCATTGTAGTTGTATCAACATTTACATTTTGTCCCGTTGTTATTGATAAATTGGATGTAGCGACCATATCAATGTTTCTGGCAGATAACTTAAAGTCTTTTTCAACTAAAGTATCCATATTACCACCAACAGTCATCTTACAATCACCATCAACTTTTATATTGGAATTCTTTTTTATATGTGCGTTTAAGTTATAACCTATTTCAGCATCAACGTTTCCAGCAATATCAGCATTTACGTTGCCTTTTTGTACAATAAGATCAACATCACCTTCTCGTACAGTAATACCAACACTATTCATAACATCTATTTGAGCATGAGAGTCACATTGAATATGTACTCGACCTTTAGCATATACATCATAATTGCCTAATACATGTAATTCGTGATTCCCCTCAACACCAACTTCATAATGGCAAGGTTCATCCAAGTCAGAATTAGTAGGAAGATAATCAACTTCTCGCTTTTTACCAACATATATTTTTCTATTGCCAAATTTATCGGTGTATTCCATGTAATTTTTATGAATAACAAATATCTGTTCAGCACCATTACGTTGATCTATTATAATTGTTGTTCCATTCGCACTTGTCATACATTGAATATCACGGTTTGTTGTATCTTCACCCCCAGCAGCATTAGGAACTTCAATAGCTAAATCTGGCTTGGCAACAAGAGTGTTCACAACGGCATTCTTAGCCCAACTATCATCTGTCGCTTTTACTCCCTCTCTTGGTGTAAATTCCTTCTTAAACTCAGTTATCTGCTGTACTTTAGCGTCCAATTCCATCGTTCGCCATGATTTTGTTGCTATCCAATCCCGAGCATTTGGAGCCATAGCGAAATATATTGGTTTATCGTGATTACCACCTTCGAAAAATAAGAATACCCAATTACCACGTTTAGGTACAACAAAGTTACCACCAGTTCCACAAGCATTAGAAACAGCATCTTTACGTGAATCTATAAACTCTGTTTCTGGTAAAATAGGGAAGGACTCAACTGTTTTGGATGTACCATTTACAAGAACATCACTTCCAACATTATATCTACCATCCTTTATAGCATTTCTTTGGTCTTCTGGCTTATAGTCCTTATTATAAACGTTATGTCCACCACTCCAAGCTAATGACAAGGCCGGCTCTGCCCAAGGTAATTGTTCAACCGGAGTTACCTTACCATCAAAATTGTGTATACTAAAAATTCTTACTCGTACTCTTCCAGCATCAAGCGGATCAACGTTATCTTCAACAACTCCACGAAATATACCAGCAAATGAATAGTCTATCTTACTAAAAAACTCTGGATTAAGTGCCATATCTCAGTCCTTAACAGAAGGGGTCAAAGATACTTATACGTCCAGTTATCGTTTTTTTATCATATTTTCCTTTTACAACACCACTTAAAAACGCTAACGTACTCTTAAGAAAATCACATGCTCTCTTTATTTGAGTTGGACAAAGATATGGTTTATTTTCTATATGGTAATATCTGACTATTCCAACCATGGCTAAATTTATGATTCTGGCTCGGGCGGCGGCTTTATTCTCTTTATTAGTTGATTTATGAGCCATATTATTTATTTGTATCAATTCTTTTACTTCTTCTGGTATTTTTTCTCCCTGCTGCCAAGACCACTTATAAAGATACTTAAATATCTTAGTAGCTAACTTATCCTTAAGACATATACTATCAATATTGACTTCATATAAATCCTCAAATTTTCCAGTTTCAACTTCAACTTGTAAACTATCGGGGGGAGGATCTTGAAACCACCATTTTATATCATTCTTATCAGGTAAATCATCAACTGATAAATTATTCTTAGAAACAAAATCCCAATTATCTACCAATTCTTCAGCCAAATCTTCAATAGCAGGTAATTCTAATTTCTTGTTCTTCTTCTTTAATCTCTCAACTATGATTTTTCTGGCAACATCTTTATTCATTATATTAGTATTAGAGCCTTGACTGCTGTTGCTGCTGCTCTAACTCCTATATCAGTAGCCACTTCTAATACTTTTTTAACAGCATCACCAAAATCATTCCAAAAAGTATTAATTTCAGTAGTAACAACAATTCCAAGTTCAATTGTTTTAGACGCAACTTCTCTATAATCCTTAAGTTCAGAAAATGATAATGAATCTAAATTTTCAATAGATTTTAGGAGGCCAACATAAATCACATATTCTTTTTGAGCTTCTGTCATTCCTAAAAGATTTTGACCATGCTTTAATAATAATTTGGCCGATTCTGCTATAACAACTTCCTTCGCTTCAGTTTTCATATCTTTTAGTGTTAAATTAGCAAGATCAGTTAAATATTTTTTTACGTCTTTTTCTTTACCCGATTCTGATTGTCTAATTACTGTAGTTGTTATCGTAGATTGATCAGTTGATGATGAACCGAACAATTTTTTCAGAAATTCTATGATAATATCCCATATAGATTTGTTATTACTCATTTGCCACTCTCCACGGTTTTAGCCGCATTTCTGAAATCTTTATTATCCTTAATTACAATCTCAAGCAATTCTTTATGTTGTTGCTCAATTGTCATTTTCTTAAATTCTGGATGGTTGATCATGGTTTCATTGGTATCTGCTATGCGAGTTAGATTATATGAAAAGTCTTCTGGTAAACGATAACAACCTGATGCTACAGCTATTACTGTTACGAGGATACACGCAGGTAAATATTTAATCATAGTATATTCCTTATTTTGTATAAGTTTTACATCTTTGACAATAAGCTAAAGATACCGTACCATACATTTTACAAAGAGCCTGTTTTTCATTAACTTGAATTGTTGCTGGAGGAATTGGTGCGGTTTGTTCTATTACGGGAATATCCTCTTCAACCCATACTTCAATCGTGTCTGGAACTTGCTTTGTTTCTGTTGTAATTGTTTGTTTATTAGCTTTACAGCCGCAACCCTTTTTATGTTCAATAGTTATAGTCTTCATTAATGGATTGCCTTGTTCATCAACTCTTTGTATTATTTTTCTTACTTTTCTTTTACCTGGAGTTTCACTTGCCTGAATGTTTGTATTTGCCTCTGGATTAGGAATAGTGGTTTGTTTAGCAGGCAATAACTTTAACATGAAACGGCAGGGTTGTGTCTCAAGTTCTCTTATAGTAGCCATAATTCGTGTTCCTTATTATATTATATCAAACTTTAATCATTATTCTTACTTTTATACGAACCTCAGTACATAGTTATTTGCCGGAACCATGCCAGAATGCGCCCAACCAACAGACATACTTAATTCATCTGCTGTACGATGTGTAAAATTCAATGGAGATAAACTTATTGGAAATGCGTCAATAAACTTATATTCCATTATTTTCTCACGATGGTTATTTGTTATTATAAGGTGTATATCCTGGAAGAATGTATCAATCATCCCTCGACCACTCATGTTGTTAAACTCTTCTGGATTGTGGAGAGCATACATCCAATATAACATAATATTATAGTTTAATAGATTCTCGCTAACAACCATTTTTGTATTAAGATCAGAAAAATGAATCTTGCTTGCTCTTGAAACATCAGCAAACATAGTTCCCAACGTTACCTTATCAATATTAACAGACGGTAAATCAACATCTTGAATATACAACATGAAATTTCTTAAATCTAAGTTAAGTTCTCTCATTATTTTAGATTGTCTTTGAGCTTCAGTCTGATTACATGGAGAACCTGATGTACCAGTAGTTCCTGATGTTCCCGTAGATAATCCTGGGTTTGTTGGATCAAATTCTGGACCATCACCACATTCTGAGCCACTTGTGCTTGGTGTTGTTGAAACAAATACCGTTGGACGAGTAGCTTCAGCAAAGGCACTACCAATAAACGCTGCGGTTGGCAAATTAGGTATTACGAGAATGTAATTGTCCGCATGTGCTTCGTTTATTTCAAGAATGGTATTTGGTTCACTTGATGCCATTGTTAATCCCTAAATAGACTTATAATCTTTTGTTGAAATGACTCATTGACGGTTTGCGGTTGTTGGTCTGGTATTACTGTAGCATTGGATGGTGGATCCTTATATTTTTTAGCAGAATCATATATAGATTGAGGAATGTCTAACCAGCGTTTAACATTGGACGAATATTTATAAGCTATAGCTGGTTCTTTACATATTTGTACAATGATTTCTGGAGGGACATTTTCCCAATTAAGTATGAATCGAACAAGTTTGCCGGGATCATTAGGTCGGTTAAGTAGTCCTTCAATCGTTTCTTGAGGGACATTTTGCCATTTAAGTACGTTCGAAGCATATTTGTAAGCATAATCTGGATCTTTACTTATACCAGTTATAATTTCTTGAGGGACATTTTGCCATTTAAGTACGTTCGAAGCATATTTGTAAGCATAATCTGGATCTTTACTTATACCAGTTATAATTTCTTGAGGGACATTTTGCCATTTAAGTATATTTTCAGCATAATTGTAAGCAGTATTTGGAGATTTACTTATACCAGTTATTATTTCTTCAGGGACATTTTGCCATTTAAGGACTTGGGAAGCATACTGATGGGCCAATAATGGTAGTCTGGTCATAACATAAAGTGGTTCTAAATAAACCTTTTCAGAATAAACTATATTAGAACCAATTTGTTCAATATCATCTATAGACATATTATTCACAGTTTCTTTTTCTATTATAGACGGATTATCTTTGAATAATTTTGATTCATCATCAGTTAATGATTTAATCATTCTATTTGATAGTTTTATATTTACACGTTGTTTTAGTTTTTCAATATAACGTTTCCAGAGTTTAGGATATTTTTGTTCAAACTCATGTGGAATATCATAATTTCCAACTTCAATATATTTAGCTAAGATTTGTTCTTGAGTATTACCTAACGTATTCCAATCTTCATCATTTATCTTTCTTCCAACTTCAACGAATAGTAATTTATCATCAAGAGTTTTTAGTTCAGTAATGCTTTTTACTTTTTCAATATATTCATAGATATGTTTTTCTTTATCGGAATGAGGAATGAATTTAATAACTTTATCAAATATAGGTTCTAAAGCTGGGAATTGTTTGAGTATTTCTTCTTTAGTTATATTATCATCTCTATTTGGAGTAGCATAATTGATTTGATATCGATCATTTGGATAAGCATGAATTACAACAAGATTCTCTGGAGCATTCCCTTGTGCTTCCTTATTCTTAAAGTAAATAAAGTAGAACGTAGCAGGACTGCCAGTTGTAACACCACTACGATACCCATGATATAGATTACCACTATCAGAACGAGAGATACAGAAGCCATATTTGCGACCTTGACCATATTTAATACACTTTTCTTTAGAATCTCCAAGGAAGATTTTCACATTATCATCTTCGTATATAGGTTTATCATCAATTTCTTTATTATCTATGTCTAATTTAGTAGCAGTTGAATCTACAAGTTGCTCAAAGTCCTTAAATTCCATTTTATCTATAGGTTTATTATGTATAGCATCATTCTTTATAAATCTTACATAATAATCTTGGATAGTATTTAACGGTATTCCAGAGAGATAGAATTCAACTAATTTAGGAAGGTGTTTGTTGTTCTTTCCTTGAGTTGTACCTTTGAATGGTTCAGTTATAGATAGTAATTTCTCGTAATCTTCCTCTTTGCCAGCTTTTTTCAATTTAGCTTTGGCGTTGTTTTCGTTTTGACCTTCTAATATAAATTGACTAAAACTCATATATTTGCCCTATTGTATTCCATCATCTACAAGTCTAAATTCTTGAACGTTTCTTGTTGTATAATCAATTCCATCAATAGTTGTAATTGAAGTAATAATAGCAGTATAAAGTCCAGCTACCATTGATGTTGATGTCTGATAACGATAATAATACCATCCAGGACGATTTGGAACTGGTGTCATACTTGTACTTCTTAGTAATTCCTCAGTCTGAGTTTCATCATAGATAGAAATATTCATACAAGTTGCTGGACGATAATCATTAGCACTTGGAGGAATACTTAAATCAATAAATGGCTTATGCTTAACAACAAAAGTTATAGCATTACCTCTGCGATATACTTGATCAAAACGTTCAACCATATTGTGTTCCTCATCGTTATTTATATATAATCCATCAGAAACTCAATTTGCTTTATCCGAAATGATGAACGATGAACTACTAAAAGAATCTTTTACAAAAACCAGATTTCGAGTATAAATACTGTTAGAGGATGATATAATATAATCATGATAAAGGCTTTTAAGTTCCAACTCTTACCTACGAAAGAACAAGAAGTTCTACTAGCAAAACACTTTGGTTGTAAGAGATTTGTTTGGAATTACTTCCTCAATAGAAGAAAAGAAGAATATCTAAAAGACAAAAAGACACTTAATTACTATGAATGTGCTTCCGAATTAGTCAATCTAAAGAAACAAGAAGAAACATCTTGGCTCAAAGAAATAAACTCACAGACACTCCAATCCACTTTACGAGATTTAGATGGAGCATATAATAGATTCTTCCGTAAACAAAGTAAGTTTCCAAAGTTTAAGAGTAAGTGGGATAGACAATCCTTCAGAGTTCCACAACATATATCAGTAAAAAATAATAAGATATTTTTCCCAAAATTCAATGAAGGTATAAAAATAAATATCCACAGAGAAATTAACGGCGAAATATGCTTCATTGCCGTTTCTAAAACTCCAACTGGAAAATATTTTGTTTCTATTACTTGTGAAGTTGGAGAAATACCTAAACTTCCAATAAGTAATAAGTCAATTGGTGTTGATTTAGGTATTAAAGATTTCGCAGTTTGTTCTAATGGAGAAAAGTTTGATAACCCAAAACATTATCAAAAACTAGAAAAGAAACTCAAGTTTAGACAAAGACAATTAAGTAAAAAACAAAAAGGAAGCAAATCAAGAGATAAACAAAGAAAACAAGTAGCCAGAATCCACGAAAAGATTACTAATAGCAGACAAGACTTCTTACATAAACTTTCAACAAAGTTAATTCACGAAAACCAAGTGATATGTATTGAAGACTTAGATGTTAAAGGTATGATGGCAGATAGAAATGTTGCTAAATCAATTGGTACGTGTGGTTGGGGTGAATTTGTCCGACAACTCAATTACAAAGCAGAATGGTATGGAAGAGAAATCATTAAAGTTGATAGATTCTTCCCAAGTTCTAAAACTTGTAATCACTGTGGTTGGATTAACGAAGGATTAACATTGAGTGATAGAGAATGGACTTGTTGTTGTGGAAAAGTAATAGATAGAGACTTAAATGCGGCTCTAAATATATTACAACAAGGGGTAAATCTCAAAAAGTCTGGTTTAGGAATTAAATCGGACTCTAAACAAAAACAGGTGGAGGCGTCTACATTAGTAGAGTCTACGAAACCTGAAATTCAACATCTTTAGGATGCTGGGTAGTTCATATAAGAACAGTTTCAATTTCTTCGTCGGACAACATAACTGTAGAGAATTCGGCTGTACTATATAATACAACTTCAAGTTCACACGCCTCAAATATCTGACAGGTTAAATCAACATCCATATTCATCCCTCCTTAGTGACACTCGTAGCTTGAGGAAGATTGTTTTTCTTATTACCAACATCAGGCTCATAGATATTGAAGAATGAATCCTTAACTAATACATATTTACGATAACCTTTACCATAATTTACAACATCAACAACGTCCTCAACTAACCATCCACCACTCATTTGTTCATCTAATAAATGCTGTTGACCTTGTAAAAATGAAGTCATACCAGACATAAATGATATAAACACAACATCTCCAACCTCAATTTCTTCATTTATCATAGTCATTGCCATACAGCGTACTTGATTTTGATGTTCAGTTATTCTATTATTTAAGTAATTTCTACCAACTGTTTCTGGTAATGAACCCAAATAATATGCTTTTGACTTCCAATCTGAAATAGAATCTGACCATATAGCAAAGTTTGTAAAATACTTATTATTCTTATTTGAGTTTGTATAAGTGTCATGTAATGTATAATATCCGTTAGAATAATCATAGTTGTATAAGGTTCCACCAGCAAGACCAGATGAAACCGTTGTCAGATCATATGTCAAGAACTTATAGTAATATATTGTGTTTATATTTCTGGTTGAGAATGGTAGAGATACGCCAGCCTCATATTGTTTAAGCGTAGATTCATCAACTAAAGAATACTCAAATATCTTGTCTCTATTAGGTTTTTTATACATACCTAATATACTCTTCAAGTTGATATTGATTAGCCCTGTTTCTGGATTGCTACTGGTAAATAACTTCACATTACCATTATTTTCAGAGTCACGGGCATATTCCAACAAGTACTTAAAGAATTGCTGTGGTCGCCAATTAGGACATGATACACGGAATACATTTTTAGTCATCTCATGAAAATCTATATTGAATATCTTTTCATTTATCTTTACATCATCTAACAACACTGATTCTATTATTTCATTTATCTTTGGCGCTTCTATAACACCATTACCTAAATCTTTACCGAAGACTCTCTGAATATTGAACTTATTATATTTAAGAAAGAATGGTGCCTCAATTATATGAAACTTTAGACCTTTATATGTAAATCGTTCGTCTTTTGATGATGCTGGTTTAAGTTGTATTTCTTCTATGTTTACGATATTGAAATGAATAAGTCTACCAGTAATTGAAGTTTCGGATCCTGTTATAGTATTCTTATATAAAACAGTTAATATTTCATTACCAGTTAAGGGCAGGGTTTCGCGTATACCTATATTATCTTGGAATGTTATTGTTCCATATCTATACATTGAATTGATTGATGAATACACTTCCATTGATATTGGTTTACCCATGGAGTTTGAAGCACTAAATAAGTCTTCTGGAGATTTCTTATCATCAAAATCTGGACCATGATTGAGATATACAGAGATGTTTACTTCATCAACATGTGGGCTGCCATCGGTATTTGCCATTATTCACCCTCGAATCTGTCTATCTGTTGATCCTTTTGCCTATCGTTGATTATCTTTTGTTGACGCGCCAATAATAAGAGTTGGTTTATATATTCTGGTTTAAGAACTTGTAATTGCGATATGCCAGAGTTTTGTAGTTCATTTTCAAGACCAAGGAATGGATCTTCTAAGTCATTGAAAAGAGGTATAACCCACCATAAACGATCATCACCATAATAATCTCTTGCTAATCCAACCCAGGTATCGCCAACTGAAACCTTGTGCATCTGAAAATATCTTAACTCGTTTTTCTTAAATTGACCAATAACAACAGCATCCCATATATCTAATGAATAGTTTGGATTTTGAGGTTTATCGTAAACTATTTCCTTGAACAGATTTATGAAACTCGTTGGAGGTACGTTTGAGAATGGCATTGCTATAACCTCTTACCTGTTACCGGGTCATATCTGCCAGTGACATTATCTTTGGCGAACAATGGAGGATTTACGCTTGATTCAGTTGCTTCGGCGGCGGTTGATGCTTTTACATTAGGATTGGTATAGCTTGTTGATTGAGAAATAGAAGTTATATCACCAGCATTTAATCCAACTGGTGTTCTTAATATACTACCATTTGGCGTTATGAGTCTACCTTGACCAGTTTGCTTGACTGAAACATTAATAAGGTCTTGAGGATTTGTTGCGCCGTTAAACATCTGCATCCAGTCATCTCGGAAGAATGGTAATGCGTTTCTAACAGTAATTGAACATTCTGCTATAGACGGGTATGCCGCAATTTGTTTAAGAGATGGGTCGTTTACGGCAGCATCGAGTTTAGGATTAGCTGAATATCCATTTGATGAATTGCTTGATTCTGTTGGTAGACTAAATATTTTCTTAATATCGTCTAATGCCGCACCCCAAGTTTGTAATCCTCGACTTATAGAAGAACCGACCACTTTTTCTAATTGACCGCTTGTTGAAAAGTTATTGAACGGTTTACCATCATAATTATACCATGGACCCTTGAACTCATATTTTATATTTTTTATAAAGCACATAGGGAAGTATATTATACCAGAAGCGTGTCTCATACTCATATATTCTGGACGTTTGGTTACGAAGTATCTTAATGGCCCATATCCACCTAAACGACCTGCTTTATTTTCAATTTCATTTATTTTAGCATCAGGAAAATTTTCTTTAGCTTTATCTAATAAATTCAAGGCATTAGACCTAAACACACCTTCTGGTAATGATTTTGTTATTTTCTCCAATTGTCCAATAGAGTTCTTAATATCAGTAGCAATATTGCCTCCAAGTAGTCGTTTTGGATATGTCATAGCAGTCAATAACATAAGCGGCCGATATATGTCTTCCAGGAATCCACTCTTTGTAAATAACACGAATGGAATTGTTATTTCAAGTTTATCTGTACTTTGGTATGTATCTATTGTATCAATTCTGCGATTAATACCTTGAGCAAAAGACTGTTCTGATCCAGCAGTAAATGAATCACCCACGTTATTAAATAAAGAAGTTAAAGCTTGGACCGTATCAACAACACCAAGTACACTATCCGCCATATTAGCAATTTTAGAAAGATTATCGCTACCCCAAGAGTGATTATGAGCTAAATTTAACCAGTCAGAATTATTAGGATATACAGTAAACGTTCCTAAAAGATTTGTGCCTTGATCTTGGACTACGTTAGTAACCAAAGTACCATCTTGACTTTGTACTGCTTTGGTTGCTGGTGGATTCAACTCAAATAGGTTAAAGTGGACGGCATCTCTGGCAATGGAATCTGATGATCTTGGACCATACGGGCTATAACCATTACGAATATGAAAATCGGATATTGCCTTCAATGATGGTAATTGGAAGTAGAATGGAGCATGATTATTTAGTCCCTCAAATCCGGTTGTTCTTCTTCCAACATTAGCATCAACTGAGGATACAGCAGCATTTCCACCTTGACTTGGAGATGGACCAGCACCCTGTAATGTTATTGCTTTGGCTGCGTCAAGTTCTTCATCGGTCATTCCGGCCGCTCTCAACATTTCTTCGCCATTTGGAGAGTCATTTGCCATTTCATATATTCTTTGATTTGATTGTTGTAACTCATCCCGCGCCGATTTCCATTCTGTATTGGCAACATTAACTGCTTCTTGGTCAGCGGAATCCCAATTAGCCGGTACGGAACAGTCTTTATCCCCACCAGAAGCAGCACAACGAGAAATTGCGTTATCTCTTGCCCAATTAAGTCTATCTCTTGCCAAATCTTCTTTTTCTTGGGATACATATTGTTGTTGTAAACTTACTTGAGCCTCTTCAAACGTAACTGGTTCTGAAACTGGTCGAGCCTCAATTTGGAAGTTGGTTGTTGCTGTATTTATTTCGGCTTGTTTTTGAGCTTCCAGAGTGCTAAGAGTTCTTTGATATTCGCTATCTATTTGGGACAATTCTTCGTTACTATCTTTTAATAATTCTTCTTGTTCTTTTTTAGCTGATTCTAATAGTTGTATATCTTCTTGATTTTGTTTTTTTGCTCTATATTTTTCTAAGGGGGTTTTAGTTTCATCCTCGTCAATTTTAGCATTGGCTGCGTTTAGGGCATCAATATTAGCTTGAATAGAATCAATTTCATTTTGTCTTTCTGTATTGTAGGCATATATTTCATATTCTTTAGCTGCTCTGGCAGATTGATATGCTATTCCTGCGTCTGTTTGTTTTTGCTGATACTCGGAATCAATACCAGCTATTTGTTGTTGATAGTCAGCTTGCTCGGTTGATAAATCATATACTGGACGAACATATGAATATCTTTGATTTCTTAAGCCTTCTTGGTCAAGCGCATCTGAATCAACCCAGGTTCCGGTATAAGTATCAAATAATTGGCCTGGATCGTCTTTAGCACCAGATTTCCATTGGTTATACTCATTTTCATCAACTACACCATAATCTATATGAGAGTTTGATGGTGATGGGTTAGTTTCATTAATAATAGTTGTAGAAGAATCGGTTTGGATGACATCTTGTTTGGTGTTTATTGATTTTTGTTCTTCTATCCATTGACGTTCTTTTGTTTTAACGACAGTATCAGCTTGGGAGTATGACTGATAAGCTGAGTTTCTTGCTTGAGTATATTCATATATTTTTGCTGGATCTGGAGTTGGTCTATTTTGTTCTTGAGTTATGAGGTTATTATATGTTTGATATTGTGTTATTGCCGTGGAACGCTGTGATTTAGCTGTATTGAGTTCTGATCTTGTTTTAGTAGCTCTGGCGACGTTTATTTGTTCCAGTTCTTGACGATCTAGTTCTTGGAGGGTTTGTTTTCTTATATTTCTATCATCTATTTCTTTTTGATTTGTATTTAATTGATTTTGTAATTCTGCTATACGTTGTTGACGAAGTGATATTGATTGTGGTGTTGAATCTTGGTATGCTTCGGCATTTTCTCTTTCTATGTCATTTTGTAAAGTTTTATTAGTATTTTGATACTCCAATATCTCACTATCTATAATATTATACGTTTGTTGACGTTGATTTTTTCGTTCTTCAAGGGTCAACAAAGCTATAGCCGATTCATTTTGTGTTATATTATCTTGTCTATAACTTCCTTGTATATTATCTGGCCATTCATCGGGAGTTTTGACTAATCCAGACTCAAGAACTAATGTACCGTCATCTATTAATGGTGTTTTACTTTGAGAGCGGAGGGTTGTATTATAAGAATTGAGTTTAATAGTTTCTAATTGATATTCTGAGCGTTTTGAGAGGATATTAGTTGTTAAAGTTTCATTATCAGCAATTAGTAGATTTAGTTCAGTGGTTTCTTCTGGAGTGAGTGTTTCTTTAGATTGTAATATATCTATTTGTATTTGATTATTTTGTTTTTCAGTAGTTAGGATTACTATTTCTTGTTTTAATGTGAATCGATTTTGTACTGATAAGACGGCATATGCTTCGGGAGTATCTGTTTCTACTGGAGTTGAATAAACTGGAAGTGGTTCATCTTCTGGTGGTACAGTTGCGAGATATTGAGTTCTATATTCTTGATAATAGGTATTGGCATCTTCTGGTCTTGATCCTGGAGAATTTAAGGTATTCCATTCTCTGATTTCGGAAGATGTAAGTGGCGTATTATTGCTTAGTTTACTTCTCAATTCGTTATATCTAGCTTGACGAGTCTCATAAACAGACTGCCAGTATATCATTTGATCTGCTAAGGTTGGATCGCCAGTAAGTGCCGTCATTTTATAGTGTCCCTATGTTATTTATAGTGTTAAAAGCGATTTTGATAGCTGTTTCATGGTATATAATTCGCACGTTTCGCTTTGTATCTTATTTGGAGTTATGTTGATGATATTTTGTTTTATTTTCTTATTTTCTCTCCGTTTCTTTAAGGCATCTAAGTCAATATCTATATTTTTTAGGTTTTCTTTTATAAACTTAGACGACTCATCATTAAGTTTAGACACGAAGTTATCTGCTGGATTGACGACGCCCCCCATTTCTAATTTTGGTATTGATTGAGTTTCATATATATTATCTGATGGGTCGAATTGTAAAGCAGCATCCCATTCTTTTCTATCTCTTAACCCGGCACCAGTATAATAACCAGATGGATCGAACAATCTGGCAGTTTCATTAGCTGATTTGATAAGAATATCCATAAATACGGTTTTGGTATCATGTTCCATTTGTGGAGTAAAATCAATTATCTGTTTAGAACGCTCAATACTATCTTTAAGATTATTCAAGTATTTGTTTAATGAGTACTGAGTCAACACCTTATTTTTATTCATATTTTTTATTTGAGATGTTCTTAATGTTGTCAATTGTTCTTTAAACCGATCTTGATTATTTTTTATTTCTAATTCAATATCTTTAAACGCTTCGGTGTTAACATCTATTGCGCCTGAATCTATTGTAAACTTTGCCACTTGTAATTGTTTTAATCTATCTTGATATAAATTAAGAGCGACTATATTTATTGGATCAAGTTTACCTTTTTTAATATCTTTACCCATAGATATGCCAATTAAAATATTTTCATTAAGTTCTTTTTCAGTTAAATTCATAAATACAGACTTAAACTTTTCTCTCATTGATTCTCTTATTTGTTCTCTTGAGAATTTAGTTGTATCTATTAATGTATATTGTTGAGCTATTAGTTGTCGAGATAATGATGTTTCAGTCTCTTTAATATAAACATCAATTTTTTTGCTAATCTCTTCCGGTCTTAAACTTTCATTGAGTCTAGCTATTAGTTGTTTGCGGATCCAGTCGCCTATATCTGTATTTTTAAGTAATGGTGATGATTCTATAACATCAATAAGATATCTTTTTACACCCTTTTCTCCAACCGTCTTCGAGAAATCAAATATAGATTGTAAAATATTTTTAGTTACATCTATGGCGCTGCTCCCGTTTGTTTTAATCCAATTGTATGTTCCAATGATTATATTTTTTGTTTTTTCAATATTTTCTTTACCAAATATATCATTAAGCGTATTTTTTGTAAACGCTCCTAATGTTTCTAATAACCCTGAAAAATCAAATAAGTTGGTGTTTACAATATTTTTATTAACCCAATCCAGAACATATTCAACACCACTCCAAATATATTTTTTAATCAAGATAACTGGTTTATGTATCTCATTGATAGATTTTACAAATATATTTAATGATGTTGATATAAACTTAGTCAGACCATTAAGAATCGGTTCCATTAACATAAGTAATGCTGGAACCATAATAAGTAATGATAATGGGTTTGTTAATGTGTTTATAAAAAGTTTAGTCATCCAACGCCCGAATACCATTACACCAGAACCTAATATATCAACGGCACTCTTTATAACAGTCCAACCAACTCCAAATATGGTTTTAATGCCTTTCCAAACATATGATAATGCTGCTGTACCTACACTCCAAAACCATTTTAACGGAGTTATAATACTATAGTTAAGAATAAATCCAAGAGTTTTTATTGATGCCGAAATAACTTGTATTGGTATAGATAAAAGAATATTAGTAATTTTAGTGCCGTAGATTTTAATAGTTGATAACACATTTTTGGTTATAACTAAAGAAGCATTTATGACTTTGGCGACCATTTTAAACGAGAAGTTGGTTAATATTCTTCCAAGCCCCATAGTCCAAGTTGTTATTAATTTTAGTCCCGTTTTAATCTCTCTTGCGTATTTAAGACAACTCGAACTTTTAATAATTGTTTCTTGTTTTTCTTTTATTCTAATAGATATTTGTTCTAATTCATTTTTTATCTTTGGCAATGTAAAAATTTGATTTATAATAAAATTGTTTTCTTGGAGTTGTTTTTCATTTTTCTTTTGTTCAACTGTTATATTTGGTGTTGATATATTTTGTTCAGCAGATTTAGCTATTTCAGAATTTTCTTTATCCATATTTTGTAATTGACTATATACGTCAGTTACTTTTTTCTCAACATTGGTATTTGATTCTTTCATTTTAGAATCAACCAGTTCTCGTATCTCTTCTGAAAAAGTCTTAACTAAGGAAGTATAGTCAGTTGCCATATATTATCCAAGTACCAGGAGTCCTTTAGAAATATTACTTAAATCAAACAGAGTATCATCTGCTTGCTGGATACTGATGCCTCCCATTGTATTTATCACATTTGGAGTTTCTTGTTCAATTTCGCTTTCATATTCATCAAATTTCTCAATCATAGAATTATATACAAATGAGATGCCATCTTTATTAATAGGAATAACAACTTCTGGGTCTGGGCCTTCACCAATAACCGCTAATGTTGCTCCAAAAACAACCCCACCGTCAGCCATTCCAGGTGTACTATTATTTACCATAGTCTTTATTATTGATTGGTTATACATCGTTAGTAATGTGCTAGGAACTTTACCACCTTTATTTTCAATCTCGGTTATTATATTTTTTAGATATTCTTGTCGTTTTTTATTATCAAATGAACTATAATATCCAATCATATTTGATGTAAACGTTTGTCTTAAATAATTTATATCTGCCATATTTGAACCAACAGTTAGTGCTGTGTTAAATAAAGTTTTATTCAAATCAGATATGTTCTGTAAATAGTCAATATCAAAATTTTTCAAATCCATCTGAACATAGCCAAAAATCAAATTACTCAATCTATTTGATTCCGATTTGTGATCTTTTAATATTTCATCTCTATTTTTATCAGACGTAACTAATAATTTTTTTATGTTTATTTTTGATATTCTGACCATATCCTCTGTTATATTATCCGCTTTTAAATCATCCATAATCTTTTTTATATTAGTTATTTCATGATTAATTGCGGCTTGATCAACTTGTATATCTAATTTCATTGTCTTTAATTTATCTGATCTTATGTCCAATATAGCATCTATAAAATCACCAGCATCACGTTTAATTTCACCTATAACATTATCGTCTTTAATTTTATCCTTTTTAGCTTGTATATATGAATCAGTAAATCTGTTTAAATCAATTCTAATGTTATCTTTATTATCTTTTGTTATTGTGTTATTATATTTTGCTTCTACAATATCGAGTATTTCTATTTGTAAATTTCTATTAAAAAAATCTATTTCTTTATCGTTAAGTAATGATTGTGCTGATTTCATTGTTCTTTGACGTTCTCTTTCTACACCATAACCAGTACCGTATTTAAAAATGTTATAAAATATTTGTATAAAAGAAAAAGCATCTGATACAAAACTCTTAATCTTATCTATTGGTAATAATTTTATAATATCATTCTTAATATATGAAATAAAATCTGTTATCTTAGGTAAAAATTCAACAATAACATCACGAATAGAACTATATGACACACCAATTATATTAACAAACTCCTGAGTAAACCAATTATTTATTATAGGTGAACTTTTTATGATGTCAAATGTTGATTGTAATGATGCTTTGATGAAATCCCATTTTTCATTACCCCAACCCATTACAGATGAAAATGTCTTGCCTGTGAAATCGAAAGCCTTCTTAATCGGTTCCATAAATAATTGAAATGCTGGTGATATAACATCATTCATAAACTTATCAAAAATATTCTCTTTATCTTTATTAAACCAATACTTCAAAGCAAAAATACCAACACCAACAAGTATAGGATTAGAAATAATATCCAAAAATATATCAAGTAAAAACGACCCAGCCTTTTTACCAATGTCTAAAATAGTTGTAAATACCCCAGCTACAACATTCCATCCAATCTGAGCCAACCCTTTAAACGTCTTCCACATAAAATCAATGGCAAAAAATCCAACTTTGGCAACCCACTCAAATATCTTCCATCCAATTGTACCTAAGAACTTCAACCCACTAAATAATACACCACCAAATGAACCAAAAAACCACATAACTCGACCAAAGGTGTTGTCCATAAAATCAGAAACTTTATCACCTAAACTTGATAATAATCCTGATAATGACTTATATACTTTTCCTTTATCAGCTAAAAAATGAATTATACTATTTACAACTTTACCATCTCCAGAAAACCATTTACCAAAAGATTTAATACTCTTAACTGTAAAAGAAATCGTTATACACGCTAATTCCATCTTAGAAATAGCAACATCAAACACCGATTTATTCTTTTCTTCAGCCTTTTCTATTTTGTCAACAATTTCGGTTTCGGCTTTTTCAGCATTATCCTTTATAGACTCTCTTTGTTGCTTTAATCTTTTAGTTGTACGAGTATATAATGAGAATAATTTTTTAGAAACATCTCCTGTCTTTTTTACAATAACCGCTAAATGTTCAACCAAATTAGTCGTCTTAATACTCGTATCTATTGTTTTAGTAGTTAATATTCGAAAAGCATTATTGACCTTATCTAAATTGTTCTTAAATGAATTATCAACATATGTTCTTAATTTACCTAAAGTCAACTCAATATCCGGTCCTAAAGTCTGATTAGAATCATTCAATCCAGGTATCGGAGTTGCCGTCCCTTTTATTAGTCGTTCATATGGTGATAAGGTTTCTTCGCCTGCCATGGTTATTTACGACCAGTGAGAATCTTAAAGAGTTGTTCTATATGTACTCTGGCAAATTCAATCAAACTCTTTGTCATCTCTTGTTTCTGGGTCTGTTTCTCCGTATATATCTTCTTAAAGTTATATATAAAGAAAGGTAGCTCATCTGCTGACATATTTTCTACATCGGATAGCTGAATCCCACCTTCGGAGTAAACAACAAGTTCGATGGCATTGTTCATTAAGTTCGCATAATGAGTCGATGCCATCACATTATAAAAAAACTTAGTAAATTAGCCTCTTCTTCTTCATTTTCATAATCATCAGTCTTGAAATGAAATAATACCTTAATACCAAACGTTAATGACTTAAGATACGTATCAAATATCTCCAAATGCTTAGGTTGACATAAATCAGTAATCAATTGAATCTTATTTTCAAGTGTCAAATCCGATACTTCCTCATATTCATTTTTATCGTTCTTCATCTCAATCTTATCAATAATAGCACCATAAGCAGCAAATCTACGGTCAGTTAATGTATCCTTCTTCTTGGTAAACTTTTCAATCTCTTTCTCCATTTTTCTCGTTATAGGCGATAAAATAAATCTAATTGATGGGGTGATGTCCCGAATAGCTTTTATGTCTGTACCATCAAAAAACTCAAGTTTCATACACTTCTCTAAGTCAATCTCAATACCATTTACAATATCACCAGTTTTAGGATTTACATGACTAATTTTGGCAACATTACCGTTAGTCAATTGATGTATCTTTAATAACAAATAAATGCGATCCTGAGTAAAAAGAACATCATTATTAAACGGTTTATCGTCTAATTTTACAACACAATGGTCTAAAATCGCATCAAATGCTTGGTTAATAAGATATTCATCGCGCTTTTCCATCGCTTTAAGAACTTCTCTCTGCTCTTTAACTGTCATTGGTCGAATTGTGGCTTTTATATTCTTAGATGATAATAATGGCACAGCAGCCTGAGGAATACTTGATAAGGTTTCTTTTACAAACTCTGTTCTTAAATCTTTGATGGATGGCATGGGAACTCCTTTATAAACAAAAATCCCCGACATAGTATATTATATCGGGGATCTAACAAATCTAATAACTATTTTATCATTGAGGATTGAAAGGTGTCGTCCAATTACCGGCTGGAGGAGGAGCGCCACGTTCGATTCTTGGAGAACGATCAGCACGAACAAATGGATTAACGCCAATCTGATCATCGCCAAATTGATTGATGATTACATAATAGTCATAACGGAAGGTTACATCAAAGGTTTCTACACCTGAAGTTTGATCTTGTCCAACTGAAATTGGACCAACTGTCTTTGGGAATGCTCCGACAAATCCATAAACCGCAACTTTTTGTCCTTGACGAGCCATCTGAGCTACACCAAGTTGATCTGATTTATAACTATCAGAATGTCCGAGAAGCATTGTTCCAGCATCATAAACAAGAGATTGCCAACGAAGCATGATACGACGTAATTCATGGGCTTCATCACATAAGAAGTTTACAGTCCAAGGTCCATATGTAGGAGGCGTGCCAAGATTGATCTGCATGCCTTGAAAGTGAACGCCAACCTCGCCAAGATCGTATCCCGGTAATTCTGTTGACCTAGCCATACAAGTCATTACTTTATCGGTGCCTATTTCTGGAATATGTACCAAGAATAAGTATGGGCGGGCTGGATCACCGACTATCTTTCTGAAATCATGAAGGTTGAATGGTTCGTCTGCTATGGGCATTTTGTTTCTCCTATATTAATATATATCATCTGTTTGTATTTATATCAAAAAAATTTTTATTTTATTAATTTCTATATATAAATACTGCTGTAAACATCGTATGGGAGATACCGTTCATGTGGAAAAAACTAACTAACAAAGAAATCGATAAAAGACTCGAAGGTAGACCAATTTTAAGAATAGATGATTATGATAATATGCCACCTAAAACAAAAAAAATTAGATTCCAATGTCTAAAAAATAAAGAACATATTTTTTGTTCTTTAATTGATGGAGTAATTAACAGGAAATGGGGATGTCCTCTATGTTTAGGTGTAAGAAAATGGACAAACGAATTAATTGATGAAGAAATATTAAAAAAAGGATATCAAATTAAGAGAATATCCGATGTTGGAAAAAATGGACATGAAAAAATTAAATTCCAGTGTCTAAAAAATAAAGAACATATATTTGATAACACACCAATAAACGCATTATCCGGTCAATGTGCCGGTATTTGTAGAATTTGTTCTGAGCGCGAAAAATTTTCTAACATTATGATAAGAGAGAAGCTTGAACAAAACAATAACACAATTGAATTATTAGATAATATAGATTATAATAAAATTAAAACATTTCGTTGTAAAAAATGTGATTATTCTTGGAGTGTAAAAAATTTTAAGATGATCATATATGGAAAAACTGGATGCCCAAAATGCGCTAAACATATAAAGTTGACTAACGAGGAAATTGATGTTCGTTTATTGAATAGAAATTCTCCAACTAAAAGACTTGGTGATTATATTAGTGGACATAATGAAATGTTATGGAAATGTGAAATTTGTCAACATGAGTGGCATCAAAAACCTGGAAAAATTTTATATTATGAACAAGATTGTCCGATATGTTTTCGACAACAATCATCATATATAGAATTATATGTTGGTCAGTGTTTATATAAAAATTTCGAAATATTTAAACCTCATTTTAGAATAAAGAATATTGAGATATTTGATGATAATCATATATTAATAAGACAATCAGTTGAAATTGATTTTAGAATAATATACAATAATATTATTTATTTCATAGAGTATAATGGAAGACAGCACTATGAACCTGTTCCATACAGATTTTTAACAAAGGAACAGGCTATTCGAAACTTAAAAGAACAACAAATAAGAGATAGTTGGGTTAAAAATTATTGTAAAACAAATAATATAAAACTAATAGTAATTGATGGTCGGACATTTAATAATAAACCATCTGTTAGAACTATAATAGATTATATTTCTTATCAAATAAAATCACCCAAATATTACTATTCGGGTGATTATTTTTTATATTGCTAAATTATTTTATACTTTCTCAGTAACTTCACTAAACTCAACCCCTTGCGCGACGGCAGTAAATGTAAGTTTAAGAAATTCTGAAACTCTTGTTGGCTTGACAAGGATTTCAGCGCGGAACTCATTGGCGTTGATTACTGCTGAAGTGTTGTTAGATTCGTCGCAAACTGTGAGGTAATCATACACACCACGTTTAGCTTTAACACTTGCTAAGAATGGATTTACGATACCACGGAAGCGAGACCGGCCGAAGTCATCATTAAGTTCAAACACGAAGTAGCGAGCCATCTTCTTAATGCTCTTTTCAAGGTATAAGAAGAGACGACGAACATTAATACGATCAAACGCACTTGCGGTAGATTGTAATGTCTTTTGACCCCAGATTACGATACCTTCACCGACAAAGTTTACAACAGGGTTGATTCTATTGTAGTAAAGAATATCACGTTGAGCCTTATTTGGGTTGACAGCTACATCGATAACATTGCTAATGATACCACGGTTTAGGCCAGCAGGAGCATACCATTGGGCATCATTGAAATCAGTATATGCCATTACAGCAGCAGCAAATCCAGAGACAGGAACCCAACGTTCTTTTTCAGCAAAGCGATCAAAAATCTTGAAGTAGTTGCCGTAAATCGCAGAGTATGAACTATTGATCTTAAGTGTATTGGCAACGTAGTTCTTCATAGTTGTATAAACGTTGGCAATAGCTTTATATGTGGTTGTATTCTGGATTTGATCTTGACGAACGTTGAGGATAGCCATACAATCTTTACGTATTTCACGGCAGATTTGGTCAAGATAACGCTTAATTTCATCAACATAGTCTGGGTCAAGGAGTAAATCAACTTCCAGTTCTTCTGGGTTGGTGAAGTTCTCTTGCCAAGCAGTCATAATTTCGCCAGTAAGATCACCAAGACCAGTTCCAACTGTATCACCAGTCAACTTATCATACCCACTAGCAACGTCATAATCAGTAAAGCCAAGGAATGTACGACGAGTTGTTAGTAATTGAGCAGTTGCGGCATTTGTTTCACTGTTTGATATGTAGAAATAGATATATTCAGACTTACCATTTACAAGAGTTGGACCAAACATGATATTGCCTTGTTCGTCCTTCTTGTCTTTATTTGTTGAGAATACATAAGTTTCAATTGGAGTGTTGAACTCATTGAATACGATTAGAACACCTTCATCGTCTTCATCTGGACCATACTCAAATCCAGTAATAGTTGAAAGCATATCATAATCGATAGTCCAATCTTCACCAACAACAGTAGGAGGAACTAATAGATCATACTTAGCTAATGAGTTTGACAGATATTCAACTTCTGGAGTGGCTGATGTTGCTGGAGTACCATTATAGTATTTTTCAGCAATTGTATTTTGTTCAGTAGTTGTTAATGCTTCAGCAAGTTCATCACGAAGATTTACGGTCTGAACAAAGTCATTATAATTGACTGTCATTACAGACACTTGTTGATAGAATGTTCCAGGACCAACCGCATAGAAGTGATATGATTCATTAGCAAGTAAATTATTTCCAACATAATCTAATGAGTTGGGATCTGAAGCAGGAAGGTTGGGATCTTTAGAATAATCTATTTTAGCTTCATGTTCTTTTATGACTGAATAAGACAGAGGAAATTGATCAGCTTTCTTACTGGTATTTTCTAATATTACAACGTTACCAGCAGATGAAGCAGATGTACCTACAGTTAATCCAGGAACAGCTTTAGTGCTATCTTCAATACGGACAGCCCAAAGTTGATTAGATTGTTTTAAGAAGGCTTCAGCAGTAAACCAATGTGTATAGTTCGTATCATTTGGACGACCCATTTTTTGTTCAAGATCAGTAGGATTTGTCAATAAAACTTTCTTATTCAAAGCACCTTTAGTACTGTGAATAACTATAGCACCAACAGAACTTGTAACTGCTGGTATTGTTTGACTTACATCGCGCTCTCTTATACTTACGTCTGGAGATAGATTTTGAGCCATGCCGTACTCCTTTGTCGAGTCATAATAATCTTCAATCATTATTTATATCGGATAACGTAATAATTCGGGAACTAAATATAACGCTTTATTTCGGGTTTCTTAAATTTCTGGCCCGACGCATCTCTGAATTAAATAACCAGTTGTCGGGATCATTTTCAGCCTCAACATCAGCTATCATTATTTCAAGAGCATCCTGTAATAATTGGTCCTCTTCGGTCATCATATCTTCAACCGTTACTTCCTCTGGTGCCATATCATGTTGTCGTACCCATTCCTCTAAATTACTCTTCTTCGTATCTTTATTCACAGCATCATACTTCTCGCCATCAAAGAACTGAGAATGTAAGAAATAAGCAAACCAAATACAAGACATTACACAATCATCAGTTAAATTGCGACCAGCCTTAGCCTTAAATACATTCTCCCGTATCTCCTCAAAATAACCAATCTCATCAATAGTCTGCTTATCATATAATATAATCCGACCACCCTCCAAATCATCCTTAAACCATTGGGCTGCCTTGGGCTTAGTCGCCTTAGTAGCTAATACACCATATTCCTTCCGGTCTATATCATAAAATAAGTTCTCGTAAGCATACTCGTCAAATAAACTCTTAACAACATCATCACCATAACCACCAGGATTAACTTCAACTATTACATATGCCTTATTCCAATAATTAGCCGACTTGAAAATATAATCAGCCATCTTAGTCGGAGGTAAAGTATTACAACGCCATATAGCAACCTGTTCCGCAGCAATACCTTTATGAACATGTGTAATATCAAATACGTTCATAATAGTATAATCAGAACCAATACCACCACCAATATCACATGAAATAGCATACTTGTGTCCAGGTTCAGATTGCTTCCACATATTCGTAAACTCGTCTGGCGTCATAATTGGATCAACTTTTTTCAATTTCTCAATAATAAATGTCGGATCAATAAGTGTAATCGTTGAACCTTGGAATTGACAGTTGTGTGTTAATATGCCATTACAATAAAAGTTATGGGTTTCATTATTTACTTCAAGAACGTCATATACAAAGTCAGTATCAACTACATTAACTGATTTTACAACTTTGGAACCACTTGATGTTAATAAAATGGTCTGGTTTACAATAATATCTTTACATTTTATAACTTCAGATTCATTTATAAAAAACTCATGATCTGGAGTACATTTTATTTTTTGATTATTTTCTAACTCTATTTCTAAACAAGTTTCTGGTAATAAAGACTTTTTGATTCCTAAAAGTGATACCCACCCATCTTTTGTTTTTATTTTAGCAGATTCCCAAAGTGGAGTTAATATATGTAATTCGGCTAATGTAATCTTTTTTATCTGATTTTGATGATAAAGTTCAACAATAGAATCTCCAGTTAAACAGTTAAACTCCTGATTAAACCGCATATCACCAATCATCATTCGCATTTCACGTTCCCATTTTTCATCACGACCAGGAACTTCTCGCCAATTTACCATGAACGGCTTGAATGGGAAACTGGCATTACCATCATTCGCATCTTTCCAAAGTTGATAGAAAAGATTACCAGTACCATTTGGGGTCGATACAATAATACATCTGCCACCTTCTGCGAGTGTAGGCATGTTACTTGCGAAGAATGCGTCTGCTAACTGTACAGGGACGAACGCGAATTCATCTAAAAACAAGCATGATACAGACTCGCCACGTAGCGCATCTTTAGAAGTAGCACGGGCAATTATTTTACATCCATTATCAAATTCTATTGAGTGTGCGTTATATTCTTTTACTCCAGGTTTAAGCCATTCTGGTAATTTTTCATAAGCGAATTTTATTTCTTCAAGAATACTTTTAGCTGTAGACGCTTTGTTAGCAAGAATCGCAATAGTTTTATCTTTCTGGAAACAAGAATACCATAACAAATATATAGCAGAACAAGTTGTATTATGCGAAACAATGTTATTAGCAAAATATTCATGTTCATCAGACTCAAGTTCAACATCATACATGTTTTCGCTTGGTATATCTAATTTCTCAAGTTTTGTACATTTATGGAATCCAGTATCAGTTTCTATCATTTGACCTACTTGAACATCTTTTACATATATTTCGGTATGATTATCGGTATACACTATATGAGTATCAGCACATTTTAGATTATCACCGTTCTCAAGTTCTAAATACCAAACATCATACGGCACAGTCTCCATTATCTTATTTATTGAGGTCCACCCTTGAGGAGTTTTTATCTCATAGTCAGATACGTCCAATACTGATGTGAATTTTTTATATGGTTGGAATTCTTGATTCATATTTTTCCAGTATTTTTTTAATTAGATTATTCGTTATAATATCTTTATCCGATTTATATTCGTGTTCTTTAACGTGAATAAATTCGATATTTGGATTAAAATTTACTATATTTTGTTCTCTATTTTGGTTTCTCGTTTTGTTAACATCCGCCCTAGATAAATGTTTACCGTGCCAATAATCTCCATCAAACTCTATACACAAATCAATACCTTTTATATAAAAATCCAATTTAGCATATGAGTCAACTGTTTCTATTTTATATTCATGATTTTTTCCAGACTCATCTTTTTGACCATTATTATTCTGAGCAAAATATGTTGAAGATTTTAATTCTATTGGAAGTTTATCAAAAATATTCCAAAATAACTCTTGCGATATTTTAGAAAAATTTCTTTTTTTATAATTGGTAATCCATTTATCTTGCCGTTGTTTCCAACGTAATCTACCATCAATTTCACCATATTTCTGAATACATTTTTCTAATGTAAATGTTTGTTGACGTTCTCTGACTTTTAATCTTGCTTGTTCTTCAGTTAATCCCTTGTTAGTCCAATATTTTAAGTGATTTGGCATTAGTTGGAGATTTGGGTCTTTTTTCTTTCTTTCTTTTAATGTAGACATTGCGGTTTCAATTCTATTTGTATTTTTAGCATACCAACTTGTTGAACATGAAAAAGAACAAAAGTTAGCAATACCCTTTCCAAGACCTCTAAATCGTAATGGTTGTCCACATTCTAAACACTTCATACTAGGATTTTCGGGATTCATATATTTTATATAATAATCTAATAATGACATTTCGGGATGACATTTTTTAATATGTTTGGCAAGTGATGATTTATTAGGAACTCCAAAATTACAAATCTGACAAGAATATTCCATTTTCATATTGTTTTTGTGTGTTTCTCGTTCAATATGTTTCAGCGACTTAAATCCATGGTTAAATTGTTTGTGCCTTATCATTTTTTCTTCACTTGGAAACAATTCTCCACAAACATCACACGGAATGATCCACCCTAAATATTTTTGTTTATATTCGTTTAACGTAATGTCTGGGTGTTCTTTTGTTATATGCCCATATATATTATATTTACTAATGGGCTTTCCACATAAAGGGCAGTTATTTATATCAGGGTGCCGCATCATATTATATTCTCCACATTTCTATTTATATTGCGTAGACTGAATATTTTTTATGATTCTTGGTTATTCGGGAAACGTTTGAAGGTTTGATATTGCTTTAAACAACTCATATATACTAATTTCTTGAATTTTCCCTGTGTTTTTATTTCTTATAGTAATTAACATATCTTTGTGTAAACATTTTCCAATTTGTCGGGCGCTATTTATTAATGAGAACCTATGATTTTGGAATATATCGACCATATTTTTTTGATAAGGTCGGAGAACTATTTTTTGAGAACCTTGAGTGGGGTGGACGACATAGTAATAATTTTCAGCGAAGTAAATTACACTTTGTATACATTGCGCCCATTCAACTATCATTTCTTGTGTATAGTTGATTTTTTTATCTGGTCTTTTTATTAATCCTTTATCATCATATTTAATAGGCATAGAAGAGATTATACCTTATTTTCTTCAGTTTTTATTACATCAGCAGTTGTTTCTTTTACTTCTTTTTTATATGATCCTGGTGGTGTAATTCCTTTAGCAGCAAGCATGTCAAGAATATCTGAGTTTGTACCGATGAGTATATTTGTTGTACCACCAGCCATTCCAATACCAGCATTCATACTTTGATTTTGTAAGACTAGCTTTTTTTGTTCAAACTGTTCTCTTGCGAGTTGTTGTTTAGAAATATTGATAAGTATTTTATTATAGCTATCCATTATTCCATTTATAGCTGAAACCATTGCTGCTGCTGTTTCTACTGCTCTCCCGCTTGGATTATCTTCGATTTCAGTTTGTATAGCCGCGAGCATAACCATGGCACGTTCAGTGAGATTTTTTAGTATTGTTTTTGAGAATTCTGTATCTGGTAGGTCTTTTATTTTATTGAATTCCTCTTTCATTTTATTTACTTCTTGACGAGCGACATCTATTTTGGCTTGAAGTTCTTCGGTTTCTTCGGAGTTAAAGTCAAGATTATCTGAGTTACCATCAATATTTAAGATATCTTCGATGGATTTGAACGATTTTGATTTTTTCTTTTTTTCTTTTGATTCGTCATTATTTTCCATGGTTTATCCTAATCTTGAAGGTGAGGTAAATTGGTTGGCGCATCTGGATAATCATCATTTGGTATAACAGTTGGCCCTTCTATTATATCACCAGTTGGGCTTAATTTCTTATAATATGATACAATGATGATACGTGCGCCTTGAGTTGGAGAGTCTATTACTTCTTGGACTTCCTGATAATATATGGTTATTTGTTGAGTAGTAGAATCGACAAATACAATAGGTTTACGCGGCAATAAGGTACAAGGTGATGGTTGTTCTGGATCTATTGTACCATCTGAATTAAGATCCCAACCCGGTCTTGGAGGTATTGGTTCTTGACAGTTATCAGATACACAACCAGAAAAAGAGGGTGGATTCATGACGTTATTAGCGAATCTCCATCTATTTACCATCAAGTCATATTTTTCACCAGCATCTAAATCGCGGATAGACAGTGAAATAATACGATCTTCTATAGCTTCTGGAGTTGCGTCTGATGAATCTGCTGCTATTATCTTTTCACCTTGGAATGGAATTCGTTTACATGGAACATCTGATATACTAATGATTGAACATAAGATTTCTTTAGATAAGTTCATTGGTTGATATAAAACAGCCTGCATCGTAAAAGCCATATTTGTTAACAGTACGCGACGATCTTCTTCTTTAAGTTCTATTGTATTATTGAATGTTGTTGAGTTATGGATGACTTTACATTTACGTTCTATACCGAAGTTACGTTCTTTGATTGATACATATATTTCTGGAGCGAAGAATGGTAAAATATTTTCTATAAGTTGTTTCATATCTATATCATATTTTGCCCACACCGTAACTTCGAAACTTAAGTCATATGGTGTTGGTTGAACGTCGGTTTGGATACTTCTACGTTGACCAGTTGTAGCGTCAAGATATTCAATATTCATCAGACGTTTCTCAAATTTACCACGCATTCTTTCAGGAACCCAAGTTATGCCAGCCCAATTTATAGATATTCTTGGAAGGTAATTATCAACTTGTGGGTCTACATCATTAATATCAGTTTTTAGTAATATTGATGCGATTTTTTCTTTAGATGCCAGAGATATAGGAACTGGTTTAATACCTACAATTCTTCCATCATTATCAAATACACGAACCGACATATTATTGAAGATATCAGCAAATGCCAGTATGTGTGTATATAGGGATTTGGGGTAAAAATAGTCTTTCACAACATACCCCCCTTAAATCTCTTCTTATGACATGTATTGTTTAAATGATTTTGGAGATTTTTTCTCTTCAATTTCTTGTGGCTTTTCAACTTTATTTTCTTCAGGTACGGCTGGTGGAGTATTGGCATCAGGCTTTATACCAGGATTGCCTTCTTCTTTTTCAGCGGCTTTAAAGTCTTCACCAGCTTTATTGAGTTCTTCTTTGGCAGTATCAAGTTTTTCTACTGCTTTTGCTTCTATTTTCTCATGTTCATCTTTAGTAATGGTGCCATCATGTTCAAGTTCTTCTGATGCTTTGATTACGGAGACAGCATCTTGAACTTTAGTAGCAGCATCAGCAAGAGCATCTACAGATTTATGTTCTTTTTCTTCAACTTCATCAGACTCTTTCTCACCCTTTTCATCTGATACATCTTTAGGAGGTTCATCGGTTGTAGTCGCGGGTAAAGTCTCTTCCTTTTCTTCATCCTTCCACTCGTCTTCCTTAAAAGTTCCTTCAAAGAGAGCGTGGAGTTTTTGACCAAAGCGACCTGGGTTGAACTTATATTCTTTATCTGACATGATTTGGCTCCTAATGTGTATCCTATTATATTGTATTTATAATCTTTTTTACCAATCAGACCAAAGTTCTCTGTTATGTCTGATTACTCTTCCAGATGGACCATATTTATTATACCCTATGAAACTTCTATAGTCCTCGGAATCTGGCGGAATAACCGTGCCATCATCTACATAAACTGGTATGCTTTGTTCGTTAAATGTACCTTGACGACCAGATGGTAAGTCCTTATAAACATTGAGGTTAGATTGTGGATCGACAACTTGATCTGCTGCTGCTTGGACCTCTTCATTATCACCTTTAGCAGAGAATGATTTTGGTCCTTGAACTCGGTATTTTTCAGCAATTCGTCCATCTGGTAAATAATAATCTTCGGGAACCTGAGTTAAATCTACAGGACCAGCAGGACCACCCGTTGTTTGATAGGCAATACGTCCACACGAATCTGGTGAGTCTGTTGATGTTGGTTGCGTTCCGACAAGTTCTGGATCTGGGAATGGTTGTGTCATATCATCGCAATCTGGTGTTGGAACAACGAATTGAGTATTACCTTGATAATAATCTGCTGGTAATCCTTTACTCGTTGCTAATTGTTCTAATGTCATACCCTGAGCAACTGGACCATATTGTTCGCCAAGTCCAATAACAGGAGCCGAAGCTTCCCGAGATTTAAGAGTCAATTTATACCAGAACTTATGTCCAAAATGTTGTGAATTTGATTCTAAAAAGTGTAAACCACCAGTAACAACTTCATAAAATAAACCATTGTGTAAGGTTCCAATTATGTCTTTTGCTACTGGACCATAACCGCCTCGTCTTGATGGTCTTGGTGTCAGATTTGGGGCTTGTACTGGTGTTTCTCCTGATCGCCAACCAACTAATCCATCAAAAGTTGACCTATGAATGTACAAGATAAGAGTATCTATATTTTCAAGGCCAAATTGTGTGAAATTCTGTGGTTCTTGTGATAATTGGTCTGTTAATGCCGTTAATTGAATTGAGCGATCCCATACTGGAGTTGACGATTCTCCATGAATAACATCTAAATCGTTCTTATAATCATCAACGTGTAAAGTATAATAAACAACTGGAATGCCATATATACCAGCATACTCAGCCATCATATTATCATAGGTTTCAATTTCTCGACGGTTATCATAGTCACCCGAGAATTGACCCCAATAACGCTTCCAACGAAAAGGATCTGGTGCGCCTGCCATTAAAGTACCTCATCCATATTTATATATTTTTTAGACAACGCCAGATATAACTTGATTTAATGCCTTCTTAAGTTCTGGTGATATTGATTTTATATTATCAGCAGCATACGCAACAGTCTCAGCCCATAACTCGAAAGCATTTGATGCCGCATATTCGCTAGGAACTAAACCTTTTTTATGGGCTATCTCTCTTAATTGGTCACTCTCATAATCTGGTAAATCAAGCGCATCATATTTCTTCTGTGGTATTGAAATTCTCTTAAGTATATTTGTTAGCTTAGAGTTATCATATAAAACTGTCTTATCTCTCTTAACTGCTGATTTTATATTGTCTCTTATATGATTTTTTATCTGTACATCATCCATTAATATTGAGGCTGGTAATATAACATCCAAATCATGAGATAACTTATTTGTCTTGTTCTTATTGAAGTTATATAAAATGTCAGATATTTGATTGTCAGTAAGTTTGTTTGGTCTTGGATTTTCTGACTGATGTTGTTTGATTACTGGAGATAATACATTATGCTTATACCAATCAATAAACCATTCTTTAGTTTCTTTGTTTAGTTGTATCCATATTAAATGAGCAACTTCGTGTATCAATGTATGTTGGATTGGTATTACACTATGTTTAGCTGGATTAGTATCAACAAATATACTTCTTATACCTGGATCAACAAAAGCCGAATAAGTAATATCAGTGGCAAACATTTTAGGATATTTCTGCTTCAATTCTTCCTTGTTATGATCAAAATCAATAAAGATAACAGGAATCGTCTGACTTCCAAATCCTAAAGAACCTAACTTATAATCTACATCAGTTAATATTTTAATCTTATCAGAATCCAATTGGCCGGGCTTAATCTCAGTTGTTGGCTCTGAACTTGGTTGTAAAATAAAAGGCTTAAATTGCCCAATCTTAGGAACTTGGACAATCTCATTCTTTAACATCCAATCCTTAGCTTGTCTAAAGTTTTCGTTGAGAGATTGAGTAGTAAAATAGTGAGAAAACATTGGAAAATCACCCTAAATAGAAATCCGGCGGTTGACTGTAGCATCCATCGTTTATTTGTTGTTCAAGCTTCTCTCTTAAAGCATCTCCACGACTTAAATACATCTCAAAATTTACTGAGCCGCCGCCGGGCAAATTTATTCCAGTGTATTTGCCAGCGTTCATTCCGATCTGCGACATACATAAAGCTAACGCATATTCTCTCACGAATTGATGCTCATACATATAATCATCGGCAACTTTAGCGGTAGCTGCAATCGCAATGATTCCACGGGATGTTGGGGCTGGAGTTATACGGACTTTATGTTCAAGTTCTAATAACTGTACGTCAAGTTTAGTTGAATAAAGGGTTCTAAACATTTCAAGATACTGCATACCCATTTCCCAACCAACAACATCAACGAACCCACCTTGACCGCCATGCCAGTATCCATAACGATTATCAACCCAAGCAGTAGGACTTTGCATACCCCATGATCCACCACCACCTAATAACAAGTGCATTGGCGAGAATAATGCTTCTCCTTGAGTTTCATATGCTTGCGTGCCAAAATACCCCGCCCCCAAATTGTGATGTAGAGCTATTATATTGCTTGGGAGGTCATATACAGACTTAAATATAAATCCTTGTTTACTTGGTTTACCTGTTGTGTCACCTTCAATCCAGAATGGACCTTCGGCTTCAGGATCACCCTTTTCAGTTTGTGTGAAGCAATGATCTGGTTGAATACCATCACCACACCAACCTGGACCACGGCAAGGAGACTCTTCTGGACAACAAACGCCATTTATTGAAGTTGGTTTAGGATTCTCGCATGCGCCCAATGGTTTAGGAATATGAGTTGTATTAATGGCTCCGCAGTCAGTTGGTGGGCATGCTGTAGTTCCAGTTGTGCCTGTAGTTCCAGCAGCAGTTGTAGATAAACACTCTGTAGTTACTGGTTTACGCCATCTTCCGGCAGTTGGTCCCGGTTGATTTACTGACCCCGTGCCATCGTAATATACTGGCTCTGGGCTGATAAGGATGATTGTATTCTCATTACCCACACCACTAGCAAACTCACCAAAATAATCGCATGCTTGGTCAATACAATCATCAATTTGAGTTGTATCAATAATAACGTCTACTACTGGAGCGCCTAATTTACGACGAATCCAATTAGCAAGTTCTTTTTTCTTACGATATGGGCGCATAGGTATCTCCCATAGTATTTATATGTTTATCACACGATTGATTGTATTTTCTCAAATAATGCTGTCATAATAGATTTCATTTGATTTGGCGTTATTGTTTGAGCGCCAACTGTCAGATTTCCAATATCTGTCCAATTTACCGTTTTGGTATATTGTTTTCCATCTTCATACCACTCAGCTTGGGTAGCATTTCTATTAATATGTAGAGCTTTGCCAGTTACCTGAATATCTGCTACTTTAGGTTTTGTTGAGTCGTCCATGATAATCTCCTTTATGGGGGCGAGGTTGAATACGTCCAAGTTGCGTTGGTTGAAGACAGGTCAAGATAACGATATTTGATGTTGTTGGTGTCTACTCTGTATGCTATGACAAAGTAGTTCCCTTTTTTGTATGTTATCGTATCGCCATCCGTACTTGGAACCGTTGGATGGGAACTTAGTGATGTTGTCCAAAGATGGTTTAATTCAATGCGAGATGAACAATACACAGCGCCAGATAGATTAGTATCACCGTAAACAGTCAGTTGATAGCTTGTGGCTGGGTCTGTGTTTATGCCTACACGACCATCTGATAGTATCTTGAAACGCTCACTGCCATTTGTCTTACATACTATATATCCAGCGTCTACCGCTTCCAAGACAAGAGCGGCAGTTCCTCTGTGGGATAATACTGAATTAGAGTTAGCGCCGGCATTATCACGTAATATTCTTAGTCCATAGTCAGTATATGTATCATCACCATGGAAATCTATGAGGGCATACCGATTGCCAGAGCCGAATGCGTTAACCTCAATCGCTGTTCCTGTAGACATATCCCCGTTAACTTCTAACGCATAGCTTGTTGCCTGACGATTTATGCCAACCTTCGCATTACCTACACGAAGAACCGGAGTTTCTTGATATGACAAGTTAACTTCGGTGCCGGCAACTTGGATTGGTGCCCAACTTCCAAGGTTAGTCGTGTGGCTACCAACTGTAACCATGTTGCTTGATGATGTGACATATCCGCAAATCAGTTTGTTAATCCCGTCAGCACCGACAACAAGGTGTGGCCCCCACGCACCGGCAGCAGCCTGCAATACTGACCCGCCAATTGCAACAGGACCATCATTGGCAATTCGCATGCGATAACTGTTATTAGTATAGAAATCCAGCGGGTGATTAGTATTGACCGCAACGAAAGCAGACCCTATCGTGCTGTAGCAGCCGAAATCGGCCTGAATGGCGGAATTGGAAGAGTATGCCCTAAAGCGGATATTGTCGGCCCCGTCGGCATATACGAAACCGGCAACTTCTAAAGCATGCACAGTTGGTTGTCGGCCAATGCCAATTCGCGCATCACCAACGTACAAGACCACAGTTCCATCAGAGTCAGCCAAGGCAAAATCGGCAATCGCACCACGATATGGACTACGATAATATGTACCCCAATTAGCATCACGCGACCACACACCACCAGTAAAATCGCCAGCGGTGGCCTGAAGCATCGCTAGGCCACCACCAAGAGTTACTTTGGATACTGTATATCCACTACGAGTAGCTGTTAGAAAATAATCGGCTGCGTTATAAGCATCATTGAGACATCCAAAATACATTGATGTACTATTCGTCCACACTTGCCAAAGTTTCTCATTTGTTGCTGCCGTTGATTTACACCATGTTACAGTTGGATCGCTATTTACGTCACACCCAATGCTGGTGCCAGTTGCGCTACTAGAACCATTTGTAGTTCCAGAGGCGAGGATACGACCACTTGCCTGTAATGCCTCGCTGCCTGTTGGGTCCATGAGGATTCCAACTTTATTATAGAATCTCACAACACTGGCAGAATCAATAGTCAATCCACCATCTTCATATCCACCATTGTTTCCGGCATAACGAAGCAGTCTAAACATTCCGCTAATTTCATCTATCACCCAAGTCTTTGTATTTCCTATAATAGCAAGTTCGCCACCTTCAGTGTTATTATACTTATTTAATACTAAGCCCCGGCCACCAGCATTAGTTGGGAATACTTCGACAGCGCCAGAAACCTGTAAACGTTCACTACCAGTTGGAGCCATACCGATGCCAACTAATCCGGCAGATGATATGCTTATGCGATCTGTGAATGTCTGTGCGCCTATAGTCGTTGGGTTACTTGATTGTATGATAAAACCATCCGGCCCCTTATTTAAGAGTCTTACTCCCCAATAATCTGAATTTACTCCAGCCCAACGTTGATATTCTATGTACGGATTGTCTGATGCTGAGAAGAACCCAATCGTCGGAGAGCCAGCACCAGATAATGTTGCGTTTAATGTGCCATTTATTTGTAGGGAGGCGGTGCCGGATGGTGACATTCCAATTCCGACTTTCCCACCATACTTATTCAACGATAAACTATATTTGTTGCTTCCTGCCGATGTCTGAAATGCTTCTAATACGTACTCACCAGATGTATCACTATATCCTTGTAAAGTAGTATCATTTGATGTATCATGATCAATATACTGGCGACCTATTCTTACATTTGATCCAACTTGACTAATTGAAGAATTGCCTAACGCTGTACTAGATGTGGCAACTGGAATATAGTTTGTGGTTAATCCACTTATACCTCCACCGCCAGTTATATTATCTATTTGAGATTGTAAATGACCTGTAATTTCAGCAACTTCACTCTTATATATGTCTGGAGTTGGTTTTCCGCTACTTACTACATTACCGGAGCTATCAGTTACAAGTATGTTTTGATCAGTAATATTAGTTAAAACGAATGGAACATTTACTTTTACGCCAGTTGTATCTACAGTTAAGCCATTACTACTATCTGTTGTAATTTTTATGGCTGTTCCGTGTTGGATATTAACATCAGAATCATCTATAGATACTTCTTTACCTAATCCAGCAGTCATTATAACGTGAGTATTATCAAGCTCAACTTTCGTTTGTCCTGCTGGTGGTAATGGATCTGCTGTATATTTAAGTGTTACCGATTCGCCTTGAATGGTATGAATAGCTGATGGACCACCTATTGTGCTATTTTGGCTAACTTTAAGTGTTTTTATCTTGGTTTCTGCCATATATCACCATAAGAAGTAGTGGAGTTTATATCCAGTTGTTGAAGGTACATCTGATAATACGACATTAAATCCTGTTCCTGTAACATTATATATATTCGGAATAAGTAATTGGCTGGAACTTGTGGGAACAACAACGGTAACAACGGGATGAGTGTTGAATCTTGATGCGTGTGTGACTGTATATACATCATCAGTTGTATTAAGATCAATAGCGCCATCAACAATTAAGTTCCATATTTGATTTTGTAGATAACCAGATACATCTTCGACTGTAGCGTTTGTTGCTAAATCAGTTACAGCTATTCCAGATGAAACTATACCACCAGAAATATTGGAGACTAATATATTTTGGTCATTTACGGAAGAAATAAAATTACCAGATACTTTAACATTACCTTCAACTTCTAATCTCTGTGTTGCCGTGATGCTGCTACCAAGATGAATATATCCAGTAGATTGTTCAATTCTCATTATTCCAAAGGTATCAGTACTATTGATCTGTACAGCAACAAGGTTACTCACTCCATCACCATCAGTTGAAATAGTCATTCCTTTTAAAGTTCCGCGATTAATAGCCAGAAGAACAGTCGGATCTGTGGTATCTGGTAAGTTACTATATATGGTATTATTAGTATATATTGATCCATTAACAGATAACGTGTAAGTTGGTGTTGTCGTAAAACCAATACCCACTTTTCCGTCTTCAATCCGCATCCACTCACTTGATGCTGTACTACCTGATGGTGTTCCGAGAAATGAATGTCTAGTACTCCTATCAGTACCGGACCAAGTATTTTTAGCATATATCACATAACTTCCATTGGAGGAAGTTGTATAACTCGAACCATCATAACCATAACCGGCAATCGATATTAACGCTGATCCGCTTGATACTGTTGTTGGTGATGATCTAGTACCATTTGCGCGTCTGCCACCGATAACCGTATTAGAATTCCAGGTATCTCCAATTAAACGTACAAACGCACTATTAGCACCACACATTCTAAACGCTGTGGTTGTATCAAGTGTGTCATTTGGTATTGATTCAGATCCAAAATCCGCTCTTATCGCTCCAGAAACTTGAACTCTTTGTACGCCATCAGGAGTTTTTGCTATTCCTATCTTATTATCTGTTTGTGTTATTAATGAGTTTTGTAAATTGTTTCCATCAAATTGTGGTAAATTGCCTGCTGTTAGATTTACGGTTGACGCATAACTTCCCGAAATACTAACTGTGAACGTATTTGTAGGAGATTCAACAATTTGTATTCCTGAGTCACCTTTAATATCTATACTATTTATTTGTGATTGTAGTTGTCCAGAAATATTAGCAACATCTGATGAAGTTATACTCCATTGAGTTGAAACAATATTACCATTTGAATCAACAGTCAGCGGTTTACCTTGATCTGATATCAAATCTTTTATTTTTATACCAGAATCAGATAAGATTTTATTTATCATGACAAATACTCCGCAGTTTTTTCAGAAATAAGAGTTGCCCAATCCGTATCAGATAATGCCGTATCCCAATATGCGTATTCTCTCCAATGTGTATGGTTGTATCGGGTGTTATTGGACTCTCCCATTCTAATAGAAGTGCCAGTACCAATTACCGTAGCCGTAGTGCCGGACCCGCTAGTACCATTATACCATGACGACCACTCTTGGGTTGACTTCATCCTGTAAAATGTCAAGAAACTGACCAACCTAGCCGCTACGGTGTCTCCATTGAATAATAAGGTGTTAACTATTCTGGGACTTGTACGATAGTAAACAGTTGGAGAAATGAATGCGCGTCGGCGATCAAATGCTCGAACGTTGCCATCCCAGCAGCCGTAGATGTCTATAGCGTCGGTGTGCGCGCAATCCTCGGTGCAACCTACAAGCATCATCGTAAACCCGACCGACCCCATGGCCGTGCGTATAGGATCGCCAACACCACCGACCTTGTAAAACGCACCACGACCAACAGTTCCGGTACCGTTTCTGCCCATATTAACACCAGTCTTGCCAAATACCAAACCTGTCTCAACAACCGGAGCATCACCCAAATGGCCAAGGGTAAAGCCAGCTTGCGTGCCATATGATGGCCAGCGACGAGGAACAGCGTCATTGACTGTGGAAGTCTGATCCTCTGCATGGTAATGAATACTTGCGGTCTGTATTATAGGAACCGTGTTGACAGTCCCTCTAAGAAGTGGTAGAATTCCCATTCCTAACATCATGGCTGACCCTTCCAATCTACAAGAACATTGGAATCATTAGAACCAAGACTTTCCATCGTAACAACCATCCATTTGCTCGCGGTTGTTGCCGATGGGGCCGCAGTCATCCAAGACCAACCATTAGGCCAATATACCGTTCTACTTACACCATTATCCCGTAATCTCAAACCATATACATTCCCAGGATTTAGATAAGATGTTGCGAATGTACAATCCGTATCTAATCCATCCAACACACCAATAGTTTCATTTGCTCTTAAATTTAGAGTAACATTTGAACTACTACTTAATGTTTGAAATGCTGTACCATCATAGCCATTTAAGATTCCAACAATATAACTTATTTTATAACCAGATACAGGAGGAATTGCTGATAATATGACGTTAAAGCCAGTTGATGTTATATTATGGATGTTAGCTAAAATAAGATCGCTTCCAGAAGTAGGAACAACGACATTTATCATAGGGTGTGGATTTTCTATAGCGTCATGGGTAACGGTATATAAATTGGTTGAAGTGTTAAGATTTATTTCTCCAAGTATTATATGTGTTGCGCCAGTTATTGTATTTATTTGAGTTTGTAATATATTAACTTGATTATTTGTATATGAAACTGATTGGTTGTAGGCATTAGCAGAAGCAGATTGTACATAGGATGTTGAAGCATAATCTCCGGTAATAGAAACCATCCATACATTACTTGGAGATTCAACAACCCTTGCTCCACTTACACCTATAACATTGAATGAATTTATTTGAGTTTGTAAATTGCCAGAAACCGAAGCAACATCAACAGACTTTATATATTCAGTTGACGTATCGAACCTATTTGCTCCACTATTCCAAACAGCAACTCCACCATTTATAGGCGAATTCTCTCTGGTTGCTACTGGTTGTAAGTCATTTATTTGACCGACCTTAAACGTATCTGTCAGTTCATCAAATATAATAGCATAATCTGTTAATGAACCTCTATCAACAAGCAATCCCGCCGAAATATTAGTAACACCAGCACCAACCTCACCAGCATTAATGTAAATAATATTATCTTTTGCTGAAATTGATTCTGTATTTACAATAAACTGCGTGCCAGATACTATTAAATCTCCATTGACTGTTACATTATCTGTAAATACTTTATCACCACTAAATTGAGAACTTAATGATGTTATTGTAGTAATTTGATTTTGTAATGATCCGGTTAAACTTTCTACTTGAGAAACTGTAGCATAATCGCCAGAAACACTAACTGTAAACGTATCATTAGGAGATTCTACAACTGATATCCCTGAACCACCAAGAATAATAGTAGTATCTACAGGGGAAATACCATTGATTTGTTCCTGTAAATAACCAGATATATCAGAAACTTCGGCACGGAATATATCTGGAGCCGGTTGAGACTCTAGATTGTCTAAACGTAAATCAAATACTGCTGTTATATTTTCTACTTCGGATCTTAATGTAGCATCACCGAAACTGCCAGAGACACTTATTGTAAATGTATTGGTTGGAGCTTCTATAACTTGAATTCCGTATCCACCATTTACTTCTATATTTGTACCTGAAATGTTATCTATCTCGTTTTGTAAATATGCTGATATAGCTGCTGTTTCAGATTTTGTAATGTAATTATTGAAATTCTCGCTAGATGATATTATATTACCTTGAGAATCTATAGTTAACAGATTTCCGGTGTACCCTTGAAGATTGTTTATCTGTATATCATCTGTGCGTATCTTCATTTAGTTCCCTTAGAATGTTGACACTCTTGTTCCAGGAGATAGTATTATGTCAAAGTTTCCTGTTCCAGCATAATCTGTCTTTGAGACTCCTTTACTTGTATTTGATTCCTGAGCAATAACATAAACTGGAGTAACATTATCAAACCAAGTAAACGAATAACTTCCATTTCCTACTCTTGTGGTCTGCATGATCAAAACATCTGTAGTTGAATTATACATTTTTATAGTTACAGTACCGCCACTTGAATTTGTTATATTACCAGAAACCGTGTAAGTATAATTATGCCAAGATAACCACGCAACAGCCGATACAGTTCTGTCTAATGGAGTATCACAAGTAACGTCAGTACTATTTCCGATAGGATCAAATTCATATTGGGATGTTGGTTGATTTGTATAACATTTTATTAATGGACACAATCTCATACAGGAATATCGAACACCCAATCCAGTATCAATTCCAGTTAATCCTGGGTTTGTTGCGACCCAACCTAAACTGGCACCACGCTTAAATCTTAATACACCAACTGAATACGCATCAGAACCATTATCAAATTGTTCATATCCAACACAACAAATAGCATATGATGATGCGTCTGGAATATTCCAATTAATTGTTTTGGTTGTTCTCAATCCAGTTGCCCAATCACTTGAAGATGTTGCGGATTTAATGTTTAATAAAGCACAAGTTGTTTTGTTGGATGAACTATAACTACATGAATATAAAATATAAGATACGGCAGACATACCACCACCATTAGCCGGCGTTGTATCATATCTTGTTTTTATTGTTAAAGTATTTCTACCTCTAACGAAACTTATTCCAGAACCGGCAATACCACCAGAATCCCAACGTTGAATTACTGGTATTGGTCCTGCGGTAGATGCTGGTGGAACTGTGTATGTTCTAGCAGATTGAGAACCGAATGCTAACAATAAGTTTCCTGGGTCTGCTGATTGGTGTGATATTACTAAACTACCAGCACGAACTAAAGATGGGTTAGCATCTAAAATATTAAATTGTACTTCTTTAACTGTTTGATCTGATTCAGTTGTTCCTGCTCCGTATGCGTCAGTTACACCGTGAGGGAAAATTAACTGTTGAAGTACTGTACTGTTTTCAGTTGGCTTGGTAAATGTATATGTAACAGTTAATAGAGCGCCGGCATGAGCCAATGTTGCGCCGGTTGCTGATGTTACTCTGGCCTTGATATCATGAGCAGAAGAATATGAAACGTCATTTCGTATCCATTGAATAATAGTATATAAGTCTGACTGTTGTGATGCGTCAAATGTTGCTAATAGTGTTTCTGTTTCAGTATCTATTTGTCCATAAAAAGACCAGTCTGTTGTACCAGCTTCGTCAGTATTGAATAAATATTGTAAATACGTATCTGAACCAGAAATACTAGATTCTGGTAAAAATGATGATAAATTTGGCCAGTCTCCAGATTGCCCTATTAATGTTTGGGACGTACCAATTGCTCCAGTTAAACTATCAACGGGAAGTTTTATGGTTTTTATATGCGTTGATGATGTATCATCTTGATCATATGTTATAATAATCTCAGATGACCCGAAAATCGTATTATCTGATCCTTGGGTGCCTCTACCACAGAAGGAAAACCAAGCACTAAATGTGTGCGAATTTCCTGATGCCCAAGCTGTACTTGTGATGCTAGTTATATCTATATCTAGTATATGCGACCAAGATTCTCCGTGTGTTGTCTGGTTTGTTGTTGTCCAATCGGCAACTAAAGCTGAACTTGTCCCACCATCCCAGGCTCCACGAATATACAGTCTTTCCAATGATACAATTTCAGATGAACCGAATATTATACGAAGGGAAGCAAACCGTATATTTCTCGGAGATGTCATATCTGGAATAGTAATAGATTTGGCAGAAGCAAATTCCCATTGTACACCAGCAGATAAAGATGACAGGGTACCGCCAGTTCCAACTCCAGTACGACGCATTCTAACATAATACCATGGACCATCGGATTCACTATTTACTTGAGTTGTAACGAAATCGTCGCTTGGAAATGAAATTGTTGCGTTGTCTGTTGGAAGTGTAGTTACGCCAGTAGAAGTCCATCCACCAGATCCATATCTTTCCCATAAAACTGTACCTGTAGGCGCGGTCGAAGTATCAAATGACATACAAACTGGTTTTCTTGTAAATCCGAAATAAATTTCGTCATTGACCGCGCCGCCCATTGGAACGTCTGCCGTAGCTGAACTATTTATATCAGTAGTTTCATCTAACCAAACTCCAGCTATCTGAGTCCAACATTTGCCAACACCCATTGTAGAATATACCGTGTTTCCACCAGCAAATTGAACTGTATTAACTATAGTAGTCATTTAAGCTTCTCCGAAAGAGTATTATATTGTATCATGTTTTCTTAACCTTTAATGTCAATCGTAGATTAGAACAATTTGATGCTGATTTAAGATAATATCCAACAACATCATTTCTGACAATAGTTGTATTAGTCCAGCCAGATAAGTCTGTGTTTCTTACATATTGCTGATTAGTTAGGATTGGATTGCCCGTTCCCGAAATCTTATTTGCCACTGTTGGAATATTATCATTAACTTTCCAGACTTCAATTTCGGCAGACGCACCAGATGTATTAGCCAACATGGTGTATGCCATTATAGTGCCATTATAACTTATTGTGTTATATCCTATAGATCCTGATATTGGAGTTGACCCACCACCATCAAATACAACACCAGTATCAACCAATAGAACATCAGCATCCGAATCTATATTAGCATCGGTTACTGAGGATAAACTGCCACCAGCACCACCAGATATTGTAATAGTTTGTCCTGATTGAATTAATTGAATGTTTGGGCCTGCTGATAAAACAACTGCACCAGATAATCCATTTATAGTTGTTCCATTTCCACCAGTTATATTGTCTATTTGGAATTGTAGATATCCACTTATTTCAGCAGTTTCAACATCAGTTACGTATCTTAATGGTAATATATTGCTAACCCAAGTTTCATCTTGTATTGAGTTATTGACACTGACCAGATTATTTCTATTAGTTAATTGGCCTGAATAATCTGGTCCGACACTTGTAAACCAGAATTTAGAATTTTGTAATGTTATTGAAGTTGACGTTTCTACATTTATAAATCTCTTACTATTGTGTGAATCGACCCCTTGAATTATAAACTCTTTGGAATAACATCCGTATAAGCCAACACCATCACAAGAAGAAATATTATATGCTATACCTGGAGTGTCTGGCATTATAGCAGCACGATATGTTGTTGCTTCGGTTCCACAACCATTTAATGTAATTGCTTTACTGGCTGAGAAGTTGTATCCATAAGAACAACTATCAGCAGAACAACCTTGGAATGAACAATATGATGATGATTGAATGAGATATCCACAATAGATGGCACCATTCGCATAGCAACTTAACCAAGAACAACCTGTAGCTGTTGATACTCTCCAAGCATTACCACCAATATCTTCGGTACGGCAATTCTTCCAACAACTTGATACTGGTATACTGATTCTATATCCATCTCCAGCCATTTGATATAATTTAATATTTTCATATAAGTTATTAAGGGCATTATTTGTTGCGTCTACTCTGATACCACTACTATTTGTCGCATCTATACCAGCACCACGAATACCAATATCTCTTATTATTAGATAGTGTATGTCATTACCAACTCCACCATCTAACATATATTGAGTTCCGCCACCATTCCAAGTAGCACCTACACCATAAACATTTGTTCTTATTTCAGATGCTTCGGCACCAACACCCATTATTTCTATATAACTGTATATTGTTAATGGTTGACTAATTAAGTATATACCTTCTGGGAAGAATACTACACCACCACTAACTGCCGCAGTATTTATGGCATTTTGTATTGATGTTGTATCATCGCTAGAATTATCACCTTTAGCTCCAAAATCCTTAACATTATAGAATATCTTAGTTTGTAATTGTCCAGATATTGTTGATACTTGTGTTGTTGTAGCATAATTACCGGAGACACTAACCGTAAATGTATTAGCTGGAGACTCAACAACTTGTATTCCGTTACCACCTAATACTGTAGAACCCCCTCCTGGTTGAATGTTATCTATCTCATATTGTAAGTAACCGGAAATATTAGATACTTCTGTGCGATAAATGTCTGGAACTGATGCGCCGCTACTAACTATTCTTCCTATTGAGTCTGATACTAATATCTTACCATCAACAATAGGAGTCGTGAGTGAACCAGATGTACTTATGTTTCCGGTTGCGCTTATTATTTCGTTTACGTATAATCTTTTACCTACCGCAACACCACCAGCAACAACTAATGCGCCTGAAGTTGAATTCGTTGACACAGTAGTGGCAGGAATATATACTTCGGTGTGATTTGTTGATTTGCCAAGAATAATTTGTTTTGACTTGGTTGATGTTGCTTGATATCCTATTGCTACACTTGTATCGAATCCATTAGTCGTTGCCTCTCGACCGATAACAACTGAATTTGATCCGCCAGCACTAGCATCTTTTCCAAGGGCAACACCACCTATGCCTGCCGAAGTTGCTCTACCTACGATAACACAGTCTGTGGCTGTATCTGATGGTCTACCTATGATTACGGAGTTTGTTGTTGATCCAAAACTACCGCCATTAGATAGTATGACCGCATTTGTAGCGTTATTTGCTCCTAAATCTACATTATTTCCTACCAATAGAATATTATAAGATGTACTTGTTTTGTTTAATGTTGATCCAATAAATACATCTGGTGTCGTGGAACCAGCGCAAGTTATTGTTATGTTTCTACCGAGTAATAGTCCTCCCAGATTATCTTTTACATCATTCCACGTATTATTATTGCCTATATTAATACCGTTACGAGTAGGAGAATATTCGATTCTTGTTGCTCCACTGGTTCCAGCATACGCAACCAATGCTCCGCTAATCTGTAGCGTTTCACTTCCCGAAGGTATCAAGCCAATTCCGACTTTTCTTGTGGATTGAATTATATTTGAGTCGGAGAGTTTTCCTCCACTAACAACTGGTATATACGTTTCGGTTAATCCATTTGATCCAATATAATTACCAGAGACGCTAACCGTAAAAGTATTAGCTGGAGACTCAACAACTTGTATTCCAGTTCCACCTAATACTGTTGATCCTACTCCCGGTTGAATGTTATCTATCTCATATTGTAGATAAGCAGACACCGCAGCAGTTTCGGTTCTTAGAGTATAATCTGATAATGGAATAGCATTTATCTGTTGTTGTAATGACCCGGTTAAACTAGATACTTGAGAAACCGTAGCATAATCACCAGAAACACTTACTATAAATGTATCGTTTGGAGATTCTATGACTTGTATACCATTTCCACCTAAAACAACTGTAGTATCAACTGGACTTATACCGTTTATCTGATTCTGTAAATATCCAGATATATCAGAAACTTCGGTTCTTCCAATATAATCATTTGCTTGTGCTTGTGTTAAGTGATAGTATTCTCCTAATGTTCCGCCTTGTAAATTAGCAAGAGTATTATGATCGGTACTTCCTCCAGATATAGAAGCAGAAATAGTTATTTGGTTACTTCCATTATCAGTTATTTGTATATTTGAGCCTTGAACTAATGTAAGAGTTCCAGATAAATTATTTAACTTATTTACATATGTTGCTGATTCTATAACATCCAACCTTCCATCTAATGACCCACTCAAAGTAGCAACAGTAGATGATCCGATGTAATCAGCATATTGCGCAGATGTAAGATGGAAGTATTCGCCAGCAGTTCCACCCTGTAATCCACTTAAATTATTATGTGTGTTTGTACTTGACGTTGTGATATTTACACTTTGATTTTTAATATTAACTACATCAACGATTCTTGCATCGCCATTTGTTGCTGAGAATGATAAAGAATATTGATGGGTTATACGATATAATGCGATAGTTTCAGAAAATGGAAAATTACCTAAAGATAATGATGATAATGACTCAGATTGCGCTAAGGCCAATGATGTGTAAATGGTCTGCCCAGGAATAATAAAAACTCCACCAGTACCTATGGAATTCGTAACTAATACATAATAATTTACCCAGCGGTTATTGGTTGTTATATCTGTTAATTGCCAAGTTGCACCAGTATATTGATTATATCTAATGTTTCCGGCGTTGATAAAATATGGATATGCTTCGGTTGAACTCCAAGTCCAGTCGCCAGAACCACCACTACGATATAATACAGTGTAAGGTCCACCACTAACTACACCAGACACAACATTTATTATATCCTCATCAAAAAAGTCTCCAGTAGATATTGAATATTTGTTATCTGCTGGTATATCTGAATTTAAGTTATAACTGCCTATAGTTAATCCACTCTTATATTGAGAACCGCGAGTAAAATGTAAATAATTGTGGGTCACGGCATCCATTATTGTTCCGTGACGTTCTTCCAACAAGAAATACTTAGACAGCGTTGCATCAAGATAAACATAAGCAATAGGTATAGTGGTTAGAAGATCCCAAAGTGTAGTCGAATATGTAAGAATACCGCTTAAATTATAATAGAAATAATGAGAACCTGATGTTGCTGTTATAACCTTTTGTTGTACACCAGTTTTACGTATTTTAGATCCACGACTATATATGTTATGCCCGCCGGAAATAGTAAATGTGAGTGAACCTAAATCAAAACCGATAACTGAGTCTGTTCTGTTCTCAAATCCAGTAGGTTCAAGTAATCCAGCAGAAATAGCGTCTGAAACTGAGGTTAATTGATTTTGTAAATAAGCAGATATCGCAGCAGATTCGGTTCTTAGTGTGTATAAGTTGAACTTGTTATTGATGAAACCAGATACAGCAGCAGTTTCAGTACGGAGTGTATATGAGGATAAAGGGATAGCGTTAATTTGTTGTTGTAATGATCCTGTTAAACTTGATACTTGTGATACTGTGGCGTAATTACCAGAAACACTAACTGTAAATGTATTTGTAGGAGATTCAACAACTTGGATTCCTGAGCCGCCGCGAACATCAATACTATTTATTTGATTTTGTAAATAACCTGATACAGCAGAAGTTTCGGTTCTAGTTGTATACGAATTGAATTTATTATTTAAGAACCCTGAAATAGCGGCAGTTTCAACTCTAGTAGTATAAGCTGAAAGTGGTATAGTGTTTATTTGATTTTGTAAATAACCAGATACAGCAGATGTTTCGGTTCTTAATGTATAGCTTGATAGTGGGATATTATTAATTTGTTGTTGTAAATTACCTGAGATAGAACTTACTTGAGAAACCGTAGCGTAATCACCAGAAACAGAAACAGTAAATATATCATTTGGAGATTCTATAACTTGAATACCATTACCACCTAATATTGTTGTTTTATCACTTGGATCTATAGCATTTATTTGATTTTGTAAATAACCAGAAATATCAGAGGTTTCAGTTTTGGTAATGTAAGTTGATTCAACATTTCCAAGTCTTATGTCGATTGGATTGGTTATATCAGTAATATTTGACGTAATTGCTATATAACCATCTGTCTCTGGAAACATTAACGTTATATCGCCAGACTGACCAGGATTTCCGGCAATAGTTATTTCTTCGCCAGCAACATCCAACGTCGATAAATCAAATTTTAACAATTTATCGGGTTGAGAATCATAATATATAGCAAAATCAGAATCACTAAATCTATTGGTCGTTATTATAGAATTTCCGCCAGATTGACTATCTCCAAATTTACCGGCATGTATTATTTCGTAATCTAGTGGATTGTTAAAATTCGATATTCCTTCTTTAACTAATATCCAACCTCTAAAAGAAGCATCATAAAAATTCTCAGCAGGATTTTCGAAAGCTTCAGTTCTTATTCCGGCTAAAGCCAATTCTTTTGTAAGGTATGTGTTTTGTCCATAGAATATATACGTTCTTCCAGATTGACCAAATAAATATATTCTCTGGATAGTCCAATTATTACTAGAAACTGATTGTAGTGTTCCAGAACCATCATCATAACTATTTGGTGAAATTAATGTTTGTAATGTTGAATATATTACTCGGCCTTCTGTTGCTGAACGATATACATAGAAAAATGATACGGGATTTGACTCAGCTTGTATAGATAAATGTGGATTTAATATTGTGTTTATTGTATTGGAATTTAATCTATAAATCGAACCAGATGATTTCTTTAATGTCAAATCGGATGATGGATTTCCCGGTTCGTATATATTTCCTTCTATATTTATTGACCCTATTGATGACGCCAAATCTGCATATTGGTTATATAAATCAACTGGATATGGTTGAATATTTGACACAAAGTTAACTGTACCATCTCTATGTATTACTTTACCGAGTTGAATTAAGTTTCTAAAGTTTTCGGGTGTTGGAGATTCTGGTATAAATTGAGGAGAGCCAGATAAATCCATATAAACCATAGAAAAATCAGACGATGATATGGTTGGAACGGTTACAGTTTGTGTCATCCAAATTACTATACGTGATGTAACTGAATTTCCAGAATCTAATGAACTAGGATCTACAATTTGGCCGACTCCACCGGAAATAGTAATTGTTGTTGGACTTGCTACAGATAACTGCCCGCCTTGGATTATACCAGTAGATGAATGTGATAGAGCGGTTTGTCTAGCAAAATATGCGTTTCTTGCTGCACCATCGATACCAAGTTTGACATTAGTAGGATATTGAACATTATAAAAGTACAGTGGATTTGATGGAGAATAATCGATATCTTGTGCGCTTAATCCAGTAACAATAGTATTTGTATATGATATCGATTGATTGTATGAATTAGCTGACGCCGAATCAACATAACTTATTAAAGCATAAGAACCCGATACACTAACTGTAAAAGAATCATTCGGAGACTCGACAACAGATATGCCGTTTCCACCAAATATTATAGTTTTATCACTTGGGTCTATGGCATTTATTTGATCTTGTAAATAACCGGATACAGCAGAGGTTTCAGTCCTTAGTGTGTAATTTGATAAAGGTATATTGTTTATTTCATTTTGTATATAAGAACTAATTCCTTGAACTTCTGACTTTGTTATATAAGATGATTCTATTACATCAATCCTATTATCTAATCCAGCACTTATATTTTGTAATTCTGTCCTTAATGAATCTAAATTTCCGCTTGATGCTATTGTGGTTATATCTACTGAACTTGATATGAATTTTCCAGTTGAATCAAGGATAACTATTTCATTATTATTTCCGGCTAATGTATCTACCACTAGACCTTTTTTTATATGCCATTCCCCGGCCATATTTTTATCCCCTTCCAAACGATCCAGAGATTCGTCGTCCAACGGTTAAATTGGATTAGGTTGTACGCCCATATTTATATCATTTCAGGGAGATACACGAATCGCTTTTACATTCCAAGACCCAGCCATAGACAAAGCAACTAATCTTAAATATCCGGCATTAATATCAGATATAAGATCAAGATTACTTGTGTCTCCTATGCTTGGAGTTGATGATTCAGCATATTCTACAGTACTACCATCTGTTATAGCTAATATATTACTTGTACGAAGACCAGTAGAGCCAGAAACAGAAACCGTCCAGTTAGCAGAATTCGTAGCACTAGCAGCAACAGAATCAATTACGGAAGTTGATATTACATCATTTACATAACTTCTTGGTAATAGATTGTTTACATAATTTATTGATTGAGTGTATGAATTGGCTGATGTTGAATTTACATAACTTGTTAAAGCGTAATCCGAAGATACGGCCACGGTAAATGTATTTGTTGGAGATTCTATTACTTGAATACCATTTCCACCAAGAACATTAACTGAGTTTATTTGATCTTGTAAATAACCACTAATATTAGAAACGGCCGAGATTGTGCTAAATGTATCTAATATTGAAATAGATTTGCCACCATCAATAATTCTTCCATCACCATTCCAAGTTAAGAAATTCCCAGATGGTCCAGCAGTTAAAGTTGATACATAAACGTTAGGTGTTTTTATTCCTCTATATTCGGATGTTGGATCTAATGGATATTCTGAGTTGGTAAGAAGATTATATATAGCTACATTAGTATTTCTCATATTTGTGCCGCGAGTCATACCACTTGGCGGCGGAATAATTGAACTAGCAGTATTATTATATTTAACCGTAACCGTGTGAACACCGGGAGTAAGACCAAACCAAGTATAACTAAAATGAGACTTAGCTGATGAAGGTGCGGTTGTGTCAGTTAACCACGTTCTTGCTTGTGATATAGACACTCCAGTATTATCAACTCTAGCATACTGAGCAATTCCGCTGCCAGAAATTCTAAACTCAAAACCACCATATCTTAACTCTTCAGAAGCAGCAAATCTGTTCCAAGTGGCAACAACATCACAATCTAATAAAAATTCGCCTGTATTTGGAATATATACGTCAAATAGTATATCAGCTTGGACGCCACCGCCAGTAGTATAAACACCAACTCCACGTTGCGAAGAATCTCCTTTTATTCCACAGTTATAATATCCTTGAGTAAATGGAGAGTCTGGTGGTTCAACTCTTAAATAATCTCTATCTTCTCCAGTCAATGATCCACTACTTAATGTCCAATTCCTATAGTTTTTAGAATCACGCAAACGTCTTCCAAATGGACCTAGTATATTAGAAAAATTATAATATCCCGGTGTAGATGTTAATGTTGGACCAAATAAAGTTAATATATTCTCATAATCCCGCATTGATTCTCTGGTAGTTGTTGATGAATAATTACATTTATCAAATTTTAAGTTGCCATATTGGTCATTGTATATAACATAATCGTCAAACTTTGATTGTCCGCTTATTGGAGAGTTTATAACAGTACCATAAAACACTTGGCGAGTTTTTATAACATTTTCATAAGATTGCGAGGCTCTAGCGTGAATTTCATCAGCTAAAACATTTGATTCATAAACTATAGTATCATTAGTTACCGCACCCAAAAGAGTTGAATTATAATAATAAATATAATTGTTATTTACAGAACCTTGATCTGTCTGAGCTACACTTAAGGCATCATCAACCACAAGCTCATCTGATATATAAGCAGAGTTATTAACAGTTAGTAAACCATCAGTTGTAACATTACCATTCCCATAAACAGTTAGTCCATTTGATCCACCAGACGAATTTATTACAAAACTTCTAGCATCATAAAGATTGATTATATTTCCGTTGTTATACGCATTTTGTAAAGTTACCAATCCACCAGATAAAGTTTGTAATTCAGTGAAAAGAACATACTCGCTACTTACGCTAACAGTATATACATTTGATATTGATTCTAATACTTCAATTCCATTTCCGCCAAGTACGATAGTAGATTCTTGTTCTATACTATTAATCTGGTTTTGTAAATAAGCACTAACATCAGCGGTTTCAGTACGAGTTGTATATGCTGATAATGGAACAGCATTTATTTGATTTTGTAAATAAGCACTAACATCAGCGGTTTCAGTTCTTGTAGTATAATTTATTTCAATTGACGTAATTCTATCAGTTAAATCGCCTGTTATATTAACCATTTCTGTTCTAAGATATGGATCGCCCACTTCAGCAAACTCAAGCCCACTTTGATCCATTTTAACTAATACAGCCTTACCCTCACTACCAACATAAGAATTGGGCGAGTCAGTTAACTGTAAGAAATTAGATACACCACCAGATAAAACGATAGCATCAATCTGATATTGTAAATAACCAGAAATATCAGACGATTCAGCTTCAGTGATATACGTTTCTTCAAGATTTGTTATACGTTCATCAAGAGCAGCCGTAGCATTATCAACATAAGTTCTATAAACAATGTTAGAAACTGCTATATTACTACTTACTATTTTTCCCGAACTATCTGTGGCTAAAAGTTCATTAGCATTAATATAATTTACATTAAGGTCTGAAAATGTCTTTTTACCATCTATAATCTGTGTAACATTTGATTTAGAAACATAATCTCCATTTAATATTTCAAGATTATCGGCAATATACTTAAAATTGTCTATTATAAGCTCACCACCATCTCTATTGGGTGGCGGGTCTGTTATTTTTAAGCCTTTATACAATTCAATATTCGTTGCCATGCTCTCTCTTTAGAATAGATCACCATTATTTATATTTTAATGAGACGAATAATTGAACTATAATAGAGCAGGAATTAGACCAGCATTTGACTTAATCTTCAATAATGCTGCGGATTCTTCTGGCGTTAATCCACTCACACCAGTTTCAATAACTTGGAGGATTGGTAAATTACTTGTTCTTAATTCACAGTGAGTTTGTTGGTTAATAGGAACAGAACTATAATCAAATAAAGGAGTTCCAACAATTTCAGGAAATAAATTACCAACTAATACTAACTTTGTTGCTTGGATACCTGTATATGGAATTGGACATATCTTCCAATCATTCTTTATAAAGAAAGCTGAACCAAGATATTCTGTACCACCAAGAGGATCACCGCCTGTTGATGAGAATGCTTGGTCCCATTTAAGATTATCATCAATTTGAGTCCACTCTTTCCATAAACTATAAATATCAATAACCTCAATATTCGCAGAATCCTCACCAGATCCAAACGTTATTTCGACACATTTTTCAAGACCATTAAATGAAATTGTCGCCATAGATTAGAATATGTCCCTTAGCCATTATTTATATATTATATGTGGTATTATAAAAAAATAAAGAGCCAATAAACTATTAATATTGGCTCTTTACTTCAATATAAGAAAATAACTATATTATGGATTATTATAGTTACGTTCAAGAGCAGCAACGAGAGATACTGAATTAGCCGTTGAACGTTGTATAGTACCAGTTGCTTTAACGAATTGGCCAGTACTCAATCCAATGGCAACAGCAGTTATTGGTGCATCCTCACCTTCACTGCCTGGGCCGCGTTGAACGTTTGAGTCATAGTCAAATGTATGTTGTATGCTTGATTGACCTGATATTGGACCGGCCATAGCACCAGAAGCAGAATCAATGACAGTAATAGCATTAGCAGTACCATAATCATATCCCAAATTACTTCCAGCATCATCATTAGTAAAGAATACACGATATATACCATTAGCATCATTGACAAGGTTATCACCAAAATTGAGAGTTAAAATAGCAACATATGGGAATGTACGCTCAGTTCCAGTATCATCAACGAACACAAGTCTGTTGGTGTCAATTGATTGGAAGTTATCAATATACACGCCGCCAGTTGAGTCAAGTTTTGTTTTTAATGTATCACCAACGAATTGTAGAAGTTCGTTTGTGACTTTACCAGTCTTTGTTCCACCACCAGCATCAATATCTGTAGCTTTACGTAGCGCAGATTGAACCGCCATATATATTTCTTCGGCAGTTTTATTATTTCCATCAATAATAACGTGGAAATCTCTATTTGTTGAACCAATGAGTCTTTGTTGTGGTGATGCGTACCAAGTAATCGTCACACCATAAGCATCTACAGTAAGGTCTGGTTGTGTAACTTTAACATCTGTACCGTTAGCAAGAGGGAAACGATAGGCTTGATATGTAAGAGTACTAACACCGATATCAGTTAATGATGATGAAGCATATGTCTTAGCTTGTTCGCGGACATATAGTTTCAGATAAGAACGATAATCAAAGTTTCCGTGAGTAACATCACCGTAAACTTGTATAGCTTGATTTACTGGACCAGTCAATACGATATTGGTTGGCGTACCATCAGCGGCAAGTTGACGATAATAAACTTGGTCCGAAGCTCCGATAGAACCAAGTGAGATACATCCAATCCATTCTTCTTGTGATACACCCGAACCATCTTTAAGCGCCCAACCACCAGTACGAATAAGTTGTTTTGTTGTTGTATCACCAAAATCCCAGCCGTTAACTAATTCGAACTGTTCATCCGTAATAGGCGTTATTGGGAAAGCATATTTGATTAATGTTGAACTGGTTTTCCATTCTTCTTTAAGGAACGAATATAAGCATTTAAGAGTAACGCCATCAGTAGATAAGTTTCCAGCTATATTAAGTGTTATCTTAAGCGTGGCCGGATTTATAGTAACTTCCGTACCTTGATTCAGATTATCGGGGTCAATGATTAATGCCATGTATTATTCCTTTTATATATTCTTATTTATATCATTAAGCTGGATTATTATATTGCCTATCTATAACTAAAGATATTGGAATTGATACTATTGATCCATCTAATTCGTATCCAGTTAATCTAAATGCCTGATATCCCAGAGCAAATACAACAATCGTAGCATTTATAGTTACACCAGTATAATCGTAGTTAAGTGTAAATGTTGTACCGGATGTCGATTCGATTCCTCCAAGTTCAGACATATCAGACTCATCATATATTCTGACTTCAGTTCCAATTGGCAGATCAGTTAGAGTCAATTCACCTTGACTAACAGCATAAGTAGCAGACGGCGCAACCGTTGTGAAAATAGCCAAAGATGCTACGCGAGTATTATTTGCTGCTTGATTTTGTATTGGTAATATTTGGTTTGGGCTGGCGACAGTTGTAGCTCTTACAGTAGCACCACTTCTTATGTTTTCCGAAGCTGCCCAAGTTCCGGTTACTGAACTAACCCATAGATGTCCCGTTGTACCATTATCAACGATTTCATCAACAACAGCAGTAGCAGATGATGTTTGCCCGTTTATAGTCTCGCCTTGAACAAATGCTGTTGATTGTCCTGTAAATGGAATTGTCTGCATTGCTGTCATTTTTATTTTTATTCTGAAACCAGTTGAAGCCGATACAGTTTCAGCAAGAAGATTTGTGCTATTTAATATTTTATAAGAACCATATCCTGAACCAGTATCTAACGCATATTCTATTTTAATACACCCAAGTCTCTTAATAGAATCATTACTTGTTGTATCACCTAATGGGCCGGCAACTGGAGCGCCACCGAGATATACTGTAGTTCCCGTGGTTAGACCAGTATTGGCGGATCTAAATCCTGACACACCCTTGATTAAATGTGGCCATTCCCATTCAATATAGGATCCGGCAACTGGAAATAATATAGTACCGTCATTCTGGAAAATTGGTGGGTTTGTTGTTGATAATGTATATGGTTTATCATCCTTTGAAGATGCGTTCATCAATAATAAAAGATTTCCGGTTGTTTCAGTTTCATATAGTTCGTAAAATATATTATCATAAACAGTTGTATAGTTATTATCAACAGTAATCGTATTATTTGATGTTGGATCTATTAATACGCTTGTTGTATTCATTAATGGTAGCAGGAAACCACCGAATACTCCTTTTTTAATAACATTTAACCATTGTGTTGATAGCGGCCATATTCCGCCAGTATTTGAGCGAATGTTTTGTAAAATTACTTCACCAGAGTTATTGGCTGTCGAATACGGTAAAAATGTTGCGTTAACTACTCTTGGATATATAGGAAGATTATCAAAATCAAAATTATGTAAGAACGTATTATTAGATGTTGTTGATGTATCAATTGCTAATACGCCACGGGAACCGCCAGCAACATTTAATGTAAAACCTATAAATCTATTTGATGCTGATGCGGATATGAATAATGGAAATTCTGTCATGCCACCGAAACCGTATTGAGTCCATGTTGTTACTGTATTATTATTAGATCCAGTGTCCAACCTTAATGCGTAAGCTCCAGCCTCGGCTGTGGCCGTTTGGGTAAAATTATTCCACACCATAGTTCTAAACGAAGGTATAAAATTTTTATCAGTACTAACATGTAGTTCTGTATATGCTGTACTTCCAGTATTACTTGGGTTTGCTGCGATTTGACATTTAATTTGTCTCCCACCATTGAAGGATACGGCACTAATACCACCATGATTTGCGGTGCTTCCGGCAGTCGTATTATTTGACAATTCTGTTTCGGTTGCTGTTAATGATGTGGTAGATGTTTGACCAGCGAGTGGACCGGCTGAAGAACCAAGAACAAACTGAGGATCACCTACACGGATAACTTTACCAGTTGAAAATGAACTTGCTCCACCTATTCTAACTGTCGTAGTAGTTGAGCCGGAAGAAGTTGTAATCGTACAAGAATATCTTTTAATTGCGCGAGTAAGTGTACATGATTGTGTAACTGTTTGCGGAGATGAACCGTTATCCTCACACCGGATGTTTATATCAAATTGTGGATTTGTTGTCGTAGCACCAGAACCAGATACCCACATATATATAGAAAACGTATATGTATTTCCGGCCGTTGTTGTAAATGCTTGAGTTACTGATGAATCTGCTGATGTCGGAGTTAGTGTATCAGCATCGTGAGTTGTGGATGACCAAGCGTTTCCTAGTGGACCTCGGGCGGCGTTAGTTGTAACCGTTACTGAATTTTTTGTCCACGATGCGTTGGAAAAATCGGCAGATTGAAGACATAAATTGGTTATGCTATTAGTTGCTGTTGGAGTTGCTTCTTGTTGTGCCGAATCTGTGTAGACGCCAGCCGAATCATATTTTCTTAATGTGTAATAATATGTTGTGCCGTTCGATGCCGTCGTATCATTTAATAATTCCATATAAACGTCTGTATTTGATATTGCTGCACCTTGTAGAGTTGTTATTGTGCCGCCGGTTGGAATAGTGCCTGAAACTCCATACGTAGTTGATCTATAAATTTCGTATCTGGTTCCAGACGTTGCGGCAGGTTCTCTTCTTGGCCACCTTAATACAACTTGGTTATTATTTGGTGTTGCTCCGAACCAATACGGATGATTTGTATCACCAGAATATGGTGTTGCCGAATAAGTTCTGCCAATTTGATATCCATGTTGAAATTCATCCCAACCAAGTTCATGGGATGCTCGTTTATGAACAGTCTTTATATAATATTGCGTTCCATTTACAAGACGATCCCCTGTTGATGGATCGTGTGTAATATATATTAATGATGATGATACGCCGTTGGAAAAATTTCCATAATTACCAATATTGCTAGACCATCTTGTTCCTGTTACTGCATTGTTTGAACAAGCAGTAAAACATAATCCAGCCCCAAAAAAACTATTATTAGATAATGTTGCATTGGATGTATATTGTAATCTTAATGCAAAGCTAAATCCTTTTTGTCGTTGTAACATGTAAAAACAACAATTGCTTATAGTAGACCCATCAGCATAATTTATTGTTAAGTGTCCTAATGGTGATGTGTTTGTGTTTCCTAATCCAGATATTACACGACAACATGTATATAGTTTATTAATATACGCTCCAGTTATTTGTTGCCAAGTTTTAAGATTTGGAGTCATCACACCAACATCTTGAGTTAACCAACCAGATGAATAATAAGGCCAACGAATGCCAGCAGTAATGGCAACGTTGTCTATATTTAAGTCGTAACACTCCGTAATGTCAGGGTGCATTCCCAAACAACAATTTGTTAATGATATCGTCTGTGCTTGGCCGCCAGCAATATATGAATAACTGAAATTACATTTATCAGCTATAAGTTTTCCACCGCCAGACATCAAAAATGATGCGTTTCTGGTTGATGTACCATCCTGAAATGTTGTTCTTGATGATTCATCAGTTATAACAACGTTGGGAACTCTTACTTTAGCGCCAGTTGGAATAATTTTACCATTTATTCCATTTCCAAAGGTTATAGTTGTTGTAAATAAAACAGTATTACTACCAGTTTGAGTTGCTGATATTGCTGGCGTTGCCATCTGAACAAAGAATCGACCTCTATCATCAGCCGGTACACCAGTTAAATCTGGATATTGGCCATACCACGCAGCATCATGAGTTTGAGCCAAATTTATCCAAGGTACAAACTCATTAGATCCTGAAGCGGTTTCTACGAATACAGCCGCAGTGTAATCAGCATAAGGTAACGTCATTTGTTGGCCAGATGTACCATCGCTCGTTCCAACATCAATCCAATTTCCTTGAACTTCGAATGTAGCCAATCCGTTAGTTAATTGAATAGTTCTATTTGATAATGTACCAGCTATTTGTTTAACTGTGAATCTAACTGGAGTAGTCGTACTTGTATTTTGTATTAATAATTTTCCATTGTTAATTGTAATTGGCGCAGTTGTGCTACCGTTTGTACCCCAAGATTTTGTCTGATTGGTATTTACTGTTACTGTAGCACCATTATTAATAACTAAGTTGTCGCCAGTTACCCAGGCACCGCCGGCAATATCATCAACGTTTGTATCAACAGTAATAGTTCTTGTGGTCATTAAATCTCCTCAGACCATTAATCATTATTATACATCAATATCATCCATATTTATACGATTGTTATTCCGATTAGATTATCATTTCCGTCATATGTAAATGATTTAGATTGATATCGTCCAGAACCAGAAATACTTACTAATAAACCATTTATGTTATATGAAAAAGATTTAGCACCATATTCATCAACTAAATATATTAAATTATTGCTTCCATCATATGTTAATGTTTTATCTCGACCGTGAACCTGAACTACAACTGGATCTGGATAATTACCATCAAGATCGCCGCCGGCAGCACCAGATATTCCGTTAATAGATGATATATTCTTATTTATCCATTTTATTCCATCATAGAAAAGAACTTCGCCTGAAACTGGAGTAGTTAAAACAACATCAATAAGACCATCAAGAGTAGACGACCCGCCACCAGTTATTCCAGTAATTTGATCTTGTAAATATCCACTTATACCAGATACTTCGGATTCTGTTATATACGTTGCTTCAATAATATCTAATCTATTATCTAAACTTGATGAAATTGACGCAACATCAACATAAGTTATATAGTTTCCAGACACACTGACTGTAAAAGTTTGAGTTGGAGATTGAACTACACTAATACCACTTCCACCACGAACAACAGTATTTTCACTTGTTATTCCGTTTATTCTATTATTGAGATATCCACTAACAGCAGCAGTTTCAGTACGAAGAGTATATGCTGATAAAGGTATCGTATTTATCTGGTTTTGTAAATATGCGCTAATACCTGATACTGTTGAGTTTGTAGCATAATTTCCAGTAATATTAAGCGTAAATGTGTTTGTTGGTGATTCAATAACACTAATGCCACTTCCACCAATTATATTATCAACTTTATTGTTTATTTGACTCTGTAAATACGCACTAATATCAGCAACTTGAGATGATGATGTATATGTTGTTGAATCTGTAGCAAGAATATAGTTAAGTTTATATCCACTAACCGCCGGTACGCTTGATAAAGAAACCTTGAAACTCGTATTACCTATTTCAGATATTCCAGTTACAAAAAGCGTATCTCCACTAATCGGAATCACAAGAGAAACAACCGGAACAGAATTGTCTAAATAACTATGCGTAATTGTATAAGTTTGATCAATTGTATTTAAGTCAATAGATCCGTTAAGAGAAAATGCTAAAGTCGAGTTTATCCATTTACTTGTCGATGAATCATATACCAAAAATTGACCATCTACAGGCGAAGAAATGTTAACATCATTCAGATCCACTAAATTTGTCGTTAACTCACCGGAAACAGAAATCGTATATGTATTGTCTGGAGACTCAACTATAGAAACATTAGACCCAGCTATTAATGTTATGTTCGAGCCGCCACCACTTGTTAAATCCGAAACCGAAATACCACTATCAATTATCTTTCCACAAGTATCTACAGTTAATACATTACCAGCAGAAATACCAGTGACATAAAGATTATTGAATATCTTATCACCTTCAATAATCTGAGTAACATCTGAAGACGAAACATAAGTATTAGATATTTCTTTTACATTTTTAGCCAATACCTTAAAATTATAGGTATTTATCTTATCTTTTGGATCAGTTGGGGGAGTGCCTGAAAGCTTTATCCCCTTATATGGCTTTATTCCTGACATTTAGATGATGAACCTCTTGAATCTTGTCGTTCATCACTATTTATACGTTTTTAGATGCGACCTAATGCTTTCTTGATAAGTCGAATCATCTCCCACTTTTTCTTTTTGGGTGCCATTTTCTCAACTTCTGCCATATTTATCTGTAATACCCGGCAAGCAGTCTCAAGATCATTATTCGTTATCTTTACCCAATTAACACTATCAGGATCAAATGGCAACCCAAGCGCACTAACATCATCTACCATCTTAGCTTCAACAATAACTTCTTCCTTCTTCTCTGGAACTAAATCCTGCGGCTGACTACGATACTTCTCAGCTAATGATTCTTGATTCCTTATATCTTGCTGGATCTGCTTATCTTGTGTTAAAAACTGCCCACGATTGTCCTGAGTATATACGTTAACTTTGTTAAAATCAAATGGAACTGGACGTAAAAAACTAAAACTCTTAAGATATTCTACTGGACCATCTATAGTCATTCCAGGTTCAAGTTTAATAGCAGGATTCCCAGGCAACCAAAATAATCTAAAATGTACAGGGAAATCCATCGTGTTGAAAAATCTTCCGTTCATAATATAACTCCTAAATTCGGTAAGTTATATTATATCAGAAAATATAAAATTTTAGCAAATCAGTTCCCATTTTTTATATCCACAGTCCCAAAGTCTGTAGAGTTGGTGTTTGTCTGCTATTTGATGTTCGGATTCTTGAGAAATACCAAACATCTTATATAGTCTTTTTTTATTGAAGGTAAATCTATGTCTACGCTTCCAACCAGTTATATTACCTACATATGAATATCTTACTGGAATATCTGACTTAAAGGTAAATCCATTTTTATCATATACTTCTCCATTACTCCATCTATTGTCACTATATGAAAATAATGATGAATTTGGGTGTGTATCTCTAAACCTTTTTAATAATCTACTAAATGCTCCAACGACATTATGGTTAATAAGATTACAAAAACGATTAAGTTCCCAATCACCTTTTCTCGACTCAATTCCAACTTTAAATGTCATTAACGAGACTATCTTATTTTCGTGTATTAGAGCGTAAGCAATATCAGTTTTTCTATCAGCGCCTTGAATATGGTTTAGCTTACAAAAATTATCTGCTTCGACTTTATTTATTTCAACAATCGTACAGTCTTTTGCGTATATTTTATTTTCAGTTTGTCCAAGATAGTTTTTAATACGAGATTTACATATTTCTTGTTTATCTATCCATTCATCCTCAAAAATAGTAATAAGTTTGATGCCCAATTCTAAACACTTCTTATACTTGTTATAGTGATATTTACGATCTGTTATATATTTTTCACAATGCCAAACATTACCACAGAATTCAATAGCCAATTTTCGTTCATCAATGTAAATATCAAGTTCGTGCGGCGTTATTATTTTTTTATTATTTTGTTCTATTTTTTCAACTGGATATATGCTGCTAATAAAATCATATATTTCATTTTCGGTTTGTCTTTTTGTGGATTTATAACATTTAGGACAAGTCAGTTTATAGTATTTTCCAGTTATTTGATGCCAGTTATATTCGAATTCATATCCACACTCATTACATTTAAGTTCAATTGGAGTATCACAGTCAACGTAAACTTGGTCTGGATTTGTTGGATATATGTTATTTTCTTTACAAATATCTTTTATTTTTTCATATATTCTGGTTTTATTAATAATATTACGGCAACCTTGACACTTATCTAAATTTCTAACTAAGGTTTCTTTTTCATATCCACAATCAAGACATATAAACTTAGATTTACTTCTCGTTCCATTGAATTCTACTATATGCCAATTACCTTGACTCTTTATATGTTCAATTGATACTGTTGTGATTTCTTTATTGAAAATTGGTTCTTTTATTTGTATATTTTTATGATTTTTATATTTAATGTTATTTATTATTTGTTCGTATTCTTGTTCAGTTTTTATTCCTAACTTCAGTTTATTACATTCATCACAAACAAATTGAGGTTTATTTAATGACCAATGATTGAGTGCTTTTATTGTATGATTATGTCCATTTTTACATATGAACGTTATTTGATCTGTCCACTTATTATAATATTCTTGTTTCGGTTCAAAATCAAGATTATATTGTTTGGCGTATTCCTCAATTTCTGTTTTTGGAAGCCCCATTTCTTTATATTTTGTTTCTTTATGACAGTGAGGACAAGAACTTATATCTTTTCTACCAGTCTTTATTTGTGATATTGATGCTTTATATGTGTGGGTTGAATTTTTTGGACAAATGATAGTAATTGGAGTATTTGTGTTGAATGTTGCCTCATCTGGTTGTATAATATTTAGACCTTTTGATAAGAAATATTCATTTAGCAACTCTGACATTTTTGGTTTCGGCCGAGGCATAAACTAACGCTCACTTTCGTATATTTTATTCTAATAAACTATTTTTCAATGTCAATAAAAATATTTATCTTATTTATTATATAGTTAGTTGATGATAAAAACAAAAGAGAGGGGATTTTTGGTCCCCTCTCTTTAACAATATCACTATATCAAGACTTTATCAGCGTGAACCAGCAAGGGCTGAGTTCTGGAGGTTGACAATCTTGATGAAACGGTAGTAGTTTTCGGCCCCGAACAGGTTATCACAGATACCGTATCTGGTCATTACACCAATGACAGGTTGGAATGATTCAACCTGAGTTGTACGGCTGAAGAGAACAGGAACGTATGGGCAGTAGATAATACCTGCGTCATTGTCCTTTGGTCCCTTATAGCCAACAACAGCGTAGTCTTCAGAGGCAAAGCTGTCACGATAGATGGTGAAGCGGCCCAGAGTACCAACCTTAGCAACACCTGATACTTCAGTATTCAGTGAAGCTGAAACTGGAGACATGAGGAAGTTGTCAAGAGATTCAAGAGCAGCAACAACACCTGGGGAAGCGATAACGAAGTTACCGGCACCACGACGAGTGGCAACAGCAATTTCATTTGAGGCTTTCAAGAGAATGGTGTACAGAGTACGGAACTTCTCTTGTTCCCAACGGCCATCAGCAGTACCATTAGCATCGCCAACTGTACCATAGTTCCAAACAAGTACGCCACCTTGAACAGCACGATAGATGATACGGTTCTTGATTTCGAGGTCGATTTCAGCAGCAATCTCATAGGCGAGAAGGTCTGTGAGTTCGTCTTCTACGTCAACATTGTGCATGTTGGCAAGGTCTTGTTGGGCTTCAAGAGTCCAGCGAGCCTTGAGCTTACGGGTATTAGCAGTAATCTCTTTCTTTTCAATGGTTAAGCCCATTTCGCGGATGGTATCAGTTTCGCCACCGCAAACTTTACCATTGGTGTCAAGACGTTCGCCAAACGCAGTTGGATAAGCATTTGAGCCTTGAGCAATACCAGTACCAGTTACGTCAGCAATGGTTCCACCAGTTCCAATGTTCTCATGGTTGCCATATTGACCAATAGCAGCATTTGAAGTAATTGAAGTAGCAGTAGCATCGATTGAGCCTGAGTAAGCTGGGTAAACGGTGTTGTAGCCAGCTTCGGTACCAGCAACAGCGCCAGATTGATAACGATAACGGAGAGCATAAGCCAAGCCTACTGGAGTAAACATTGGTTGTACGCCTACGAGGTCGTTGGTGATAAGTTCAGGGAATACGCGGGCAACGAGAGGCATTGCGATTCCCATGTACTTAGCGACACCTTGTTGGCCGTTGATGGCTTGGTTTACAGTACCATCGGTGCAGCCAAGGCCAGCTTCAGAAGCGGTGCCTGATTCGTTAAGAACTTCACGGGCGAAGTATTGTTCTTCGTTTTCGAGCAATTTAGCAGTTATGATCTGCTTACGTTCACTCTTGATGTGCTTGATCATAGGATCCCATTTCTCAAGCAGCATTTCGGTGTTATTCTTCATGGTTTTTTCTCCTTTTATGAGGTTATTTTATAAACAGGTATCAGCCTTTAGCATAAGTTGGCTGAATTTTGGAAGCCCAAGAGTTAAGTTTCTTATCACTTTCGGTGAGTTCAACTTTCTTAGGGGCTTTTTCCGCAGGAACGCCATCAGCGATTACCTTTTTCATTTGGGCATCAATAGCCTTTTGTTGTACTGGTAATACTTTTGGTTCTTCCTTCTTTGCTTCGGTGATTACGGTCTTTGTTTCAGTTGTTTTTTCAGTGGCTTTTGGAGTTTCCTTAGCTACTGGTTTAACTTCCGATTCAAGGACGATATCTCTGATTTTAGCAAAGTGAGCATCAAGTTCTTCGACATCAACACTTTCGAGAAGTTTGATTGCCTTGGAACGTTGAGCATCAGTGAGTCCTTCGGTTATGGCACCAATTTTCACTTTCTTTTCAACTTCTCTCTTTTGTTTGGCGATTGCGATGGCTTCTTTCTTAGCAGATTGAAGGTCGCTTTCCAACTTTGAGATGGTGTCACGGGACTCTTTGATTAACGCATAGCTTGTATCGTCCAGCTTGATAAAGTTCTTGGAGAATGATTCCATGATACTATTAACAAGTGGTTGGTACACGCTTAACTTAGATGCGGATTCCATGATTTCAGAAGGAATAGCTGATTGGAGTTTAGCTTCGAGATAGTCGCTAACCCGTTCAATCATTTCTTCCTTGAATTTTTTAACCTCTTCTACAAGGAGGGCATCTTGTTTTGTTTTATATTCCTTAGCCTCGTTAAAGACCAAGGTTTCGATTTCTTTACGGTAAGTAGAAGCTTTATCAGCGAGTTTAGTTTCTACTTCAGTCTTATATTCAGCAGCTTGTTTGAGTACAGTTTCTTCGAGTTGTTTCTTGAAGGTTTCTGCTTGTTCAACGAGTACTTTTTCATTTTCAGCAGTTTCGGCGGCGAGTTTAGCCTTTTCTGCTTCGATTGATTCTTTGAGTTCTTTTTCTTTAGTTGCGAAGGATTCAGCTAGGAGTTTTTCTTTAGCTTGAACTCTGGCTTCAACAGTTTCATTGATAAGTCCAGATATTTTTTCTTTTTGTTCTTTTGAGAGTAAATCTTTATCGGTTCCCTCAAGAAGAACATCAAGGATATTTTGTTGTTGAGCCATGTGTGAATCTCCTATTGATCTATTCGTTTATTATTTATATCTCGACACGCACTTGATTTACAAACTTTTTAAAGATGAGATAAAGTTAGTAAGAGCTTCGGCAAAAAGTTCTTTACGATCTATGGAATGTTTAGGTAGAATATTTACTTTTCTTTGTAATTTATTGACACATTCTAAAATAGTTCCATTATCGCCAATTATATATTCTTTATTTTCTAATATACCTTCAACGAAACCTTCAGGGGCGCTTGGATCGGCAACAGCATCAACTGCGATCATTTCATAGGATTCGACTTGTTTAGAACCATCTGGATTTTGATTATCGCTTAATGAACCAAGACCGCGAGTTGAAACGCCGATACGAAGTTTATCATCAAGGAAGGTTTGGAGCATTTTACCGCAAGGATGGGAGATTAGGACTTTAGCTTTACCAATACAATCATTACCTTGCCAGTCGAGATTTATGATATAGTGAGAAACCCGATCAAGGTTAATTTCAACACCTTCAGGATGGCCAAGTTCTCCCATTGAGCGGAGTCCTGTACTTGGGTTCATTCTTTCTTGCTTATATTTCTGTACAACACTTTCCATCAACTGTTTACCATATTTACGACCATTACGATTTTTAGCTTCGCATTGGATAAAAGGTCCATTAATATAATAAGATTTTTGATATGAACCGTCGTCTTGCTTGAATTTCTCAATAATAGTTTCTACGGGTTGAATATCGAAGTTTTTGGCTTCAGTTATGAGAATCATTGACATTTTTACCGTCCCTGGCGAAGCGTTATTTATTGACTGATTCTGCTGCGGCTTTATTGGCAGTAGCATTAATCTCGTCAATGATCTTCGCCTTATTCTTATTTATACAATTATTTAGGGCATCTTTGACGGCATTTGGGAAGTGTTTATCAGCTTCGACGTAATCTTCTTTAGACATAGCTGATAAGAATTTTTTGAGTGCTTCTTTTGACATAGGTTGTTCCTTTTATTGTGCAAAGCTTTCTAAGTCTGGTCCAGAGGTCGATTTTGGTTTAGACTCTCCACCGCCAGTTTCATCTCCACCAAGGTCGGGAGTTTCATCTGGTCCACCGCCGGTATCTTCTCCACCGAGGTCAGGTAAATCTTCTAATCCGCCTCCACCACCCCCGCCACCAGATCCATCACCAATTGAAACGGGAGCTTCGGCTTCTTCTTGTTTTAACATTTCAGTATTTTCTTGGATTTCACTTGGGGTTAGTTTGAGGCATTTTTTCATTACAAACTTACCAGATAATAGTGGTTTTTTACCTTCTTCATCTGATTGGGCGAACTGCATGAGTTTTTCCATATTTTCAGTACGCAGACTCATGATATTATTTTGGAAGTATTCTTCGAACAGGTTATTTGATAGTAATGAAACGTCGATATCCCGGTCACTAATACCAAACTCGTCAACATATCCTTTAAGTTGTAAGTGAGACATGAATACTTGCTTGAATACTGTTGAAAATCGTTGAGAGTAGGTTGTACACATTTTATGGAAGCGGTATTCATCTCTGGTAACATCCGAAGTATCACCGAGCGAGAATCCAGCTTCTTCATTTAGTCTTGAGATAGGAATACGAAGACCGCGATATAACTTTTTAAGGAAGTAGGTAACGTCATCAATTTCGCTAAGATTTTGTCCACCTGGAAGGGTTTCTACTTTACTTCCTTTACCATCTTGAGATATAAAGAAGAAATCTTCGACCATTGCCTGTGGGTCATATATTTCGCCGGCTTCTCCTGATTCTGGATTATAGGTTTTACGTTGGCGATATTTTCTCATTAATTGTTGAACATATGCTTCCGCTTTTGGTTTAGGCAATTTACCGACTTCTATAGTAAATACTCTCTTTTCAGTACCTTTACAATTATGAACTGGTATATTATTAACTATAAAATTATGCTCATCGTGGCACACTTCAATATCATATACAGTTGATGTACCAATTTGATCAACATGGCATACATTCTCATATTCTGGCAATGGTAATTTAGTAAGAGTAATAGAATATGAATCCGATCTATTTATAATACGTTCACCAAACTTACCTGGACCTCCTTTTGTTTTTTTAATCAATCCAGAACATAACCCCATAGATGCCCATAATTCTTTGATATCTTCAACAAGTTGTCGGTTTGATAATTTTATTGTTGTAAACCAAGTTCCCTTATATGTGTATCTTTCACTACCATCAGCATCAGATAAACCTTCAATAAATGCCATTTTAATTTCATCCGATGATGTGAAAACCCATTCTGGTATTCTCTTTTTATCATGTCCATGTATATATCCTAAATTCTCAAATACCTTAACTCCAATTATAGATGATGTATAGTATGATGTAAACTTTTTATCTTTATTTGATGAACGTTCACATTTTCCAAAGAATTTTTTAAGTAGGCCAGAATAATAATCATTTAATTCAGGATATTCGCCTTCAGCAAATACTATATTATGTTTATGTACTGTTCCATCTCCTATTAAAAATCCAAATAATTTAGCAAACTCAGCATTTACAATATCTGGCAAATGTATTCTTGATGAATTACATTCCCCTTTGTTTACTATTTCAAGATAACTCTCAGGTATTTCAAGTCTTTCACAAATCTTTTTGGCAAGTTCCAATGGTAATGATTTATTATCTGTATATAAAAATTGCCAAATACGATTAAATTTATAATCAATATCTTTCGCAATATTTTTGATAAACTCAGTTTTACTAACATTAAATTTCTTATTTCTTATAAAAGTTCTATCAGTCAATTTTGCCCATGGTTCTCCAAATAATTTTATAATAGGAGTATCTACTTGCTTATTATCATTTTTAACATTTATTAATTGATGAACTTTTGGAATTAAATCTTGAGCCTGAATATAAGATATTATTTTAGTTTTCTTATTTCTAACTAATATTGGATGATCTGGAGTACATGTTAATTCTGAGTGATGGCTTCTGACTCTTACAACTTCTTTAGTACCATTATTCCATTTATTACTAACTTTTGTTTCATATTGTTTACCATCTTTATAAGAATATACAGTATCTCCTATTTCAACATCTTTAATATATTTCCATCCAGTGTTGGTTCTGATTCGGCTAAATTCATCCAAACATAAACGATAAATAACAACAGCATCTTCCATTTGTTTAAGTTTTCTATAGTCGATTTTAGCACGTTCAAGATAAGATAATACAATTTTAGTCCAACGATCTTCCCAAGCATATATACCAGAGTTAGCATAGGCGACAGCTTCGGGTGGTAGAACGAGTATATTTGATTCGTTTTTATGTACGAATTGATATACTTGTTCTGTGTCAGGTTCCCAAATTGTATGGGTAAATTCTGGACGTAATCTCTTAACTCTTATTAAACCTCGTTCTTTTACTGTCGTTGGGTCTATAACTTTTTCGAAGAATATTTCACCATCGATCATGTAATCATTAAACCATTCATATACATTTTCTTTAGCATTCATAACGTCATGGAGTACATATTTCCATTCTTTTACCAGATTAGCGACTATATTTTCATTTTGTGATAGTCTGTTATTTTTTATATTAAATTGGACGAATTCACCTTGGTCATTGAAGTTAACACATTCATCTACAACTTCACCTATAGCAAATCCGATTTCAGGGAAGAATGACATATCACGGTAGACTTTAAGACGATTTAGTTTACCGGGTTCTGAGTTATATACGAATGAGTTGAAATATCCTGTTTGTTTTTGGAAGTCAATAGCAGATACAGCAGAAACGTCAGCCATATCAGTTGCGCTTGGAATCTGTTGTTTACCGTATTTCTCACCTTGTCTGTCAAAAGTATTATAAACACGTTTGAAATGTTGTTGCTGGGCGGCTTTAGACCATCTGTTTCTTCTCACAAATGGTTCAACGATCTTTCTAAATAGGTCTGCCATGATTACTCCCAATATATCATTATAATATAAGTTTGTAAATTATATTATAAGTCAAACCTATTTATATATTTTTTGTTGGATATATAATAAATAGAATATATGGGTTTAAAACAAGGCATATTTAATCCACAACACCCAGAAAAATGTAAGGGTAAACTTCGTTCCGTATATAGGAGTGGTTGGGAATTGACGTTTATGAGATTTTTAGATACGAACTCTGGTGTAGTTGAATGGAGTTCTGAGTCATTGCCTATTAGTTATTTTAATCCAGTCAAGAATAAGATATGTCGTTATTATCCAGATTTTCTCGTAAAGTATAAGGGTAAAGATGGAGAATATCATATTGAACTTATTGAAATAAAGCCATATCGTGAGACTCAACCGCCAAAAATACACGGTAATAAGAAACAGAGTACTTTATTAATGGAATGTAGAACTTGGTCAATTAATCAGGCGAAATGGGAAGCTGCCAAAAAATTCTGTGAGCAGCGAGGAATAACTTTTAGATTGATGACTGAAAAGGAACTTAAAGTTATCCGTTAGTTACTTTTTGGTATATATGTCCAGCCAAGAAAGAATTTAAGCCAGAACCGTTTCCATAGAGAAGGTTTTTTCATAACAGAAAATTTTAATCCAACATCGGTATCAATTTCTCCACAATAGGGAGTGTAATTACAACAAATACCGTCAGTCTTCATTCCCATAATCATATTTGTTTGATTATCTCGTATATAAGGATGATTCATATCAGTCATTTTTTATCCTGTTCTGGTTTCTGTTCTGGTTTCTGTGATGGTTTAGTATCTTCTATTAATTTCTTGATTGTATTTAGGGCTTCAATTATTTTTTGATGTTCTACTCTGGTTACTTGGGCCAATGATGATGCTTGGTCAAGGATTTGTAGGGCTTGTTCTGGAGTCATGGTGTTTCCTTTATTGTACTTTTGAGTTCATCGTAAAGTTGGTAGATTCGTTTATTCCATTTAGCTTTATAAGTGTCATTTAAGTTATTTCTTATTTCTGGATGTGTCTTGTTTACATTATACCAGAAGAAGTCAATAAATTCTCTGTTTGTTTTTCCAAAGAAGTTATTAAATTGTTCAATAGTTTTTATTTTAGTTCTTAATAAGTCATAATATTTTGTAGCCATCTGTAGGTAATATGCGTTAAATTCCTTTGGACTATTATAATATTCTGGATCTGACAATATTGCCGTATTCTTATTTTGTTTTATTCGTTTATTATCGTTTTTATGGATTAATTCATGGATGATAATATCTTTGTATTTTATTAAGAAATCTAAAATTTTATCGTTTTTTATATAGTCATCAACTTCTGGGTCTGTTTTTCTATCAAATACAAGTCCAGGACAAGAAACCTGTTTACCAGTTGAATCTCTGTATGTTATTTTTCCTATTCCAGTTCCACCATCATCATTTGTAAAAGCTAAACAAAATGGTTCATTAAGCATTTTATCGAATCTATATATAAAACTATTGACTTTTATAACATCATTAAAGTTGTTTACGATTTTATAATATATTTCTTCAGCATCTCTTATTTGTTGTTCATCACCTTCTCGCTCTGAAAATATATCAATTATTTTATTTTTTAAGTATTTCATCGATTGTTCCAGTTTGTATTAATGGCAATTTTTCTTGAGTTACCATAAATATTTCCATCGATACTCCATTATAGTTTATGATATGATTTGGCAGTATACGTCTAGTTTCATTGGCTTGTTCTTCCGTTATTTTTTTTCCTACTGTACATTCATCGCCCATTAGGTTAGTCCTTTATTTTACTTTTGAGTTCGTCATAAAGTTGATATATACGTTTATTCCATTTTGTTTTATAAGTTTGATTAATGTATTTCAGAATATTGGGGTGCGTTTGTGAAATATAATTCCAAAATTTTGGTAAAAATTCTCTGTTGTCAGTTCCAAACAATTTATTAAATTGTTCAACGGTTTTAATGTTTTTTACTATATCATATAACGTACTTGCGGCAGCCAAAAAATACGCATTATTTTCAAGAGGATGATTGTAATACTTCATTTTATCCGAATTAACAGAATTTAGTTGTACTGTCATTCTGTTATTGTCATTTTTGTGTATTAATTCGTGTATAATTGATTCTTTATTGTTTTGCCAAAATTTTTTTTATTTGATTATTTTCTAAATATGGTATTATTTTATTTGATTCGACTGTGAAATCAAAAATAAGTCCAGGTAATCGATATCTAACATTTTTATCTAAAATATCAACATATCCAAAACCATGACCTTTACCGCCATTATCAATAAAAGATAAATAAAATTCATAACCAAGTATATCCGAAAAATTAAATATTGTTGAAAGGTTCGGTATAGTTTTTACTTTATTAAAATTATTTAATATTTTATAGTATATTTCTTCAGCATCTCTTATTTGTTGTTCATCACCTTCACGTTCTGAAAATATATCAATTATTCTCTTTTTCATCATCAACTCCTGACAAAGTATTTATATATTATCAAAGAAGTTGTAATATATCATCCATTCAACACCTTTTTCTGGTTATACGATTCAACTAAAGTTTTTATAATAGGTTCGTAATTGGATATCTTATCTATGAACTCACGGAACTTATTTTCTGACACATATTGGAATATTTGTTTACCATCAGCCATTATATAATCATCCAGAGTTTGATTAAGAGTTTCAACAAGTTTAGCTGGAGTATATTGAAGGTCTATGAGGATTGTATTACGTTTAAATCCGATTTTAGCCTGTTTACCTATAGTCAGTGGGAAGTTGCAGCCATTTTCAGTAATCATAACTGGTTTATCATTTTCAAGAATTGGTGTTGTATCGTTATATAAGTCTTTAAGTAATTCTGGGGATTCGACCATTTTTTGGGCAGTTTTTTCGCCAAGTCTCTTTGTAACTGACTCATCTCCCATTTTTCTTCTGATTATATTTGGTACGTTATCACCGGAGTCGCCACATATTATTTTTACTTTAAGTTCTTTTTCTGGATCTTCACTCTCTAAATAAACACCTTTAATCGGGTCAAACACAGAGACGTTATTATATTTAAGTAATTGTTTGAAGTCGGTATCTGATGTTACTATTATTTTCTTTTCACCTTGATTTTGTTTAGCGATAGCACCAATAACGTCATCAGCCTCCATAAAATTGACTTTGATTACATAGAAGGGGAAGTAGCATTTTAGGTCTTTAAACAGTTCATCCATAGTCGAATACAACCCATCCCAATCAATATGAGCTTGTTCTTCTCTCTTTTCTTTTCTATTGGCTTTATAATCAGGATAAATCTTTCTACGCCAATTTTGTTTAGAATCTGCTGCTATAACAACTTCGGTTGGCTCAAACTTACGGCAAAGATGAAAAATAGATTGAATCATTAGATGCTTAAAATAATTCCATCCCACATCTTCTATATCTTTACGAGCTACAAAAAAGTTACGATAAGATAAGTGATTAAAATCTATAAGTAGCTGCATTGAAGTTCTCCAAGCAACCATTATAGCTGAATCAAATAAGTAATCAAATCATTTCTTTAGTTTAGATAAGTCAATTTTTGGATAGCCGGAATCTTTTAATTTAAGTTCATCAGTTGTAAATATAGATTCTTCCAATTTACGACTTGTTAACTTATCACCTAAACGACTTGGAACCGTAGCAATACCTTGAGTTGCGTTGACGGCTTGATTTACAGTACCATCAGCAGCACCAGGGCCAGCAACAGCAGCAGTTCCACACTCGTTCATAGCAACATCAAGTATTTTGGCTTCACCAGACTTAAGTAATGATAACAGTTTAATCTGACTAATAAAAGACATTTCGCCATTATCTTTAGTTAATTGGATACGACCATTCTTAAATTCTGGATTAACTGAGAAAATATCACCATTTATTTCTATATCTCTGCCTTTTAAGTTTTCAAGTTCAGATAGGTCAGTTGTTTTAGATAAGAGGGATTGATATGCTTCACGAACTGAGCAGAACATATCACTCTTTTCTTTAGGTTCAACAGTTTCAGCTTCATTCATTTCTGGCTTTGGTTCATACATTTCATACCAGTAATTTGTTCCATCATACATAATTGAAACGTTATTATCAACCAAATAAGAATCTTCATCTTCGTCCAATTCATCAACTTGTTCAAAGCTTGTATCTGTGGCAACATCAAGATTATCATAATGGTTTTCTAAGTCATTATAATTTACATCATCTGATACTTTATCTTCGTCATTATGGATTTGTTCTGATGCGTAATCTGATATGCTTATTGGACTTAGATCGTTTTTAGCTTCGAGTACTTGGTCAATTTCTTCAAGCATTTTACGGAAGCTGGCTTGAAGACCAGTTAAGGCAGTTGACATACGTTCATCATTAGTCTTTTTAGTATCTTCGTGTGTTTCTGGGTTTACATCAACATCATTAGCTTTATACTTATCCCATTCTATTTCTTCATTTAAGTTTTGTTTTTGTATTTCTTCTTTAGCTGTAGCAGTTGGTAATGGTTTTAACATGCTTATATCAATTTCTTCTGGGTTATTTTTATTATCATACCAAATTACAGTAGCTTTTGATCTTCCAGGAACATATTGACGATTGCCGAATTTAGGAATAGCACCGACGCGAATTCTATTTTTTTCTAATGGGCTATTGGCAAGACGAGCATCAGAATAAGTAACATAATATCCACTTTGAGTTTCATTTTCTGGAGTAGCGATTGGGTCTGTGGTTGGAGCATCTTCTTTTACAACTTTTTTAGCAGCAGCGAGTTCGGCTTTAGCAAGAGCAGCCTTTTCAGTTGCTTGTTTCTTATTAAGGTCTGCTATTTCTCCCATTTTTTTAGCTTTATCTTGTTCCATTCTTGCTATATTAGTTGTGGTTGTTTCTTCATTTGTAGGAATAATATCTTTTCCTTCAGGCAATTCTTTAGGTAATGGTGCGTCTGGAATTGATGATTGTAGTTTATCTTCTGGTTTGGCTTGAGGAAGAACATCAACAACAGGTTCTTCATAAATAACTTCATCATTGAGAACGCGAACACTATATCCATGTCCTTCAAGAATTGTATATTTTTGGTCTTTAGAAACTACATTAAAGCGTTGACCACGGTATTTAGCCTTCTGTTGTGCCATTTGATTCTTCCTTATCGTTATCTTTATTTATACTCTTTTGTCTTAGTAATTCTGTCTTCATTCCATAAACAGCAATACAAACCGCATCAGCAATACCATCTGAGTCAGTTTTACACCGCTTTGAAGCTTTCAGTGATATATCTGGGCAATTCTGTTTACAAAAATTTATAGCATCATCTTTATCAGCGGTATTAGCACCCAGAACTTCCTTTTTCCATTTTTGGGGAGTAACATAATAAAGTGGTATCTCAAGAATATCAAATATTGCGTGAAGTCCTCCAGCAGTCTGACCAAAAGAGAATATAGAAACAACATTTTGATTAGGCATAGAACCAACCAATTCAATATACCCAGCATCAACTTTATGATTTTGTATATATTTGTAAACTGCGTTAAAATTAGTTATTATTGATTCTTTTTTAACTTTTTTTATTCTTTGGATTGGCATGGCAAGAACTTCAACAATTTTGCCACTTTCGCATATAGCAATACCGCCTTTATTCCCTGGGTCGATTCCTACTATTTTCATTTAGCATCTTCTTTGTTGAAAAATTGAGTCAAGAACTTGCTATTACGAACTCCATTTACAAAATCAGCGTATTGAGATGAATCTGGTTTATGGCCAGTTATTTGAGTAAAGAGGATTCCGATTTCTTCCAATAACGGCTCAGAGGAACAGCATCCACCAACACACTCTTCTTTTATGATTATAGTTTTTGATTTCTTCCAAGATTCGCCTTCGTTATTACCATTTATTCTTATTTTATGCTGCCATTTATTCATTAGCGTGAAACTTTCAAGTGCGGGAATGAACTTAATGCCACATTTAGCGCAAGAATATTCATTACACTGAAGATTGCCCGGCTCCATAGTGACTTTTGTTGCGAGTTGGGTTGTTTCGCCGCCGCATTCTGGACAGGCTACTTTTGGTTTATTATTCATTGTTTAATCCTAATTTGGTAAAAAGATTTTGTTCCTTAAATACATTTTTTATATAATTAAGGTTATCTTTTGAGAAGTAAGGTTTTTTAATCATTTTCTTTTCTTCTGTAAAAAACAATTGATGTCTGGAGTTCATTATAGTAGAACCGTCGATGATATTGTAATACTTTAGTAATGACTTGACTTCTTTTTCTACAAATAAATAGTTCTCTGCTAATTGGGATTTACATAGATTATAATACGATTCAAGTACAGGCCCAATTTCTTTATCAGCTTCTTTTAATATAGAGAAAATCAATTTAAGTTCTGGTTCACCTAAGACATGACCATCACGGAGCCTACGAGAATATTCCAATGACTCAAGATGGCGGTCCAGACGTTTTATAATTTCGGTCATAATGATTCTCCAACTGGATATTATAGCAAACTTTGGTATAATATTATCTGGTATATATATTTATAGAAAAGAGGACACTATGAACGACATCAACTTAGCCAAATACGAAAAACCTGAAAAAGTACAGGAGTATGTTGCCAAAATAAAAGAAGTACAATCAAAAGTAGCAGAAAAGCTATCATCATATCAAGAATCGGTAACTGGTGATTTAACTGACCTAAAGAAAACAACCTTAGCTGAAGAAACCAAGAGAAACATCGACCTTTATCACAAATACAACGTAATATGGTCAAAAGAAAAGATTCAACTAAGTAATCTTAAAGGCAAACTTGATATTATTGAATCAGAATTAACAGACTATTATCGCAACCATTCTGATATAAGTTCTAAACTCAGATCGGAACAAGCGATAGAGAAATATGTTGTATGTCATGATTGTTATAGAGCTATCAAGAGTCTTTATGATACCCAATATATTACAACTCAGTTTATTGAGAATGTTATGATAATGATTAAAGACCGGGCATTCGCAATAAAGAACATGATTGAGTTAATAAAGATTGAAATGGGTATGATATCGTAATGACTATATATTGGGCTAAAATTTATAAAAAAGATAATGTTTGGGCGAGAATATCAAGCAATCACCCAAGCATAGTATCTGATTTATATAACTATTTTTCAACATATGCTAAGAATTATAAGTTTATGCCCAAATATAAAGCTGGTATATGGGATGGTAAGATTTATTTTATGAAGAAAGATGGTACATTTCCTATTGGTTTATTGAAATATGTACTTAAGTTTATAAAGCAAGATGGATTACATGTTCAAGTAGATAAAGCGTTATTACAAACTTATGATGTTTCTGATTTTACTGAGGTCACTGAATCTTGGTTATTAGATTGTTGGATACCATTACCACACCAAGTAGAGGGTGCGGTTGCGTGTTTAACTCATAGAAGAGGGACATTAGAACACGCAACATCAAGCGGCAAATCTTTAACTATTGCTCTTATTATAATGTATGCGCTTAAAAAAGAAATATGTAAAAAAGCACTTATATTAGTTCCAAACACGGGCCTTGTTGAACAAATGGCAGCAGATTTATTATCATATGGTGTTCCAGAGAATATGATTGGTAAATTTTGGGGTGGTAAAAAAGATTTTGAGACAGAAATAACAATATCAACATGGCAATCAATGGCAAGACAACCAGCATTCGTAAAAGCGTTTGATATTGTTATTTGTGACGAAGCTCATGGAGTTAAGGCTAAAGAGTTTAATAATGTTGCTAAGAATGTTGAAAATGCTATTATGAGATTTGGATGTACTGGAACCATGCCGGAACTAAAATGTGAACGGTGGCCAGTTGAAGGTATGCTTGGTCAGGTTCTTCATATAGTAACAACGAGAGAACTTATTGATAAAGGATATGCGGCTGATGTTTCAATTAAGATAATATCAATAGTACATAACGAAGAAGTAAAAAAGAAATTAAAAGGCGCTCCATATGATGTTGAACGTGATTTTATTGAAGCTTATGATAAAAGAAATAACCTTATTAAATTTATAGCTGATAAACATATTAAGGTTGGACATAATACTCTTATTCTTGTTGACCATATTGACCAAGCTAAGTTACTGGTTAAGAAAATTGAAGCCATATGTGAAAATGTATTCCTTATTATTGGAGATGTTCATCCTAAAAAGAGAGAAGAACTTCGAAACTTTGTCAATGAAAATAAGGGATGTGTAATCGTAGCAACTCCTGGAGTATTCTCAACTGGTGTTTCAATTAAAAGATTACATGCCATTATTTTCGTTGCTGCTGGTAAATCTAAGTATCGTACAATTCAATCTATAGGAAGAGGTATCCGACTTCACAAAGAAAAAAATAAACTTTCGTTGTATGATATTAGTGACGATCTTAAATACGGATCTGACCATTTACAAGAAAGAATTAAAATGTACACTAAAGCAGAATTTGACATAGAAGTAAAAGAAGTGAGTTTTTAATATGGCAGCCTTTAAGAACATAACCAATATCCCCGTTAAAATAATGTTGAATGGCGAAAGAAAAACCATTAATCCTGGACAAGTTATTCATGGGCCTGATTCGCTATCCGCTATTCCAGGTCTACAGATGGCGAATAAACAAGCCAGAACAGTTATCCTTAATCAAAAATCAAATAATACATTAGATACAACCATAAAATTAAACGAACCAATAAAAATACCAGAATCAGAACTTCAAACTGATTATAGTCAGCAAATCAATCAAACAATAACTTATCTAAATTATTATAAAAATATAGGACGTTCACCTTCGGTTTCTATAGCAATTTTAACTAAGAACTCATTACATCTTATAAAAGCATGTTGTGATTCAATTATACAAAAAGTTAAATATCCAAATACAACAATAATGATATGTGATACCGGAAGTGATCAGAAAAATGTATATGATTATTATGAAACGGTGAAACAATCTTGTGAACAAAAAGGATTTCAATATAAACTTATTCAATTAAGACATTATCAATATAGTGAGAATTATAATGAGATATCTAAACATGTTGATACAGATTTCTTTTTATTACAAAACAATGATACTGTAGCTCTTAATGATTATATTTCTGAAATGATGGAAATAGCAGTTTTTTCAAACGTAGGATCAGTTGGGTGTAGAATGTTATATCCTGATGGTAGAATTCAACATGATGGTCAACATATATTCCAGCCAAACGGTCAACATGTTCCTGGTACTGCTGGACATTTACATTTAGGAGCCAGACCCGAACAAATTAATCCAAAAGAACCTAAAATAAAAATAGTTGATGGTAATACTGCTGCCGGTTGTTTAATGAGAACATCAGATTATAGAAAATTGAATGGACTTGATGTTAATTATAAAGATATTTTTCAAGATGTTGACATAATGATAAGAATTCCAAATATTCTTAATACGTTCAATTACTGTAATAGAAATGCTCTTATTATACATCATGATAACGCAAGTCGAATGGGCACGATGAGAGATCCTAAACGACTTCAACAAATGAGAGATGACACTTACTATCTTAAACATAAATGTGATTCTAATGGGTGGCAACGAAAAAATCCTAAACAAGTTGATTTTAGTATTATAACACTTGTTCATAATTACGACAGTTATAAAGATTTGTTAAACACATTAAGAATTCAACAAGGTAATTTTTCAATAGAACTTATAGCTATACCAAATTTTTATAATCAATTCAATAACATGTATAAAACACTGAATAACGCTATTGATGTATCTAATGGTCGTTATTTAATGTTTATTCATGATGATGTTCTTGTTTCTAAAGACTTCTTATCTTCAATAGTAAATAATATTAGAACCTTTAATAAAAATGGTATCGGGTGGGGGGTTCTTGGCCCTGCTGGTATATTTATGGATGCTGCTGAATCGGCATTTTATTTATTAGATAAAGATAATAAGATATTGTCAGCATCTAATAATATAGCAAAAAATAAACAATTTCACGAAGTCACATCTTTAGATGAATTGTGCTTAATAATAGATAAACAAAGTGGTTTAAGATTTTCAAGTAATTTATGTGGATTTCATTTCTATGGGGCTGATATATGTTTGTCTGCTAAAATTCAAGGTTTTAGTAATTTTGCTATTAACGCATATTGTCATCATAAATCAGACGGAAGTAAAAATTTAAGTGATTCTAAACAGTTTGAGGCATACCGTAATCAAGCATTCGCATTTCATAAACATGCTAAATTATTAGGACAGAAAAAATGGCGATCAACAACAGCAAGAGGTATAGATAATAACGTGATAATCTTCGCTGTTCCAGAATATCTAAAAAAAGAAACTGGTAAAGATGTTCTCATTTACCAACTGTGAAAAAAAATAATCTGATATAATATAACAACTCAATAAAGGAAAATAATATGAATAATGAACAAGACCTCGTAACAAACTTAATCAAGGAACATATTAATATACACGAACAAGAACGTATAACAGATCAAAAAGAAAAAGATGAAATATTAAAAACTCTCATTATAGACAACATTATCGATATAAGTCCTGAAAATGAATCAAATTTCAATCATTTAGAAAAAGTGTGTTGTGAGAAAATTAAACAACTTGATTCTATGCCGAATGTAAATCCTTGCGAAATTAGTGAAGAGTTCTGTTCTTTAATGGAAAATATGAGAAATACATCAATGAAACGTTTAAACAGAATTGTTGATCGTTCTATGAAGTTATCAATTCCATTAAAACAATATGACCAATTTTTAGATATTCTTGGACATTTAGATCCAGATTTCAAAGAGCAAATTAATAAAATATCTTATTATCCTGATAAACAAAAAGAATATATTGACGATTACGTTTCATCAAAATTTTCAATGATTTTCGACAAACTGAACATGTTTGCCAAATTTTTAGACCTGTTGAAAAAAGATAGTTGAAATCTAAAAATACTTGAGTAGAATGTAACGTCATCAGTAGGTGGTTATTCCACTGAAGTACATATAAGTATAATCAAGTAATATCCGTTGAGGTTTCAGACTACGGTTCCTGCTAAACTCAGTATACACCGTTATGGTCAATATACTGTAAAAAAACCGGGGAAGAGGTCATTGTTAGGTGAGTAATAGCCTCTAACAATGGCGGGATGAGCGGATACATCTGAGCAATCGTACCTATTACCGACTGAAACATAAGACACCAACAGTCGAAAAATAAATTGGATTCTGCGCGGATGGTCACATATTTTCTGATGTAGGAACTTATTTTTTATGTAATAAGTTCTGGTGGGAATATATGTACCAACTCCAATTTTCGGCTAACTTCGCCCCAAGAGAAACTTTTAAATTCAAGGCTTCTATGTAGGAATATATAAAAGAGAAACCTTGGTAATAAACTTCAATCTTATAAAATTGTTAAATGAGATTTTAGATAAGAATAAAAAAAGATTTCGACAAAAAAGATAAAATTGATTAAGAAAAAAGATTTCGAAAAAAATTAAAGAAAAATGAAGGGTCAAATTCTAAACTAATATAAACAAAGATAGGATATAATAATAAAAATGAAGAAGATTATAAAAGAAGTTAAGTTGTTATTAGAATATAATGAGAGTTTATTTATTGAGAGAGAAAATGACCATAAACAAAGATATTTAGCATATCAGATATTAATACAAATAAAAAAGTATATTGAACTAAAAAAATATAAAGAAATAACACTTAAATCTAAATACGATAATGTTGTTATTTCTTTAAACGAATTACATATGAATTTAGATATTGTTTTTTCTATTCGCCCACCAGATGAATGTTATGCTGCCTATGGTGATAATGAAGTTACGAAAAATAAAATGATTCTTATAAATGTAGGTGTCAACGATAGGATTCTTGAACTATATTACAAAAAAGAATACCATAAAATAATAAATGAAAATGAACTATCTTTGATTCATGAAATTATACATTATTTAGATGATTTAAGAACAGAAGGTAAATATAGATTATCAAACAATTATAAGTTAAACAGTTATCCAAACTATCCTTCGGAATGGAATGCGTATTATCAAGAAGTAGCAAGTCATTACGATACTATAATTAAACAAATACAACAGATATCAGATAAGAATAATAGAATCCAAGAATTTTATAAACAAATAGGTAGAAGTCCTTTAGATTTGATTAAAAGAATAGTTAAAGATAATGATATAAAGAAAAATTATAAAGAACAATATTATTTCAAGTTTGTTAAAAGAATCTATCAGTTATATTATGAATTATTTGATTTATTATAATCCCAATTCTTTTAACATTTGTATAGTATGTTTAGCTGATGTATGAAGGATACCTGTTCCACCAGCTTGAATCCATTTGTTTATTTTTTCTGGAGTATCATCAATAAGAATATCATTTGGTCCACGAACATATCTATACTTATCTGGATTTAGGATTATTTTAGAAACTCCATCCCAACCATTTTTACATTTAGTTTGTAATCTGTTATTAGCCAATTCTGGAAGATTTTTTTCAATCCATTTCATTTTACCAGAAACAGATTTAGGATCTCTTGATGGAGCGGATAATATAGTAGGATTTTGATTTTTTATATAATCCCATAGTTCTTTACCATCAGGCATCCAAGGCATTTCAGACCAGAATTCTTCACCAAAAGATTCCATTTTCTTCCAAAAAGCGTCTTTACCATATTTTTCTTGATATTCTTTAGGTCCAAGATTCTCACCACTTAAATTTCTAAAATGGGATTCCAAATCACATAAACAGCCATCTAAATCTTGAAAAATTTGATATTTAGTTTCATTTTCCAATAAGGTACTAAACACTTGTGATAATCTGTTTCCGTTATTTTCTTTCATGACCTTAAATACTTTCTTAGCTGTTGGACCTACGGAAATACCACCCCAGCGTCCATCGTTTACGTGTCCTAAATTATAACCGGCCAGTGTAGCTTTTTCCCAATTATTCTTTTTCTTTTCTTTAAGTGTATAAGGATTTTGATTGTTCTGATTATAAAATTGTGGTGGGTCAAATACTTTAGTTTGTTTGAACCAATTTTTTATAATTTTCATAGCATCATTAGAAACTCGTCCTTCAGATCCCAATATAAGTTTATGATTGCCGGGTTTATTGCCATTTGGTGCTGGTATATTATCTGCGTTGTCTTTAACTTTTATTATTCCTGCTATACGTAGATTCTTATTTGTTGGATCTGAATCTGGTGCGACTATGAAATCCCATCCCATATTATCTGCTGGATTTATATATTCTGGAATTTCGCCATAGTCAAAAGGTATAGGTTCTTCGACCCCCCATTTTTGTTTAGTGTTTCTTTTTTCTTCTACTCTTATTCTTGGTAATGATTTTTGGAGAATGTCAACTATTTGTTCCAATGAGACAACTTGTTTGATTCCGGTCATAATATAAATACCTTTAGTTGTATAATGTATTTATAAGTTTACTGAAGGAATAAATAATGTCAATAAATAAGCAGATAAAAATCATATTAAGTAGAAACGAAACTATATTAAACGAGAGAACCGGCGATAAACAACAGAGAGTAGAAGCTGAAAAATTGTTGAGTTTGATAAAAAAATATCTTAATCAAAAATCATATAAAGTACAAAAATATAACAATAAGAATTCTACAGTTAAGATTCCGCTTAATGATATTGGTTTGAATCTTGATTTAGCTTTTTCTTATAAACCAAACAATCCAGAATATGCTGCTTTTGGAATAAGTGATACAACAGGAAATAAGGTTATAGAAATAAATGTTGGATGTGTTGATAATCCTGGTCTAAAAAAGTTATTTGATTTAGGTTTATACGAAGATATTGTTATTGATGGTTCTTTATCATTAACACACGAACTTATACATTATTTAGACTCAATAAGAACCGCAGATGGATATAGACTTGGTAAAAAGACTGATTACTACAATAGTCCATCTGAATTTAATGCGTTTTATCAGGAAGTTGCCAGCAAGTATGACGGGATAATAGAAAATATAAAGAAATCGGAACAAACTAAAGAAAAAAGGATTCATAGATTTTATAAAGATGTTGCTGAGTCTCCGAATGAGTTGATACGAAAAATATTTGACGATAATCCTTTTTACAATAACTATAATAAAGAATATAAGTTTAAGTTGATAAAAAGAATCTATCAGTTGTTCTATGAACTTATATCTGAACTATAGTATTTATATATTTTATTCCGCAAGAAGAAAATGCTTGAACTTGATGTTGTATGTTGTATAATTGAAGCATCTTACAACACAATAAGAAATCATTAAGAAAAAGTTTAGGTTGGTAGAATAAATATACCTCACCAATAGAAAAAGGAAGTCAGTATGTCAATTAAAGCTTTACAAGAATATACTCGTTATGCTAAGTATGCCAAATATCTCCCAGAAAAAAAGAGAAGAGAAACTTGGGAAGAACAGATTAATAGAGTATTTGACATGCACGAACAACATCTTGGAAAAAAAATAAATGAGATTCGTGATGATTTTAACTTCGCAAAAGAAATGGTATTAAAACGAAGAGTATTAGGTTCTCAAAGAGCATTACAATTTGGTGGTAAAGCTATATTGGATAAGAATGCCAGACTTTACAACTGTTCATCATCTTATATTGATAGACCTCGCGCATTTCAAGAATCATTATATCTGTTGCTATGTGGTGTTGGTGTTGGATTTAGTGTCCAATATCACCACGTAAATAAACTCCCAAATATAAAAAAGAGAACAACTAAAGAAAAAACATTTATAATACCAGATACTATTGAGGGTTGGGCTGATGCTTTAGGTATATTAGTATCAAGTTATTTTGAGACTTGTGATTTATTTACAGAATACAATGGTAAAAAAGTTATATTTGATTATTCATCAATTAGACCGAAGGGAGCTAAGTTAAGTTGGGGTGGTAAGGCTCCAGGTCCATTAGGGTTAAAAACTTCATTAGAAAAGATTGAGCAGTTATTTGATCGTTGCTTAACTGAATCAAAAAATAAACTTGAAACTATAGATGTATATGATATTCTCATGCACGCCTCCGATGCGGTGTTATCTGGCGGTGTTCGTAGATCAGCAACTATTTGTATTTTCTCTCCTAATGATGAAAAAATGGCTAAAGCTAAAATAGGGGATTGGTTCAAAACAAACCCTCAACGTGGAAGATCAAATAACTCTGCTTTACTGATAAGAAACGAAACAACCAAAGAACAATTTTCTGAAATAATGAAAAGTGTAAAGGATTTTGGAGAGCCTGGATTTGTTTGGGCAGATGATAAGGAAATTCTATTCAACCCATGTGTAGAAGTGGGTATGTATGCTAAAGACGAAAATGGCAATAGTGGTTGGGAATTCTGTAATCTTTGCGAGATAAATGTTAAGAAATGTAAAGATGAGAATGATTTTTATGATGCTTGTCGTGCTGCTTCTATTTTAGGTACAATTCAAGCATCTTATTCATCATTCCCTTATCTTGGTGAAATAACCGAAAGAATAGTCAAAAAAGAGGCATTACTTGGTGTATCTATGACTGGCGTTATGGATAAACCAGAAATAGCATTAAATGAAAAGATACAAAAAAATGGAGCAAATACAGTAAGGAAGATAAATAAAGAAATAGCAAACAAGATTGGTATTAATCAAGCCGCAAGAACTACCTGTTTGAAGCCAGCCGGTTCAACTTCATGCTTATTGGGAACATCGTCCGGTATTCACCCTGGCCATGCGAAGAGATACTTACGTAGAGTTCAAGCAAATAAGATTGAATATCCAGTTAATTATTTTAAGATGTTTAATCCATTAGCTGTAGAAGAATCAGTCTGGTCAACCAATAAGACAGATTTGGTTATTACGTTTGTTTGCGAAGTTCCAGACGGCGCTATTGTTAAGAATATGGTTAGTGCTATTGATTTATTGAAAAACGTAAAATTGACTCAGCAAAATTGGGTTGAATATGGAACAAATGAAAGTTTAAGTTCTTTACCATCACTTCGTCATAATGTTTCTAATACAATAACTGTTAAACCTGATGAATGGGAAGAAGTAACAGAGTTTATATACGCGAACAGGTCATCATTTGCCGGAATTTCATTATTACCATCATCTGGAGATTTAGATTATCCTCAAGCTCCATTTACAACCATTCATACTCCAGCCGAAATTGTTAAAATGTATGGAGATGGTTCACTTATGGCATCTGGACTTATTGTTGATGGATTAAGAGTGTTTGATAATAACTTATGGTTAGCTTGTGATACCGTTCTTGGAATTGGAGATGTGTTGGAATTGACAGATGAACAGAAAAAACTAAAAAATGGACAATTAAAGAAGATTGTTGACATGCTGGAACAAAAAGATGATTGGGTTCGTCGTGCTAAACAGTTTGCTACTCGTTATTTTGAAGGTGATATTAAAAAAATGACACATTGTCTTAAAGAAGTTCATAATTGGAAATACTTCTGTGATCTAAAGCGGGAATACATGGATGTGGATTGGTCCTTGGCAGTAGAAGATGAATATAATATAGATACCACTAAACTTGCTGGTGAAGCTTGTTCCGGTGGCCAATGTGAAATGAAATAGATATAAATAGAATAAAAAGGAATAACATATGAAAATACTCGCTCTCTCTGGTGGTGGTACTTCTGGTTATAGAACCGCCCAATTTCTCCATTTATTAGAACAATATACTAATACACCATGTTGGACGATGTTTGATATGGTTGTTGGTTTATCTGCCGGATCTATAAATGCTGGAATGATAGCCAAAAAAACACCAGCAAAATATGTAGCAGACCAGTTTAGAATTTTCTGTCCTAAAATGTTTGGGAATCCGAGAAATATATTTAGTAGATTATTTTGGAAATCACAGTTTGATAATGCCGAGTTAATACGACTAACGCGAGAAAATATGGACTTTGATGTTTCTGAAAGTGCTGTTAAGACTATGATTTATGCTCTGGCGATTTCTGGTACTGATACTATTAAGCCTAAACACTGGAAGTCTTGGACTGATTCAGGTGTAAAAATGTATGATATTGTAATGGCAAGTTCGTCAGCCCCATCTATGTTTCCTCCATATGATATAACCATAAATAATCAAACTATAACATATACAGATGGTGGTTTAATCAGCAATAATCCATCAATGGCGGCATTAACAGAGGCAATAAAACTAAAGACTGATATAAAGGATATACATATAATAAATGTTGGTAATGGTAGTATGCCTTCAATTCAACATGGTAAATTTACTTCTTTGTTTGATGTTGCTACTAAATTAGGTAATGTATGTATTCCAGCAGCAGAAGCATCAACTGAATATCAATGTAATCAAATAATAGGTAATAACTTGCTTGTAGTTCGTCCACCAAAGTATATTCCATCAACTAAATTAGCGTTTGATGAAATGGATGAACAAGCCAAGATGATGTGGGATCTTTATAAGCCTGCTGTTATGGATGTTTTAGCCAAATAATTACATTTCGTAGAGTTTAACGTTATCTGCTTGCTGGGTAAACTTTTTAATAAGTTGCCCAGCAATTGCGTTAGCAGAGTCTTCAATTTCTCCACCAATGTTCTGTACTGGCCCTTTTATTTGATTTGTTATATTTTGATTATGGTGTACAAGTTCATGTGCCAACGATCTACAAATATCAGCTAAAGCTCTGTTTTTACCATATACTGTTACTTTTTTGGTTTCAGGACTATATGAAGCTGTTGTCATATTGCCATTTCGTACTGATGTTATATGTATTTCAGGTATATCATTCCATTCAAAATGTTGAGCTATAAAAGATAAGAAGTTTCTGAACATATCTTTTTTATCATCATCAAAGTTAAGGTCAGAATCAATCTTTACTGCGGTATTCATCATTTCTTCTTGAATTACTCTTTCAGGTCGATTCATAGTAATCCAACCGAGAGTGTCTTCTTTTATTAATCTTTTTTCTAATTTATTGCCAGTAAATACGTCAATCCATATATGTTTATTTTTTATGATTAAACTGTTCGCGTCTTTTAGGCAGTTTGATTCACACAAATATTCCCCAAGTGTTTTATTACCCAATGTTCTTATTTGATATTTTACTTGTGTTTTTTCTGGAATCTCTGAATTTTGTATTTCTTCTGATAAGAATTGAGCGAATCTCTTTTTATAATCTATTTGTTCTGGAATTTTCATTCTCCACCACCTTCTCCAGCAGCACCATCAGCAGAATCATTGCCGGCATCACTAAACATTTGTCCGAATAAATATCCACCCCAACCTCTTTTTGTTTTATGTATTTTCTTTTTCTTTTTACCTTCTTCTAATTCTTGTTCCGTAAAGTCTGGTTTATGTAAGTCTTGTGCCTGTTTGACTTTAGAATCATGTATTTCGTCTTCTGATTGAAATATTTCTTTGATTTTTAGTTTCAGCTTATCGTTGGGTTTCATAGATTTACCTCATCGTTATTTATACGTTTTATTAATCTATTATTTTGGTAAATCCATTTTCTTTTTTGACTTTAACTATTTTATCAAAGTCATCGTAGCTTATTTCGGATTTATGAGTAATTATATAGGTACACATATTAGGATATTCTCGTTTGAAGTCTATTTTTAGGTATTCCATAAGATGATTGATTCCATTAGCGCACATAGAAGAGTCAAGAACTTCATCAAGAATAAGAACATTACAATCAACTGAATTTCTCATGCGTGATATATCCAGAATAGTAAATAACCAAGCAACATCTATTCTCTTTTGTTCGCCAGCAGAGAAGTTTTCATATACCATTTCATCTCTGTGTTTTGATTTAAGTGTTTCATTCAGTTCGCCATCAAATTTAATAGTATAAGTTGCTCTCATCGTAGCCAAGTGTTTATTCATTTTTTGATTTAGGTGAGGTAATATCTTTTTAATCGTAAAGTTTTTAATACCTTTATCACCTAATATATCTCTCATAGTTTCGCACATGATAAACTTTTTACGAGCGACGTTGTATGATTCTTTACGAAGTTCTATATTGGCTTTATCTTTTAGTAATGATTCTTTTGATATTACGTTATTTGCTGAGAATGTTGATTGTTCGGTTTCTTTTAGGCTTTGTTGGAGGTTATGTATTTCAGTTTCTTTTCGGTGTATATTATTGTTTAAGGTGTTTATTAAGGATTCTGATGATTCTATTTTCTGTAATTTCTGAGTTATTTCTGACAGTTTGGTATTACATTCAACGAGTTTAGCTTCGTATTTATTGATAGAATCTTGGAGTGTTGATATTTCGGTTTTTATTTCTGATATATGTGATTGTACGTGTTCGCTTGTAGTAGGTGTTCCGCATTCTTTACAGATAGGATTGCGTTCTATATTTGTTATTTTTCTTTCTTTTTGTTGAACGTCGGATTTAGCTGATGAAATTTTGGATCTTATGTTGGATTGTATTTCTAAGAGTTTATATTTAGCTTCGGTTATTTTAGTTTTAGTTTCTTTATTTATTTCTGGAGGAAGTTTAGATGATAAATCTGAGAGTTCAGTTTCTTTGGATTGTATTTTTATTTTTAAGTCTTCGATTTTTTGTTGTTTAGTTTGTTCAAAGGTCTTTTGTAGTTCTTGTATTTTTTTATAAGTTTCTATTTTATCTTTATATGCTTTTATGGATGTTTGTATTTCAGTCTCAAAGTTTCTTATTTCGGATTTTAATTCGTTGTATTCTTTTTTCGTCTTCTCATACATTCTACCGTAAATAGAGAGATTCATGATTTGTTCAAGGAATTCTCTTTTTTCTGCCTTCTCCATTCTAAAAAAAGGTTTGGAGTAGTTGATATTAAGTGTTATGAGATTGATGAAACTTTTATAACTTAATCCTAAAAGATTGTTGATATCGTCTTGAGTTGATTTTTTAGATGCTTTTTCTTTTTCTTTATCTTCGCTCTCGTTTATAAGATGTAGATAATCAGGTTTAATGCCTCTTTCTATTCTATAAACGGTATCTTTGATGCGAAAACGAACAGTTACTTGACATTCTCGTTCATTTATGGCATTGATAATTTGGTCTTTATTTAGTTTTCTTATTGTCTTGCCATATAAAGCGAAACAAAGAACTTCTGCTCCTATTGATGATTTACCGCTTCCATTACTGGTACTATGCCCTATAACTTGACCAGTGATTGCGTTAAGTCCGCGAGAGTATTCTAATTTAACAGCCTGAGAACCTATTGATAGAAAATTCTTAGCTGAAACGTCAATAAATTCAAGTTTCATTCTTCAGTCTCCTTCAAGCATTCTTCATATAAACTGTTCGCGTAAAGTTTCAATTCATCTTTAGATACTTTTAGGTCTGGTTGTTGATCTACATACTCACACATAATAGACAGTTCGTTGCCTTCAAATTCGCTAAGTTCTATATTCTCATTATCAAGTTCTACACCTTCGACTTCATCTATTGTTGAATATTCTAATGGTTTTTGAGATTCTATTAATGTTAGTAAATCAAGTCGTTTATTATCATCAATTGGTGTATCTATGAATAACTTAATCCAATTATTATGTATATTTTTTATGAGTTCTTTATCTTTTGTCAATTCCGATAGTTTAAGTTTTATATGTTTTGGACTCCAGGTATTTTCTATAAACTTAACAGAGTCATCGGAAGAATCAAAAATATAAACACCTTTTTTATCTCCACATTCTCCCCAAGTCAACTCATAAGGGCTTCCGCAATATTGGACGTTTTCTTTTCTCTGACCGTTATGAAAATGCCCAGAGAATACCTTTTTATAATTCTTGAAACTATCTATCTTAAGTCCGAAATCGCACGTAACACCTTCAATCACATCAAACGTGTTAACTTCAAAATGTCCTAAACATAAATCATAAATTTTTATTCCCTCGGCTATCTCATTAAATCTCTTAAGTTCATCACTTTCAGGACATAACCAAGGGAAGGCTATAACAGATTTATTCCCTATTTTATATTCTGATACAGTTTTGATTATTTCAATTCTCTCATTATAATCAATAAACATATTTAATGATGAAATTTGTAAACTATTTTTATAGAATATGTCATGGTTGCCCGCTATTATCTTTATTTGTAGATTTGGTACACTCAGCAATATATCTAAAATGTTATAAGCTTTTTGTTTGCCGTATATATGTAAGTGTTGTCTATCATCAAACAAATCACCAAGAATCCATAGTACATCGATATTTTCAGATATACATATGTTTTTTATTTCCTGGAAGAACTTGAGAATGATATCGTAGAAAAGTTGGGATTCTTTTCTTGCTCCAATATGTATGTCGCCAGTGAGTAGATATTTCATCCATCCATTATAGCTATTTACATATCAAAATCAAGAAAATTAGCCCAATAAACGATCATCTTTTTTATGATAATCTAAATTTTTTAAGTAATCTTCGACATATTGTTTTTTAGCTTCGCTCTTTTTCTTTTCTTTTTTGATAACTTGAATAAATGCGTTTTTAACAATTTCTGTACAATAAGCGAATGCGTTATTACTTTTTTCTGGATTAAATGACCGACTATATTTAAGTAAAAAGAACGTAGCTCTGGACTTCATTTCTTCAAGATAGGTGTATCCAGAATAGCATGGTTTGGTTGCGTAGTTTTCAATAAGGTCAAGGAACATTTCACCAAGTCGTTCCGTTGCTCTGCCATTACAAGGTCGTTTAAACACATTATCATATTCAGCTTTTTTATCTTTTAGTTTATTTTTTAAGTCAGTTAATGTATTTTCTCTTGGTCGTTTTAGTTGTTGATATTCTTCAAGTTCATTCTTAAGAGAAACGATTTCTTCTTTTATTTTTTTAAGTTCTTCTTTCTTTTGTTCTTTTTCAACTTCAACGGTAGCTTTGAATGCTTGAAGTTCTTTTATTAGTTCGGCATTGTTTACGTGCTGTCTCTTTATTATCTTTATTTTACCTTTACCACGTTTACGATTTTTTAGTTCTTTATTATTCTGAAAAAGAGACTTGTCTGTAAACATTTATTGCTCCTTTGGATGTGCCTTATTTATATATTTTATCATGGGATAGTATTTTTTATTCTCATATGATATAATAAACGTCTACAACTAAAGGATTTGTACTATGTCAATTCAGCCAATGATAAATATGACTTGTTTCCCATCAGATAAGAATGGATGTGGATTCTATCGTACTCTTATTCCTCTTGGTTATTGTTCTACCGAATATAACTGGAATGTATCTTATTTGTATCAATTCGTTTTTGACTTAAACCTTATTCGCAGTTGTAATTATGTTCGGTTTCAACGTCAATGTACCGAAAATCAAAAAAGATGTGTAATTGAATATAAGAGATGTATTGAAGGAACAAAATCAAATACTAAAATTGTTTATGAATTAGATGATATTGTCCATGGAATAGAACCACATAATATAGCAGCATATCAATTTTATACACCAGTACGTCGTCAAAATGTTCTGGATTTGATGAGAATGTCAAATGCGGTTACTTTTAGTACTAAATTTCTTAAACATTTTTATGAGCGCGAATTTAATATAAAAAATTCTGTTGTTATTCCAAATTATTTACCTAAGTTCTTGTGGAATCCAGATCAAACTGTAGATAAGCGACCACATAAAGCCAAGCCTGTAATCATGTGGGCAGGTTCAGCATCACACGTAGGTCCAGGTGGTGATCTTGAATTCCTTATTCCTATGATTGAATCAACTGTAGATGAATTTGAGTGGCTTTTCGTAGGATGCTTACCGCCATGTCTCAATCATTATCGGGATCGTGGTAAAGTATCATTTATTGATTGGGTTGGTTTTTGGAAGTATCCAGCCCTCATGCAGTCCATAAGAGCCGATATTGCTATTGCTCCAATTCGGGATTCACTATTCAATTATGCTAAATCTGATCTTAAATATATAGAATACTCAGCTATGGGAATTCCTTCTATATGCTCAAGTATTGGTAATAAAATAGGACCATACGACCAGACAAACGCCAATCTTACCGAAAATGACCCCGATTCCTGGTATCAAGCTATAAAAGACCTACTCAATAATGAAGATAAATATTATGAAACGATTAATAAACAATATGATTTCGTAAATAAACGCTGGCTTGAGGATAATACTGGAGATTACAAGAGAGTTTTCGCTTGATTTAATTTTATTCTAAATTATAATTGATACAAGGAATAAATAAATGAAATATGGAACTTATACTCCACCCGGCGATTGCGTTTTTTCAGTTGAGTTTGTCCTTTATTTTACTTGGGATTTCTAAAATAAAAACTCATATTGATTGGGTTGCGATGGTGAGTGGAGTTGCTGGTTCATTTTTAGTAGCAACATCATCTGAAAAAATAAGGCTACTTGGTTTTATTTTATTCTTAACTGGTAATATTCTCTGGATGATTTTTAGTTTCAGAGATAAGAAGTTAAGAGCTATATTTGTATTAAATGCTTTTTATTTTTTGAGTTCTGCTTTAGGAATTTACTCAAATATTTTTTGGATTTTTTAGCTTGATGTCGGTCTAAATACTCTTGTTATGGGGGTTGAATATGAGTTATTTCAAGTTGCCTAAAGGCTGGACCGAACATGATTGTAATAAGGCTATAGATAATTTACTCAATAGCGGAATGAAACAACTTGGTTATGAAGATTATGAAAAATCATCCAAGTCATTTCTAAAAATTGCTCAGATAATTCGTTCTCTTCCAGAATTGCGTAGAAGAAAAATATTAGAAGAAAAAAGAATACACGATGAACAAAGACTGATGAAACAACGAGGAATAACCAGAGAAGAGTACTTAAAAGAAATGCTTGAAAAAAAGACTGCCTGATATATAATAGTACATGGTAGTTGAGATTCAAGATAATAAAAGAGAAAATGAACTCATAAATCTGTTCAATCTCACCAAGACAAATTATAATCGTATTGGTATAGATGCTAAACTTAAAGTAGGCAAGAAAAATTTTGATTTTGAGATTAAGTCTACGACAACTGGTATAGTTTCTACTGCTTCTCCATTAACGCTCGAACATGTAAAAAAATGGAGAACTCGTCATTGGATAATCGGCATCTATAATAAACAAGCAGAAATCCAACATTGCTATTACGGTTCTCCTGATAAGATGACAGAATGGTTGGATTATTGGGAAAATGATATTGGGCGCGGCATAACAATATCAGATATGCTTGTTGAACGAATTGATTATGAGATGTTATTTAGAATCTTCGGAGAAAAATCAATATATACGTTAAACGATGCTAAACCTGTATTCCGAGCATTATATACCTCAGAAAAATATAAGAGTTTGATGGATAGAAAAAATGGTTATTCCGCACAAAGAATGCTTCAGATGTTCAAAGACCATAATAAAACGTATCTTTATCGTGGTTCTGGCGTAAATAATCCTAAAATAAGAAAACCAGTATATGAAAATTGGATTAAAATAACTTCCAACTATTCAGCTACCTTAAGAAAAATATTGCGTAATCAAAAATAGTCGCTATAATTGTTCCACCTAAACAAAAGGAGACTCACATGGGTAAAGACAATCAAGAAGAGAAAGAGGACAAGCCGAAGAAGGCATTCTCAATTAAGGGTATAGTTTGGGACGATGGTGGAGTAGACCTAATTATACAAGAATATCGTAAACTTGGAACTGGTCGTGGCGCTCCAACTCTTTGCGGCCCACTCAGCCCTTCAGAATTTGGTAAAGCCCTTCGTGATATGGGACTTAATGCTCAAGGTGTCTTACAATCAATCTCATTTGATGTAGGTATCACTAAGGATCTTCAATCAGTCAAGAATGCTGATGTAATTGAAAAGATTGAAGCTGACTTGGCCGAACCTCCAGCCGAAGTCAAGAAAACCAAAAAGCCAGTTGTAGATTCAGACGATGTAAACGATATACCAGATTCACTTGATGAGGAATGATATGGAAGACAATTTCTTATATACATTTCAATGCTGGCTGAATAAACGAGAATATCCAGATGCTAAACTTCCAGTAAAGAAATACTCAACCGATGCTGGATTTGACATTTCATCTGCTGAATCATGTCAGATAAACCCCGGCGAAACCAGAGTAGTCCATACCGGGGTCCATTTTAATATCGTGCCTGGATGGGAGATACAAATACGCTCAAGAAGTGGGTTAGCTGCTAAAAACAACATATTTGTATTAAATTCTCCAGCTACTATTGATGCTGGGTATACCGGAGAGATAATGGTTATTTTACATAATGCGTCTGAAAAAAAATCTCTTGAAATAAAGTCTGGAGATAGAATTGCTCAACTTGTATTTCAACGAGTTCCAGAAATACAATTAGTTGAAATAGAACAACCAACTATATCTAAACTGGTTGAAGATAAAATACGTGGAACAAACGGATTCGGTTCATCAGGAGTATAAATTGTATAGTTCATTATATTTTTCTCGTAGATCAAGCGTACTTCATGTGTGGGAATATAATAAAGAGGGGAAAAAAGTTCATAAAAAAGTGGACCCCCCTCTTTATTTCTTTGTCACCACACCAGACGAAACCGAATATAAAAGTATCTATGGTGATAATGTTAAGAAGTTATCATTTACTACGTATTCTAAGTTTCGTGATGCTAAAGAAATGTATAAATCAGCCAATCGTAAAGTCTTTGAGTCTGATGTTGACGTAGAAACAAAATATATAATTGAGAATTGGGCTGGTAAAGAGTTTGAACAGCCAGTACATGATATAAATTACGTGGATATTGAGGTCCATTCCGAAACTGGATTCCCTCATCCTGACCAAGCTGACCATCCAATTACTATCATTACTGTATATTCAACTAAAAATAAAAAGTTTACTATATTTGCTCAAAAAGACTTTAACCGAGATTTCACTAATGCTAAAGGTGAAAAGGTATTACAAGAAACTGATGATGTTTATATTATTGAAGATGAAGCTGAGATGCTATCTGCTTTTATCTCGTTTATTGGTGATGGACATGTTGATATTTTAAGTGGATGGAACTCTGAATTTTATGATATTCCTTATATTATAAACCGAGCAAATAAAATACTTGGCGAAGATGAAGCAAAAAAGATTTCTCCATTAGAACATATAGAAACCAGAACACAGACATTTAAGGATGGTAAAGAACGCACAACATATGAAATTGCCGGCCTAAATTGTATTGACTATTTACCTCTTTATAAAAAATATAATCCAAAACAACAATCAAGTTTCAAGTTGGATTATATAGCTAAATCGGAACTTGGTGAATCTAAACTTGAATACGAAGGTACGCTAAAAGATTTGTATAGAAAAGATTGGCAGAAATATGTAGAATACAATATCCAAGACGTTGCCCTTCTTCATAAACTTGATAATAAACTTGGTTTCATGAAATTGATGATTGATATATGTTATAGTTGCTGTGTTCCCTTCAGTCAATATGAAAAGACCACTAAAGTTTTGGATGGTGCGTTTATATCAACTCTTAAACTTGAGAATGTTGTTGTTCCAGACGCAAATGTTGTAGAAGGTAATCAATACGAGGGCGCGTTTGTTCGTGATCCTGAAGTTGGTTGTTGGGATTGGATTGTTTCATATGACGCAACATCTCTGTATCCTTCTATAATGATTCAACATAATATCAGTCCAGAAACTAAAATATATAAATGTAATGAAAAAGCAACTAAAATAATAATGGGTTGTCTTGAAGGTAAAGAGTCAGAATTTGAACCTTGGGAATTAAACCTTCAAGCGTGTGATCAAGAAATTAGTTGTAAAGAAATGATCGCTCAAATAAAAGAAAAGAAATATTCAATATCAACAAATGGTGTCATATACTCTCATGAAAAAATCGGAGTTATCCCAAGATTCTTAGTTGATTGGTTTAGCAAGAGACAATTCCATAAGAAAAAACAGTTTGAGTGTGAAAAGCTAAAAGATCATAATGGCGAAAAATTACATAAAGGTCGTCAAACAATATTTAAGATTTTATTGAATTCCTGTTACGGATATTTGGGTAGTATATATTCCAGATTCTATGAAAAAGATAATGCCCTAGCGGTTACTGCCACTGGTCAAGAAATTATTAAATGTGCTATGGATTCAATCAATACCTATTTCCAAAACTGGCATAATACAGAACTTGGTAAAAAACTAAAAGCTGTAAGTATAGAAAACACAGTGACTTACGGGGACACAGATTCGGTTGTTTCTAATATGGAGTTGAGATTAGATAACGGAGAAATTATTACAATATCTGATCTTTTCAATACTATGATGCGAGATGAACCAGACTCATATAAGATACATTATACTGGTGAGAGAGAGTTTATTTTTCCTAAGAAGTTGAAATTACCATATTATGATAACCATGAAATAAAATACGGTAGAGTTCAATATATCGAACGACATCATGTGTCTAAACCAATATTTAGGATAAAATCTAAGAGTGGCAAATATATTGATGTTACTGCTGATCATTCATGTATGGTATTAGAAAATGGGCAACTTAAAGAAAAGAAGGCTATTGATATTAGGCCAGGGGACAAAATTATAACAATTAATATTCCATTTGATTGTCAGATAGAAGAAGTTGAATCAGTTGAATATCTTAATTCTGACCCTCAATATGTGTTTGATGTTGGAATGGAAGACACTCCACATACATTTTTTGCTAATGATATTCTCGTACATAACTCTTTATATATTAATGCTGGTCGGGTCTTGGATGCTATTGGATATAAAGATAAAGATAATATAGAAAAGACATCCAAGTTTATTGACGAAAAAATATGTAAAATATTCGTTCAAGTAATTAATAAAAATGAAGAACATGTTGCTAAAGTCAGAATGAATTGTCCAGAATGTAAGATTTCGTTTAAGCGTGAAATGATTTGTCGTAGAGCAATATTCCTATCAAAGAAACATTATGCTGCTTGGATTATAATTGGTGAAAATGGTCCGGTAGCTGATGGTGATCCTCATGAGATAGAAGTTAAAGGTTTGGAATCAGTAAAATCTTCTACTCCACAGATTATCAGAAAATATCTCAAACAATTTTACAAGTCTATTCTTAAGGTACACGACGAAATTGAAGTTAATAAAATAGTAAAGAAAATGTATACTGACTTAACTAATATGAAACCCGAAGAGTTTGCCAAGATAAGCAGCGCAAACAATATTGAAAAATACACTCTTCCAACTGGCGATTCTGCTACTGGAACACCATTTCATATTAAAGGATGTATAGGGTTTAATAATCTTATTCGTAGATCAAATATGTCAGATTCTATTGAAAAAATATTTGAGGGCGATAAAGTAAAATGTGTTTATATTAAAGGTTGTACTAAATTCAGCGATTATCCTTATCAAGTTGTGTCATTCAAAGATAAGCTTCCCTCAGAATTTGGCTTTATTGTTGATTATGAAACAAATATCAATAAAGTATTCGTAGAACCAATCAAACAATTCTATGAAGTACTAAAATGGAATCTACCGTCATTTACCACCGAAGATATCACCGAATTCTTCTCATAAAAAAGGAACCCCATGAGTATTAACATCGAAAATATGCCAGATGTCCTTGCTATCATACAGGTTAGGGACGGTAAGATTGTTTTGGATATTGATGATAAAAAGATTGAAAAGGACGAATTAATGGTTATAATATCTCAACTACTTACAACCTATCTACAACAAAAAGGAGAATAAGATGGCTAAGAGTGAATCTGATAAACAGAAAAAGAACGCACTTGATTTTATTAAGAACTTCCAAAAGACAAATGGACTTGCTTCTGTATTGAGCGAATCTAAATTAAGCAACATTCGTGACTATATTAGTACCGGATCATATATACTTAATCGTGTTATAAGTGGTTCATATTTCAAGGGTTGGCCCAATAATAGAATCATGGTAATCGCTGGTGCAAACTCAACAGGTAAGACTTACGTATGCCTTAGTACTGCCAGAGAAGCGCAGAAAAAGGGTTGGCAAGTTGTTTATTTTGACTCAGAAAACGCAGTTGATGCTGATTTCGCACGTAATATTGGTGTTGATCCAGAAACTATGCTTCATATTCCAGTAAAAACAATTTCTCAATTCCGAAATGAAGCAGTTAAGTTGATGCGTGAATGGCGAGCAAATGAAGCAACTAAAGATATACCAATGATAATGTTCTGCGACTCTATTGGTAACTTATCTGGTACTAAAGAAATGAATGACGTTGAAGCAAGTAAAGATGCCTCTGATATGGGCCAACGAGCAAAAGAGTTAAGAGCCTGTGCGCGTATTTTAACCATGGAATGTGCCGAAAACGAAGTTCCTCTTATTGCTACTAACCACACATATGAACAGCAAAATATGATGGGCGCTCCTACTATTAAAATGGGTGGTGGTGAAGGATTTGCTTACGCTACCTCTGGAATTCTTATTCTCCAGAAGAAAGTTGTTAATGATGACACTGGAGAGAAAGATTCTGAAGGTCGCAAGATCGTAAATAAGAGTGGCACCATTGTTATTGCTACATCAGAAAAGAATAGATTAGTACCATTCGGAAGTCGTGGTTATGCTTATATTGACTTCCGTAAAGGATTAGTACCTCTTTATGGGTTATTGGATGATGCCTTAAAGTATGGATTAATTGAACAATCTGGTGCTTGGTACACTGTAAAAGGTGTCGAAAAGAAATTCAGAGAAAAAGAGTTATATACAAAAGAGGTCTGGCAGCCAATTATCAAAGAACTTAATGAAAAGGTTATGGCCGATAATAAGTTCTCTCAATATGATGATTCTGCTATTCCAGACTTTGTACTTGACGAGGAAGAACAAAAAGAAGTCGAATGATGTAAATAAAATACAAAATAGGGGCAGCCTCTTAGATGCGGTTGCCCTTTTTTGTATCCTCAAATAGTTGTTGCTTTTAGGACTAAACCACATTATAATATAGGTCGAGGAATTAAATGGACTTTCAAGGATTTGATACAGATAAGATAGAAAATTACATTGTTAAGAATCTGTTAATAGATGACCAATATTCAAGATATTTTGTCTCGAAATTATCATCAAAGATTTTCTCAGCAAAATACCAATCAATACTAAAAGGTTATCTTTGGTACTATAAGAAATATAATAAGATTCCTCCAGTAAATATATTAGTGGATAAAATAATTCCAGCAGTTTGTAAGAGCAATGAAGCTGAAAGTGATAAATGTAAAGATGTAATAACTGGCTTAGAACGAATTGAATTTGATAATAAATCGGCCCATGAGTGGATATATGATGAAACCAAGAAATTTATAAAGACAAGAACTATCATCAATGCCATGGTCCAGTGTTTTGATCATATTGAGAAACAAGATCATGAATCTGTTGTTACTATTATGGAAGATGCGTTTAAGCTTGATTTTGATGATTCATTTGGTCATGATTATTTTGATGACATGGAGATTCGCCAGTCTAAAGAAACTGATAATAGAACGATTTCGACTGGTATTCCAACTCTTGATCGGTTATTGGGTGGCGGATATCGTAAAAAGACATTCTTCGTGTGGGCTGGTCCAAGTGGAAGTGGAAAAACCGCATTCTTAAATGATGGTGCCGTATCTGTAGCATTAGAAGGTTACAATGTTTTATATTTATCATTAGAATTATCAGAAGATTACATTGCTGCCCGTGCTGATGCTAATTTTGCTGAAGTTTCTATGGACCAAATAAATGTAAATAATAAGATTGCTATTGAGAAGGCTATTAAGAAAAGAGATTCCTATAAGAAAAATGGTAAAAAGCTTGGCAAGTTGATTTATAAAGAATATCCACCAAATGCTATATGTGCGATGGATATAGAAGCATTAATAAAATCATTTGAGACTAAACGAGGACTTAAGTTTGATTTTGTTGTTGTTGACTATCTAAAACTTGTTAAACCTAATGGTCGTGCCTTTGCTGATAATACATATGGAAGAATTGGTACTGTCTGCGAAGAATTGCGTGGAATAGCAAGTAAATATAACATTTGTTTATTAACTGCTGCTCAAACTGGCAGACAATCATATAATTCAGCTTCCATTGGTGTTGAAGATGTATCAGATTCACTTGGGATTGTTCAAGCTGCTGATGCTATAGTTACTATTCAACAAACTAAAGATATGAAGGAAGACGGTCTGGTGCTATTGAATATTGGCAAATCTCGCTTTACAAAGAGTGAATCAACGTTAATGGTCAAGTTTGATTCTAATTATATGCGTATCATAGATGTGTCGGAGGGGTCTGAACACATCAATCACATAAACCAAGTTAAATCCACAAGTGAAACGAAAGGTAAGCAACATGGGGCTAAATCCATAGAGGACATAGAAAATGAGGCGACCGAAGATATCCAAGAACTTGACATTTGAAGAAATAGGTCAAGAATTAGACATATCACCACAACAAGTTCATAAAATTGAAAAGGAAGCGTTTAACAAAGTGTTTCAGGGTTTATTGACTCTTGAAAAATATAATCCAGTTGAAATAGTTTCTTTTATATGTAATTATTTTGGCATTCAACCAGATCAATTTATGAAGAAACTTGATAAGAAAAATAAAGAAAAATTATTAACCTATATTAGTTCAGAATACGAGAAATACGTTCCAGGAATTACTGAAGCTATTCGTGATCGTTCTTATGATTGTATTGAGGAACTTATTCGATGACTGGATATGAGATTTATTGTTATTGTAGGGCTTTGATTCGTCGTAATAGGCCATCAGAGGACTCCTATAATCAATCTCATGTTTCAAGTTATTATAATATGTTAAGTGAATATCTGACTAATAAACTTAAATTGTCTGATAAAGAATCCAAAGATTTTATACGATGTAATTATGCTAAAGATGAGGATAACTTCAATCCATTTTCTTTAATAAATGAGGACTGTTTGGATATATATAATAGGTGGAAGGTAAAGGCAACAAATAAGTTTCTTTACTACGAAGATGTCCTTAATGGGATACGATTCATTGAAAATTTTTGTATAGGTAGGAACATAAGTTTTGATGAGTATGTCCAAAAATTTTCAGCAAAGCATATAAGAGAAAATAAGTTTGATTGGGCTATTGCTGTATATTGTAATATGGTAGATGTCGAAGGTTTGAAGAAGGTCGAAAAAATTCTCTTGAAAAAATTTTTATCTCAGTATAATATTATCAAGCAACGTCTGAATAACGGAGAGTTGGTTAATATAATAAATGAAAGAATTCTCCAAATGAAACATTTACTGAGCCAATACAAAGTAAACCAAGTAATCAAGTAACTAAGTATGAACTCAAGTAATCAAGTAAGCCTAGTACTCAAGTAAGAAAGGAGAACATCATGGCTTTTCAGTCAATCAAATCCCAATTCGCTAAGGTAAAAGAATCCTTGGCAAACGAAGAGAAAAAAGGTTCCAAAGAAGGAGGCTTTTCAAACTCTTGGGAATTTAAACCAAAGATCATAAATGGCAAAGACGCCGAATTTAAGATCAGATTCCTACCAATCGAAACCCCAACTGGTCGTCCATGGGTTGAAATTCGTTATCACATGTTTGAGCGTTCCGGTGATAACAAATATATCAAGTGTATAGATCCTCGTACTTTTGATACTAAAGCCCCAAATCCAATTGCTGATAAAGGTTGGCAGTTATACAAGAGCGATAATCCCTTGGATAAAGACATGGCATCAAAATTCATGTCCAAACGTCGTTATTTCACCCTTGTCTATGTAAAATCCGCTCCAGAAGATCAAAAGCAATTCGAAGGTAAAGTTCTTGTATATGAGGCTGGTACTCAGGTTTATAACAAGATGAAGGTTGCTATGGAGAAGTTCAACCTGTGTTTCTACGATCCATTTGAAGGCACAGATTTTATCCTCTCAATCAAGGAAACTGGAACCAAGGCTCGTAAATATCCTTCATACTTAGAGAGTGATTTCATCAGAGAAAATGGTCCAATTGCTGATACTGATGAAGAAATGGAGCGTATAGAGGCTGAGATTAAGAAGATTGATATCAAGAGTCTCATTATCGGAAAAGATAAAATTCCTAGTGAGAAACAACTTCTGGAATATCTTGATGGTGGGTTAAAATCAATTACTACCGACATTGATAATTCAGAAGAAATTGTTGTCTCTGATGATAACATGGTTGAAGTGGATACCGTTGAGGAAGCACCAAAGAAACCGACTCCTGCTCCTCAAGCTAAAGCCACCCCAACTAAACCCCAACCTCAAAAGCCCGTAGCCGCGCAACCAAAACCTGCTGCTGCTCCAGTCCAAGAGGAAGAGGCTAAAGTTGACGATATTGATATTAACTTCGATGATATCAATATAGACGAATGATAAAAAATAAGTTGTAAATCTGAGTAAACCCCGGTATAATAGTGTATCGGGGTTTACTTGTTTTATAAGGAATTTTATGTCTGAAACTCTTATATTAACTGGATGTGCTGGATTCATTGGGTTAAATTTTCTCAATACATTAACATATGATGGATTAAGAGAAAAATTTAGTAGAATCATAACCATTGATAAACTTGGTTACGCCACCCAATATAACAGAGAACAATACTCAAAATGCTGCTTCGTTCTTGATTTAGAAAGATTTGACCTTAGTATAAAAGATGTTTACCAAAATAAACTTCTAAAATTTGATTCAACTGAGAAAATAACTGTACTATCATTCGCATCAGAAAGTCACGTAGATCGTTCAATCAATACACCATCAGAAATATATATTGAAAATGTCGAAATTCCAGCTTATCTATTACAATCGATTCCATTATCACAAATATCCACATATTACCACATAAGTACTGATGAGGTCTATGGTAGTATTCCTCTTGATAAAATAACTGATAAAAATAACTGGTTCACCACATCAACGCAATATAACCCAGGAAACCCATATGCTGCTTCTAAACTCGCTCAAGATGCGTATTTATTATCCATGTCACATACTTTCGGTTTACCTCTTAGAATTCTGCGCCTTGCTAATCAATTTGGCTGCTATCAACATTTAGAAAAAATGATTCCAGCATCCATTACCAGAGTCTTGAATGGCACTTCAATAAAAGTATATGGTGCTGGTACAAATATGAGACAATGGACTTGGGTTGAAACCACAGCAGAAATAATAAAACAAATAATATTCAACGGAACTTCAAATCTTATTACACACATTGCCGATGAACGATTCCTATTTGATAATAATTATGTTGCTAAAATGATGTTAAGAATACTTGGAGCAAAAGGTATATATGGTAAAATTGAATATATACCAGATAGATTGGGACATGATTCGGCGTATGCTCTTGTTGTAAATAATGAAGTCTTGGGTAAATATATTGACTCGTTTGAACTTATGTTAAATAAAACAATTGATTATTATATAGCTCAAAATAAAAAGGAATAATATGGATACCGTAGCTTTTACCAGAGTAGAATCCTTTTTTGATAATGCTGTTCAAATTGATGAAATAAAAGAATATGGTGATGATCGTGGGTTTGTATCAGAAGTTTGGCGCTTAGATGATGATCAATATAACCAAGCAACTCCAAAAATGTGCTATTATTCTCATACTCAACCGTTTATTATGAGAGGTCCACATGAACATACCACCCAAGTAGATTTCTTCATTACTATAAAATCCCAAATGTTATATATGTTTGTAAAAGGTGATAAAGCCAATTTCTTCATAACAAATCCAAATAAAATATATCGTGTAAAAGTTGGAAATGGTATAATCCACTCATATAGAAATATCTCAACCGCACAAACTGCCGTAACTGCCAACTTCCCTTCATCATTGTTCAAAGGACCAAACAAATCCGAACCAATTGATGAAAAACGATATGAACCAGAGATAGAAAAGAATAAAAATATATATGTTCTTGGTGCTGGTGGTAGATTAGGTAATGCTGTATTTACTTCTCTATTACAAGACATGGGATTTCATAAATATAACGTCATTCCTGTCTTTGATAAGTTTGATGATAAATCCATTGAAAAATTGCTTGACCTTATATCACATAATAAGTTTAGAACAGAAAATGACGTAATTATAAACTGTATCGGTAAAACAAATGTTCAAGAGTCTGGTTCTGATTTTATGTTGGGCAATTTCATCATTCCAAGAATACTAACTAACTTTGCTATTACAGAGAAAATACATTTAGTTCACTTCTCAACAGATTACGTATATCAAACTGGCAATATAAGCGAATATACTAAATCTAAAAAATCATATGAGTCTTGGATTGAAACTCTTTACGAATCTCAATTTCAATACTATCCCGAATTACAAAAATATTTACATGTAATTCGTGTCGCCAACCTATTCTCCCAAGCAAAAACTGATGTACATAATGCCGTAAATAAAATAATTTCAGCTTATCAAAAAGGCCCACTCAATATAGTAGAAAACTCGTCAATAATGTTAACCGACGTTGCTCATATAGCTGATTTCATTAGTAAAAAATATATACACTCAATCACAGATTACCCTCAATTTATAAACATATCAGGTAAATGCTATACTATTGAACATGTTATAAAAGAATTGTTTGGAGTAACTGATGCTAAATTCAACTATATTACCGAACCAAAAGTAATCAATAACCCTCACTTGTTCCTAAATCGGTCAAATTATTATCAGTTGGATTGTGATTCTGCTATAAAAGAAAAGGCTAAAAATGCCAGATGACCGCAGATTATCAGAAATTTGAGATTATATTCGATGCTGATGGGGTTCCAGTTACTCTTTTTGAGATTGAAAACTGGTGGGCAAACGCTAATGTCAATCAGAGGCGAGGATTACTAAGTCCAGATTTGGGTGATGATGCTCGTATAAAAATTGCTCAACGAATAGTACAAGAGTTGCGACAAAGATTTAGTAAAGAACAACTCGAAATAATCCGAAGCTTTGAACGACAAAAAATAAAAGTAAAACATAATTGGGAAGCATATAAACCAAATTCAAGGATTGGTTATGATAGCGATCTTGAAAGTATAAAGAAAAAAGATTTTGAGTTTTACAGTGGAGAGACATATGAACATAATCAACCTCAATATACTCCACCAGTTCCACCACGACCGCCTGATCTAAATCCAATTCCAGATGGCGATATCTTTACTGCCGCAATGAGAAAAGCCAATGAAAAACTAAGAAGAGAACAGGAACAAATAAGGGCAAGAGAACGTTATCAACAATGGCAAAGGCAACAAGCTGAACTTAATAAGCCAAAAGAACCAAAACGGACTTGGCAGGATGTTCTTGGTCTTCCTGGTAAAGTATCCATAGAACAGCTAAATAAAGCCTTCCGTGATCTGGCTAAGAAAAATCACCCTGACGTTGGTGGTTCTGAAGAAAAGATGAAAGAACTTATTGATGCCAGAAATCAGGCGTTAAAAGAAATTGGTTGAATAGTTAAATCCATTGGTTATAATTTTAGGCTAAATAAGGGATTCATAATGACACTTAAATCAGAAGATATTAAGATTTTATCAGATCGGGACCATTGCCTTAAGCGTCCCGAGATATGGATTGGTTCAACTCGTATAGAAAAGCGAGAATTTTGGTTTATAGAAAATGGTCAATTGAATAAAGAAGAACTTGACTATATTCCAGGTCAGTATAAGCTTTTTTGTGAGATTCTTGATAACGCTATTGATGAACATATAAGAGGTCATGGCGATAAGATAAAAGTCCATTATGATATGACCACTGGATTCATTACGATAAAAGATAATGCTCGCGGAATCCCTATTGATGTACATAAAGAGGCTAAGGTACATACGCCACAGGTTGTTTTCGCTCAATTACGGTCTGGAAGCAATTTCAACGATCAAGATGGAAGAACGACAGTAGGTATGAATGGTGTTGGTGCGTCTCTTTGTACTATATTCTCTGAAAAACTGATTATTGAAATCCATCGTGATAATAAGGTATATAAGCAAGTATTTTCAGATAACATGGATAAGATAGGCAAACCATCAATTACAGACGGAAAATCAAAGTCAACGGGAACCGCAGTATCATTTAAGTTGGATGATAAGATTTTCAAGATTCCATTATCACCTAAACTAATACGGAAGCGTTGTCAAGAACTATCATACGCCTTCCCTAAACTTGAAATCCACTTTATATTGATTGAAGATTTGGGTCAGGAAGCAAAAGAAATATATAAAGGGAATGATTTTGAGTCATTGGCTAAAATGGTTTCTGATGAATATAGAATAGTTGACGAAAAGAAGTTTAAGATGGCTATTTGTTTCAACACAAAGACTGAGAATTTTGAGCATATAAGCAATGTAAATGGTGCTGATACTTGGCGTGGCGGAACACACGTTGATTATTTCAGGGAGTTATTTTGCTCTGATATTCAAGAAAAGATAAGAAAAGAGAATAAAATTGAAGTCTCTCCATCAGATGTTGCTAAGAATCTTTTTATAATCTTATTTACAACTTGGAATGCGCCTACCTTTGAAGGTCAGACTAAAGAGAAGTTGGTTAATGATAAAAAAGAGATTTCTACGTTCTATGATGAATTCTTTTCAAGTCGTAAAGTAACATCAATAACATCAGATTTACCGAAAATAAAACAACAAACAGTGGATGATGTAACTGCTAAAAACGATAAGAAACTACTCTCTGAACTAAAGAAAACTCAGAAAGCCCTTGATCGTAAACGCATACCTAAACTTATTGAATGTTCATCTCGTCAACGTCAGGAATGTAGCATTTATATAACGGAAGGTGACTCAGCTATATCAAACTTGGCTACTGTCAGAAATGCTAAGACTATGGCTGGACTGCCTTTACGTGGTAAAATATTAAATGTTCATGAAATTTCTCCAAAGGACGCTCTTGAAAATAAAGAACTTCAAGCAATCATGGCATCTATAGGTCTAAAGTTTGGCGAAGATTGCTTTAACCGGAATAATAAAGGTATCGTAACCAGCAGCAATTTATCATATGGAAGAATCATTATTGCAACTGACCAAGATATGGATGGTTATTGTATTCGTAGTTTGATGGTCAATTTCTTCTATAAGTTCTGGCCAGAGTTGTTTACTGAGGGGATTATTCATATTCTCGAATGTCCTTTGTATGAAGTTATAGAAAAGAAATCATCTGATATACATTATTTCTATGATAAGGTTGAATACGAAGACTTTATGAAAAATAAGAAATCAGCAAGTTATGAAGTTTCTTATTTTAAGGGTCTTGGATCTTGCGGTAAAGAGGCTTGGAATTACATGATAAATGAAAAGCCAAACCTTATTAAACTTACACTGAATGATGTTCAAGCCGCTAAAAATATTCTTCAGATGGCATTTGGTGATGATCCTGATGCCCGTAAAAAATGGATTGCTAATTGAAACCCGGTTTGTATAATATTGCCAGGAGAATAACATGAAGGGTTTATTTAAGGATCAAGCAGCAGTAAAATCATTTATATCACCAATGAAAGATTTTGCTGCTTTGATGGGTGATAGTGGAATCGTTATCAATTTTGGGACTAAAACATCAGATAATAAAGTTCCAGTATCAATTACGGCTCTGAATCAAGCTGCTGGAGTTGTTATATTAGCGTCATTCAAGGACTTATTTGACGATTTCACGTTTGATTCAGATAGCGGGTGTAAGATTGGTGTTGTGAAGGTATCAGAGTTTGTAAATCTTTTTAGTTTATTTTCTGATGCTGAACTTGCTGTAGACTTTGATGAAACGACTAAGAGTTTATCATTATCTCAAGGTAAATCAAAAGTAACTTATCAGACAGCAGATCCAGACCTTATTAAACAGTTTACCAAATCATTCAATTCAACAAAATGGATAGCGTCGTTTGTATTAGACGAGTCATTCAAGAAATTCAATAGAGCAATGAGCGTATTAGGTAATGAAGAGTGTATATTAATAGAAGGTAATACTGAAACCGCCAAAGTATCATTAACTATCAAGAATAAAACGGTATCAATAAATAGTTATACACTTGAAGTAGATGCTCAAATAACAGAGAACTTCAACATATTTTTCAGAAAAGACGCTATACAAAAAGTGTTCAATTCTGGATTTGATTCCATGAAGATGTCAATTGGTGAGAGAATTTGTGATATAGAATGCTCAAACCAACATTGTGTCGCTAATTACTACTTGGCCAAGATGCTATAAGGAAACACATGGAAGATATCAATTATCCTTGGGTTGAAGAATTTAGACCAACAAAGATTGAAGACGTTATTGGTGCTTCATCTTTGGTTGATAAAATGAATGAGTATATACAGAATAAATCATTACCACATTTATTATTGCTTGGTACTCCTGGGGTCGGTAAAACCACTATTGCTAAGATTCTCGCTCAAAACATTGCTGGAGACGAATATCTGTATATAAATGCCTCTGATGAACGCGGCATGGATACTATTAGAACAAAGGTCCAAGATTTCTGTTCAATGGCGTCAATGGCTGAGTTGAAGATAGTAATATTGGATGAAGCTGATGGATTGACTCAAGATGCTCAAAAAATACTAAGAGCCGTTACAGAACAATATGCTAAATCTTGTCGGTTTATATTGACTGCTAATTATGAGAATCGCATCCTTGATCCAGTAAAATCAAGATTCCAGATATTTAGATTCCAAAGCGCAGGCAAACAAGATATAGCTAAACGCTGCTGCCAAATACTAATGAAAAAAGGTATCAAGATAACAGAGCAAATTAAGACCGATATAATAAAATTGGTTAAGACATTCTATCCTGATATAAGGTCAACTATAAATAATTTACAAAAATGTACTAAAGGTCAAGAATTCTCATTTATTGAGGTTGATGATAGAATTGAAACAAATAAGAAACTAATAGAATATCTCAAGGCCAGGAAGATTCGTCAAATAAGAGAAGAAATACTATCAAACGCAACAGATTATGATAGTTTATATAATGCCATTTATCAGAATGTTAAAGAATTGTCTGATGATGCCGATAAGTGCGCTGCTATAATTGTTTATTTGGCTGGTTATCAATATCAAAATCTTACACATGTCAACAGAGAACTTAATTTTGTTGCTTGTTTACTTGAGATTCAGGATAAGTTGAAATAGGAAACAAATGTGGAGTCAAGTTATTATTTTAGAGACTTTGGTATAATAGATAAGATAAAAATACTCATTAGGAGTTTTATAATGAATAAACAAACTTTTTTAGCTGTAATAGATACAACTGAAGAACGTAGACCAATTACCGTACCAAAAGGAATCATCAATACATATATCGTAAAAGCTGTTGATGAAAATCACGCTCGCCAGATTATTTTACGAACAATGATACCTCAAATTGCTAATCAATTGGTTAACCATGTGTATGTATATCCAATTCAACCTATTCTTGATTCTATTGATTATGCTGATGAATCTGGTAAAACTCTCCCAATGTATTCATTCATGCCACTAAATGGAACTCGACCACCTAAAGTTCTTTTATTACCAGATATGAGAAAACAAGATCAATCAATATCTGAATCAAATCAAAAAGAACCAATTAAAGAAACTCAACAAACGGTAATACATAAAAGCACAGTTATACCTCCCGTTGTCCAGCCAAGAAACGTTAGACAAGTCCGATCAGTCGATTTTCAGCGCCCAGAGTATGAAAATCCGCCAACTACTTCAAACACTCTTACACCAGAGCAAGCACAAATTATCCATTCTATGGGAGCTTTACCGCTTGCTAATGGCGCAGATGAAGGAGCTAATCCTCGAATTAACTCGTCTATAGGAAGAAACGCTAATCTTTCAAGACCTCAAGTAACCAAGGGTCCAACTGATTCTTTAACGCCAGAACAAGCTGCTTTACTTCGTTCAGTTGGAGTAAATGAGACTCAACCAATATTAGTAGAAGAAAAAGTCGTATATTCTACAGAAGGACAGCTTGTAGAACCAGATCCAGAATTGTCTCAGATTCCAAGAGATTCTGGAGTTGATCTTAATGCTCTCCAAGCTGAATATCGTGAAATGGTTGAAAAAACAGGAATAGAAGTACCAGACTCAAAGCCTATAACACAAATTGAACCAACTAAACCCACCCGTTCATCAAAGAAAGGTAAATAATGACTGCCAGCGCCTTCCGTAAAGCCCCAAAAGAGAAAAATCTAACTAATAAGATGATGCGCCAAAAAATGGAAGAATTGGCGCAACTTATGATAGCACTTGAAACAACTCTTATGGAATGGGAAATGTGGTATCGTCTCGTTCCAGATATTAAAGCCGGTATGACTGAATCAGAATATGCTGCTTTCCTTGCCGATGGTCCTATTTTTAGTGAGATTCCAGAAAAAATCATGATTAGTATTCGCAATCAAATGCCAAAGCGCGAACCAGTTAAACCAGAAGAAAAGAAACCAGTATTGTTTGATGGTAAAGGAAATGTTGCGAGTGTTGATGATAAGCCCATTCTACAGGATTCTTCTGGCAATATTATAAACAAGTGATATAATATACGTATCATGGTTAATAAAAATAATGAATTGAAACAACTTGATATACTGGCTGCCGCTAAAGGCAAAGATGGGTTTATTGAGTTGGAAGAAGAAATTAAAGAACAAAAAACAAAAATAACAATCTTTGATTTTGTCACTGATATTCGTAAAAGTAAAAAAATGGATATGTTGGATAAAGAAGATAATTTACCAATATGGAATTCTTATATGATTTTACAGGCACTCTCAATGAAAGAGGGTGATGTATTTTTATGTAACCTATTAAATAAATATTCTGGTATGTTATCTAAGCAACAAATGTATCAGGCTTTAACGTATATCATACCAAGGGATCATAATTTTCATCGTTGGATTAAGAAAACCAATGTTGTACCAAATGAAAATTGTGAGTTTGTGTCTCGTTACTTTGAGTGTTCCTTAAATGAAGCAGAAGAATATATCAAAGTAATGGGAATGGATTGGTCTGAACAAATAAAAAATAAATTTGGTGGTGAAGTCAGCCGCCATATATCTAAGCCAAGAAAGGGCAAATTATGACTATGAATATCGGAATTCCGGTTCGTCTTAAGGTAGATTTCTCCGTTGTGAGAGAAACCCTTGAACGAGTAGGTATAAAAAACATCAATAAAAAGGAATTCTACCCTTCTTGTTATTGCGTGGAAACTGCTACCGATGGAATATATAGAATAGTCCACTTTAAAGAGCTATTCCCTCTCTTTAATCGTGAGTCAACTTATAATTCAGTCGATACTTTGCGCCTAAAAACCATTGTTCAACTTTTGGCCCATTGGAATCTTGTTGAACCCCAAGTTGAAATAGATGAAATTATGTCTGAAAAGGTGGCAGTCTTAAAACACCAAGAGAAAAAAGACTATAATATCATCCATAAATTTAAGTTCTCAAAGAAAATAGTGCTGGAATCTTGAAAACGACATAGTATAATATGGGCTATGAAATTTCCGGCCCACGTTATACATTCGATATTCTTTGAGATAATCGAAAAGGCAGCAACGGTCAGGAAGGCATCTGGTAAAACAGTCCTTCGTGGCCGTTGTCCTATTTGTGGCGATAGTAAAAATAAATATAAAACCCGATTCTACTGTCTTGAAAATCAAAATCATTGGGTTGTTTATTGTCATAATTGCGGATATGAAAAAAGTTTCTTAGGCTTCCTTCAAGAGAATTATCCAGAAAAAGCGGATGGATTATCTTTACAATGCTTCGAGATGATAAAATCTGGACAGGCTTTTTCTAAACGTTCATATGATAAAGAAGAAGTAAAAATAAAACCAAATCAAAAAATACATGATTATTTAACTAAATTCTTTAATGAGAAATGTATAAAGTTAACGGAACCTCAGATAGAACCAAATAAAGAAAAATTTAGGTTATATGCTCTCAAGAAGATGAAAGATAGACATATACCACAATTCTATATAAATCAGTTTTTCTTTTGTTATAAAGGTCTGTATAATTGGCGAGTGATTATCCCTTTTATTGATTCTCAGGGGCTTTATTATAACTTTCAAGCCAGAGACATACACCCAAATCCAGATATATATAGAAAAAATAAAAAGTATATATTTGCTTCGTTTAAGGACATTGATTTACCAAGTGATAAAATATATAGACAGCATCAAGTTGTAAAATCAAGGCCAGTCTATATTTGTGAAGGTATAATCGACTGCATGCACATTGAAAATGCTATAGCTCTGTGTAATGCCAATGTAACCGGAGATAAATCAGATTTTATAAGAAAAGAATATCCTCAGAGGGTTTGGATTCTTGATAGTCCTTGGCGTGATCAAACTGGATATGAAAGAACTCTCAAACTCCTTGAAATGGGAGAACGTTGTTTTATTGTTCCTCAAAAGGTTAATAATAAAGATGTAAAAGACATAAATGATATTGCTATTGCCACAGATCAGGATATAATATTACACGATTTCATTGAGCAAAATACTATTCAAGGTATGGTCGCTCTTATGAAATTGAAGACCTATAAAATTGGAAAGAAAGCATGAGAACTTTAAGTATAGAACAACTGATAAATACGCAATATAAGAAATATTCCTTATATACGGTTGAATCCAGAGCTATTCCTTATATTACAGATGGTCTAAAGCCGGTTATGCGTCGTTCTTTATGGATTGGAACTAAATTGGCTAAAGATTGGGTTAAAGTCACCAAACTGGCTGGAGCTACCCTGTCCCTGCATCCTCATGGTTCAACTTCGGTCGAGGACGCAATTTCAAGTAATGCTCAAAGATTTTCTGGTGCCAATAATGTTTGCTGGTTTAATGGAAAAGGGGCCTTCGGATCAAAAATTGTAGGTCCAGGCAATGGAATAGGTGCTGCTCGTTATGTTTCAGTAAAGCTATCAGATCACTTTTATAAGATTATGGATGTTGATCATGATTTGATAGAACTTCAAGCAAACTATGATGATACTGAACAAGAACCTAAATCATTTTTACCATTAGTTCCAACTGTTTTACTAAATCCAGTTCAAGGTATTGCTGTTGGTTTCGCGTGTAATATTCTACCTCGTAAATTGGAAGATATAATACATTGTCAAATACAGCATATACAAGGTAAAGACTTCAGAGAACCAAAAGTATTCTTTGATGGGTTTAAGGGTAAAGTTGAAAAATTAGAACATAATACTTGGAAGGTCACGGGAGTATTTGAGAAAAAGGGCAACCAACTTCATATTACAGAATTGCCGATTGGAACCAGCAGAGAACAGTTTATAAAGATATTGGATAACCTTGAAGATAAAGAAATAGTATCATCTTTTATTGATGGATGTACTGATGAGTTTGACTTTATTGTAAACCTTAAAGTTGATCTTACAGATGATGAAATATACGAGAAATTTAAGTTATATAATACAATAAATGAAAATATAAATGTAATAGATATAAGTGGTAAAATCAGAAATATGACAGTTTCGGAGATAATTAAAGAGTTTACTGATTATAGATTTAAGTTCTATTTGGCGAGATTTAAGAAACAGTTTCATGCTTTACGCGCCGAATTTGAGTTTGAAAAGGACTTATTAAGAGTTATACAGAAGGGATTATTCAAGAAATTCCCAAATCTTAAAAAGGCAGAAATACATCAACTATTATTAGAGAATGAAATCAAAGAAGAAAATATACCAAAAATAATACAAACTCCAATATATAAATTCGGTAAAGATGAGATAGAAAAGATAATAAATACATTAAAAGAACTAAAGATAAAATTGGAGAATCTGATAAAATTGTGTAAGAACGAAGATTTAAGAAAAGATGAATATATAAAAGAACTAAAAGGAATCTAATGTCCACTATATTATTTGCCCAACCTGTATTTTTGCCAGATGAAAAAAGATTACAAAGAAATATAGACTCTTTATCATCGTTCTATCAATATATGAAAAATCAACCTGAATCTATTGGACAAAATGGACTTGTTCTGGCTATAGGTGGATGGGCTAAAACTGATGATCTTTGGAGTAGATTTTGTTCTTTCGTTAAAACAATATTTGATGGCAAACTTAATGTGCTACGCTTTGATAAAAACTATGGAAAAGCTATAGTTGTAAACACTTTGATAAAGAAAATACAAGAACAAAATATCAAATTTGATTACATTTTTACTATGGATTCAGATATTATTTTCATTCAAGAGCAACGAAATATGTTTGTTCGGCTATTATATTCGGCTCATAAACTATCTTCAGTTAAAAAGATGCCATTTGGAATGATATCAATGAATCAGTCCGGTCAGAATTGTCACCTTCCTCATGTTTATGAAAATTCTGTAGACTTTACTGTTACAATTAATAATATTGTGTATACAGAAAAATTGGTTTGGCCAACTAATCCAAGTGGAATGGCCGGCGGGTGTTTATTCATTAGTAAAGATTATTGGTGCAAAGTTGGTGGGTATAAAGTATTTGGGGTTTATGCTGGCGATGATGCTCATTTGTTATTGGATTGTGGGCGAATGGGATTTTCATATCAAATGTTTCACACATTAAGTATATTACATCCTATGGATAACGATGAAGAATATGCCCGGTGGAAGGTTCAAGCTTGTCAAGGAGATACAAGAACTGGATTAAAACAAAATATTGATTCTTCTATTAAAAATGCTGATGATTTTTGGGATAAACGATGAATGTATTTTGTAATCCTACGGTGATTTTAATATATGGTATGCCCGGTAATGGTAAATCATTTTTAGGAAACGAAATACATCAATTATCTAAAAATTCAATATTAATTCACAGTGATCTTTTATTTCATGAAGATGGTGATAGAAGAATAATGTGGGATTTTTATAATAGTTTTCCAAATGGTAACATATATGACATAACGCTATCAAAAGAATTTACTAAATATAAGTTTTTAATGATATATAAATTGGTAAATAAAATAGAAAATATATTAGATGAGAACAAGTTTATTTCGAATATTATTATTGAAGGGTTTTCAGTTAAATATTTGATTGATTACTTAGAACTTTATTTTAAGGAAAAAAATATTACTAAAGTATTGAAGTTCGAGATGAAAGCTAAAGAGATATTTAACGGAGATAATACAGTTATTGCTAATACTGATAAAAAACTCGACAGTATAAAACGACTTATAACAGATGGCAATATATTAACTAAATCAAATTACCAATCTTTTGATTTTTTAGGTGATTGTAAAAAAGATAGCAGTTCTTGTGCTAAATATGAGTGTGCTAAATTAGATGATATTTCTCTTGAAAATAAGATAGTATTGGATATTGGTTGTAATGCTGGGTATTTTATTTATCGATTACTTAATAAAAATCCCGAGAAAGTTATTGGATTGGATAATAGTGGGCATTATTGTTCAATAGCATATGAAATCAATAAGACTTATTTTGATTCTAATAAAGTTTTAATAATAAATGATTCTCTATTTAATATAAACGAAAGAGTTCATTTCATTTTATGTACATCAACTTTACATTATTTTGTTGATCAGCAGCAGAATTTTTTCGATAAATGTTTTGACCTTCTTTATGATAATGGTCATTTGTTGGTTGAAGTTGAAGAATATGACCATAATGAAATGCCAGAAATTATAAAAAAGAGTAGAAATAATAGTCTTAGTTTTCTTGACTATCCCAATGAAAAAATGGTTCTTGAAATGATTAAAAATAAGTTTATAATACAAGACAAGTTTAAATCTGTATTTCAACCGGGGCAATTTTTTGATAGGTATTTTTATTCATTGAGGCGACTATGAGATTAGACTTAAAAGACTTAACATTTAATATACCAATACGATATGACACAGAACATCGTATACAAAATATAAATTTGATTGTAGATTATATTCAATCTCATTTTGACACTAATATAATTGTAATGGAAGAATCATCGACACCAAGATTCGATTATCTTAGGAATAAAGTTAATTATATTCATAAACATAGTAATGAACAGCATTTACATAGAACTAAATGTCTAAATGAAATGTCAAAAGTATCAAAAACTCCATATATTGCTAACTATGATGCTGATGTACTTTTTAGAGTTCAACAATACATTGACGCTATAAACATTTTAAGAAACTCTCAAGCAGATTTAGTGTTTCCGTATGCTGGCAGATTTATGGAATGTAATCGTGATCGTTTTTTCAATAGGATAAACGAATCAAAATCTGTTGAATGGATAAACGAATCAGACCTTCATTGTAATCATCCTCAATCAGTTGGTGGGGCTATTTTTTGGAATAAATCAAAATTTGTATCTATTGGAATGGAGAATGAGAATTTTAAGTCTTGGGGTTGGGAAGATGGAGAAAGATTTGTACGAGCGACAAAACTTGGACTTAGACCAGCAAGAACATTTGGAATTTTATATCATATGGACCATCAAAGATTAGCAGATTCAACTCAAAATAATCCACATTACCAGAATAATATAAATGAATTTTCTAAAGTACAACATATGAGTCCTGCCGAATTAAATAATTATATAAAAACATGGGAGTGGCGATGAATATAATATTACCAATAGGTGGTCGTGGTGAAAGATTTAAGACTGATGGATATAGATTTCCAAAACCTCTTATAAATGTATTTGGTAAGCCTCTTATATTATGGGTGTTGGATAATCTTAATGTATCCGATGATGATAAGCTTTTTATTGTATATAATGAAGAACTTGATAACTATAATTTTAGTCAGATAGTAAAGTTTAGATATAAAAAGGCTAAGAATCTAAATTTTATAAAGATAAATTATTATACAAGAGGAGCAGCAGAGACTTTACTTTGTGGTTTAAATCAGATTCCAAAAGAAGATATGGATAATCTGACGGTTTCTCTTGATTGTGACACCTTTTACGTTGATGATATTATAACAAAATGTAAAGAAAATAATAATAATCTTATATTTTATTTTAATGATGTTGAAGAGAAACCAATTTATTCATACATTAAAACAAACAATATTGGTCAGGTTGTTGAAATAAAAGAAAAAATAAAAATATCCGACAACGCGAACACCGGAGCTTATTGTTTTAGAACAGCCAATCTTCTCAAATCATATTGTGAAAAACTTATTAGTACTCAATTAAGTCAAGATAAAAAAGAATACTATGTCTCTCTTTTATATGATATGATTATTCGGGATATGGGTATTGTTTATTCAGCTAAAGTTGAAAAATTCCATTGTTTAGGTACACCAGAGCAAGTTCAGTCTTTTTGTTTATTGAATCAAGAGAAAACGAAACCAAAGAGATTCTGTTTTGATCTTGACAATACCTTAGTAACATATCCAGTTATTGATGGTGATTATACTTCAGTTTTACCTATACAAACTACAATAGATTATGTTAAATCATTAAAGCGTTTAGGTCATACGATAATAATATATACTGCCAGAAGAATGAAAACTCATAGTGGTAACGTTGGCGCTATAATTGCTGATGTTGGCAAGATAACTATTGATACATTGGCAAAATATGACATACCATACGATGAGCTTTATTTTGGTAAACCTTATGCTGACTTTTATATAGACGATTTAGGTGTCAATCCTTATTATGATATGCCAAAAGAACTTGGTTTTTATAAAGATACCATAGATGCTCGTTCATTTAATAGTATAGAATTTCAAGATAAAACTATTATAAAAAGATCGAAAAATGGTAAATCTCTTGGTGAAATAACTTGGTATAGGCATTTAACTCCAAACTCTATTGCTTCAATCTATGTTCCAAAATTGATTTCACATAATTCGGATGAGACTGAAATGACAATTGAACGTGTTGATGGTATTCCAGTTTCTTTATTATATATTAATGGTTCTATGACAAATGATATACTTAACTCTATATTTCGTGGGCTTTACTATATTCACATTCATCAAACAGAACATATTGATATTCCAATAGATAATTGTTTTTACACTAACAAGCTTCGTGAGCGGTATGAATCTTATGATTATTCCTATTTAGGACCAGATATACATAACGAATATCTGGATTTAATGTCAAAATTAAGTCAATATGAACAAAAAATTTCTCAAAATACTTTTATACACGGAGATTCAGTTTTAACGAATATATTGCTTACTAAAAAATCTGATATAATGTTTATTGATATGCGTGGAACCGTATTTGGAGATAAACTGTATGATTATGCTAAATTATATCAGTCAATAATTGGATATGATTTTATTCTTAATGATAAGCCTATAAATGATGATTATGTTAATAAATGGAAGACGATAATAGAACGTAATGTTACGACTACATTTACCGATAGAACAATAGAAGACCTCAAGTTGGTTACTCGCAGTTTATTATTTACTCTTATTCCATTACATAATAACGAAAAGTGTCATCAATATTACAAACTTATAAAGGATATTAAATGAGAACCGCTCTTTTATTTTATGGTCAGTTTAGATTTGTTGAAGAATGCTTCCAATCAATTAAACAAAATCTTATAGAACCAAATTTCCCTGATATATTCTTTCATGGTTGGTATAGTGATGATGAAATAACCCAACCGTATAAGTTTGGCGGTAATGGCGGTTGGCAACATCAGAGAATAAAAAAAGATGCTCATAAAAAAGCCTTTGAGTTATATTCTCCAGTTAAGACAAAAATTGAACCTTCAAAAAAATTTTTAGATAAGAATATGGATTTCAGTCTTAGTATTCAGAGATATTATCGTGGCGCTTTAGAACGACCGGACATGAATCCAGACTTTCGTAATAAGATGATAAACAACATTCATAGTATGTGGTATTCAATTCACCAAAGTAATTTATTAAAACAAGAATATGAACTTGATCGGGACTTTAAGTACGATTGTGTAATACGAAGTAGGTTTGATAATGTAATAAAAACAAGAATTGAAGTTGCTTCTTTAGATTTAAGTAAAATACACTATATTGAAATGGGTCAACCCGCACCTATGGTTTCAGATTGGTTGAATATCGGTAATAGTCAAAATATGGATGTTATAAATTCAATATATCCAAACATTAGTAAATATGTAGAACTTACCAAACGGGATACTGGTGGTTCTTTTTGTAGTGAGTTATTGATAAGAAAAGCTGCTGATATGTTTGGTATTCCAGTACAACAACAAGGGTGGCATGTAGAATTGCCGAGGTTTTAGAACATGATAAATAACAAAAACGTCATTCTATGGGTTCCTGCGGGTCGTCAACGGTATATGGAACTTCTCATACCCCATCTTATAAAGAATATTGAGTATGTTGACGAGATTCATTTGTGGCGGAATACTCGTAATGACTCAGATGCTCGTTATCTTGAGTCTCTTGCTAATGTACATCCAAAAATAAAAATAAGAGAACATGGTAGACAGGAATATAAAGGTAAAGTCGAATATTTAAGGTTTGTCTATCCAGAATATAAAGAATCTAATACAGTCTATATAAAAGTCGATGATGATGTTGTATATATTGAGCCAAACAAGCTAAAATCATTTATAGAATTTCGTATAAACAACCCACAATATTTTCTTGTTTACCCAATGACTGTCAATAATCCATTTTGTATGTGGAAAGCTTCTCGTTTAGGTATAATCCCAAATCTACCAAGCACTTATGACTCTTGGGAATCTACAATAAAGACAGTTAAACCAAAAATACAACGTCGCTCAGAACCTCGCCTTACTCATTATATGGATGAAAAACAAGTTCTTTGTCCTGATTTTTGGGGTAATAACGATAATGCCTTAATGTTCCATAGACAACTGATTGAACATGGTCCAAATAAGTTCCATATGCCTAATTGGGAGTTGACTAATAACGAAACAGTTTCAATCAATTTTATATCATGGTTGGGCGAGTCATTTCAAGAGTTTAATGGACAAGTTGATTCGTTTGAGGATGAAACTTGGCTTGCGACATTCTATCCAATATACTCCAATAAAATAAACTGTGTATATGGGGATTTTGTTGTTTCTCATTTCTCGTATTACCCTCAAATGAAATTTCTTGATTCAACTGATTTATTGATGAGTTATGGTAAAATAAATGACTAAAGGGATATGAAATGAAAATTATTATATGGGGATACCCCCTTCATTCACATACACATTCTTATATTCATGATGCTTTTTATCGAACGTTTAAGCACATGGGATATGAGACATATTGGTTTCATGATGGTGGATATCCAAAAGACTTTAATTGGGATGATTGTATTTTTTGGACTGAGGGGTTTGCTGACAAGAATATTCCACTAAATAAAACATCAACTTATTTTGTTCACGTTTGTCCAAATCCTCGCAAATATATAGGACAGGTAAAGAGATTCATTGATGTTCGGTATAATCACCTATGGCACAATGATCACTGTTATTCATACACAATCAATAAATCAGAGTTAAAAAAGGTCGGACCTTGTTGTTATCTCCAAGAAAAAGAGAATAAACAAATCAGAGTCAAGAATAACTATCAAGACTATATGATTGAAGATTATGATAAACTGTATTTCACATGGGCGGCCAATTTCTTCCCAGAACAGTTCAATTTAGATGATGTAAACTATCCAAGAAAAAATGTTATAAACTTCTGCGGTAATCTGACTTCTAATGGTCGGTGTGAAAATTTGTCAACATTTAGACCATTTATAGATGAATGTAATAAGCATCATATTCCATTTATCCACAATTGTCCATTCTCTAATCCATTAAGTGATGATGAAGTAATCAAACGAACAAAAGAATCATTACTTGGTGTTGATATTCGTGGACCAGAACATATTAGAAATGGATATGTACCATGTCGAGTCTTCAAATCAATAAGTTATGGCCATCTTGGTATGACGAATTCCAGAGAAGTATTCAATGAAATGGAAGGACATTGTATCTTTAACGAGAATACGGATCAATTGTTTCACGATGCTATGGCTAAGAAAGACGATAAGGAATATATAAGAACTTCGATGTTATACGTTCGTGATAACCACACTTATATAAATAGAATAAACACCATATTAGGAATAATCTAATGAAAACAATCACAGAAATAGCAAAAAAATATTTTACCGATAAAGGTATTGAACTTATTCACGAAGGCAGAAATATTGCTCATGGATATTCTGTTCTATATGATCGCTATTTTGGTCATATGAGAAATGATACGTTGAATATTCTTGAGATTGGGTTAGGTGATGCTGCCGGAAGTGCGTTCTTATGGGCAGAAGTTTTTCCTAATGCTCAAATATATATGGCTGATTATGATCACAATAAAATAAATCGGTTCATGCCACAGGTTCCAAAAAATGTTCATATGATTTATGCCGATCAATCAAACCGAAACTCGCTGAACAATTTGTCTAGCCAGATTCCTAATAATATGGATATAATAATAGATGATGGTAGCCATAAGAATGATCACATTATATTATCGTTTGATGTTCTGTTTCCTAAATTGAAAGATGGTGGAGTTTATATAATTGAAGACACATATCAATCCTATACGGAATCGGGTGAAACCCCAATTATGTTCTTTAAGGATATCATTGACCGTATAAATGATTATTTGTCTGATAAAAAAGATATATATGGAATAAACTCAATACATTTTTATCGCAACCTTATTCTCGTTTTTAAGGGTGAAAAAATAACAAAATGACCATTGGCGCATATTTACAGGTATATAAAAATAATAATAAAGTTGATTTTGTTTTAAGCAAGTTTCGTGAAATATACCCTGATGCTCCAATATATCTTGTATCTGATGCGGGCGACGATTTTACAGAGTTATCAAAAAAATATAATTGTTTTTATGAACATGCTACATTGAATACTGGAGTTAGTCATATCGGGTTTAATAAAGAACAGACCCTAACTTGGCTTCTCCGATTCTATAATGCTTGTAAATATGTAAATACGGACCACATTATATATCTTGAGGATGATGTTTTAGTAAGACGCCCAATACAAATAAACCCAGAATGGAATATTGCTGGAGTACTCATAAATGAGATACCAGCATGTATAGTCGAGTATCTTAGAACTAAACATAATGCCGTTTTTAATACTACTTTATATGGTGCTTGCGGTGGAACAATATATAAATGTAGCGAACTAATAAAAATCTACGATAATATGGTTTCGTTTATTAACTCTGATTTTGACGTTTTTTATCGTGATCTTGGTGTACATTTTGGATTTCTTGATATGTTCATGCCTATATTTTTTATGATGAATGGATATAGATATGAACAGAATACAGAATTGATAGAAAGTCATCGGAATTCAAGTTGGAGACATTCACATCATTCAATAGTACATGGTAAGGAAATCTATGGCTGAAGGAAAATCATACACAAGTAATGTATCTAAACTACTTAAACATCTTGACAAATTACAAGGATTACAGAATGGTGTTGTTTCGCCAATTATGGTTCATCTTGCTCTTACTAATATATGTAATCTTCGCTGTTCTTTTTGTTGCTTTGCTAATCGTAAGCGGAGCGAAGTTCTATCGTTAGATGATGTAAAATCTGTTCTGAATCAATTTCGTCAGTTAGGTACAAGTGCTGTTGAATTTACTGGCGGCGGTGAACCTCTTTTACACCCTAATATAAATGACATTGCTCAATATGCTTATGATTCTGGTTATAGTCTTGGAGTTTGTACTAATGGAACATGTGTAAACCGAATAAAGAATTGGGATTTATTCAAGTGGGTACGTTTAGGTCTTTATTTTGTAGATAACGATTATAATATTGATATTGAATACCTTAAGCAATTCAAGCAAGTAGATATTAGTGGTGCTTATGTGTGGGACAATCCAAATCCAGACTTATTCTATAAAATGATAAACTTCGCAGAAACCCATAAAATTCCAACTCGTATTGCCGTAAATGCTATCAAACCAACTGATCAAATCCTGAGAGACATGGATATTGTGAGCGAACAGTTAAGTAAGGTTGATCGGAAGTATGTATTCTTGTCTGACTTTAATCTCAAAACAGAACGTCGAAATAATAAGTGCTTTGTACATATGATAAAACCATTTGTATTCCCTGATAGAAACGTATATGCTTGTCCATCAGCAGAACTCGCAGTAGAAAATGGAATAAATGTAAACGATGAATTTAAGTTATGTAGCATTGATAAAATATTAGAATTCTATCAAAAAGGTGTATCAGTTCGTAATCATAACTGTTCATTCTGTAAATACGCTCAACAAAATGAATTGATTGAAGACCTATTAGTGAGGACAACCCACAATGAATTCGCCTAAATACGATGAAGATTATTATGAGAATGGTATAAAATGTGGAATAAGTGGATACGAAAATTATCACTATATGCCAACCAGAAGTTATAGCGAAGCAATTTCAATACATAAAAACATAGAATTTACTGATTGTATAGATTATGGTTGCGCTAAAGGGTTTCTGGTACACGCACTAAATCAATTAGGACATTATACTATTGGCTTGGATATTAGTGAGTATGCTATTCAACATTGTTTGCCGACAGTACAAGATAAGGTATATTTACTTAATGATACAATTACAAATATGGGATTTCAGACTGACCTTCTCATAGCTAAAGACGTACTTGAACATATAGCAGAACAAGACATTACAACGGTATTATCTGACTTCAAGAATGTGTGTAATAAAGCTCTTTTAGTAATACCCCTTGGCGACAACGATTTATTCCGAATACGAGAATATGAAATAGATAAAACTCATATAACTAAAAAGAATGAAGATTTTTGGATTGATAAGATAAGGGAAGTTGGATTTAAGTTGACATCATTTGATTATTGTTTAGGAGACGTTAAAAAGAAGTGGGTTGACCAGTATCCCCATGGCAATGGCTTTTTCATTATTGAGAGCTAACCATGGATAAGACCTTTTTTTATATAGTTGGTGGTCAGCAAGTCCATTATGATAATATTATGCGGAGTATTAGAAGTCTTCGCCAATTTGATAAAAAATCCAAAATAATGATATTTGAGGTTGGTGATAAGTTAAAGACAACAGCAGATTATATTGTTATCAATCAACCAAATATTATTGATTTAAACCATAAAGGTAAGATCGGGTTCAAGTTTTGGAAGCAGAAATACGTTGCCGCCCTTTACGTTAATACAGAATACGGCATATATATGGACAGCGATACAGTTGTTGTTAATGATAATTTTGACGAACTGTTGACAAAAATAGGTGATAAAGTTGGTTCGGCTCAACATTTTTGGGTTCCTACAATTGGGGAATTTCATAATAAGGCTGTTCCACCGCAGAATAGGCAATCGTTTAATTCTGTGATATCTCGGCTCGGTTGTTCAAATGACACTCCATTGTTTGCTGGCGGAATCTTTATGTTTAAGAATACTCCAATAATAAAAAATATAATGAATGATACCTTATATGTTTATGATGATGTTTATTCTGTTGATTCATCTTATATAACTGGATTAACGGATGAGATATTCTTTTCAGGCATATTAAACAAGTACAATTCCTCATATAGATTAAATGGAGCATTAAATCATTGTTGTATGGGTGATGCTTTGATGCCAGTAAAATATGAAAATGGATTGTTATATGGACGGAACACATGGGAGTCTGAATGGGAGAAAATAACCTTATTCCATTGCGATCCTACGAGAAGAAATCCCGCCAAAGATTATAATGGTATAGTACAGCAACAAATACAGAAAGCGTGGTCAGTATGAGATTTTGTATAGTTGGTCCAGGAATAATGCCAATACCACCTACCGGCTGGGGTGCTGTTGAAATTCTTATTTGGGATTATGCTCAAACTTTACAAAATCTTGGCCATGAAGTCCGAATCGTAAATACACCTAATCATCAAGATATAATCCGTCAATGTAATGAGTTTAATGCCGATATTACCCATATACAATACGATGATTTTTGGCATGTTGTTCCTCATATCAATAGCAGAATCAAAGCTATTACGAGCCATTACGGTTATATTACCCAAGTCGGTCAACGTCCAATAACACAGGGATACATACCAATCGTAAATGGCTTTAAGCAAATATCAGATAAAGCATATATATTTTGTTTATCACCCGAAATAAAACAATCATATATAAGGTTAGGTATTCCAGAAAATAAATTGGTCGTAACTCCTAATGGTGCCAGAACCGATTTATTTAGATATTCTCCAACATGTGAGTTAGCCGACCAATCAATCTTCTTGGCTAAAGTTGATTACAGAAAACGTCAACGGCTCGCTCAAGTTGGCGCTAATGTTTACTTTGTTGGTAATATTGATAGAAACAACTCTGGTGGGTTTATCCAAGACAGATTTTATCATGGTGAATGGACAAAACAACAAATATACCAAGACTTAACCAGATACGCCAACTTAGTATTATTGTCTGACGGTGAAGCAGATCCGTTAGTGACAAAAGAAGCAATGATGTCCGGTTTGGGATTGGTTATATCAGAATATTCAACCGCTAATCTTGATTTATCTAAGCCCTTTATTGATGTGATACCAGAATCCCGTATAAATGATGCTGGCTATGTAAAATCAGTTATAGAATCAAATCGTATCAAATCAGCATCAATGAGATCAGAGATTCGTCAATATGCTGAACAAAATTTTAGTTGGTCTGCCTTGATAGAGAAATATGTTCAGATGATTGGGGGTTTAGTATGAATGTTGGAATAATCATAATAGCAACGCACAAATATATCAGATTTGTTCCTCAATTATATCAATCAATAAAAGATAATTTCTTGAAGAATCATAATGTATCTGTATTTGTTCTTACTGATCAACCTGAAGTGCCAAATGGCTGTATAAAGGTTCCATTTCCACACAGACCTTGGCCATATTCAACTCTTATGCGATTCCATGGATTTACAGACAATCAACAGTACTTTAATGGTCAGGATTACTTATATTATATTGATGCTGATACAAGAGTCATTAATGTTGGTGATGAAGTGTTAGGCGATTTGGTTGGAACGGTTCATCCTGGTTGGTACAATCGTAGACCAGTAGATTTGTGTTATGACCGAAATCCTGTGAGTAAAGCATATGTCAAACCGGGTGATGGAAGACATTATTATTTTGGAACGTTCTTTGGTGGTAAAGCCTCTGAGTTTATGAAAATGTCGCATACGCTAAGAAATAATGTTGAAGAAGATTTATCAAAGAATACAATAGCACTCTGGCATGACGAGTCTCATATGAATAGATATTTCATTGATAATCCACCAACAATCTCATTACATCCTGGTTATGGTTATCCCGAAAGTTGGAGATTGCCATTTGATAAGCACATTTTGGCTTTAGATAAAAATCACGAAGAAATTAGAACTTAGATAAACTTAAATGGTATTTCGTAATGAGGACTATTTGGATTTAGACCATATATATTTTCGGTAGATATTACTTTACCACCTAAAAATATCTGATTCAATATGTCGTTCCCAAAGTAATGATTTAGTCCAGCATGATTAAGATTTTCATTTTGTACACGGTTTACTGGAATATTCATGATTTTAGATTCGTTGAAACATAACATAAGAGTCTTTGACATAGTTCCGCTTTGAGAATCAAGATATCCTTCTAAGGTGTTTGGCGCTCGGTAATTGCCGTTGAAGAACATATGCTTAATGTCAGAAAATCTAAATATATGACCATCTAAAGATAAAGGATACTCCCAATCAGAAGGGAACGGAGTCTGTCTCTTCCAATTCCATGTCCTATCTTGGTTGAATGGCGGAAGTGAACATGATTTCTTCTGAGTATAGCAATAGTTTATATGTGGAGATAGACGTAGACTTAATGTTAATATATCTGGTCGGTTGAAAAATGTCTTAACTTCTGTTTCGTTTAATGAAAAGTTGCGAATAAAAACAATATCATCAACGAGAAACATTTTATACTCGTCATCATTTAGATTAGATAATAAATCATTTCTAAAGTTAGATTCTTTTACGTAACTAAATTCAGGATGTATCTGTCTTACTTTATTATATCCAGCATCAAAATCTGGAGTTGTTGCCCGATAAATTACTTTAATATCGGCAAATCCAATCCATTTGTCTTTTATAGAACGCAAAAGAAGTTCAAGTTGGGCGGTTCTGTCTTTACTGAATATTAGGGTCTGCATGACAACTATTATATTATCTTTCTAAAAAATATAAATACGATAGTGAGGGCCGCTTATGACTGATACCTCCAACACCGAACAATTCAAAAAAGATGTTGAAGCATATCCGAAAAAAAGACAAACCCTAAACCCAAATAAGACATGTAAATTCATAGACGACATATCTCAAAAATTACAAAATAACGTTATTGGACAAGATGATCCAATAAAAGCAATAGTTGATGGCCTTTCAAGAGTTGTTTCAGGTGTAAAGAATCCAGAAAAACCTATATTGACGATGTTATTATTAGGTTCAACTGGTGTAGGTAAAACAGAAACAGTTAAGGTAATGGCCGAAGCTTTTTTTGGAAGTCGTTCATCATTTACAAGAATTAACTGCGAAGAACTATCAGAGAGCCATACAATTTCTAAATTACTCGGTTCTCCTCCAGGTTATATCGGTGGAGAAATACAACCATTGTTAGCTCAAAACTTTATAGATGATCCTTGTCAAGAAGCTTGGGATGAAAAGAAAGGTATCTTCTCCGGTGATCTATCCATACCACTTAAGTTCATAAACCCAGCTAAAGATGAACACCTATCAATTATACTTTTTGATGAAATTGAAAAAGCACATCAAAAAGTGTGGACATCATTACTCGCAATTTTAGATGATGGACACTTAACTTTATCAAATACCAACGAAGTCAATCTTAGACACTCCATTATAATCATGACTACCAATGTTGGCTCTCGGGAACTGGATCAAACAATAAGTAAGGCATCGCTGGGGTTCCAAATAGAAGACGCTAAACAACAAAATACTGAAGTCAAGCATGAGGCAATTACAGCAGTTAAAGAATACTTCCCACCAGAATTTTGTAATCGGTTTGATAGTATAATCGCATTTAACCTATTGACAGAAAAAGATTTACGAAAAATTCTAACCTTACATCTTGATAAATTTCAACAACAAATAATACATACATCAACACCAATTAAACTCTCATATAAGAAGAAATTTTTAGATTTAGTTATTAAAGAGGGTACAAGTGTTCAACATGGAGCCAGACACTTAAGTAGAGCCATACAGAACTTGGTTATTACCCCTATTTCTAAAATGATTGCCAGTGAACAACTTATTGGTGGGGATAACGTTATATTGACTGTAAATAGAAATAAACCTAAATTTATAAGAGAAGAACGTACAGATAAACAAATAGAAAATTGGATTAAGAAAAAAGGCAAAAAGAAGCACATCAAATCTTAATATAAACATCATAATTTCTTAATCGTTGTATTGTATAAATCCTGGTATGAAAATCAAAACACTATTCCTATCCGACATACATCTTGGTACCAAATTTTGCCAAGCAAGAAAACTACTACAATTATTAAAATCATTAGAATCAGAAGATGGAAAACAATATAATGTAGAAAATTTATTCCTCATTGGTGATATTATTGACTTTGAGCATCTAAATAGAAAAAATGAATGGGCGCATGAACATTGGCAGGTTATTCAGAAATTCCTAAGAATGAGTAGAAAAGGCGTTAATGTAGTTTATATTTCCGGTAATCATGATTTGGCTGTATCTTGGCTCAAAAATCAATCATATGGAAATATCATGTTCAAGGATTCTATGATTTATACAGTAAATAACGGTAGAAAATATCTCTTACTTCATGGACATCAGTTTGACACTGCTATACACTCAATGCCTTGGTTATATTGGTTGGGTGATACGTCTTATACCATAGCTCTTTATATAAATTCAATTTTTAGTTCATGTAGATCGTTGTTTGGATATAAAAGTGAATGGTCTTTATCACATTGGCTTAAATCAAAAGTGAAACAAGTTGTCAAATATGCCTCTGATTATGAAAAATTAGTTGTAAAATATTGCGAGAAATACGGTTGCGAAGGTATTATATTGGGTCACATCCATATAGCAGCCAATCATAATATTGAAAACATACATTACTTAAATTGTGGTGCTTGGGTTGAAATGTGTACTGCCGTGGTTGAATATCACGATGGTACTATGGAACTTATCACCTTATAAAGTCCTTGATTTCTTATTTTATCTTTATATAATATGGTCCAGAATTAAAAGGACAATATATGTTAACGAGTTTATTTGCTGGCGGTGCTATTATAGGTACATTGGTTGGTTTTTGGTCAACTATTAAAATGTATCTGATGAAAATATATAGTTTGTTTGTCGTGACTATTCATTTCAAGAACCCATTAGCAATAGAATCCGCACTTTATTATTTGTTTGAGCATATGAAGGTATCAAAAATAAAGACACATTCTGTTGTTGGTCTGTGTTTGTATAAGCGATCAATTAACGCATATCGTTCCTTTTTATTCGATATGCCACCAACAGGCTCTCAAATTTATTGGCGCGGGTGGAAACCAGTATTAGTGAATGTTGATGATAAAGCTTTTTCAATATCTTTCATACGAGGATTTTTTAATTACACTAAACTATTAAAAGATATAGAAGATTATTATAATAAAGTTTCATATACAAAAGAAAAGATGAACAGATTTCATATACAGCAATGCTTTGGTTCATTAAAACGTAAAGATTCTGAATCAGAATATCCATCACCTCTTTCGTATAATGGCAATTCCGCCGAGGCCACGGTTCCTGTTGAAACTTCAACGAATAATGGTATGGAGAAGACAATATTAAATATTATTTTAGGTGGAGCAGGGTCAAATATTTCTCCGCTATTCCATGATAAATCTGATGTTGGTCAACGTATCATAAAGAATCCTATAGATATGATGGCATTAAATTCCGATTCAATGGCTATGGTTGAAGATATTAAGCATTGGTATAACAGTGAGTCTTGGTATAAAGATCGGTTTATTCCATGGAAGAGAGGGTTTTTACTTCATGGCAATCCTGGCAATGGTAAATCAAGTTTGACAAGATTGCTTGGTATGGAATTTAATATGCCCATTTTTGCTTTTGATTTATCTACGTTTACTAATGGGCAATTTATTAACGAATGGAAATGTCGAACGTCTAATTGGTCCCCTTGTATTATGTTATTAGAAGATATAGATTCAGTATTCAATGGAAGAAAAAATGTTACCGGCTATGAAAATGCTTTGACTTTTGACTGCTTGCTTAATTGTATTGATGGAGTTGGGTCAAATGATGGTGTAATAACTATCATAACAACCAATAAAATTGACACTATTGACGAAGCTATAGGAAAACCAAATGGCGATGGATTAACAACTCGCCCTGGTAGAATAGATCGTCTTGTTGAAATGACTCCACCTAATGAAGAAGGTCGTAGAAAGATTGCTAAAAGAATATTAAGAGATTATCCTGACCAGATTGAATCCGTTGTACATGTAAGTCATAACGATAGTGGCGCTCAATTCCAAGAACGTTGTACTCGTCTGGCACTTGAGTTATATTGGAAAGACAAAAAGGATTGACTTTCAAGTTTCTTCAAGTAAAATACAACCAAGGAGACGAACATGGGCAGATACGGTGATTTAGATCAAACTGTGGCTGGTTCTGTCATGGTTGTAAAAATGCCAGATGGATCTACAGAATTGGTCGAACAAGTAGAAAACAATGGTAAAAAAGAGTGGATTTTCGTTAAAGATCGCATTCGTAAACAAAAAGAAAATGAAGATTTTGATGCCAGATTCGCTAAAACTGAAACTAAACCAGACGATGAAAATAAAGTCAAAACTGAACCTATTACTCGTAAGAAAATAGGAAAACTTCATGAATTTGACCCACAACCTAATCCGGCAGAGCATATAAATTCTGACCTCGGTGACACAACTAAACAATTAACGAAAACACAAAAACACCTATATGCTCACTTGATTGAAGTTCTTGGCGGACATCCTGCTTCAATCTTACAAAATGGATTAAGTCAAAAAATATTGGATAGTCTAAAGAAGAATCCAGTGATTGTATCGACTGTTTTAGAAATCATAAAGGCTATTGATCATCCAGCATGGAACTCGGTTGGAGATTTGTTGAAAGAGTTTAGAAATGCCTGACTTTATCTGTCCACTATGCCAAAATACCCTTCAACATTATAAAATAAATAAGAATCTTGATCATTATGCCGATAGTAATTTTGGCGTAAATATATCATATGAAATGGTTTCTTGTTCAAGTTGTTTGTATAATGTTGAACTTAATGAAAATTGGACTGGAAAATATTTAATAATCGCTAAAGATGAACTTAAGTTACTTAAAGATAATGGTTGGACTTTGGTTGGCTTATATCCTCTGAAAATAAGAAAAGAAATGCTTAATGTTGTTGGTGATTATGAAGTTTTAAGTGAAGTGACTAAAATAAAACAAATTCTGTACAGTAAAAAGACTTGACAATCATTTTTTATTTTGTATAATCATCAGCAGATATGAAGAACTATGTATATCAGTCTGAATCCTTGTCATTCTCAAGAGTTGATTGATGATGTTCTGGCAGTTATTGGTGTAGAAGATTTATATGAATTCTATGCTAAATGGTCAGAATCACATAGGTATTTCCATAACTTAGATCATTTATATAGTATTGTAATGGCTGTACATGATAAATATAAAAATGATGAACATACGTATGTAGTTTATATGTTGGCCGCGATGTTCCACGATATTGTATATGAACCAAATAGAACAGATAACGAAGTAAAGAGTGTAGAAGTATTTAATCATTATGTCAATCCATTAGACTTATCCAAGAAAACAATAGATGAAGTCTGTTCTTTGATCTTGGCAACTGCGGATATGAATGATGATAACGATTTCAACCAGATGGATCGAAAAATCTTAACAGAAACCTCCATCAGCAAACTCATTGATTACGAACACAAAATCGCTAAAGAATATCAGTATTTAGATTATCCAACTTATAAGAAAAATCGTATTGAATTCTTAACAAAATGTCTGACTAAGTATCCTAATTTGGCTCCATTAATCGATTATGTACAGAATAGAAAAATCTCTGTGGGGTGTTATTTCGGAACCTTCAATCCATTTCACGTAGGGCATTATAATATCTTAGAAAAAGCCAATAAGTTATTTGATAAAGTTGTTGTTGTTTTAGGGATGAATCCAGATAAATCATATGATCATACTATGAATACTCGGCTAACAACGCTCAAGAATACACTAAAATATTACGAAGTTGATGATATGGGCGCTGGAACGCAAGTACATTATATGAATAACATGATTGCGTCTGGTATGTATTCATTGGTGACTGCGATAAAAGGACTAAGAAATGAACGGGATTTGGTTGATGGCTTTGAATCAGAATATTGGTCAAAGAAACTCGGTAATTATAATGTTGTTTATCTATCATGTGATGAACAATATAAAAATGTTTCTTCAAGAGGAATCAATATGTTAAACCGATATGATGCTCGTAAGGCTGAACAGTTAATTTTTAAACCAAAATGAATTTAGTTGTCCACTGTAAGAAATCAGAATATGCGGTTTACATTGGTCGTCCGTCTATTTGGGGCAATCCGTTTGAAATTGGTAAAGACGGAACCAGAAAACAAGTAATAGAAAAATATGAAGAATATTTATTAAACAATCCAAATCTTTTAATTAAACTTCCAGAATTGAAAAATAAGATTCTTGGTTGTTGGTGTTCGCCACTTGCTTGCCATGGTGATATTCTGGTAAAATACGCAAATCAAGATAAATTAGATGAATGGATAAAAGAAAGACTTGAAATAATTAAAATGTTTGATATAATGTAATCATCTGGCCCGTAAGCCGGTAAAGGAGTTGTTCCTATGTTGTCTTATAATCCATTACACAATTGTGTTCATTTAGCAATAGATAATGCCTTAAACAATTATGAACAACTTAAAACAAAGCTTAACTTTATAAATTCTCGTAAAGCTTTTGTACAAGAATTCCTTACTTATCATATTCGGTTTCCTCGTCAATCTGGACACACTTCTTCTATTAAAGAATGTGTCAATTATTATGAGGAAATTTGCCCATCTGCCATTTTTCTTCCTACTATTCATTTTATTCGTGGTTTTCAGAGAGATGTTCCAAAAGATTGCTTAGTTCTTTGTGCTAAGTCGATATATGATGATAATTTACATGGTATTCGCATTAACAGTATGTTTGTTGATTGCACCAGCTTGATATCAAATGCTCAAAAAGATAAGATAATTGAGCATGCTTGTAATCAGCCTGACTTAAAATTTCTTATGTTTTTAGAATAATCTTCTTGATTTGTCTTATAGTTTAGGTATAATATCGCATGCCATCCAACGAAGCTACACTTAAATTGATTGCTGGCATTCGTGCTAAACACGTTGAACCACAATCATCTTCTACAGCTTGTCCAATGAAAGTAGAAAAACGAATAGAAGAGTTTGAATTAGAAAAGATATTTAATCAAATTCAGAAAGAAAGTCCTGTTGTAATTGATGATCATTGTCATGCTGTTCTAAATGATAGTTGTTGTCCTAAACCGCCGAATATGAAATCTGGAGACGATCTTTATATGCCAGTATGTAAAGAAAGTGCTGGTGTAATTTATCCTCCACCATATCAACCTGTGGATGTGACCGTTGATCATAATCCACGAACAAGAGAATTCTATATAACTGATCTTAAAACTGGTCAAAAAACAACTATTACGGAATCTGAGTTTAGATTATTGCCAAAATATCGAAATATTGTTAATGTTGATGTTGGTAGTATGTTGTCAAAAGCAGCAAACGAATATGTTTCTGATCATATAGCAAGACTTAAAAAAGCAGCCCAAGAATATAAAGATTCGGTTGAAGATATTAAACCAATACAACCAAACGAAGACGGAACGTTTAATATAGGGCAATCTGTAAACATTGGTTCACTTATTTGTTATCTCACCGGCTTTCACGTAGGTAATTGTGAACATAAAGAAGTATACGGAATAACAGAACTATATCAAAGAATAAATAAAAAGTTGACACCAGACTATATTTTAAGAACTGTTTATGGTGATATTTCTAAACTAAAAATAGACATTGAAAACTTTGATAATGATGATATGTGGATAAAAATAAAAGAAAAGTTTGGTGAAAAAATAAAACTAAGGAATGTAGAATGAATCAAAATTATGTTTTATACGATTTTGACAACAATTTACAAAAAGTTCTTGATTCTGGTATGCCACTTAAAGATCGTACTGGCACCGGATGTAAATTTCTCCCAGGTATATTAAGCACAGTTGATATTTCACAAAGGATTCCTGTTCCAACTCGTAGAGCAACGGTTTGGAAGTCAATGCTTAAGGAATATTTATGGTTTATATCTGGTTCCCATAATATAAATGACCTTAATAAAATGGGATCTAAAGTTTGGGATTTTTGGAGAGACGATAAATGGACAGAACAGAATGGGTTTGATGAAGGTTCTATTGGATATGGTTATGGATTCAATTTATGTCATTTTGGATCTGATATACATAATAAAGAAACTCCAGGGTTCAACCAACTGGATTATGTAATAAATGAACTTAAAAATAATAGAAACTCAAGGCGCATTCTTTTTATATTCTATAGACCAGATAAATCAGATTCTAAGTCAGTAAAATTGCCCCCTTGTCACGTTGTTTATCAATTTATTCCTGAACCAGACGCTACCGGGGAACTAAATCGTTTATCTTGTTGTGTGTTCCAGCGGTCATCAGATGCGTTTGTTGGAAACTTAAGTACAAATCTTCAAGGCGCAACCTTTTTAACTTATATGTTGTGTCAGCAAGTTAATATGATTCCAAGTAAACTTTATCATTTTTCTGCGCATTTTCACATTTATGATAACCATTTTGACTTTGTTAAGGAATATCTTGCTCGACCAGCCCCAAATTCTCCGATTCTTAAGTTAAATAAACGAGATTCTATTTACGATTATGTTGCCGATGATTTTGTGCTTGACGATTACAATCCTTTAGATAAAATGCGTTTGCCAATAGCAGTCTGAAGGGATTGTATGTTCCATCGACATAAGCATGAACACTTTTTCACTTGTACCTTGGATGATATAGGTTGTCCAGAATTTCGTGTAAAAACTGAACATGGTCCAAAATCATCTTCGTTTTATTATACAAGAGATGGTTACGGTGATAAAATTAGACCTTATCCAAAACACGTTCAAGTTGTTGTAAAGCGATGTTCGTGTGGTGATATTACATTACGTTGTTCAGATGGTTCTACAGATTTTTTAATAGACCATGATTATGCTGTTGCCAAAGTGTTACAATTAAAGAAAATAGCAGATCAAAAAGAAGAAGAACGATTGTTGAATATTTGTAATCCTGACTATCTTAAAGTTAAAATGTTGGAAGAAGAACTAAAAAACAAAGATAAAATAATAAATGAAAAATTGAATAAGATTGATGCTCTGGAAGAAAAAATAAAAGCAATCATCCAAGATAATCAAGCCAAATCAAAGATATTAACAGAAGTTCAAGAGCATATTCAAGCAGTAAAGAAAATCAAGATTAAAGATGAAAAAGTAAAAGAAATACTTAAAGACATTTTTTACGAAATTGATATGCTAAAAGCCACGAAAAATGAATCTCCAATTATCAAACCATCTTATGAAATGATTGATAAAATACTTGCTTGATTTCTGTTTTTTCTACGATATAATAATACAACAACAAAGGAGCCGTATATGTCTCAACGTCAAATCAAAAACCTTCGTAAATCATTACCATACAAAGGTCAACCAAAATATGTTCCAGGTCCAGTAATAAACGAAGAAACTAAAATTCAAGAAACTGTTTCTTTACAAGTTGGTCCAAATACTATTACCTATCCTAAAGTTTCTCCGATATTTAATGAAAAATTTAATCAAGAAGCATTCAAATTCTATAAACAAGCAAAGAAAGATCGCTGAACAATGCCACTTGAAGAATATTTTTGTTTTGTTTGTGATAAAAATGGGTTATGGTATAAAATTCCCGTCAGAGTAAAAAATACATTTGATGAGTTTAGTGAAAACAATAACCCACTCATTAAAGAGTTTAGTAAATATCGGTCAATGCACCCGTGTAATTATATGTTTAATGATATATTCGTCCTAAAGGAATCAAAATGAAAAATATCCCCGTACTCCATGTATCAGGAAACTCATTAGCTGAAGCATATGAGAAATCACTTCTGGAACTCTATCATAATGGCTGTCGGTTTAAGACCCAATATGATAAACCCGGTGATCCTGAATCTGTTGATGCTACTATGAATATTACGATAAATGATCCTGAAGCAGATCCGATGATTCATAAAGCATTCCCTGGTGGATTCTCTGATCTTAGGGAATATGTTTATGAATTGATGGGTGTTAAAGATCATTGGGTAAAATTTCATGATGATTTGAATGACACTCGTTGGGAATATACATATAGTGGTCGTATTCGTCATTGGGGTCGATTGAAGTATCGTGGTGTTGATAATTCTGTTAATTGGCTTGGTGAAAATATTGATCAAACCAAGATTGTTATTGATAAACTAAGCAAGCAGCCATTTACTCGTCAAGCACAGATGATTACTTGGGATCCTCGTTTTGACACTAATTGTTATGACCCAGCATGTTTACAATCTTTATGGTATCGTATTCTTGAAGATGATGGTGTATATTATCTCAACTGTAATGTTCGCTTCCGCAGCAATGACGCTTGGGGTGCGAATTTTATGAATAGTTTTGGTTTTATTCAGTTCAATAAAGAGGTTATAGCTAAAGGTGTTGCTGAAAAAACTGGTAAAGTTGTTAAGCTTGGTCGTATGAATTGGCAGGCTGATTCATTCCACATTTACGGTAAAGATATTGCTGACTTTGAACGTCGTCTACTTGAAAGAGTTAAAACTACCTCTTTTGATGAACGTGTATATAACTTCCAAGATGAAGAAATACAAATGATGTACCATGAATGTGAGAACGAATTGCTTGCTAAGTTTAAGTCCGTAGAAGAAACATTCAAGGAATCAAAATGAAAATCATAGAAACTATAAAAAGTCCAGACGATTGTAGCTATCCTTATTTTACTATAATTGAACGTACATATCAAGATGGTGCGGTTGATTATATGTATGAAGAATATTCCAGAGATGGTGTTGTTTCTAAAAGCGTAAATCCTTTTGGCAGTTATGATGCTGTTTTATCTTATGTCAAAACTCTTATTAAGCCAAAACCAAATATCACAAACGCTAAAATAATATCCTACGTGATGAGTGACTAAAATGGACCTAATAAGCAAATATCTTCCAATAGCCCTGGACATCGTACTTTGGTGTTCAGGGTTATATTTTCTACTATCTATTGGTGGATTTATCTCTGGCATTATAATAACTCTCATGATAATATACAGCATTATAAATCTAAAGATAATAACCCACTACTTTAGGCATGTTTGGTTGATTGGTAGACATGTAATTCGAGAAATAAAAAAGTTTAGATTTTGATATAATATTCGGATGATTACTTCACTTATCGTTGCTATGACTCCAAAGGGTATTATAGGTCGAAACGGCAGAATACCTTGGAAGTCATCTGAAGATATGAAATATTTTAAGGAAACTACAATGGGGTTTCCTGTTATTATGGGTCGAAATACTTGGGATTCGTTAAGGATAAAGCCATTACAAGGTAGATATAACGTTGTAATTACCAGAAACACAGCATTGGTTGGTAAAATTGTTGAAGGTGAGAACGGCCCCTGGTTTCATGATTCATTAGAAGATGTGTTGGAAAAGTTCAGAGAAATGGATACGCCAGAGGTTTTTATTATTGGTGGCGCTCAAATATATGATGAAGCTATATCCAAAGACATTGTTGACCAAATGTACATCAATATAATGAAAAAAGATGTTGAGGGCGATGCTTGGTTCCCATACATAGAAAAAACATTGTGGCAAATTGAAAAATCCGGCACAGAGTTCAATGATTTTGATGCTTACTTATATGTCAGAAATCCCGAGCCAGAAGAAATCAGTCCTATAATATAAATAAGGTTGATGACTGATACTACTCTGGTTGCTGGTTATGTCTGGTAGCGGCAAAGAAGACCTTTATCATTGCCCTATCTGTAATCGTCTCCATCGTAAAGAATTCATGACTATCCATCATTTGTTTCCTGCTCTCGGCGCTAAACCTAAACTTGAGCCAATAATTTATATATGTAGAACCTGTCACGAAGTTATACATTATTGCCATACAAACGCAGAACTAAGACTATATTGGAATACATACGATAAACTCATAAAATCTCCAAAGATACAAAATCTACTTGAAATATATAAATATAAACCGGATAACTGTGTGTTCAAGTTGAAAAAACTCAAGAATACACTAAAATCATTACAAGTAGCATAAAAAGGAATATAAAATGGCTGATGATAAAAAAGAACCAGAATGGATGAGTTATAAAGATAAAATCCAATCTCTCCTAAAACGTGTAGAAAATGGCGAAGAAATATATAAAAAAGAGGAAGAAAATCCCCTACATCAAAAAATAAAAGCTGAAGGTGTTAAACCAGTCCTCGTCCAAATATTTACTGAAGGTATGATTGGCGACTATACTATAACCGAAGAAGAAACTGAAGAATCCTTAAGAATACCCGATACTAACCTTTTTCGAGTAAAACTGTCATCCGGTGTTGAAGATCAGGCCAGCGATTATTGGGCAGGTATATTAACAACACTTAAATCAAAATGGAAGGTTTATGATAATATTGATGGACTCGCTACCGTTCAATTTGGTACAACTGGAAGTCCACACGAAAACCTTGCCCTGACTCTCGTTCGTGATGAAGATCGACATGATAAACTTGCTATATTGTTCCAATGGACTGATGCTGAAAAAACAACGTCAGATGAAATAAAAGATATATTATCAAAAGTCGGTATGATTCCAGAAGATGGCTCAATAAAAGACCTTGATGATAAAGTTGTTATGGCTCCAATAAAATAATATAAATAATAATATGTCATTTAAGTCATTTCTAAACGAACAACTTTTATTTGAGGATACGTTTGAGGAAATTAAACGTTTGGGTGAACCAAGTCAAAGAACTTTTTTAGATATAATGAAACGGTCCATAAGTGCTAAGGCTCGTAACGCATTACAAATATATATCCTCGCTCTTATTATTGGTATTCCTAAAGAAAAACTGTTAGCAACATCAACACTTAATGACTCTCCAGAAATAAAAAATATGGTAACTGCTGCTTTAACTTCTCCAGCAGGAATGGGTTATATGAAAGATTTCGCTGAACAAGTTAGAAAAATAAATGGAATAGATGATAACCAAATTCCTGACTTCACTAATCCTGAAGTTGTAAATCTAATAAAAACATTGTCTGATAAATATGGACAATCCCTTGATATAGAAAATATTAAAGATAAGATCAAGGAACCAAAAGCGGCCGTATAAAATAATGTGAAAATAATAGATGAACGAATATAAATAATAACAGGAATAACATAGGAGTATCCAAATGAGCAAAAAGCAACCACAATATTTTGATGCCAACAAGAGAGAAGAACTTTTTGAGAAGAATCAAACTGTTGAACGCTCACTTAAAACAAGTTGGAAGACTATGTTAACTGAAAGTGCTAAAAAAGGTATAAAGGCTCCAACAGGCGCAGACCTTATGAAGAAACAAGGTGTAAAAAAGATGGACGAGGAAGATGTTAAGCCTGTTGATGACATTGATACTCCTCCTGTTACCGATGCTCCAGTTGACGCTCCAGTTGACGCTCCCGCTCCAGTTGATGGCGAAGTTCCTCCCGGTGTAGACCCTGCTGGCGAACCTGCTCCCGCTCCAATTTCAACCGACACTCCAGAAATGGATCCTGCCGCTGATGCTGCTGCTCCAACTGTAGATCCTGAAGCTGTTGAAGAACTTAAGAAATTTGCCGCATCTAAACTCACATCATTGCCTGCTAATGGCGGAACTGCTGAATCCTCTGTTGATGAAACTAAAGGTGTATTCAAGCAAGAGATTCAAGATGAACAAAGTGGTAAAACTTTCGTTGTATTAGCGTTCTCTAAAGATGTATATCCTGGTTTACATGATATGGCCAATGCTATCGAACCAATTGACCAAGCTGTTCCAGGTGCCGAAGTAGCTCCAACTGATGTTCCTCCTGTTGATGGTGCTGCTCCCGCTCCAACTGATATGCCTGCTACTGACGCCCCAGCCGGTGATATGCCTCCTGTTGATGGTGCCGCTCCAGTTGATGCTCCAGCCCCAACGCCAACAGAAGAACCAGCACCAGTTGAAGAACCAAAAGAAGATGCTGAAATAAAAGAATCTGATAAAGAAGAATGTGAAGTAGAAGATTGTGATGAAAAGAAACTTGAAGAAGCCCGCGACCCAACCGTTGTAGGTAAAAAAGATTGGAAGTTGTTCTTCGAATCTCGCTACTCAAAGAAATGATTGCTCTTAAATAATAATATAAGTAAAGGGTTGGGCCAAAAGTCCAGCCCTTTATTTTTTATCTAATTTGTCAAGATAAAAAATATAAATACAATAGATTAGGAGTCTTACTATGGATACCCCAGAAATTCAACCAACCCCAGAAGCCAAAGTCGAATTAGATGAGGCAACACAAAAACGCATAGCTAAAGCTGAAGAACGTAGAACTGCTTTAGAAGATGAAATGAAACAACTTGAAGAAGAAATCGGATATCTACAACAACTTGGCGAGAAAAAAGCTAAACTCGCTCAAGCAAGAGAACAATCCGCTCAACTTCGTGAAGAAATATCTCAATTAAAAGAAGCTAAAAAGAAACCAGAAGCCAAAGAAACCACAGAAGAAATACCAGAAGAAACTCCTGTAAATGATGAGCCAATGACTCTTAAAGGTCATAAACCTGGAGATGCTGAAGAAGTCGAAACTGATAAAATTGAAGAAAAGAAAGCTAAACTCAATGAAGGCTTCCAACAATATCTTAAGAATCGTAAACCATTAAACGAATCTCAAATTAAACCAATCGGCTACAGAGTATCAATGGGATGATTCAATATGTTTCTTAAAAAAGCTTGGCGACAAATAAAAGAATCTAAATCTTCAAACCCAGAACTTGAATCAGCATCAATCTGGGAACAAGGTCATGGTTTTGTTAAATTATCAGATATTAATGAAACTGTAGAAAATTTGTTGAAACAAGCTAAAGATGCTATCAAACATGAACAAGATCCATCAGCATCTATTCAAGAAATCAGACATGAACAAGATCGTATATCTAAATATGTCAGACACGCTCAAGAACATGGTAAAGATACATTTCAACATCAAGAACTCCTAAGAACTATATCAGATAAAATAGCAGAAGTAACACAAAAACAATTAAATGAAAAAGAAATAATCAAAGGTGGACTTGCTGATCATAAATCACTCCAAGATATAGCTAAAAAACATAACGTCAGCTTAGAAGAAATCACTAAAGAATATGAAATGGGACTAAAAGTAGAAAAAGAACACACCAACAGTAAAGCAAAAGCAGCAGAAATAGCTAAGGATCATCTCATGGAAAACCCAAAATACTATTCTAAACTAAAAGCAGCAAAAATAGATGAGGCTGCTCCACCACAACTTGCTTTTGGTGATGATGATGAATTTATAATCGAACCAGATAAAGTACAAGAATATGTTGATGAAGTTTCTGACCTCCAACCAAATGAAGCAGTTGAATATTTAAGTCAAATGAAATCTAAAATTGAAAAAAACCTACCAAGACTTGAAACAAAATTAGCTCATTATAAAGGAAGTTATAATCCGGCAAATCCATCAGAAGGTGGTCAATTCTCAACTCTTATTAATACACTTATGAAAGCGGGCAAAAATCAAAAAGGAGCAACATCAAGTATCGGTCAAGTTCACGCACCATTCCAAACTATAGATGATGCCGTTAATGCGTTTTTTATGACTGATGACGAAAGACTTGAAAAATTTATAAACTATCTTCAAGTTATATCTCAAGCTAAAATTACTGCCACAGATCCAACACTTAAATACGGTTCCAAAGAAAAAGGTGGACAAACTCTCGGATCTACTGCCCGGCGTCGTCCAATGAAAAGTCAACTTACCGGAGAGTTTGATCGTAAACCAGAAGATACTGAAGCCAAATCAAAAGGAATGAAACTTGGTCCATTCCAAAGATTCGATATCATGCACGGACCACTTTTCGGACCTAATATCCAAGATGAAAATGCTGGTTGGCACGCATTATCTCAAATAAACGATAAACTCAATAAAGGTGAAAATATATCTATCGATGAGTTCAATAATGCCGCTAAATATTTCAACGGCTCTATCGGTAAATTATTAAGATTCGTTCTACTTCATGATACATCTGTTATAAATGAACCAATAAATAAAATGATAACAAAATACCATGATCAGGTAATTACAGTAAATCAAATAAAAGAAGATATTGCTGCCATTAATAAAGCTATACAAACAGTTGCCCAAAAACCTGAAGAACAATTTACTGAATCTACCATGCGTAAAGGAAGACTCAATTGGAATCAGTTTAAAAAGGATAACTACTCAAAAAAAGCGTAAAGCCCCTCTCTCCTAAAATAATAAAAGAGGGGCAAGAACTTATTAATGAAGATCACCCAATTATTGATTCGTTCCAAAAAATAATATCTAAATTAAAAAAATCAAACGAATCAAAAGATAAAAATGGTATCCACAATGCCGTTGCTGGATTAGCTTTTATTGATGACGCCCTAAGAAAAAAATCACAAGGCATCACAGGCATAACTCAAGCATTCCTCACTGATTGGCATACAGCTACAAAAATATTAGATGAATGGCTGATGTTTATGGAACCAGAATATCAAGACGTATATAAAGACCTCCTTCAGAAAAATGGCGGAAACTTAGATAATATATTCAACACCAAAATGAAAAATATAGAACAAGAAACTGAAGCAAAATTAGATAAACTTATACAAACTATCGGCTCACATGTTTCAGAAATACTTTGGGAAATGGTTAGAGTTGAAATTGAAGATGATCCAGATATGCTTAAAACTCTATTTAAAGGTATGATGAAATCCTTTACGTTCGAGTTCAAAGATGTTCCAGATAGAATCAATTTACATTATCTAAAATCACAATCAGATCAACAAGCCGATTCTCAAGAACTAATCTATAATCTCGGTGTTATGCTCGGACAAAAAATGGATGAAACTGAAATAAAAAATGCCTACGATAATCTGTTTGGACAAAATGATAAAAGTAAACAGTTTATAACAAAAATGGGCTTAGTAAAAGCAAGATGAAAAAAGTTCTTGCTTTTGTATAATGGCGTGATATAAATATGGACGTAACGAGAAAGGATACCCCTGTGGCCAATCTAAGCATGGATAAGAACCTACTGTCGGATAGCCAGAATTGGAATCAACCCCAACTCTGCCATAATAGCAGTATGTCCTCATATCCACGCGCCTTTATTAAGGATATGAGTTAGCCCCAGGAGAGTCCAAGAGACACTTTCCAAACCCTGGGGTCAAAAACTCCAGGGTTTCTTGCTTTTACAAGTATATATCTGCGGCAACTGAGAGTTCATGGTAGGTTGGGTGAGAGGATAAACCAACGGTTTTGAAAACCGTCGAGCCTCCGAAAGAGGCTCCATCCGTTCGAATCGGATACCTACCTTATATGGAAAAGTGCCAGAGAGGCTGATTGGCGCATCTTGGAAAGATGATGGTGATCCAAAAGATCACACGGGAGTTCGAATCTCCCCTTTTCCGTAGTATGGGGGTTTGCCAGAGTGGTCAATTGGGTCGCACTGTAAATGCGATGGCTCACGCCTTCAGTGGTTCGAATCCACTAGCTCCCACCATATCCCCTTTGTAGCTCACAGGTAGAGCAGAGGATTGAAAATCCTCCAGTAGTCGGTTCGATTCCGACCAAGGGGACCACAGAAAAGCGGTAAGATTCTCACGAAACGGGAGAATCCATTGTTGCCCGGCGATGGGAGGGGGCCAGGGCGAAAAATTGGTTGACTTTCTTATTTTGTTCGTTATCATGATGTCAAAGGAAATTATATGGAGTCAGATAGCTTCGGTGATCGGATGAAATTGCTTGAACAGGCTGAAGCAGGAAGACAACTCATTCCGCTTCTTCCTATTATGATCCGTCTTGATGGTAAAGGATTTCATAATTGGACTAAAGGCTTGAATAGACCATATGATATTGGCCTGTCAACCCTTATGAAAGAGACAACACGTTTTCTGGTTGAAGAAACTAATGCTAAAATCGGATATACTCAATCAGATGAAATAAGTCTGATACTTTACTCCGATACATATGATTCTCAACCTTTTTTCAACGGCAAAATACAAAAACTAAATTCTGTTATATGCTCCATGACAACCGCTTTCTTTAATCATAATGTTCAGAAATATCTACCAGAAAAAACAGGCAAGTTAGCTATTTTTGATTGTCGCATCTGGAATGTCCCTACGAAAACTGAAGCAACTAATACAATTCTTTGGAGAGAACAGGACGCATCTAAAAATTCAATCAGTATGGCAGCAAGACACTTTTTCTCACATAAACAACTCCAAAATAAAACTGGTTCAGAGATGCAAGAGATGATGTTTACTGAGAAAAATGTCAATTGGAATGATTATCCTGCTTTCTTTAAACGAGGCACTTTCATCCAACGTAAAAAGAAAATGGTAAAATTCTCTGCTGAAGAAATCAATAACCTTCCAGAAAAACACCAAGCAAGAACAAATCCAGACCTTGTAATTGAACGTACGGTTGTTGAAGAAATCAATATGCCAAAATTCTCAACAGTTAAAAATAGAAATGAAGTTGTCTTTGATGGTGCTGATCCTGTTGTCTAACTATACCCTGGCAGATGGTGGGTACATCGGTCAGCCTCCAAAACTGACGCTTAAAAGGTTCGATTCCTTTCCAGGGTGCTTTTCATACGGAATGGTGAGTGAGAAGGATTAAACTAGCTGTTTACTAAACAGCCGAGCCTCCCAAAGAGGCTCCGTGGGTTCGAATCCCACCCATTCCATATAAATAATCTCTTGACTTAGTAAATTATGTTATTATAATGTGGTCCTATGATTAAACTTCATATTAGACCCAGCCAAACAGTAGAAACCCTTCAACAAGCCAACCATTATGTGATGGCATTGGATGGTTATGTACCTAGCGCACCATATCATTTAGCTGATTGTAAACTAATTAATTTCAATCATCATGAAAATGTGGATCGACTGTCTACAAGAGCTACATGTTCACAAGTTCTTATTTCTATTCGTCAAGGAATGATGGATCTATTTAGAATTAATGGAGAGATAACCCTTGATGTGTATGTAAACGATTGTGATCAAGATGTTTGTCTTTCTTGGTTCCTTCTTAAGAATCATCATCTTGTTGAAAATTCTATGAATCCTCTTATCAATAGATTAGTTCATATTGAAGATATGATGGATACTTGCGGTGGTACATATCCATTTCATCGTGATACTCCAGTCTTAAAAGAAATAGCTTGGATCTTTCAACCATATACTTTGTTTAGACTCACAGGCGGAATTGAACGTAAAAATGTAAATGAATATCAAAATGTAATTGATAATGTATGTCAACGAATCATGTTACATATTACCGGAAACTCACATTCTATTGATCTTGATATAAACTATAATGTTGATTACAGATCAGCAACATGGTCATTAGTTGAAGAAAAAGGTCGTGATGATCGTATGGCATATTGGGATGATGGGATTAAAGCTTTTATAGCATACCGCAAAAGAGTTGATGGAAATTATACGTATACTGTCGGAAAAATGAGTCCATTCATTGATTTTAATATCAGTGGAATTCTATCAAAGCTTAATCAGTTAGAAGAAGGTTGGGGTGGCTCAAATACTATTGGGGGCAGTCCTAGAACTGTTGGAAGTAAAATTAATCCACAAGAAATAATTGTGATAGTTAATAATATACTTTCGCATAAATAATAACAAGGAAACCAAATGACTGACCTAAAATCTGCCTATAAAGAAATGTCTAAACCACCAAGAATGATCCAAGTCGTACTATCAGATGAATCAAGAAATAAACTACTTAATTACCTAAACCCATTAAAATACTCCAATAAATCAGCTAAACCAGATCAATACTGCCACCATATCACACTCGCCGTCAACCCCAATCAAAAACAACTCATATTCCTTAACTCACAAATACAAGAAAATCAAGAACTGAATATAACTTGCTTTCAACGGGCTTGGAGCGATTCTCTACAAATTGAGGCTGTCCTTGTAGAAATACCTTATCTGGAAGTACCCTGGCAAACTCTTCATATCACAACCTCAATGGAACACGATAAACCCGCCCTAAGCAACCAAATGATTAAATCAACAGATAAACAAACACAACAAATAAACTTGGAACTAAAAGGAACCGTAAAATACTATAAATAATAACGAGGTCAATTATGAAACAAACTCTAAAAGAACAACTCGAAAATGCCTGGAATCAAGTTCAACAAACTAATGATCCAAGCCCTAAATACCTCGTCGGTGATATCAAAGCAGGATTAAAAGCAGTTATAGAATTAATCCAAGAAGGTATAGATCAAAAACAATTGGCTAAAGTCGAAGGTACTATGAATAAATTGATCGAAATAAGTAATAAACTGGATCAACTTGAAAAGAAAATAGGACTTGACTAATTTCAGAACTGTGGTAGAATAAGAGCGTTGAAAACAATATCTTTGACGCTCTTATATCTTGGCAACTGAGAGTTTTATCAGGCCGTGGGATAGCGGTAGTCTACTAGTCTTGGGCACTAGGGGTGAGGGTTCAACTCCCTCCGGTCTGATATTTGTTGCGGTGACTGAATGGCTAGGTGGCGGTTTGCAAAACCGTTCTATGTGGGTCCGAATCCCACCCGTAACTTATTAATATGTTGATAGTTGACTTAAGCAATGACAAGAGAAATTGCCGTGGAAACCTCAGACTATAGCTAAGTTAGAGGGAATAACATGCGACTGCGAGCCGGAACTCCAGAGTGGGAGAATGCCCCAACCTTTTTTCTTCAACATATTATTTCTTTTCTAAATAGAACACTGATAGGTTGACGAATCGAAAGAAATATTAAAACCGTCAATCGTTAACTTTGTCATGACATTGTTGGTGTGTAGAACGACTATCTAAGGGGTAGGTAAGGAGTATGACCTTGTAATATTTTTTCGGTGTTCTATTTTATGCCCGTATGGTGGAATTGGCAGACACACAAGACTTAGGATCTTGTGCCTTAACTGGCGTGTAGGTTCAAGTCCTACTACGGGTACCAATATGGGGACTTAGCTCATCTGGTAGAGCGTTTGCCTTGCACGCAAAAGGTGAGGGGTTCGACTCCCCTAGTCTCCATTATATAAATTGTTTGGACTTACCGAAATAGTATGATATAATAATATCTATGAAAAATAAACTTTGTCTTAAATGTAAAAAAGAATTTCCACAAACCATAAGAATTGATGGGAAAAGACGCAATCTAAACAATAGAAAATATTGCTTAGACTGCTCTCCATTTGGTTCACATAATACAAGAGAACTACAAGATAATGTGTCCAGTATAAATTTATGTAAACGTTGTGGTCGTCATTTAAGATGTAAAAGGCGAAGATATTGTCAATGGTGTACACTTAAAAGAAAAAGAGATAGTATTTCGAAAAATGTTTATAATTTATTAGGTAATAGATGCTGGATTTGTAATGAATGTTCTACAAATGATGATTATACCAATTATCTTTTTTGTTTACATCACGTATATCCAGAATATAAAAAATATAAACTATCTAAAGATAATATGAGTAGACTTTCGCATTATCAATTAAAAGAAGAAATAAAAAAATGTGTTTGTTTATGTCATAATTGTCATAGTACGTTTCATTATACTGATTTGATAACACAAAATCAAATAATTACAGTATATAATAATTTTTGGTTAAATATTGTTGATGATGATATGAATAAACTTTTTAAATTATATGACTATGAAAACATCAAAGATAAAAATCAAAAAGATTTATCATATCCAGAAATCGAATATTATATATAATTTCATTCAACGGTGCCCCGAATGATAAGGGACTCGGCTGTTAACCGAGCGGGAGAAATCCCATTGCTGGTTTGACTCCAGCCCGTTGAGTTAAAAGTCCTTGCAAAAGGACTAAAAATCAAAGACTGAATGCCTGAAAGTTTACATTAGGATCTCTTGGTAGGTGGTTCAATTCCACCCAACCCGCCTCGCGTGGTTGTAGCTCACCGGCAGAGCAGGAGAGTTAACTTTCAACTTTTGTCAGTCTTTTTATGTTGATGAAGCTAAATGGCGCAGCGAAGGTTTCATAAGCCTTTTCAAGTGGGTTCGATTCCCACCATCAACATTAAAACCATAGAAAGGTATATTATGAAGATTCTCGCGTTTATGATATTTGTGTTGATGTTATGTGGATGTAGTAGTCGTCCAGGGATTATTGCTAATATGTCATCTGATGCTGGTATAAATTGGGATGATGGTGACGTTATTCCGATTTGTATTTGGTCGTGGACGTTTTAATTTTATGAGGGTTGTAGTCTAGTGGTAAAACGCTTCGTTGTGGCCGAAGATACTCGGGTTCGATTCCCGGCAGCCCTATTTTTATAACCTCCCATAGTTTAATGGTTAGAACGCAGTCCTGATACGGCTGATATCACTGTTCAAATCAGTGTGGGAGGACTTTTATAATATTTATAGTAAAAATAAATGTATATATTATCGGTACTGATATTTTACTTAGTTTTATTTCTACATTATAATCAACCAAATATATAAAAATTTTATCGTTTTATTTATATAATTGACGACAGAAAATATTTATCAAAAACTTAACACTCATGATATAAATACATGTATAACCAGAAATGGAGATAAGATGAAAGATACCAAAGATAATGAAGTAAGAATAAGACTAACAAGTGAAGATAAAAACTTGATTGAAACTAATGCCAAGAACTTCGGATTTGTCTCAGTAAGTGAATACCTTAGATATATAGGTAAAAACTGTAAAGAAATCAAAATAAAAATCCAATGATAAAATCTTACTCGTTCTACTGCTCTGACCTTAATAAGAAAAAGACAGATTTACTCTTACAAAAAGCAGTAGAATTGAGAGATTTTAAGAATCAAATATCTAAAGAAGTTTGTTCTAACTTTAGTTATTTCAACGAGATAAGTAAATTTGACTGGATAACTTATTTCAGAACTCAACTTCCAAATTGTAATAATCAAGATATAAGTAATGCTATTTCAGATGTTTATGATAGTTATGAAAATAAACGAAATAAGTTTATACAAAATATCTCATTCAAAGTCCAAAAAGAAATAAAATATACTTATTACAAAAATAACGGTAAAACTTATAAAAAAGGTGATGTTCGAGATGCTGAAGTTATCCTTGGAAGTAATAAGTTTACTAAATGCCTTACCTACTTATGTAGATACTGGAATCCTAACTTTATATCCTGGCTTGAAGAAAATAAAGACCTTGATGAAAAGAAAGCCCAACTTCGTAATGATGCTCTGTCTTTGTTTAAGAAATATCCTGAACGAATAACGGTTCTTATTATCTCTCATAGAACCTCAGTAATAAACGAACTTGTTGAACATCCAATAACGTTCAACTCACTTAGTTTCAGAAGTTGTAATGAACTAAGAACTAAAATACTTAATAGAAATAAGAATCTCCAGGCTATATTTGGTGCTATTATAACTCTTGGAGGACAGAAAACATCATCAGGCAAACTCCATATTCCTGTAAAATATAGTTACTCTCATCATGGAAATATAGATGACTATGATAAATCACCAAACGCTAAAGGGGTCAAAACTATATCATATACAGTCTGCTTCTATAAAAATAAAATAAGATTTGTATTAGGTAAAACTGTAGATGATGAACTTCCGATAACTGACAAGAACGAATATTATGGAATTGATCTAAACGTTAAACATAATCTCTTCTGTGATAAACATGGGCAAACTATAGATTATGATAGACGTATATTTCAAGATTATGTTAACTTCCTCAAAACCTTAGACTCAAAACATCAATATAAAAAACAACATAATCTCAATCTGGAATTAAGTAAAAAAGACCAAGACAAGTATGACACTTGGACTTCTCGTATAAAAGATATGTTGAAACGTAAATCTAATCAATTAGTCAAACAAGCAATAACTCAAGGCAAAAATCACATTGTAATGGAAGACCTTGGACAATTCTGTAAGTCATTTTCAAGATCAGAAGACTTTGACGGTTTCAAGTATTCTAGACTCATAAAGATGTTAAATCTATCTGACTTGAAAAACATTGTCAAGTCAATTGCGAATAAACACGGAATTCAAGTCTCATTTGTTCATTCTCATTATACTAGCCAAACTTGCTCAAAATGTGGATTCATCTCAAGAGAAAATCGTAAATCGCAAGAAACTTTCTCTTGTCTTGAATGTGGACATACTAATAATGCTGATTCCAATTCTGCTGAAAATATAGAAAATAGAATGTCTGTAGATGATCTACAGGTCAAACTTCTATTGTCAGATAATGGTTCATGCTATCCTAAGAAACTAGGGAAGGCAACTATTATCTCTATATTACATGATTACTATTCTCAAAAAGAAATAAACAAATTAGAGTGATATTTTATCATTCTATGCTGTTTTTAGTAATCATCCAGCGTAATTTATAGTACTCCTTAGTTCAATGGTAGAACATCGGCCTTGATCGCTATAGGAAGCAATGTAGTTCAAGTCTACAAGTGATCACCATGGAGCCGAGAATGCTGGTTCGAATCCAGCAGGAGTAATTTTATACCCCTAAAGTGAAGATACCGTCACGTTAGCTTGTCGCGCTAAAGGGGAGAGTGGAAGTCTCTCTAGGGGTGCTTGCTTTTTCATTTTTTTATGGTACAATAATAATCTACGGAAAGAGGATATGCCGAAGTTAAAGATAACCCAAGAATTGTTAAACACGATATTAGCTGAGAGAATAGCGAAGTTTAACAAAGTGTGTACATCTGAGAAACTGAAGAATATCATAAACACAATACCTATAGTCATTTACGTTGATAATCGTACAGCGACATATTTAGGTTATGCTGATACAGTTAAGCGTAGAAACAAGAAAGAGATGAAGCGATACAAGATAAATTCACGTAAGAGTAAGAGTTATTTTTTTGAGGATGACAACGTTTATTTTCTTATTGGAGTATGTACGAAGTTATTTAATTCGTATAATTTTAAGAATAATAAGAGTAGGCGTATGGAATTAACTGATACTGTTGCTCATGAGTTAGGTCATATATTGGAGTTTTTTGTTCATGGATATGAGGAACGTGTTTGTATTTTTCATACGAAGACATGGAAGAGATTTGCTCGTTTATTTGGATGTAGGAATGTTCGTGCTGTACAAGAATAATATGCCCGCGTAGTTTAACAGAAGAACAAAAGGCTACGGACCTTTAGATAGTTTTAGGTGCAAATCCTCTCGCGGGTGCTTTTATTTGTCCAAGTGGTGAAATGGCAGACACAGCATCTTGAGGGGGTGCCGCCGCGAGGCATGAAGGTTCGACTCCTTTCTTGGACATAAGTATGGGGCTGTACGCAAACTGGAAAAGCGGCTTGTTTTCTTAGAATTCAAGTGTTTTTGAAGGTTCGATTCCTTTCCAGCCCCACCAATAAAAACTCTCAGTTGTCGTTATAATATGTTGATGGAATATCGTCAAATAATACGTCGGTTATATAAGTGGGTATTTTTTAAGAAGCACCACAAGTTATTTTTTCACAATTGTTATCCTATTAATTGGTTTGAGTCTGATTTTATTTCAATAACTGGATCTGATTTTATACATGAGTTTGAGGTAAAGCGTACTGCTGCGGATTTTAGGAATGATTTTACAAAGGAAGTGAAGCATAGTTGGTTAGGTGGAAAGCGTGATATAGTTAAGTTAGATGAGCGGCATAAGCGTGGTTTGTTGAATGTTGAGAAGAATGATGATGATACGGTAAAGATTCAATACGAGTATGATTTATCTAAGTTTGAGGGGCCTAATTATTTTTGGTATGTTTGTCCTGTTGGAGTAATAAAGATTGAGGATATTCCAAGTTATGCGGGTTTAATTGAGGTAAATGATAAGAATTTAGTGATGAATATAGTTAAAGAGGCACCAAGGCTACATAAGAATAAGATTACAATTGAGCGTAAGCAGCAGTTATGGATGGGCATTATGTTTAAGTACTGGAAGGCTTATTATAAAGAAAAGTGAAATCTCTTGAATGGTGATTAGATGTTGGTATAATAGTGTGAGCCATTGAAAGGGAACCCTGATGCCATATATACAGCAATGTGATCGTGAGAAGTTTGAGGTTGACATAAATTCTACTGATTATGCTGTTGGATTGCGGACAAAGATGGAGAAGTGTGTAGCTGGAATAAATGATGTTGGAGAGTTGAATTATTTTATTACTTGTATTTGTCAGGAGTATATTAAGAAGAATGGTTTGAGGTATAAGTATCTGAATGATGTTATAGGTGTATTGGAGTGTTTGAAGCTTGAGTTATATCGTAAAATTGGTGGACCGTATGAGGACATTGCTATTGCTAAAAATGGTGATGTTCATATTCTTGATGATTTGATGAATAAAGCGGCTAAGTCTGTTCAACAAGATTATTCTAAAAAGGATTGAATAAATGGGATACCTAAAGAACAAAGTTGTATATTTATGTGGACCAATAACCAATGTATCTGATGATGGGACGACATGGAGAAACTATTTAACTCCTATACTTGAGACTAAGTTTGGTATTATAGTAGACGATCCATGTAAGAAAACTATTGATGGTGTTGGTGAGATTGGGGCAGATAAACTGTACTTTAAGAAATTGATAAAAGAAAGGCAATTTGAGAGAGTTAAGAAGGAATTTTACAAGATTATACGTAAGGATTTGAAATCAGTAGACAAGTCAGATTTTTTGATTTTTTATCATGAGCCTAAGATTGCTACTGTTGGAACATATCATGAGGTTGTAAATGCTGTAAATAGTAAAAAGCCAGTATTATTGATGTGTGAGGAACAGAATCTTGATAATCTGAATCCTTGGTTATTGACATTGATAAAGAGTCAGTGGTTATTTACAAATTGGGATGACATGTTATTGTATTTAGAGCAGATAGATAATGAGCGGTTGGATACGAGTCATTGGTGGTGATATGGAGGATTTTCAAGATGACAAGATTATGCGAGAGTTAAAAAATACCTGGAAGAATCAAAAACCACATCTTAAAAATATAAGTATTGTTTTAGAAAATAGGACTATAGTTGAACGAGAAGGTGATGAGACTCGGCGTACAGTTGCTAATGATTTTTTACAATTGCTTAAAGAAAATATTAATAAAATAAAACCTGAAATAGTAAAAACAAAAACTGGAGTTGGGTTATTTTTAGATTATTCCAGTTTATTAAAAGAAAAGTTTGAGATTCTTTTTTATGTATTTGAGGACGGTAATGCTGATTTAGGATATTGGGATAATGATAAAAAGTTAATGTATGTAAATATATTGGATAACGTTGAATTTACTAATATTATAAAAAATAAAAAGTATTTAATGTTATTTGATATTTATAGTTCTGTAATCTTTCATGAATTGATACATAGATTTGATCATATGAGATATTTAGGAAGACATAAGCCATTGGAGACTGATGCTTATGTTAATACTTATGAAGAGTTTAATGCGTTTTATCAACAGTATGCTCGTTCAGTTGATATATTAGTTAGCAAGATGAAAACAATTGATGAGTTTTATAAAAGATTTGGAATAAGTGCTGCTGGATTAATTGCTGATTTTTGGAAGATTGTTCCTAATGATATGAAAAAAGAAATAAAGTCGAGTAATAAGTGGAACAATAAATGGAACAAGAGGTTATATCAGCTTTATTATGAAAAATTGAGTAAGTTTCAGAAAAATAGAAACTCCTAACCTTTTTGTTTATTTAATTGTATCTTATTATTAGTTATAGAAAATAAAGTCATAAAATACTCCACATTTAGGACATCCAATACCTTTCATATGAGACATTATTTGTTGATAAAATTTTCCATGTATAGGACAAATAATCTCCATTTTATCATTTACTGTTTTTATAATTTGAGTTATATCATATGTATATTTGTTTTTATGTATTTTATTTGAGCGAGCCATTATTTCGTCAAACGATAAACGTTTTCCCATTTGAAGAAACCTCCACTTTAGCGTTTAATATAATAAATCTTATATATTCGCTAACTGTGTTAAATTTTAATTGTTTTGTTTTTTCTTTGATTTGATTTAATTCACTTTCTGAAACTTTTATGTTTATTTGTTTATTTTTTATAATCATTGATGACTCCTATTATATACTATATGGTATATTTATATCTAAAAAAGAACCTCCAACATAAAAATATTGGAGGTTCTTAATCATATCAATCTATCAAACTGAGAATGCCCAGAAATCGTTCTTGGGGATGTGATGTACTTGTCCGGTTACTTGGTTGACGGCGATGATCTTTTGACCTTGAGTAGCGCCAGTATCAACTTTTGATTGAACTTTCAATACGCCGAAACCGACCATATTGCGAAGGTCATAGAAAAGGGTTCCGACAGTAGCAGCCGCGAACGTGAGATTGGGCTTGCCGGTGTAGATGTAGTTAGTAGCCATAGTGGCCTCCTTGTTGTTGTGTACGATATTTCTTTATCTGTACAATAGTATTTAGAAAGAGATTTTATTTTTTCTTGTTATAATATACGAATAGGATTATTTTATTAGAAACTTTTATAAATAACTATTATGTATAAAAAAGATATTTACGAACAGGCTATGATGTTAAAACGAAATGGACTAAAAACTATCCAAGTCCATAGTATTACAGGAGTTCCGATAAGTACATTGAAGGGTTGGTTTAGAAAAAATAGTAGAAAAGACCACCGGGAATATGCTGATCCTTTACAGTTGTTGGAATCATTCAAGGACGAAAACAATAGAAACTTTTTATATGATATTTATTCTTATTTGTTGGGATTTTACCTTATTCGTGGGCATTTATATGAACATGGTGACACTTGGGAGTTAAGTTTTTTCATATCAGACCATTTATTTAAGAATTTCAACAATAAGTTTAAGTTTTTATTTGGTCGTGGTTTTTTCATCATTAAGAACAAGAAGCAGGCATTCTCTTTATATTCTAAGTATTTGGACAAGTTATTTCCTAAACCAAAAGAGTTAAAAGAATGGCAAACCCGCATATTGAATATTACTGAGTTATTTAAGGGAATGGTACATACAGTTGACATAAAAGATGGTTATTTTAGGATTAGGTGTAATGATGATAACGCTTTAAGGGTATTTCAAGGGTGTTGTATTCAATTGGGTATTGCTTTTCAAAAAAATGGGAATATAATTGAAGTAACTGACCGGGAATCCTGGCTACGCATCAGAAGGATTTACTAATGGACAAAAAGATTATTAGTTATAGCAATTCTGAGATACAAGCTGCTATTTCAGATTTATTAACTAAAGTATCAGTGATTAAAGATAAGATCAAGAAAGTTGTTGGTATTGCTAATGGTGGGTTGTATATTAGTATTCCTATTGCTGAAAGTCTAGGCAAGGAACATTCTGAAATAAATATCAAATTCTATAATAAATCTGGTGTTGCTCTTGATAAACCGATGATAGATGTTGTTGATACGAGTAAAATACAAACTCCGTTTTTATTGATAGATGATTTGATAGATAGTGGGAGAACCATAAATTATTTTATTGATAAGACTGGTTATATTCAAGGTAAACATTTTTATATTGGTTGTTTATTTTATGATGAAAAGAATGAGTTTAGAGTTGTTCCCGATTTTTATGTTTATCCGAAACCTGATGCTTGGGTTGAATTTCCTTGGGAGAAGGTGACAAGTTATACATCATCACAAATTTCATTGGCATTAGTTGAGCGAACTCCATATTTGACATTAGATAAACTTAAACAATTGAGAGAGATTTGTTTGAAGGCTAGTCGTGGACCATGGACATTTGATGAAGATGAAGATTGTCAAAGGATATTTTCTACAAATCTTCATGAAATTGCTAAAGATGAATATATGATTGGGCATCCTTTACAACTTGCTAAATGTCCGAAAAGGAATAGTGGGTTTGCTGAATATTGGTTCACTGAAAATGACCTGAAGTTTTTGATTTCGGCTTCCAAGTACATGTTGCCGATGGTTGAAACTCTTATAAAAGTTGCTGAGGAAGAAAATAATGAAAGCTAGGAGATACCCATTTCGTAGTCGTAGGTTGCGTAAGAAATATCGTCAAAAAGAATTTGCTGAATATGGATTTGAGGTATCTGGAAGTTATTTTGGTGAGTGTAAGTGTTTGTGGTTTGTTAGAGACGAAGTTTTTATAAATTTAGCTGAAATGATTGAAAAAGCCGGGTTTTATTTTGGTGGTGGATATAATGATAATACTTGGGGTTTTACGTTTGGTAAGTATCGTGGTTCCATTACTTTAGAAGATAAAAATAAGATACTCGAAGAGATTAAAAAGATGGAAGGTGCTGGTCTAAAAATTGAAAAAGTTAGTGATTTGATTGACCTTTGGTACGAAAATCGGGATCCAAAATAGTTCTTGACTTTGATTTTTTGTCGGCTATAATGTTCGTCGCAAAAGCCAATAAACCCTTGTCCCTCCAAGAAAGGAAGGAATGTATCATGGCTAACAAGAATCTTTTCCAATCATCTGCTGGTATGGCTCCAATCACTGACGCTCTTAATGAGGCTGGTGGTGTAGCTTATAACCTCTCTGATAAAGCGGCCCTTGCTCAGATGGTGGTTACTGGTTGCTTTAATCAGACTTTTTATGCTGATGCCAAAACTCAGCTTGATACTGTGTTGAAGCTGGCAAACAAGGTTCCAACCAAGTTTGTCGCTCAACTGGCGGTATATGCTCGCACTAATGCTTATATGAAGGATTCTCCTGCGGTTCTTGCTGCTGTGCTGGCAAGTCGTGATATGGGAATGCTGAAGTCTATTTTTGCCACTGTAATTGATAATGGCAAGATGGTTCGCAACTTCTGCCAAATCCTTCGTTCTGGTGTTGTTGGTCGCAAGTCATTTGGAACTGCTGCTAAGAAACTGGTTCAAAACTGGCTGATTAACCGTAAGCCAGAGCAGTTGTTCCGTGATATTGTCGGCAACGATCCTTCTCTGTCAGATGTTATTAAGATGACTCACCCTCATCCAAAGAACAAGACTCAAGAGTTTATGTTTGCCTATATCTGTGGTCGAGTCAACATTGAAGTCAAGGGTAATACTTTGACTGCTACCAAGGTGTATAATGGCAAGACTCAAACCATCAAGTCTGAGAATATTCCAGATATTGTCAGAGATTTTGAGATTTTCAAGGCGAAGAAACTTGCTGGAAAGAGTGCTGGTGAGACTCCAGATGTGCCTTTCCAAATGTTGTCTTCATTGAATATGGGTACTGCTGAGTGGACTGAAATGGCTCGCAATGGGTCTTGGACGTTTACTCGCATGAATCTGAACAATTTCTTGAAGTATGATGTGTTCAAGGATAAAAAGATGGTTGATATGATTGCTGATCGACTTTCTTCATCAACCGAAGTGAAGAAGTCCAGAGTATTCCCATATCAGCTACTTACTGCGTTCAAGTCAGTATCTTCAGAAATGCCAACCAAGATCACCAACGCACTTCAAGATGCTATGGAGATTGCTGTTGGGAACATTCCTGATCTTGACGGTAAGAAAATCTATGTTTGTGTTGATACCAGTGGAAGCATGCAGAGTGCTGTAACTGGTGATCGTGGCGGTGGTACTACTGCGACAACTTGTGTTGATGTAGCTGGACTTGTAGCCTCTGCGATTCTGCGTAAAAATCAAGATACCAGCGTAATTCCATTTGATACTGACGTTCACTTGGTTTCTCTTAATTCACGGGATAGTGTCATGACCAACGCACAAAAGTTGGCTCTGCGTGGGGGTGGTACTGATTGTTCTTGTGCGCTTCGGTATCTTAACAACATTGAGGCTAAAGGGGATGTCGTTATCTTTGTCTCTGATAATGAGAGTTGGGCTGATCGTGGATATGGTCGTGGAACCGGAACGCACAACGAATTCCTGAAATTCCGTAAGCGTAATCCAAATGCGGTTCTGATCAATATCGACATTCAGCCAAACACTTATACTCAAACCAAGGAATCACCTTATATCTTCAATATTGGCGGATTCTCTGATCAAGTATTTGAGATTATCGCTGCCATTGCCAAAGATAGACTCAATAAGGATTGGTTCGTGACTGAGATTGAAAAAGTTAAGATTGGCTGAAACAGTCAGATAATAAAATCCCCTTGACAACTAAAAAGGTCAAGGGGATTTTTTCTTTTTCTGATATAATACAAACGCAACGGAATAATAATGAGATATATAGTCGCTAAACCAACAACACAAGAAATAGCGGAATATGGATTTTATAGTTCGTATGATGATGCCGCTCGTCGTTGTGAAGTTCTTAATCATCGTGCTGGCGCTCCTGAACGTGAACCTTGGGTTGTATGCCAGCTTGTTAAAGTAAATCCAACAGATATAAAGAGGAACCAAGATGACATTTGACTTTACAGCTTTAGCAAAAATGATTGAGCAAAACCAGTTGATGATTCAATTCTTATATTCTATTGCTCTTGAGCGGAAGGTAACAATTGATGATTATAATTCAGTAAAGCCTCAGAATCTTAGTAATGATTATGCGTTTGATATATTGGCAAAATGTATATCTGACTTGGAACAGAATTCTCAAATTGAATATTATAAAGTCATGTTAGGTTCCAAGGATTTAACTGACTCGTTTTTCAATGATGTTCAAGGCTTTATTAAGAAGTTTGAAGACCTTACTGATGTTGAAATTGATGAAACTACTTCAGATGGTAAGATGTCAGAGATTGAAATGAAATTGATTGCGGATGGAATATCTTTGTCAAATACTATGTTGAGCCGAAGTTTATCATATATTGCTGATTTGATTCAACGGTTACATGCTTCCACATTTAAGAAGATAATAATTACACTTCTTCGTAATGGAGTTGATATCAATAGGATAATACAGACAAAAGCTAATGAAAAAGATAAAGAATATATTAAACAAAAGATAAAAACTGAACTTGAAAAATTACCAGATGGTTTACAAAAAGAAAAAGTAAAAAACTACCTTTGTAAGAGATTTGACATTGATCCAACTGAACTTGAGGCTTGACATTCTAAAAATTGATGTAGAATGATGGCGTTAGAAAGGGGTGGATTATGCCTCTTCAAGAAGTACGCGCCAAGCATTTTAGCAACGGATCGGTATATGCTCTTAAAACCGATTCTGGACACCCTATTGAAACAACTGATACTTTTCTTCCGTTCTACACAAAGAATGCGAAAGATCAACATACTAACGTTCTAACGGATTATAATTTAGGTGATCGTAGTGAACGTTGGATGGTTGGTGTTTCTGTAAGTTCAAGCTGTCTAGTTCGTTGTAAGTTTTGTGCTACTGGTAAGTTAAAAGGATTCCGTAATTTGGCTGCGGATGAAATTGTTGACCAAGTTGAATTTGTATTGGCCAAGAATCCAGAATATAAGTTTAGTAATGCGAACGAACATAAAATCAACTATACAAGAATGGGTGAACCGTTTCTTAATATTGAAGCTGTTCGTAAAGCGATTGAGATAATTGATCAACGATATCCAAATACTCACCATTATGTCAGCACTATCGGAATTGCTGGTGCTGATTATTCGTGGATCAAAGATAACATCACTTTACAACTGAGTTTACATAGCCTTGATGACGCTCGTAGAAATGACCTAATTCCATATAAGAACAAAGTTAGTGTTGAAGAGTTAGGCAAGATCAGAACCAAGAGTCATTTGAAGACTACAATCAATCTGACTCTCGTTGATGAAGCAGATTTTGATATTGATATTATTAAGAAATATTTTGATCCAGAGTATTTCTTTATCAAGTTATCGCCTATTAACAAAAACGACATTTCAATTGCTAATGGGCTTGGTGACGGTATAATCAAAGCAACAAACCTGAAGTAAGGAGCCTACCATGGACACTCAAACCATCCAAGAACAACTCACTCAAGCCGGCTATGATAATGCGATTGCCTGTGCTACTGAAGCTGAAATCAATGCTAAAGCGGCTTGCGGGCAATTGGCTATCATTACCGAGGCTGATGCGCAATAAAATATATAAATAGTGGGTATAAGGTAAAACAATTATGCCCACTTTTTCGATAAAACACATTCTGGATGAAGCATTTGGTCGTACTGTTGATGACTTAAATGCTAAACTTGTTCAATTAGCTAAAACCTGGGGTGGTAAAGTATATATTGTTGGTGGTGCCGTTCGTGATGAATTGATGGGCATTAAACCTAAAGATATTGATTACCTTGTCACTAAAATTGAATCATCTGATCTTGCTAAAAAACTACAAAATATTCTTCCTGGTGCCAAGGTAAATGAAGTAGGTAAATCTTTTGGTATCATAAAACTTGTTGTTGGTGATGATGAATATGATTTTGCTATTCCAAGAGCCGATGTTGATAGAGATAATGTAAAAACTGATCCAAATATCCCGGTTGAACAAGATTTATTGAGAAGAGACATAACAATAAATTCTATGGCTAAGGATGTTGAAACTGGAGAAATAATATCTGCTTTTGGTGAAGATGGCGTTGCTGATGTTAAGAATAAGATAATAAAAGCAACAGGCGACCCAAAACAGAGATTTAAGGAAGATCCGTTAAGGATGTTAAGGTGTATACAATTTTCTGCTCGTTTTGGATTTGATATTGAACCAAACACATTTAAAGCAATTCAAGAACTTAAAGATGATTTCAATCAATTATCAGTAGAACGATTTAGAGACGAATTCTATAAAGGTTGGACTAAAGGTAATAAAGACACCACGAAATTCTTACAACTATTAGTGGATACTGGTGTAGGTAATCTCTTATTTGGTTCAGATTTTAAGCCTATTGCCATTGATATAAAGAATAAAGATCCAGAGTCAGCATTCAATGCGCAATATATAGCAATGTTCCTTAATGGCGGCGACCCAACCAGATTAAGCAACTTTAACTATGATCATGATTTGATTTTTGTTGCTCGACTCTTAAAATCTTTTATTGATAATGGTATTGATTGGAATGAATTGAAAAAGTTATATAAACATGGAGATTTATTCCCAATTATTGCTGAAGCTTTTTATCTTATTGATCCTAAATTGGGTGATAAACTAAAGAGTATGTTATCAAAACCTCTTATACAACGGTTAAATAAATCTCGTTGGAATATATGGGAGTTGCCGATTCAAGGTGGAGAAATACTTGAAATAATGGGTGGTAAAATACAAAATAAATCAATACCAGTTGTTATACAGAAACTCATAAAAGCCTATCAAAATGGAGAAATAGCAATAAATCCAGATAATGAAGATGAATCTAAAGAACTTGCTAAAAAATATATATCAACTGTACTGGTAAACGATAAAGATATAAAAGAATCAGATCGTCTTGGTATATTTGAATCAAGAATCTTCAACATTTTCAACCGATAAAAGAATATAAATACAATACGAGGAACTTATATTATGGCTAAACTATCTCATCTCCTTGAATCATTCTTTAAGTCAGACACAACATCATTTGAGAAACATAAAAAAAGTCAAGAAGACGTTGAACGTATCCAATCATATGTTCAAGGATTAAAGAACTTCTACCTTGCCCTAAATGGTAAAAAGATAGAAGTTATTAAAGAGTCATTCGCATCTCTACTTCCTATATTTGAGTCATATAAGTCTGATAAACTGTTTGCTATTGAAAAAGATATTGCTGTTAAACTCAATGATGCTAAAGATGAAACTGTTATTGCTGATATTATGAAGATGTTTGGTCAAATAAAAGAGGTATTAGTTGAAAATAAGGCTCCAGAAGCAGTTATCAATGAGATTTCTGTTGACACCACTGGAACACCCGATAGAATAGAATCACCAAAAGACATACCAGCAGAACCCGCCAAAACTATAACTCCAGAAACTCCGGTTGTAGCTGATGGAACAGCCGAACCTACACCAGAACAAAAACAATCAGCAATTGAGGATGGTTTTAATGAGGGTCGAAAGTGGTATCGTGAAAACTTTGATAAGCCAGAAGCTAATGCCAAATCTCACGTTAACCAACTTGCCGAAACTGTACATGCTGAACGGCCTTATAAGTGGGTTACGAACTATATGTCTGGATTTAATCAAGGTTGTAAGTTCGAAGAAACCATCCAACGTGATCTTAATCCAGATAAGTTTCCAAAAGAAGATGCTCAACAAGCCTAAACCTCTTGAAAATGTTGCCGTCCATCATATAATTTATTTGTATGTTCCATTTAAGTTATTTAATGTCAAAATTCCATTTATAAAAAAGAAACAAAGATTTTTCTTATGTACAACTTACACTGGATTAAAGCTAATGGATGATAATGCTTATATTGTCTCCGACCCACATATATTAAATTTGCCAGAAATCGCAGCATTATGGCAAAAATATAAGAATCATTATTTGTTCTTGAATCAATAAAAAACCATGTTATAATATCAACCTCAACAAAAGGAGTTAATTCTCTCATATGGTCCCTTTTCAACAACCTGATCAAAAACAGGCTATGATTAATGAACGAATCTCAGCCAGAGAAGTCTTATTAATCTCTTCAACCGGCGAGAAGCTTGGAATAATAAATACCAAGGAAGCACTACAAAAAGCAAAAAATGATGGTTTAGATTTGGTTCTTGTAGCCGAAACATCTAAGCCACCAGTTTGTAAAATAATGGATTATAACAAACTTATTTACGAACAAAAGAAACGCGAAAAGAAAAATGAATCACATGGTAAAGTCGAGATAAAAGAACTCCGTTTCGGCATCTGTATTCAAGACCATGATCTACAAATTAAGGCTAAACAAGCAAAAGAATTCTTGGAAAAGGGTTGGAGAGTCAAGTTATCAGTTCAATTCTCTGGTCGCGAAAAACAACATCCCGAATTAGGTATTGATGTCCTAAATCGTTTTATCAAGTTTGTTGGCGAAGATAAATCAAAATTCGAGAACCAACCAAGACTTGAGGGACGATACATGAATACATACTTGCTCAAAAAATAATATAAATAAGGTAATATAGGAGCAAGTTATGACATTCAAAGACACATTAAAGAAAAAATTGGAAGAAACTGTTGGTTATGGTGTTCAATTCCCCGGTCAAATGCCTATACAAATGATAGATTTCCCTTCCCAACAACCAGAAGTAAATGGAATTGAACCAAAAATAACCTCTGGTGAAACAACTCCATTTGGACAACCAAGACAAGATAAGGCTATGGAAGTAAATCAACCACAAGCTGATACCGCTGTCATTGATGAAGTTGGAAATCTCTTGCTCACTATTGGTTTTATCCTTAACAATGCTGGCTTAATTTCAGATCGTTTTAATGCTGGTGAAATTCTTGATTTTGTTAACCATAATTTCGAACAACCTATGGCTCCAACTGAACAAAATCCTCTAAGTCCTGTAAATGGTGGATGTTGTGGCGGCGCGCATAGTTGTGGATCAGAATGTTCTTGCGTTTCTCAAAATCCTGGTTATACTTATCTTCAGGAGAAACGCAAACTATTTGAGTCAAGGCACCGACCCAAATAAGTAATAGATAAGGCCAAAGACTTATGAATAACATTAAACAACAATCTTCTGATATTATTTTAGAAGGCTATTGGAAATATGGTTGGGTTATTCCAGTTAGTCTTTTTGTTTTTTGTATTATCTTTATGATTTTACGTAGAATTGATACTGATACTGATCAACGTATTTTATCCCAAACAATTATAGCTGCCGCACCTTCGCAAGACGATAAACAGTTGATGGTGCGGTTTGAAGATATTGATATTAAACCTGAAGATAAACAAGTAATAATGAACGATCCACCAGTTTTTATCAATTATGGTGGTAAAATATATAAAGAACTTGAAAATGGACTATATGAAGATAAAGATGGTGGATTGTGGCGAAAAATAAAGGTTTCTACCACAGCATATACTTGGATTGATGATGGATTTGATTCAAGTATTGGTGCGGGCGATGGGGTCACTTCTATTGGTAAATGCGCAATTAAAACCTATGGAATTGCCGCTGATCCTAAAGCAATTCCCTATGGGTCAACTGTTCATGTAGCTGGTTATGGCGTTTACAAGGTTGATGATACTGGTGGAGCTATGCGAAAATCATATAAAAAAGGTGAAATACGTCTTGACCTTAGAATTCCTCAAAAAGCTTCAAATGGTCAATGGAGAAGTATATCAACCTGTCGTAATATAGCTAAAAGACATGGATATCAGCAAGACCGAGAAGTTCTGTTGAAAATTCGTTAAGACAAGATATAATTACTATTAGTTAATTTACATCATGAAGCATATCCGCCTTGGTGACTTTAATTCCCGTTGGCTAGTCATCCCAACTAAAAGAAAGGAAGGAACATGGACATGCACTTTCAATCCGTAGTCGTAACTCTCGTTGGAGCCGACAATAAACCCTTTAGGGAATATGATCCACACCAAGTAGAAAATGGCAGACGTTGTAATCTGATTATGCCATTTGATACTGAATATAAGGTTTTCGTTAAGAATCTCGCAGACCGTAGAATTAAACTTGATATTGAAGTTGATGGAACTAATGTATCAGGTAAAGGTCTTATTATTGGTTCTAAAGAAAATGCCTATATTGAACGATTTGTTGATGCGGCTCGTAAATTCAAGTTTGTAAAGGCTCAAGGTGCTGGCGCAAACCCAAATGTAGCCGATCCAACAAGTCCTGAAAATGGTATAGTGAAAATCCGAGTAGCCAAAGAGAAACAAGCTACATTAAATTGGAATTATTATTACAATCAGCCTTCAATATGGACTTCCCCAATAAATCCATATCCACTAAATCCAGAAATTATTTGTTATGGGTCACAGTCAAATCCGACAGGAACACCAATATCATGTTCATATAAAGGTGGTGCTGGAGATAATATAAAACGAGGGTTCAGCACCAAATCAATGAGTTTTAGTAGTTTGGCATCTGCTGAGACACAACCAAAGACTGATGTTGGTGCTACTGTAGAAGGTAATAATAGTGGTCAATCTTTCGGCACAACTTACTGGAATGGTGATGACGGAGATTCAATGGTATTTACGTTTTATGTTCGTGGCGTCGAGAATGGAATAACACCAGAAGAACAACGTCAATATGAAGAATACCTGCGTCTCAAAGAAAAATTTGGTTGACAAATAGAAAAATGTTGGTAAAATAGGGGCGTATCAGATATAAATCACTTGGTACGCCTCTTTTACATGCTGGTTTAGCTCAGGGGTAGAGCAGTTGTTTTGCTGGAATATAGGAAAGCAAGACGGTTCGAGTCCGTCATTCTGGAATAAACAACAGGTCGGGGGTTCAAATCCCTCAACCAGCATTATAAATAATACTATGAACATAAACCATATCTTTGACAACTTTATAGAAACTGGAAAAATGAGTGTTGATGATGCTAAATTGTTTCTTGACCAAATCTTAGAGTTCACCAAAGGTCAAGAATTTACAAGTGTCATTGATGTTTATTCTTTTTTAGTTGAACATGGTTTGGTTGAAGATAAACTAAAATTCCATGAGCCAACTAAAAGAATGTATCTTGATTCGTCTAAAGCACATAAGGTAATAAGATTCTTTAAGTCATTGGATCTTATTGAATATACAGACGAAGATTTTGAGGACTTCAAGAAAAAAGTACTTGACTCTGAAACATCTCTTGGTAAAATACTACCATGAGACATAAACATGAGTCAAATCATCTTTTATCTATCTGAGTGCGGACCCTAAACAGGTCGTTGGCACACGAATTGACAAGTATATATCGTACTGCGGGATGGTGTAACGGTTAGCATAGCGGCCTCATAAGCCGCAGATTTAGGTTCAAATCCTGATCCCGCCACCAATAATCCGAATGCTGATAAGATTACATATCATTAAAAACCAATCTTATCAAATTTTGTCGGATTTTATTTCTGAGTTAATACCGAATGCTTGTTGAGAGTACATTTCCTTGTAAGAAACCAACCCCTCTCAACCACTTTTGTCGGTATTTTTCTTTATGAGGGTTCGAATTCAAGTTGCTGGTGGAATTCCCACGACCTACCTACCAGTAGTAAAGAGCTTGATAGTAGAATAGCTAAGCGCGGCCAGTCGTGACCTCAAAACTGGCGTTACGCTCTCATCGTCTAGCCCGGTTAGGACATTTGGTTTTCATCCAAAAAACGTGGAGTTCAAATCTCCCTGAGAGTACCAATGAAGCGAATGCAGATAAGATTACATTCTGGAAAAAATAAAATCTTATCAAATTTTGTCGCTTCTTATATGCTGCGTTGACAGATCGGTTATGTGCTAGCCTTCCCGAGAAAAGGAGCCTAAAGCTTTAATTCTCGACCAAAGCTAGAAAGGCGGGTTCGATTCCCGCACGCGGCTTAGATAGTTTAGTGTGGTGTTTTTTGAGAAATAAGAACGATTGGCTGGTCGGAAGCTACCAAGAGTTAGTGATTTAGTTATCAACTGTTATCACTTTGGTTGTTGGGTCAAGATGGACTCTAAGCTCATCTCCGTCCAGAGTATAGAAACCAGTTTCCTTCCAGTAGAAACCCTTCCTATTTAACTCTAACTTACGTAATTTGGGAGGTATGTCGGGTAAGGTCTGTTCGTGGTTGCACGACGCATTATAGTCTGCGTCGTCAGAAAAGCCACAACCTCGACAGATGTAAATCTTACCCTTCCTATTACTCTTACGTACCAATCCGCAACAACTACACCGTTGACTTCTGTAAGTACAAGACTGTAAAGTGAAGTGGACCCCAGCCTCTTCACAGCGGCTACTTACTTTGTCTCTGATGAGTGTGTTTGTCCAGTGGGACATCTTACGACTCGTTCTACGACCATAGTTTATGTTATTTATCTCTTCCAACTTTAGATGCTTGATGTTCATTAAGTTTAGTTGGTTGACTGACCAATTAATGAAGTTCTCACGGTGAGATTGGGCTTTAAGGAAGGCTCGACTTCCTTTACGTTTGGCACTCAATTTATCTATAATAGAATCTAATGAGTGTCCATGAGAGTCTGTCTTTGGTGTTGTTTGTCTGTCCGACAACGATATTATTGTCAATTTACCTTGGTCAGCACCAACATCAACACCTTTGGTCTTAGGTGGAACATCTTTTTCCCACCGTAGATTTACGAAGTTGGTTCCGATGAGGAACGAGTTGAGCATCTTCCAATCAGCATATTTTGAGTTATGTTTGTGGAATCTTATAGGTAGTTTGATATGACCATATTCATCACCGATACATTTGAGTCTGAGGACTCCGTTGAAATATGATGTATTTTGGGTTGGTTCCCAATCTATACATTTGCTTGATAATTCTGGGTTGATATTACTAAGATCAGGCTTTAGAGCCTGGAATTTCTGTAGATTTTGATATAGTCTCTCATTATAAACTCCTTCATCACAGAGTTTATTGAATACCCATAATCTTCGTCTACGGACTTCCGTAGTTGCTGATATACATCCAGCAACCTGAGTTACCAGAGAGGATAATGCTCGGGCTGATAGTGGAGTTTGAATACCAAACAATTTGTAATCTATGAAACTTGGAGTTTCAAGGTTATCATCTTTGATAGAGAACTGATGCTCTGTAGATACTCCAGTTTCTTTATTTGTAGTAGTCCACTTGTATCCATGTTCCCAAATAAGGTCAACTATGAGTTGCCCAACTCTACGATACTCGGCAATAAACTTGTTCAACTTGTCAAGTTTATTCTTATTTGTATCTTTAAGAGAATGAGAAGTTGACCGTATAGTAGTCATAGTTTGATAATTATGTCCTTGACATTAAGAGTAACATAGCGTATAAATTCAGAGGTAGAATGGAATCCAAATTTAACAGCATTTTGTTCGATAAGTTCTTTTTCATGTTTAGAGACACGGAATCCGTAGTTTATCTCTTTATCTTTAGGTTTTTTAGTTTGGGGTTTATTTGTCATTAGTAATCCTTTCTTACTTGTATTTATATATCTATTATACAATGTTTGCTAACTTTTTTCTCTTGATTTTATATTTGAGTTAGGTATAATTTTATTTAGATGATAACAAACTTATACATTTCACATGAAATGACTTTAGACTATACTAAACTGTCGTATGGGCGCTTCAGTATAATGGCTAGTACATCTGTTTTACACGCAGAAGATGGGGGTTCGATTCCCTCAGCGCCCACCAAATAAAATCCACTAAATCTTAACTGGTTTGGTGGATTTTTTGTTTGTATTCTTATATATTTTGATTATAATGATTGACCACAAAAAGGAATCAAATGGAAGAATCAGATTACGAAAATGACAAATATAATGACTTGCTGGAGAATTACGTAATACCAAGATTAAATGTAATTATAAGTACCCTGATACAAGAGAATCCTGGTAAAAATCATCAAGAACTTATGACAGAAGCACTAAAGCTGGTGTTTACTGATGATATAAAGGAAAAGTTTTTAGAATTGGGAATTGATACTGATACTTGTAAACTTGATGTATCATTCTTTTTTATTAGTGATGATTCGGTTCGTGGTAATATTATTGAATCATTATCTGAAGCTACGGATGATACAGAGCGGCTTTCAGTTATAGATAAATATATGGCTGAAACCGATCATTATAAACTTATGGATGCTACTGTTGATAATGTATCTATTGATGCTGTAGAACTTAAGCCAAGACTATCAATAGATGACGTTGAACCTATTTCGGAGGAAGACTTTAGAAAGGCATTTGAAAATGGAAATTGAATATATACATGGTGATTTGTTTGATAACTTAGAAGATATAAACTATCCTGTTGTAATCCCGCATTGCTGTAACGACGTTTGTGCTTGGGGTGCGGGATTTGTTACTGCTATATCTAATAAATGGGCTGAACCAGAGATTGAATATAAGAAATGGCATTATAATAAGACTGTAAATAGGTTTAATAAGAATCGTCCATTTTGTCTTGGTGAGGTTGATTATGTACAAGTTAGGAAGAGTCCATTTATTTTTGTTGCTAATATGATAGGTCAGCGCGGCGTGGTTAGCTCGAATAATCATAAACCAATCAGATATCTATCATTAGCTAATTGTATGAATGATGTTGCTCACACCGTAAATGGATTAAACAACTATTTTCGAAACAAATATCCAGATAATCATAAACCAATTCAGATATATGCTCCTAAATTTGGTGCTGGTTTGGCCCAAGGTAATTGGAGTTTTATTGAAGAGTTGATAACTGAGATTTGGGTTGATCGTGGTATTCAAGTTAAAGTTTTCGTAATATAGAAAGACATTATGACCTCTCAACAAATTGACCAAAAGACCAAGATTCTAAATGAAGTTTTTGGATATGAAACATTTAGAAAAGGTCAGGAAGAGATTATTGATGCTGTAATGGATGATAATAATAAAGGTGTATTGGTTGTTATGCCTACTGGCGGTGGTAAAAGTATAACATTCCAAATACCGGCGTTGATGATGAAGAATATGACTTTGGTTATTAGCCCATTGATTTCTCTAATGAAAGACCAAGTTGACACATTAGAGAAAAAAGGCGTCAACGTAGCCTATTATAATTCCAGCATGACGGAGAAACAAAAGAAAGAAACCATCAATAGCATACAGCTTGGAATTGTCAATCTGTTATATGTTGCTCCAGAGAGATTTGATGATGAAAACTTTATGCTATTGGTTGAAAGTGTTGGTGTTGATTTAATAGCAATCGATGAGGCACATTGTATCTCATTCTACGGACACGATTTCCGACCATCATATCTTAGGATTCGTGAAGTTATTGAAAGATTGCGGCCTCGCCAAGTTATTGCTGTTACTGCGACTGCTCCACCCAAAGTACAAACAGATATATGCGAAAAGTTGGGTATTCCGAAGGCTAAAAAGTTTATTCGTGGTATATATCGTGATAACCTTATTATAAAGATAAACATTTTAGATAGTGGCGGTAATTATAGGGTAAACAAGATTATAAGCAAGTTAAAGTCTTATCATGAAAATGGGATAAAGACTGGAATTGTTTATGTTGCTACACGAAAAGCAGCAGAAGGTATGCACGCCCTTTTAAAATCCAGAGGTATCGAATCTGTCGTATATCATGCTGGTTTGGAGGATAAAGAACGAACCAAAGTACAAGAAGAATGGTTCAAGAAAGGTGGTACTGTTATAGCTACTATCGCTTTCGGTATGGGAGTTGATAAAGCTGATGTAAGATTTGTTATACACGCAAATATGTCTGGAAGTATTGAAGCGTGGTCGCAGGAGTGCGGTCGTTGTGGTCGGGACGGTGAACCAGCAGTTTGTACATCATTTATTAGTCGTGGCGAAGATTATAGAACGCATATGTATTTTATTGATCTTAGTAATCCTCCGAGTGAACGAGTAAGAAAGTTTTGGTATGCTTTAAATGAGTTTGCCAGAAATAAGAAACCAAATGAAGATGAAGTTATATTGGATATGACTCAGAAAGATATGGAAGAGGCATTTGATTTTGAGAATGGAATGGTTAGTGGATGTATTGGGGTATTAAAGAGATATCAGTTGGTTAAGACTCTTGGGCGTGGTAAATACATGGTCAAGACGTATGAAGATCCAGACCGCGCCCGTATTAACTATGCTGATATTGATAAAAAGCGTCAAGATAAGATTGATAAGTTAAATGAGACATTGGAGTTTATGTATAATGACTCTGAGTGTAGGTTTAAGCAGATTGGTAAATATTTTGGTATAGATGATGATATTCGTTGTAAAAAATGTGACGTATGCTTAGGGGAGGTTGAATGAACAAGGTTATTATAATATTATTTTTTGGATTTCTTGGTTGGTTCTTTTATCAGGCATCGTTATTACAAGCATCTTTAGGGTTGAATGTTATATTTATTCTATATGCTGTTTACATTTTTACGTCGGTTATATATGAGAACTATATAAATAAGGATGAGGAATCAGATAATGGATCTAAAGAATAAGATTAAGGAATTGTTTATTGAATCGATGACTGGTGCCGATCCTTTTAGTAATTCTGGTGGTGGCGGGAAGAATGGTACTGTTGTAAACATGGGTGATAAAGATTCTGCTAATAGAAGAGATGATACGAGAAGAAAAAGAGTTGAACGAGAAAGAGCAAAAAGATTAAAAGGCAAGAAATCCGGTAAAACTGTTAAGAATGAAGAACCAATAGATCCAAGATCACTTCTATTAGGTGAATTCCGCTTTACATTAAAAGAATCATTTATAAACAAGCTTATTGAATATGTTGTAACCAGAAAAACGTCAATTTTGCGTGATGCTCTTGATTTGATGGAAGAATATCCTCAATTAAAGAAACACATTATAGAAGAGAGTAAAAAGGCCCTTCCTGAGCGTGGATTTTCTGTTTATGTATGTCGAGAGAGTACATTAAACGAAGAAATAGGGAGTGCCGGGGAGAGAACTGGAAATGGCCCTCATCGTTGGTATTTATCTGAAATGTCTGCTGTATCGCATAAGGGTGGTTTAGAATCTTATTATGTTATGGAAGCTAAGGTTAATCCATCACATACATTGTTATATGTTCCAGCATTTACTAAAGATATGGAAAAATTGATATTAAGTGGTAAAATAGATGAGCCGAATGATAATGTCCTTAGATTGGCGAGAAAAATGGGCGAAATAGTACTCGTTCCAGAAGTCAACCAAGGACAAATCATAAGACTTTGCCAATAAAGGACTTAGATATGTCAGAAGAAGTTAAGAAACAATCAAATCCAACTCCACCAGATGACTTAAAGTTGCGCGGATTAGATGCTTTAATGTCTGCGTCTCAAGGTTGGAAACAAATAGTATCTGGTAAGAAAGAAACTCGTCAAGAACGTATTATAAAAGAGAATCAAGAACTTTCTGCTGCTATTAAATCTGGTAAGAATCCAAATGAAGTACATGGTTATCGTCCTGGAGATGAAGAAACATATTCTGAAGTACCATCATCTCGTCAATTGAAAGAAAGCTATAAACAATCAGCAGCCAATAGAAAAGTATTTAACGGAACTGCTGATCAGGTTGCTCTAAAAATGGTTGTGTTGTTTGAAAAAGAATCAAGAGTAAAGATTCTTAAAGTCGAGCAATCAGGATATAATACATTCAAGATAACATATGAAGTTGGTTGATTGACTATAAATGTTCTGGTCGTTTATCTACAACATTATCAACTTGTTTCATATTTGATTTGACATCCCTTGCAGCTTGTTTTATCCCTGTTGATGGGAAGCTACCGTTTCTGCCAGTAGATTGCCAAGCAGCATCTAATCCAGCCGAAGCTAATTTAGATAATGTGTCAAATATTCCAGAACCAGTATATCCGGCAACTTTTTTCAATCTGTTTAAGGCATTTTTAGCCGCAACTTTAAGATTAACAGAGCCACCAACGATTGTAGCTGGCGTTTTTCTCTTAACCATAGATTTTGTAGCAGGGTCAAATTTATAGTAATGTTTCATATTTGCTATATGTTTTTTTCTAATCATTTCAGAGTTAAAGTCATTACCAACTGGCCAAGATTCAATTATATCTGGGTTGAATCTGGCCGCCGCTAATGTTTCTATTGAATTTTGTAGATTCTTTTTCTGTTTATATGTAAGTATATCCCAATCGGCATTCTGATATTTTTCAATGTTTTCTCTGACATTTCTGAAATATTTTTTAACTGCTTCATCTTGGATTTTATCTTCACGTTGGTCTTGTTTTTTGTCTTCTGTTCCACTATATCCCCAACCACGATCATCTCTCCATTCAATATCGGCTGAGTTTAACTTATCTTCAATTGTTGCTGATGATTTCTTTGGTCTTAATTTTTCATTTTGAGATGGATTGCCAGCGAATGAAAGATATTCAAGTCCATTTTTAGAATTTAGAGCGGCAATAAGGCTACGACCAATGAATGTTTTTAAGTCATCGCCAGTTATTGATTTAACTGCTTTAGGTACTTGTCCTTCTTTATCTGACCAGTATGGATTTTTCCCAATTTTATATAATTTATAACCAGCTTTGGATAATTTATCTTCAACTGACGTATCATCCATAATCATATTTGATGTTGAAGGGTATGAATTTGATGCTAATGGATCTTCTTTTAAGTCAAGTTCTTGTTTTTGAGTCTTATCTACGCCAGCTACAACTTTATCTTGTTCTTCCATTTTTTGTTTATCGTTTAATAGTTGATGGGCTTTAAGTACCATTCTTCCATTTAATATACCAACATCGGACAAGTCAAGTTTCTTATTTTCTGTAAGTTTTCTTGCCTCGTTAAGTTGTTCTTTTGGTTGAGCTACATATTCCCATTTTCCCAAATCATCATCGTATGAAAATCCTGTTGTTTCCATAGCAGTTGATATCTGTTCAGGTCCAACAATAGGATCACCAACATCATCAGTCTTTATATAATCAAGATTTCCAAGAGCAGCAAGATAAGAACGACCAGTTAATGACATTTTGTTTTCATTTTTTGTATATAGTTGTTCGGGTATGGTCATGCTTTGATTGAGCCATACATTTTTATCTGAATACCAGTCATAAAGAAGGTTATTCATTTGTTCTAATACGTTTTCGGACGACATTACTGGAATCCATAGTGATTTTTCTTCGTCCAAGTTAAACTTATTAGCCTCTTTTATATTATGAGCTAAAGCAAGAATGAATCTGGCTTGATAATCTTTTATTTTTTCAGTATCTTGTGGGTTTGATAGTGGGACGGTGATATATCCTAATCCATCTCCTGTTGCTGTGGTATTTCCAGTAGTTCTTATTGGTGTTGATTCTGGATCATTAGAAATAGCAGGTTTTGGTAATGAAGAGTCGCCATCAATTGATCTTTGGGTTTCAATTGGTGGTAATTCTGGTTTTTTTTCGGCATCTTGATTATCAGTTCCACCACCGCCACCACCAGCATTATCATCTTTCTTTTTAGATACTTTAATCCATTTCTTAGATTCATCATCATATGTATATCCAAACTTATACATCATTTTTTCAATACCATAACGGTCAATTATATACGCTTTACCACCGGGTTCTTTTTCAAGTGCTTTTTTTTGTTGGTGTTTGGATGCTAATACTTCTCTTGCTATTTGTATTTTAGAATAACGCTTCCATTTTTCAAGAAGGTTTGTATATTTTTCTGGAAGATCAAGATCGGCCATGTTATTATCAGTTTCATTGAAGAAATTTATAGCATGTGATGATATTGATATTCTTTCTTCTTTTGTCATTTCATCTGGATTATACCCCAATTTAGTTAAAGCTCTATTACATGCTTCATAACAATCAGAATATGTAAGGAATCTTGTTCGTCCGATTGATTCTTTTAGTTCTTGAGTTTCATTTTCATTTTTTTCTTTTTTAGCTATTTTTATAATAATGTCTTCAAGTTCTTCTTCTGACATTGAATTTAGATCATCGATATCATACCCATTATCTTCAAGAGTCCGAGCAAGATCACCCATAGGTCCACCCCATAGGTCTTCTTTAGCTTGTTGATATTTATTACGTTCTATGTCTTTCTGACGATATTCCCCATCTTGAGTCATCTGAACAGTCCAAGGTTTATAATTACTTACTTTTGGAGCAACCATAACAATAGCAGGATCACCATTTTTACTTCCTATTTGAGCAACGCCATCACCCGTAGAAAGGTTATTTGGTACAGCGCCATAAACTCTTGTACCTTGGCGACTCTTACCACCAAGCATGCCATCGCCTAATCCACCATATCCTGGAGTTGATCCGCCACCAGTTGAGCCTCTACCAGCAACACTATATGCTAATCTTGAACCAGAGTTTGGACCATACCCAGCAGTAGAAAGCATAAACATATCAACATATTCTGATAACAATTCCATATTATCATTTTGGTGTTTATCGAATATAGAGTTGATTGCTGTATTTTTTTCTTCTTCAGTTAATTCGCCATAAACCGGGTGATTATATACGAAATGCTTTATTTTCTTCCAAGTATCATTTTCTTCCAAGTGAGAATTTGGAGTATTTGCGTAGACTGCTTTCATTTGTTCTTTAGCATCAGTTTCGGTGGCATGTGTACCTAAAACCTTACCAGAAACGGTTTCAACAGCCCATTTACCGTCTTTTTTTACGATTTTGTATGGCATCGAATATACTCCCTAAATCAAACAGTATTTATATATATTTTAGGGTTAACGAACAAGACGATCTAATAAATGTCCTAAATAGTTATCTTCTTCGGCTTTGTTTAGTAGGTCAATTACTGCTTTAATCCTATCTCGTTCAATTTCATCCATTTGATAAAATTTCATATTATCACCGAATTCCATTTGATAATCTTCAAGTTCATCAGTATCATGACAGAATATAATTTCTCCGTCATTCTCAATCGCATACTTACAATTTATTGATTCTTCTAATGCTTCAACATCATGTATTAGTAATAAATCAAGAGGTAAGCGTAGGTATGATTCCATCTTATTCCCTTGCTTGTTATTTATCACTTCCTTCAAGGAGGATTGCTTGTTTTTCTTTTTCTTGCTTTTGTTTTTGGGTGTTAATGTAATCATCTGTTATATCTTTCGTTAGGGTTATATCTATTTCGTAGACACCAGTTGGCCATTTAAGTTCCGTTAGATTGAAGCTTACTTTTTGATTATCTACTATTAATTGTCCAGACATTTTTTCTGATAGTTGTCGGCGTCTAATTTCGTTGATTAAGAGTTTTAATGGAACTTCTTTAATCATATCTGTCATTGTCATAATAGGTTGTTCTTTTTTATCGGCATATTTTACTTGTTCAATTTTTCTATTTAAGATTTCATCTGGTACTTTTGGAGAATCTGTTGGTTTATTTTCTTTAGCTTTTTCAAGTCTTTCTTTTATTTTTGCTTTTCGTTCTAACATTGATTGATTTTCTTCTTCTTTTTTAAGGATTGCTTCATTAGATGATATTTTTGGTTCTTCAATTTTCACAGTTGGTGCTGCCGCCTGAACCGACTCGTATATATCCTTAAATCTCTTAGTAAATTCATCAATTGATATTTGTTTTTCATATACAACTGGTTTTTCAAGAAGAAACACTATATCGTTTTTATCGGTATCGGATATTGGTTCTACATAATCTACATAAATATGGTCAGATTTATCATCAGGTTTTTTATCTCTATATACATCAATTATCTTAAATTGTTTGGCTATATATGGTTTGATGTTCATTCGTCAATCCCCCAACGTATATAATGGTTGTTTTTATATAATACTAATGTTATACCAACAAAGTCAAGCCATTCTGTATTATTTTGTAATAGCTTGAGTAAGGCTTTTTCTTTTATCTGAATGAATGTATGTCCAGATAAGGTTCTTTTATTTATTTGAGTCGTGAGTTTAAGAATCTGCTCATGACCAAAAAATTCTTCTCTGCCAAGTTTCATTCCTATATTATAACTGAAGTTCTAAAATTTTATCTACATAAGTTTGACATATCTTCTCAAGGTTTTCCATGTCTGTATAACCCAATCCACCAGCATGAGAGTGACCACCACCACGAACATTAGAATTCATTACAAACTCTTCATTTATTTTACCGATATGGAAGTCTGGGGTTGTTATTTTCTTATTTGCTCTGATACTCACTCTTTTTAGTCGAGCATTAGCAAGAATCGCAACTTGATAACCCTTATTAACAAGCAAATAATCAGCGAGTTCATTTATTTCATCGGATTCGTCCTTCAATATTACGAATGCCACCTTATTCTTATTTATGGGATCATCAGCTAAAAGGTCAGTTTCCTGTAAATTCTTTATATCGGATTTTATTTTACTCCATTTATCTTTTAGGAACGTTTTTTCATATTCAGTAAACCCATTGAAACCATTTTTATAACGTTCAATGAATTTCTCACCCCAATAATGATAAAATAGGAAGTTAAGATTTTTAGCCACTTTATTAGGCAGTTTATTTCTCCAGTTGTCGTAATCGTCAGCTATACGTGCCAAAGTTTCGACTTCTTTATTTTCATATCCATTCTTTTTCATAAGTTCCTGGTAACATAATGTAGCACCGCATAATTTACCGGAAGTATCAACAATACAGTTTTTATATTGAGATAAGTGAGTTGCGGTGTCATGATGGTCAAAAAGCATTAGATTATCGGGAAAATCTTTAGCAACGTGTTCTTGAACTGAAATATCTGCTATTATTATTTCTTGGAATATGTTATTATTTAAGATTTGTTCAGTATATAGATCGACGTTGGTGTAAGTTTTAAATCCCACAGCATATTGGATATTTTTGCCGTATTTGTTAAGAAGATAATTGATTATTACGATTGCTGAACACCCACCGTCAAGGTCTTGGTGTGTGATGATCTTAAATGGTTTATATTTTGATGATGCCATTGAAAAATTCCTTGACCTATTATATCAAGGAAGATTTCAATTACAAGTATTTTTAGCTTCCACGCACTTATTACATGGAAGTAAGGTAGCGCCACAGCCAGTACGATCTGTAGCTATTGCCATTGGTCTTCCATTCATTAGCCCACGATATCCACCACATGGACCTTGAATAATTGGGGTGACTCCGTGTGGGGTGTCTCCAGTATATTGTGGACAAGCATGTAAATCGCCTATTCTTGCTACCGGAACACCGCAAACTGTCGCAATAGGATCGCCAGTTATAACGACTCCACCATGATCAGACATACAGCCTACAGTTATTATTGTATTTCCACCAGCCATTATTTATTTTCCTTTAATATATCTTCAATGCTTGGTCCAGTATCGTCTTTTTTATCTTCTTCAACCACAATAGGAAGATTATCCCAACCACCTTCATATACGTGTTTTTCAAGTCCAGACACAGCTTGATTTATTTCTTCTATTGCGTCTTTAAGTATTCCTTGTCGTCTTTCAACTGTTGATTTTACATATTCTTTTAGTTCTGTTATTTCTTTAGCTAAATTGGCAACCGGATTATCGCCCAATAAATTTTCTATTTCTGTTATTTTTTTAGCCACACGTTCAAGTTCTTCTTGTTCAACGGCTGGAGTTGATTCTAATATTTCTATAACTTTAGATTCAATAGTTTCTGGCAATCTTTGTATTTTGTCATTAAGTATAAGTATTGCTTTTTCAAGTTTACGAAAATCATTCTTCTCAGCAATTTCAACTTTTTTTGGTTCTTCTTTTTTAGGTTGAAATGTTGGATTATCGTTTACAGGTTCGAAAAAGTCATATACTGTTCCTAAGTCACGCTCTGAGTAAAATACCTGTCCTGGAGGAACATTAATTCTTTTACCATTTACAGTTATTTGTTTATAGAACTTTGATTTGTTTTTATAATTTGGCATAGAATCCTTAGAACGAATAACTATATGTACTATTATTTATAAATTCTGTTGTTCTTCTCATTGATTCTGGTACACCCATATCACTCCAATAACCAGTAAGTTGAGTAGATATCATATTCCCGATCTTGGCATAATGGTCGTTTATATGTGATATCTCAAGTTCTCCACGATCACTAACTTTACATTCTTCAGCTAACTTATAAACATCTGGTGTGTAAAAATATAAACCCGTGACAGCCAAATCACTCTCTGAGTTCTTTGGCTTTTCTACGATTTTTATAACTTTGCCATCTTGGTCTACTGTAGCACAACCAAAACGAGTAATTTCTGAACCAACTGATTTTAAGAATACCTGTGCCTGTTTATCTCCATTCTTAAAATTGTTTACCTCTTTAGCGAATGATTCCTCGTAAAAATTATCACCCAATATAACTGCGAATTTTTGCTCTCCAGTATAGTTTTTACATAACTTAAGTGCGCTTGCGATTCCTATTGGTTTCTTTGGGTCGTGCATGGTCTGAATCTTATATGTAAAGTCTGCTCCAAAATTAGAACCATCACCAAGAGTTTCAACAATCAAACCAGCAGCTTCATCGGATGTTATTATGAGTATATCTTTTATTCCAGATTTTACCAGTGTATGAATGGGATAATAAATCATCGGAGTTGCACCCTGATGAGAATACACAGATAAAAGATGTTTGTTGATAACGTTAGTTGCGGGTTTACAGCGAGTACCAAATCCACCAGCAAGTATAATTCCGCGCATAATAAATTCCTTTTGGTTGGAATCTATTATAACATCATTTATATTATTTTTGTTTAATCTTGAATCTATTGCGGAACATTATAGCCAATCCACAATCGACCCAAGATTTAGCTGTTTCATTAAATCCAACATCATAACCGGCTTTTTGCGAGAGATAATACTTGTGGACATTCATCCATTCAATTTGTATTTTATTATATTCAGATAACGTTAATTCAACTCGTTCAACAGTTTCATTCTTACAGATACATTTTTTACATTCACAATCTTGGTTAGTCTTAGTATCATCTTCAACCATGAACATATTTATATTTTAGAACGAAGAAATAAGAAATCAAGAAAAAACTAAAGGCGACCAAATTAATGATCGCCTTTAGCTGTGCTGTGTTTTCTCGACCTAAGTTTTTTATTTATCAGCGTTTACGTGCGTCGGACTTATCACCCTTACCGACATTCTTATAGCCTTGTCCAGTTCCGGTTTCTTGGAATGGATGATTACGGTCGGCAGTTTGAATGCCTTTACCAGCAGTACGGGCATCAGTCTTATCGCCTGAACCAACGTTTGAGTAGCCTTCATTGGTGCGAGGATGAGTACGGCAGCAATCCTTCTTCTTATAGAAAGTTTCTTTGCGTTCTTCACCTAGACTTCCGAATGGTTTAGTGAAAGATGGGGTTTCTTTGGCTTTCATATTATATCTCCTGATTGAGAGTAATTTCATCATTATTTATATCAGCTTCATCACTTATTTTACAATCTTTTTTTATTCGCAATACTCGTAAATGTGTTTCAGGATTTTTACCATGAGTCTGAATCCAACCCTGTAACCAACGAATATATAGCTTTTTCTGTTCTGCTTCAAACTCTTTATGATTCTCAGTTTTACAAGACCAATTATACATTAATTCATCTTGATCTAATTTAATAGGGAATTGTCCAAAAGCATGTGTATATTTTTGTTTATCTTCAATCAAACACATTGCTGAAATAAATGCCCATGCTGCTCTATCCATATCAGTATATCTATCAACTTTTACAATAGCTTCTCTAAATTGCGCCCAAGAATCCAAATAGTTTATATAATATTTTTCACCACTTAGCCCAACTCCACGAACAACATGAGTGCCACCACCAGGAATTAGATATCTACCGTCTTCCTTCCAAATTATAGGTTCACCAGCTTCGTTTATTGGTACTATTGGATAATCAAAGTTAGGAATATAAACCCCAATATGTATTTCAATAATGGGATCTTCTGGATTATTTTCGTATTTAGGTTTTCCATGAAGTAAACATTCTATTTGCTCCAGACACACTTTTTTACGTGAATCTGAATCAAAAGTAAATGTTCCATCTTCTATTCGATCAAGAGCATAACGAGCTAATGTCCGTGGTTTCATAAACTATATTATACCACGAACAAAAAAAATATTACGCTCGATTCTCAAGTTCTCGAATATAAGTGATGTACCAAGTCATTGACCAACGAGGTTCTTCACAGCTATAGTCTGCGGTTTCTCTCGCTCCAGCAATTAACTGACGAGCAAGTTTCTTATCCGTCTTATATTTATCTTTGATTTTCTTAATGAGTTTTTCAGTTTCCAAACCCATTTTTTCAAGTACGTGAGCCATGATAGTCATCCTTCCAAAGTTGAATATAACCTTTTTGGTGAGACTACATTATATATACCATTTTTTATTTAGCAAGAACTTTTTTATTTGGCACGAAATTTTCTGATGAATCTTACATAGTTTAGAACATATTACTGAAAAGTTTATATAAAAATGATAATTTCAGTAAATCTAAACAAATTTGACATCTATTTAAGAAAGGAGTATGTCAAAATGCTATACTTAACCCCTTATCGTTCTCTTTTTGACCGTCTTTTGGATGAATTCTGGACCGAAGACGTTTATTCTAAGCGAGTTAATGGAGAATTATTGGTGTACGTCAACGATCAGCTTGTTAAACGCACCTTAAAAGATGGTACAGTTGAATGGTACAAATCTGGTCGTTTACATAATGAGTCTGGTCCTGCTGTTCAATCAAAAGCTGGCGATGAATACTGGCTTAATGGTCGGCAAGTTTCTAAAGATGAAGTTGAAAAATATAAACAGAAACTTGAGGACGAAAAGAAGATTGATTATAAACTTAGTCTGACAAAAGCAGAACGAGAAAAGATTGAATCTGCTTTAGGTCGTAAATTAGAATAGTCAAAAGAAATGGGGTGAGAACTAAAAGCCTCACCCCATTTTACTTAGGTTTAGTTTCTGATATCTGACCTAAAATAAGTGCCGCATTTATTTGTCTCATATCCACTTCATATCCAAATTTGGCACATAATGCTTTTCTTAGGTCTTCCATTTGATTTTGTTTGCTAAATCCCATATATACCGTTGTATCCAATTGGTAAAATTCGTTGTCATCAAGATAAACTGGACGATAATTTCCATCTGGTCTTTGTTGTTCTGGTCCTATACGGAATTTTAGCATATTTGATATCCTTTTCAATATTATATCAGATTATTATATTATTTACTTGCGATTGGTAAATATCTAAACGCAACTTCCAGAGCCAATGTATAGTAGCAATGATTTAGGATTCTTGAAGTATCTCCACCATGAAATGATTGTTTCTCAAAAGGCCAAGAACCATCTAAACAGTCTGCGGTCTTGAATTGAGTATCGATGACCCACTTGACATAACCAGTTTCTTCATCAGCCCACTTCTTCCAATGTTCTCCGTTATACATGAATGCCGATAATGATGCGTAATATAGGGCATAACTGTTGGTCTTATATTTACCACCAACAAGCCAACGTTCAGTCATATCATTCATCATAGTGTCAAGTAATATGTCTCCCTGTTTATAGCTAAGAAATACCGCACATAATGAACCTACGAAACTAAGGTGGTCTTTAGAGACTTTACCATCAACTGACCAAGTATAAGGGAATACAGATTTACCATATGGATCAAGTTTCTCATAACCAGGATTAGCAGCCTTCCAAGCCTTCTCAACCCAAACTTTTGTACCATCAAGAGCGCCTTTAGTGTCAATTCCTGCGGCTTTTGCTGACTTCAAACAAAGACAATTCCAGCCTGAGACACTTGAATCCATGCGATTAGGGTTAGCATTTACATAATCCCAAGCAAGACCAGCATAAGCTTGATCCGCAGCATTTGGGTCTTTTACTTGTCTACTGATAATGATATTGACTGCTTTTTCTAATGGCTCTTTTAGTTCTGGGTCATTTGTCATTCCATATGCTTCTGCGAGTGCCATTGTACAAATTGGATGTTCGTAATTTCTATTTCCAATAAGTCCATCTGGCTTTTGTACAGCTAATAACCAACTGATACCAGTTTTTATGGAATTGCGATATCTACTCATTTGTTTATGTGTATATCCAGCCCCAAGGAAACACAATAATGAATATCCTGTCATAGCTTCATCGGCACCATTTACATTTTTTCCAGGTTCGCATTGATTGCCATCTTTACAGTTTGTGAAATAGTTGTCAGAATCCCAACTTCCATTTTCAGATTGATGTTTTTGTAACCAACGTAGCGCAGCATCTATAGCACTTGTAGCTCCAGACGCATTCTTTGGGCCATATTTACTTCTCATTTTTGTCTTATCACCACCGGGTTTGCGCCATCCCCAAGCACCAGATCCGCCTCCACCCACACCCATAACCATAGCAAACCCTTGCCCACCAGCCTCGCTAAATGCTTTGGCTTCTTCTCTTCCATTTACTGAATTATCATCGGTTACATCTTCTCTTTCCATAGTATCATCGATTGCCATGTCTGGAACAATAACAGTCATTTCATCTTTTATATTCTTGTCATGTTCAACATTAGATATTTTTGGACGCTCAACCAATGCTCTTTCTTCAGTTTTATCAGGAGGAGGCGGTGGAATATCAATTTGTACTACTTGAATGGGCGGTTTGTCTTCAATCATTTGTTTGGCAAAATATACCATTGAAACAAGTAAAATCATTATGGCGTGTAAAGACAAAGAAATGCCCCAACCCGCGATGCCTCTTGCTTTTGATTCAGTATCATTTTCATCAAGATACTCGTTTATTTCATCAAATTCTTCTTTGACTTCATCTTTATTTTCGGTGTTTATAAGTGCCATAACCCTCTCCTTTAAGTCTGGTTGTGAATACGGTGCCTTCATAAAAGGATAAACGACATAAATAAGAATAGGTTCATCTTATTTTTAGGAGACGACTATGGATTGGCGAAAACTGATATCCGAAGAAAATAAAAAAGGAATAAAAGAAATAAAAATTGAAAATGGAAAAATTACTTTATATGTAGATCCAGCTTTTCTTCAACCAGTTAGAAGTAGTTTAAGAATGTTATATGAACAAATTAATATTAAACCATTCATTCGTATAGATATTTGTTAAGCGAGAATCTATCCTTAATCATATTACAAACAACATCATCGTCAATCTGTGTTATTTCTGGGATTAGTTTGGCGTATTCATCCCATATATCTTTATGTTGTAGATTATCATAAGCTTTATTATATACAACACGGGTAATTCCAGCATTTATAATCAAACCAAGACACGAATGACACGGTTGATGGGTAATATAAATCGTACATCCACTGGTATCAAAAGGACAGTTAATTATTGAGTTAGGCTCTGCATGGATGACCCTTAAGTACTTGGCAGGCCGCTCCCATTTTTCTTTAGTTTCTTCTGTACCTTTAGGAAATCCGTTATATCCAGTACTTATTTGTCTACCATTTGGATGAACTATAACACACCCGACTTTAGTTGTTGGATCTTTACTTAAATCATATGCCGTCATCCAAGCAAGACGAAGGTAATGTGTATCAATTGTTTTTTGATTAGGCATTTTCAGTTCCAGTTTGATTGTCAGAATTATTATCTTCTTTACTTTTAACTATTGCTTCGTATTTTTTCTTGATATCAGCTTTAAGATCATCAGTCATCTCAACATTATCAATGAGCCAGTCTATTCCCGATTCTATAAAATGATCTAACGTGAATGCTGTTAAGTAATGAATTCTATCTTTTGTATTATAGTCAACGATAAATCCAAACCAATCAAATCTGGCTTTTTGGAATGGAACTATGAGATAATGTCCATATTTGAATGCTTTTTTCTGATTAGTTGGTTCTGCGTTGAATAATGTCATGTTCTTAGTTTGTTAATCCTATTTTGTACTTTGCGACGATCAAAGTTAGATAGACGATCAATAAATAGCATACCATCTAAATGATCGATTTCATGTTGACAAATAATAGCAAATAATCCATCAACATCAATTTCTTTTTGTTCGCCAGTTATCGTTTGGTACTTTAATGTAAACTTGCTAAATCTTTTATTAAGACAAGAAACATCAGGAATTGATAAACAACTCTCAGGATACATAATAATATCTTTTGGGTTTTCTATAACTGGATTGAAAAATACTTGGTCATATTTCTGTAATTCTGGTTTTGTTGATGGTGCTAATACAAAGAATCTTTTCTGAATGTCTATCTGTGGGGCAGCTAAAGCAAACCCACATAGTTCTTGACAATATTTCTTCATTTCTTCGCATAATGGAATAAGATCAGGTGTGAAATCAATTACTGGTTCACTCTTTAGATATAATTTTAGGTTGGGATATTTTAGTAGATTCATTTACATTATTATACCAGCCTATGATAAAATTTCAACAAGAATGTTATAATGAACGTATAAATAACTTACATAAGGAGTTATCATGATTGAACTAAATAATAAAAAGTACTATACAACTAAAGAAGTATCTCAGAAATTGGGGCTACATTTTAGGACTATTCAAGGTTGGGTAAGTGCTGGTAAATTGATTCCACTAAAATTCGGACCTAAAAAATTCTATTACGATGAAGAATCAATTGAAAAATGTTTAAGAGGAGAAAATAAGTGAAGATTATTGACAATGTTGAATATTATATACAAAATGACATTCCTAAATATTTTGATATATGCTTAGATGCTATTAGGAGTAGAATTCGAGATAAAAAATTATTGCCAAGTATCATCGTTGGTCGTAAAAATATGTATTCTAAAAATGATATAGAAACTTGCTTAAAAAATTATCCACTTATTTCTCTATGGACAACCGAGAAAGTAAAAGATATAGTTAGTAAAAAACATCCAAATATAAAGTTTCAAGAAAATTATGAATATACGAAATTAGAAGATAAAATTTCTGTTACATGTTCTAAACATGGTTCTGTTCTAACAACAGTTTATAGATTATCCACTAAAGAATTTGGGTGTCCTGAATGTGGAAAAGAGGTTGGAAATAAACGAATGATGGAAACAATATCAATTTTAGTTGATGAGTTTATTGAATTAGCCAGAGAAAAACATGGCGATAAATTCCAATATAATAAAGAAACATATTCCGGTTTATCTTATCCTATGGAAATAATTTGTCCTATTCATGGCTTGTTGAAAATAAAACCATCATCACATCTAAAAAAGTATGGATGTAAATCGTGTTCCGGTGAAAATAATGTTAAAATAATGAATAAAGATAAAAGGTTAACACAAGAAACGTTTATCAATAGATGTAAACTTGCTCATAATTGTTTTTATACCTATGAAAAAACTGTTTTTACAACTACGATCAATAAAGTGGTTATAACATGTCCAATACACGGGGATTTTATCCAAATATCATCACATCATTTAAATGGGGTTGGTTGTCCACAATGCGCTTATAAGAATGTTAGCGATCAAAGAAGAAAAAGCCAAGAAGATTTTATTAAAGAATGTTTATTAACTCATGGTAATAAATACGATTATAGTAAAGTCGTATATAAAGGTATTGATGAAAATGTTATAATAATATGTCCTCTTCACGGAGAATATCAACAAACTCCATATAATCATCTTAAAAGCCATGGATGTCCAACCTGTGGATTCATAGTAGCAAAAAATGCTCAACGATCAAATGTTGAAGAATTTATAAAAAATGCCAGATTAGTTCATGGTAAGAAATACGATTATAGTAAAGTTGTATATATAAATTGTGATACTAAAGTAGAAATAATTTGTAATAAACATAAAAAATCTTTTTTCCAATCACCATATTCACATCTTAAAGGAAATGGATGTCCAAGATGTTATAATAGAATATCAGCAATAGAAGAGATGTGGTTAGATCATTTACAAATACCAAACGATAAAGAACATCGACAGGTAAGAATTCCATTATGTACTGGTAAATATATAATTGCTGATGGTTATATTCCAGAGACAAATACTGTATATCAATTTAACGGCGATTATTTCCATGGTAATCCAAAATATTACAAACCAGAGAGATTTAATGTTGTTTGTAATAAAACCTACGGAGAATTATATAAAATTACATTAGAAAAAGAAGATATTATAAGAAAATCTGGATATAATTTAATTGTAATGTGGGAGCGGGATTATAGATTACAACTAAAATCAATTAATGGCAACAATCCTCGTATTCATAAACGCTGATAAATCAGTCCCGCCGGCATATGATATACCAGATTGAATACTTTGTTTGAGTTCAATCAAGAAGTCTTCCATATCACCATTGTAATCCATGATGACTTTTTTGCCTTCTACGTGTATCCTTTTTCCTTTTTTAGCTTGTTCCGACGCATTACCAAAATATACACACTTTTTATGACCATCTATTTCAATTATTTCAGAACCACTTTGATTGTATCCGCAAAATAATGATCCAACCATTACCATTGTGGCTCCACATGCTAATGCTTTATTTATGTCACCAATCTCTCTAATTCCACCATCAGCTATAACAGGTTTTTTGGCTGTACTAACACACTCCAATAAACATGAAACTGTTGGTCGAGTAAAACCAGTCATAACCTTTGTCGTGCAAGCTTTCCCAGGGCCAATATGAACCCTACAGCAATCCGCGCCCCATTCCTCAATTTCTTGAACGGAATTTTTACACGCCATATTTCCAACAATCAAAAACGAATTTGGAAGATTAGTTTTTATAAAATCAATCATTATTTTTGTTTTTTCGGACCAAGCATGAGCGACATCAATTGTAATATAATCTGGATCTAATTTTTCTTCTTTTATTCTTTTTATTTGATCTTTTGATTCTTGATTTACGCCAACACTAATTGAGGTAAACAATTCAAGAGATTTCATTTTACGAAGAAACGATACTTGATCATGATCGAATCGGTGCATTACGTAAAAGATATTTTTCTTAGCCAAAAACTCACAGGTATATTCATTTATAACTGCTGGCATGTTGGCTGGCATTACCGGAACATCAAATTTTCTTCCACCGAAAACTACACTTGTATCACATTCACTTCTACTATTTACTACGCATTTATTAGGTACAAGATAAACGTCACTATAGTTATATTCTCTGGTAATTTGACGGGTCATGATTTCTCCTTGCTTCGGTAGATTATTTTTTCTTGTTGTGGGTCATATACCATCTCAAATGAACCTTCTTCACAGAGATGATTAAGGACTTTGGTTACAATTTCATTGGTCAACTTAATAACAAATTCTTCATAACCAGAATAAGATATTATGAATTCTCCATCATCATTTTTGGGGAAGAAGCAGTTTATAAATTGGTTAAACTCAGTTAAATCATATATATTGAATACTTGTTCATCTTCGTATGTATCGACAATATTTGGTTTAATGTCAATATCAACACCCATTTCATTTACTTTTTCATATAGAATCTTAATTGACCAGCGTATGGATTTAGCAGCAAACTCTGGTATGTTCTGCTTTGGTAATAAAAAGTATTCTTGTTCGTCGTTCATGCGAGAACAATTATACCAACTTTTAGTCAGACTTCAATCTAAAATTCCGAATCCCAATTTATCTTTGGTTAACTCAGATTTTTTCTCAAATATATGTTTATGTGATTGATCTGAAACAACATGTATATTTAGTTTAACTTTTATTCTATGGATACGTTGGTTGAATTTAGGTATAGATGAACCTTGGTATCCTTCATAAAGAGTTATATGTGGTTTATATGTTGGATAATCACTTGGAGAATAATTTCCGACATTTGTTAACCAAGAATTGACCTTATTGAACCAGTTATGTATCTCATCAGAGTCGAGGGCGAAGACAAGGCATTTATCATCACCAAGGATCTTAAAATTTGATGTAAATGCTGTAATTTCAGGTAGTTGTATTGTATTTAGCCATTCGAGGAATAAGTCTGGCGTTTGTCCAAGTTGTAATCTGACATAGCGTATAGTTGCGTGGAAGTCATCTTTAGGTTGTGGTTTAGCTTCCTTAAATTGTTCTGGATACATTTCTTTTAAGGTTTCTTGTACTTCTTCCAAACAAGCCGAGAATTCTGGATAAACCATATAGCAGAAATTTCGTTTAGTTTCTTCATTAATAAGATATTGTTTGAAGGTCATATAGAATCATCCGAGAAAATATTGTACAGTTTTTTATTTAGTTTTTCGTAGATAAACTCTTCTTCCAGTTCATAGTTTATATCTAATGCTTTAAGTGCTATTTCAACTTCAGAGAGACATTCATTTCTTCCACCGCCACATAGTTTAACGTGCCCTGATACCATATTTTTTAACTTAAACATTAAATCAGGTAAATTGATATTGTCATCAGCAAATTCTAAAAGTTCTCTTAAATGAGGTTTATCGTATTCTTTTACAAAATTATCCCACATTTTTGATTCTGTTATATCTCGACTATCATATATTTTATTTTTATACATGAATTTCACCAATAGAACAATATCATCTACATCAATCCCAGAATCCATACAATATCTAAAGAAAGCATAACCTTTATCGAAGAATGTTATATTATCTAAGTAATCTGCGTTTAATCCTTTTTCAATATACCAATTCATTAATTCGGTTTCTTCAATCATATCCAAAGTTTCTTTACCATTATATAAGACAACTATATTAGTATTTGATTCAAGTTCTTCGTTTATTTTATTCATAAGGTCATATACGTCAAATGATATGTATTTTTTATATTCTGGTTGGATATCTACTAAAATGTGGGTATAAGATTGTTTTTCATTTATTTCGGTATTAAATATTTCTACTATTTTATTGGTGAGGATTCGTTTTCTTTCTACATTTTGAGTTGCTTCGTCAAAAAGTATATCCCAGATTGGTTTACCTTTGACATCGGTATTCATTAGATATTCGCCGGGGTTTGATGCTGGCCTAATATCTTTTGTTTCATCCATATATGCTTTGATGACCGTATAATCTTCCCCGTTATAAATGGCAGACGTTTCGGCATGTTCAAGTGCGAAACGTTCAGATGGGGTTACATAGTCATCTTTACGGAATATTGGTTCAGTATTTTTCGGTAAAGCCCTGTAAATAGTTTTCATTTTTTATCTGGAAACTCTGGTTCATTTTTCTTTTCTGGCTTGACGAATTTATGTTCTTTGCGGAGTTGTTCTACGGTTTTTTCGGCACCAGTTTTCTTACTTGCGTCTGGTGTGTCTTTTGCTGCTCTCTTGAATTCTTTACCACTGACTTCAGATATTTTATCCATTACGTCTCTGAGATTTGTAAGAGCGGCTTTATCTTCATCCGCCAGTTTTTCTTTATTTGGAGAGTTTGTACCTACTGCGCCAAGGAACCAAAATGGAACATCATCTTGTATTTTTTCCCATTCAGCTTTTACTTTTTTCATATCTGGAGATTTAGAATCAAGTTCAGCTTGGATCACATCAATGGCATCAGTAAATGTTGATTTTAGTCCGTGTTTATGAGCTAGACGCTTTAAAGCAACCCAATCAATAGCATTTTCTAAGATTGATTCGTCTTCGGTGTCAAGAGCGCCCAGGAGAGCCTTTATATGTTGACGATATTTCTCCATAGGATGTCCACCTGGAGTTTCTGACCCTTTACCATTTTTGTCAGTTTCCCAATCGTGCATGCGAGCGGGGGTTGGTTGCTTATTTTCTGGAAGATTCTTTGTAAATCCGAACTTCTCATTTAAGATTTCTTCGATTTTTGACATATGATAACTCCTGGGCTAATTGTATTTATATATTTAGGATAACAAAATGACCCAAGAGATTTTATCCTCCTGGGTCATTAAGTGGATATAAACTTAAGTTATTATGCTTGGTAGATTACGATCTTATCAGTAAACACAGCATAACGAACATTTTTAGTGAGATTAGCTTGGGTCAGGGTCATCTTACGGACTCGGCAACCCTTTGAAGCCTTCATTTGGATAACATCTGGTTGGGTGCTGACGGTGATGCTATTTGGATGAATCTTGACGAAAACAGTCTTATCAAGCAAGTTAGATGAGATAAGGACTGCCAGAGGAATTTCAATTGCGCCATCTGACCGGATTTTCGCTGGAACATCAAGTTGTGCGCCAGGGATGCCAGTAGAATACGGTTGAGTATCCACATTTGATTGCTGGTGCGGCTGTGGTGCTTGTTGAGGCTTGGTAGCAACCTTATTTCGTTGAGTATAGTTATCTGGATTGAAGCCGATTGGGTGATAGAGACGAGCATGAGCCGGTCCGCTATTAGTCACCACTTCTATATCAGTGTGAGTCCAGTCACCAAGAAGATTATTGACTGAAGCATTGAAAATAGGCTTGGCTACCTCATGAACGTCCCGATGGCGAACAAAGGGACCACCATCATTCTTCACCTTTTCAGATATATCAAGAATAGTAAAAGGTTCATCAGACTGTATTGAATCGACAAATGCTTCCATTACTCGTTCAATGAGTTCTGATACAGTATGGGTTTGGGTTGCTTGGTTGGTCATATGACACCTGTGCTTTCTATGTGCTGGTGTTGTTGGGTTTATTGTACCCAGGGTTTGATGATTGTCAAGAACATTATCTTTCGAGTTCTACTAAGTATTTGATAGAAACTTGTTCAACAGTTGGGAAGATAAATTCGTTGTTGTATAAGCCCTTACCTTCCTTGGCGAAAACCGAATCAAATCCTTTTTCGCGGCATTTATCTGCTTCATATCCACTACCCCAATATACTTCTTGTTGTTTGCCTGCTTTTACATTACATACAAGCAAGAAACAGTTATCAGTATGAATCATGTTTGGGAACGGATACAAAGAGTAGTTGAGAGATTTTGTTGAGTTTGATGCCGCGTAAATACCAAACCCAAACGCCAAACCAGACCGGGGAGCTTCTTTAGGTGCGATTAATAGTCCACGCTTAAAAATGCCCAAAAAATTACTGTTTCTACTGCCATGAAATAGTTCAAGTTCATTTTTGATTGAACATGCCGAATATCTTGATGAATCCGCTTGTAAATTGACACGATAGATGTTACGAACCTTGACCGACATATGAGAATGGTTCTTGCCTTTACTTGAAACTGCTTTTTGTACAATTCTCTTATATTCTGGATCGTTTTTATCCAGTATTTCAATTTCGGTATTCAACTCTTTATACTTAATGTCGGTGCTACTTGTATATGTTCCACCACCTACTTCCAAAGCATCTTCCATCATAGTCAACAGATCAAGTTTTTGTTGAATGATAACGTCTGTATTAATAAGATCGTTATCAGTGATTTTTCTACCTAAGTTGGCCGGAATTCTTGAATAGAACGCACCAGTAAGGGTTCTGATTTCTTGAACATCATTATCTTTTACAGCTTGGGTTAAGTTTCCAAGAATGCTTTTACCGTCGCCAATTTGCTTAAAGGTTAGTACACCAAGCGGAGTTTCAAGACCGTTTGAAGTGATATTAACCGCAGAGTTATTCTTAATTGTACTTGATGATTCCCGGTATAACTGATCAACGAGTTTAGAAATTGTTGGATGAAGATTAAGTTGGATAATATTTACGTCTTTATTTTCAACCAACTTTTTCTTTTTAGCTTCGGGAACTTCATCTTCCGAAACCTTATATACTTTTTGTCTGGCTTTTGGGCTTCCTACTTTAGCTTTTACGAACTGGATTTCAATATAACCCTTTGATGGGCGAACCTTTGAGTCGAATTTTGAGTTGAAAAACTTTGTCATTTCGGATTCTGTTGCTGGACCATAAACACCAACAGACCCGGTATATTCATCATCAGATACTCGTCCATAATTAGTATAAACTCTGAACTTCCCGTTTGAGGAGCATTTATGTAATTCAATTGAGAAGAACTTGTTATTATTGCCGTCTGCGTTAGTTTGATTGCCTATTCTATGTTCAATCACTTCATAATCAGGGAAATCTTGATTGAGAGCATCGGAGCCACATTGATGCTTCACTTCTTTCCAGTCGGCAGCCATAGGTATGTCCCCTTTTGCTGCGAGGATTGTACCTTAGCTTTTCTCTTAGTCAACCTTTTTCTTTTTTCTACCTTTACCGGCCTTTACTATTGGCGTAGCTGGTGTCTGTTCTATTTCGGCGTCTGGATTTGGTGCTGGTTCACTTTTTAGTTGTTCTTTTTCAGCATCCATTTTAGCTTTTATTTCGGCGTGTTTGCGGGCTTGTTCTTCTGCGCCAGGGTTTACCCAAGCATTATATTTTGGCAATTCTGAATCTGGAATGCCGAGTTGATTTTTATAAGCAGTAAATTTAGCGGCTATTTCTTCTTTAGTAAATTCGCCAGGGAACAGTTTATTTATTCCTTTTTGATTTGTTGCTTCTATTTGGAATTTGCCGGATGGTCGTTTATGGAGTTTGAAGTTAGCTTTACCTTGTCCTTTTAAGTCAAGTGCTATTGATGGTTCTTGTGATGTCTCGACTGGTTTAGGTGGTTCAACGATAGTATTTTCGGGACTATCTTGTTGAGTTGGTGCTGGTGCTGTTGGTTGTATATCAATTGGATTATTATCTGTATCTTCTGGTTGAACTGGTGCTGCTGTTGGTTCAGTTTTTGGTTCTTCTGGTTTAGTAGGTTCGACTGATTTGGGTTCTAATGCTGCGGTTTCTTCAGGAGGATTAAAAACATTCCTTATTTTTTGGTCTATTGGTTTATCCATGATTTTTGTATCAATATTAGGTTCAATTAACAATTTGGACACATCTTCTATAATTTTTGGCATTAATTCTGATTGTATATATTCTTCCAGTTTTTTAAGATTTTCTGGAGACAGAGTTTTTATAGAAGCTTTAAGATTTGGAACAAGTTGGAATATATCATCTATTGCTGATTCGTCCATTTGAGACGTTGATAGCTTTAATATTTGTGTTGCTATTTCTTTACGATATTTACGGATAGCCTTTTTAATTTCTTCATATTTTGGAATTTTTTGATCTTCTGGTAGATTATTCCATATTTCTTTAGCTTGTTGATTTAGGAATGGAGTTATATCTATTTGTTTTGGAGTGATTGAGAATGGTTCTTTACTTTGAGGTTCAATATTTCCCACATCTATATTTGTCATTTTTTGGAGTTTTTGTTTTATTGTTTCAGGTTTAGGTTTTTCGGTTGGAGCTACTTTAGTTGGCTCTGGTGCCGTCTTATTTATTTCATCTGGGTTTAATTCTGGAACATCGAAATCTGAAGTTGGCTCTGGTTTAGTTTCGGGTTTAGTTTCAGCTTGTTTAATATCATCAATAACAGCAGATTGAACTTTATCTATTTGTTGTTCTACTTTATCTGCTTTTTTAGTTTCTTGATCTGGATGTACAAGTCCAACTTCGCCTTTATTTGATATGATGTTATATGATGTTTCTTTTATTTTTTGGAAATTTTTATATGATTCTTCGTGTTCAGTTTGTGATTTTTTAGTCAGTTCTGATTTTTCTTTTAATTTCTGAACAACAGGAAGATTCTCAAAGCGAGTTTCAGCATATTTTTTTAATTCAATGTCAAGTAATTCGGATTGGAGTTGAAGTGATTTATTTTTGAGGTTGAAATATTGTTCTATATAATCGACCATTTTTTGGAATACAGTAGCAATTTTTTCTTCAGAAACTTTATTTTTTATTTCTGGTAAAGCCATACGAACAGAATCAATAGCGCCAATAACTGATATTCCTTCATTTAATACTATATCAATGTGTTCTTCTGAGAATATTTGGTTTAGTTTATCTTTAAGATTCATTTCGTGTTCCCACCTACAAGATTTAGTTCCGCATCACTATTTTGTTCTAAACTTGATAGTAATGAAGCAGCATCATCAAGATATTTATTTAATTGTTGAATTTGAGCATTAATATCCATGGCTGTTGGTGTATCGTTTTGTATTTTAGCAAACTTCAAGGCATATTCAAGAGCATTTTTATAGGCTTGATATTGTTTTATAATAGTATCAAGATATTGGAGAGATTTACCCCGAACGCCAGCACCAGTTTTTCTACTTATGAAGTCTTTACCTTTACGAATAAAATCAAGCATACCTTCATCAAGTTCCATATTATAGTTAACTGACTCAAATAAGGTGTTCATCAATGTCAATCCATCCTCGGTTTCATCTTCTTCTACTTGAACTTGAGTTTCTTTTTCAGTATCTTTTTTATCACTTTGAGTCCATTCTATCTTCTTATTATCTCCACTCATCTTCCATACCCATTTATCTTCAACTTTACAGGCCGAGTATTTATTTGGTATTATTACTTCATAAGGTCCAGCATAATAAGGTGCTTTAGTTGCCAAGAAAGTTGTGTTTGTCTTACTTAGTGATTTCCCTGGAGCAGCTTCGTTGTTATATTGATCTATAAGTTGTTTTTTAGCTTTTACAGCATTTATAACAGCATTAATGTCAAAAAGTAGCTTAGATGAATCAACATTTGTTATAACCAGTAAACCACCAATTGGATCACCTTTGGTTTGGTCATATGCTACGGCTATTTCTCTTGCTTTACTTCCATCAGATGTCCAAGAAATAAAAGCATCCTGTGGAGTCATATGAACTTCTGATCCTGGGTCTGGTAATGTACTAAGTGGATCACCTTTACGTACCGGAAATCCCTTGAATAGACGATAATTGTCCTTTAACCCAATACCAACAAAGGTTCGCGCAACTATTGACCTACCAAGCACTTCTAATATTTCTGTGATTACTTGTCTCTTGGTTTTTCCAGGATGATCGTCAGTTAAGAATTCAACAACGCGAGATAAGATGATATTTATTTCACCGGGACGCATTCCAAAATATTTCTTAAGTTGTTCATCAGATACATTCTCTTTTTTTAATTGAAGATAAGGATTCTGAGACATCTCTTGTTGCTCAAATAAAATAGCTCTTATCCGATCTTGAATAGAATACATAACTGCCCTCTTATCTATTATATTTATATATCTTGAAATCTAAAATCCCTATGATATAATGTTTACCACAAAGGAACAACATGACCGACACTAATCAACCAGAACAAACGATAATTCCAGAAATAGAAGAACATCTAAAGACCGCATCTAAACCAAAAGAACAAATAGTGATCACGATATCATTTGAAGAAATAAATAAAGCCATAACATTGTTCCAAAATTGTCAAAATGTCAGATTTGATCCACGTATTATGTCATATTATGTTGATGGATCTGAAGTTCGACAACAATTCCTTGCCGAAACTATAGAAAAATTTAGTCAATATATAACTGCTGCGTCTCAATTAATGAGAAAAGTCAGAGTAAATCCACCACAAAAAGTAAAGACTACATTACAAACATTAGATAATAAATTAAAAGATGTTACAAAAGATGCTGAAATTCAACCATAAATAATAACATGAATAAAGATAAAGCAAAGAAACCAGATAAACATATTACCTGGAATTGCGTTTATTTCTATACTGATATATCTATCGTTTGGTCAATTCAAGATACTATTGATTATTATGTTGCTGAAAAAGTGGAGCAAGAAATGATAGAAAATATGGACCTAACAATAGATTAGATTTTATTGAAAAAATTTAATTATAATATACCATCTATCATCATGAAAATACTTGTAATGTAAAAATATGCTCATAATGTTAGCTCACAGATGCTATTGAATATTGTGATGATGCTAATGCTGGAGGTAAATTTCCTAAATCATAATCTACTATATTTGTTGTTCGAGTTAAACCTCTTGATTTCATTACATATAAAGGATTTGTTGCCGTTACATCTGTAAATGCTACATCAAGAATTACCATATTTGATAACGGTCCAGTGTAATTTATAGTTGTTGGATTTGATGTTGATGATGATCTGATTGTATATAATGGAGAGTTTGTATAAGATGTATCATACCCATTTACTATAAATAATGAATTTGTAATAGTTAATAATATATTTTGATTAATTGTTATATAAAGAATTTGATCAGTTGTTAATGACGCAATTCTTGTAGTAATACTTGTCATTGATATGTTTCGACTTGATGATGCTGAAAATATCATGTCTCTATTACCCTGTATGATTACATTTCCAAAATTAATATTAGCATTACAATTAATCGTTGTGCTAGTTGCGGTCGCATTGAAATTTGATTTGGTGAATGTTATATTGCTCGTTCCAGCAAAAGAATATGTTCCAGTTGTAGTTGATTGAGCTAATGAACCGAGATATAAATTAGTATTTGCTGTAATAGTTGTATAGTTTCCAATAATAGTGGGGGCATTAATAACGTCAAAATAAAGATTTCCCGGTCCTTCAAATGTGGCGTTATATGAAGTAGTATCAATTGCTGACTGTGTTGTATTATTTACATGTACATCATCGGCAAGAGTATAAGTTGCCGCTGCTGTGGGCGAAAATTTAAAGTTAACAATTTTACCATTTGTTGTTAATGTGCCAGTTCTTGCCATTATTATAATAGCTGTGCCTGTGAGACTAAAGCTCATATTGGGTCCATACGTAATAGATCCGCTAACTGTAATATTACGGCCTGTACTCATTGTGATTGTGCCGTTATAATTGGATAAATCTAATGACAGACATGATCCGTTTACTGTTGTTAATGATATATTGCCGCTAGTTGACGTTGCTACAACATCATCAGATGAAGTTGGTACGGCATTTTCTACCCAAGTTGCAGCCGTTGACCAGACTCCACCAGCATCAGATATTGTTCTTGTCGCCATTAGATTCTAACTCCTTCTAATTCTATCTTCATAAAATTTGATGCTGAACAATTGGCGGTTTCGAATTTCACGAAATCATTTTTATTTAATTGAAATAACATACTACCGCTAGATGATATGCTATTGGATATATTAAATGTTGTAAATAAATCCGCACTTGTAGGAATGGTCGTTGATTTATAAAATTTTATATCTGATGAAATTTGTTGACCATTTCCATAAATATAATATGTATTTATGTTTAGTTTATATGGTATTCTTGTAATTGAAGAGTTTCCATTTGAAATTGTTGATCCTGATACGAATGCTGCTCCAACGGTTCTTATATCAGGTATATTTACCCAATCTGAACCATTATATGTTAATGTGTCTCCAGTTATAGGGAATGTTATTATTGCTGAAATTTCAGAGCCTCCACTTGAATCATTTGTATTTACCCAAGATGACCCATTATATTTTAGTGTTTGGTTGATTTGCGGGTTTACTATAATAACATCGGACAAATCATTTAACACGGATATGGAAGAGGAATTACCACCAGAAATATTATCTATTTGATATTGTAAATATGCTGATATTTCTGTAACTTCTGTTTTATAAATGTCGGCTGGGATATAATTTGTATTCGTCCATGTGTTTGTGTCATATACTAATATTTGATTATTTTGTGGTGATATTATATTGACATCATTTAATTCTGATAACAATGTCACTCCACCACTTACTGATTGTGATCCTCCAGTTATATTGAGAATTTGTGATTGAAGATTTGCTGATATTGCCGCTGTCGTAGATAAAGGCGTATATCGTTGGACATATGAAATAGTTTGATTATATGAATTAGCTGAAGCTGAAATTACATAACTGGTAGTGGCATAACTTCCAGAAATTGATACAGAAAATATGTTTGATGGTGATTCTATAACTTGTATACCTGAACCACCAATTACATTTATAGAATTGATTTGAGATTGTAAATTTCCGCTTACATTTGCTACTTCTGTGCTTGATACGCCATAAGATCCATTTGGAAATTGGTTTGATGTTACTTTTATATTACCATTTACGTCAGCCGAAACAACGACTGAGTTATTATCATCTGGAGTAACAGAGACACCTTTATCTAATATCAATGCACCATTCTTAAAACCAGACATAATATACCCCTAAATTGTTCAAATGGTATTTATATGTTTAAAAGCGAGTTTCGTGTCCACCGCTTTCAATATGTTCATTCATTTTCATTTTTTCTTTATAACATTCTTTAACATACTTCCATTCATCATTTGATGGCATTTTATCATATGTTTTTTCGAAATCTATGTAGAATTTAGTTTTTCCAGGCTTGGATCGTACTGATATTGTTGCTCCCATCATAAGGCAATAATCCATACAAGCTGATAATCCCAATCCATGTTGATGTGGTTTATCGTCTTTAGTTGTTATCCCTGGTCTAAATAGAGTGCTTTGTAATTCATCAGGAATACCTTTTCCATTATCTTGATATACTAATATTTTTTGGTCTGGTTTGCCGTATATTTTTATTTTAAGTGTATCTAACATATGTTGATTATGGTCTATTGAGTTTTTTGCCAGATTATAGATGATTTGAGCTATATACATTGGACTATGTTTAGCTTGGAAGTTGAGAGATTCTTTATTGATTATAATGTTATCTTCATGTATCATTTCTTTTATAACTCTGTCTAATAGCGTTACTTTAACCCAAGAATCAATTGTATTATTTAGAGGAAGAACCGTCATAGTGTGGTCTTTGAGTAGTTTTATATTAGAACTTAATGATGACATTATTTTTATTGCTTGTTCTAATGACATTAATGACTGATCTAGTTTTTGATGAACACCGTGACATTTATCGCAATTCATAGGTAGATTATCTTTTACTCTTGATATAATATTAAGTACGTGTCCCAACCAAGGGCTGACTTCATGATTGATACCTGATATCACATTTGAAAGGTGATTTGTATAACTTAATGTTGATTGAATTCTATTGGAAACGTCTTCTTTTGATACTTGAACTGGTATTGGAAAATCTGAGCCTGTTAATGATTCTGTATTGCTTTCATCTGCTGATCTTGATTTATTGTCAGGTTTTTCACAACCATGGCCAAACGTTGAGTCGGTATCTTCTTTTTTATCTTTATGAAATAAACTATCAAAAATACCCATAGATTATATTTTACATTCTCCTCCAGATAAGAAATGTTCAAGCTTCTTCCACACAATACCCATTTTACTAATAGCTGACCATTTATTAACTGTTTTTATTGTGATATCATCTATACATCCAGTAATAAATAAGATTCTACCCAAATTTTCATTCCATTTTTCTGCGAAGAGTACACCAGTTTTCCCATTTTTCAATATAACATCTAAAATAGAGACATCATAAATTTTTCCATTTTTCATGAGTCTTTCAGCATCTTCCCAACTGTCAGCATAATCGACATCATGTTTTTGTTCTCGTAGTTGTTCGATTATTTCGCCAGCATAAAATTGGTGGTCTTCAAGGCAAAGGATTTTCATGTTCATTCTCCCTTTTAGAAAAGATTTATAATAAAGTTTAAGATTTGAGGCCAATGGATTACAATTTGTTTTCCTATTTCAGCAACAGCGGCACCAATGAGTGTTATCCATAAAGTTCTAACACTAAATAACTTAGATCGAGATTTATATATTTTAAGTTCTTTCCGAATTCGTTCTTCTTGTTCTTTACGTTCTTGTTCTTTTTGTATTTCATGTTCTCTTCTATAATCACCTAAAACATGGTCAAATATGGTATAGATTGTTTCTAATAGTTGATTATATTTTATAGTTTGTTTTTCGGAATCTGTAAATTTATCAAGAATATTACTAAGTTGAAACCTTAATTTGGTTGATTCGACTGATGCCTGTTGCCACTTGCTAATCTCTTGTTTACAACGACTTACATCAGAACTATAGTTATCTTGTGAACCTACCATATTATTTATTCCTCTTATATGTATTTATAGTTTTTTGGTTGTTTTTAGGTAGAATAGTTTATAATATTGGTCTACCCAAGGATCTTTATGTCAGATGATAATGATTCAATAGATGGCAGCATAGAGAATAACCGAATGATAATAGAGGATATTGATTATTTTTACAGATTTTCTCAATTATATGCTATTTGTAACTATATTGTGACTATTGAAAATTATGATAAAATAGTAGATATAAGAGAAAAAGAAAAAATATTGGATGTTTTTATCGAAGAAAATATAGAATGGTTAGAAGATCACAAGTTCTTAGATAGTAACATATCAATATCTGAGATTAAGGAAGTTTTTGAACCTTTGGTAAAACATAATATATTGGATGATATTTATTATATAGATGTAAATGATCTTAATACCAGTATCCAAAAGATTACGATGTCAATTGTTGACTCTGTTCTTAATGATTTGGTTGATTCCGGTGATATGAAGTTGGCTTGGAGTACTCAAGAGAATGATTTTGTTTTTATTCCGGCTATAGAAGAAGATAAGAAACAAAAAAGAAAGAAAACTAAATGATTTGGGTTATGTTTTTTAGATTTCTGAAACATAGAACAAGTCGGTGGATAATCAAGAGTACTTTGGGAACATAGAAAGTACTCAAAAATATGTACATAGAAGAAACTATACTTATTCAGCAATCTTTAAGTGGTGATGTTGATGCTCTTATGTCATTATTATCTTTATATAGCGATTACATGATCAGAATTGCCTCAAGATATTTTAGAAACAACAAAGCTGATATAGATGATGTTATACAAGACGCCACCATTGCCATATGTGAATGTATATCAGAATATAAAGATTTAGGTAAAGAGTTTAGGCATTGGGTTGGGGCCGTTGTATCCAATAGTTGTAAAATGTATATAAGAAAAAATAGACGACGGAGAATGAGAGAAGCTATTGTTGGCAATGAACTTAAAGAATATTATGAAACCAAAGATTTAGATTCTTTCTTGTTTGAAGATGTAGAAAAACTATTAAAAAATATACCAGCCGAAGAAAAAGAAATAATAAGATTCCACTATTATGAAGGACTTACATACGAACAAATATCAGAAAAAATGAACATACCTTCGGCAACCATAAGATCAAAAATAAGTAGATGTTTTATTGAACTAAGACGACAGTTTAGCGTAATTGGTGCTTGATTCTTTATAATTCTTTGTTATAATATTCAGATGGCACTAAAAATGAGAATAGTTATTCGGCCAGATATATCACCCACCGCCGCCGTTGTTGCTGCTGCTCATGCCTCTTTGGGTACTTATTTGACTTTTATAGATGACCCAATAACTCAGGAATGGAAAAATAAGTCATTTGTTAAAATCATCCATAAAGCCCTAAACATGGAACAATTTTTAGCATGTAGAACGTTTGGTCCGCATAGAGTGTTTACTGAGAGTACTTTAGGTGGAATCGAAGTTTCAGTTGGATTCAAACCTCAAGAAAAAGAACACCCATTTTTTAAGGATATACCTCTGTGGAACTAAAAACCGCCATACAAACTATAAAGAATAATGTAAAAGATTCGTATGTTCAAGAGTATATCAAAGCCATTCCTGATGTTATTGAAGAAGATGGCACTCATGGCTTATTGGTTCAACTGGAATATATTTTATCCAATCTAAGCCAATGGAAGGGTTTAGAAGCCAAAACAACTAAAGACTTTATACGAAAATGGGTCAAAACTAAACGTAAGTCGTTGAAATAACTGTAGATAAAAAACATCTTGACATTTGTTGTTTCCTGGTAGAATAAACCTACCTATAAGAAAGGGTACAACATGTCAAACTCCGAAGTAGAGAATCATAAATCATACCTTCAATCCAAGTATGGCGAGAAGGCTGCTGAATTCCTAAACGACCTTGAAACCTGTCGCGGCTTTGAGGTTGTTAAAAAGTGGAATATCAGCCGCCAACTTGTATCTCTCCATAAAAAGAAGTTGGGATTCAAAGGTGAAGAATTACGAACTGAATCTATGATGGCTCGTCAGGAAGAAAAGAAAAAGCTGGCCGAGCAAAAGCGTCAAGAGATACAAGCCAAGAGAAACCTTCGCAATCTTGATATCATGACTCGTTTCAATAACAATGAGTCAGTTGAAGAGATTGCTAAGATTCACGGTATGACTCGTCCAAGTATGTATCAGCTTATTATGCGCCTCCGTGCTGTTAATAAGAGTTCTATTGGATATCGTCTCAAGCGCAAGAACTCTCCCAAGTTTAATCTAAAAGCCTATGATATCAAGAATACTCAAATCTATAAGATAGTTAAGCCTGAAGTCAAGGCAATTAAATCTACAGCATAATCAAACCCCTTAACCAAGGAGGCTACCATGAACAATCATTCTCTATGGACTGTTGTTGGTAATTCTCAGGTCTTCAGAGGGCGTGGATTTAAGGTGGTTTTCAATGAACATACTAAAGTTGGCCTAGAAGATCACGGTCCTGAAACGATTATTGTCAGAGAACATCCCAAACATGAATTACATTGTTTCGTTGGGGATCTAAGAAAAGAAGTTGAAACCGCAGTCAAGCATAATATCAAATCATTCACTCGTATGTTCAAGAAACATTTGCCAAAGAAGCTGCCATGAACGTCGCATTTGACTTTGATTTTACTTTAATGTTCCCGACAGAAAAAGATTCTGTTGGTGAACCTAATGTTGAATTTGTAACCAAGTTAAAAGAACATATTGCTGCTGGTGATAATGTGTTTATTATTACAAGTCGAAACGATACACAAGCCAGCCGCGACCAAATACGTAAGTTTTTAATCAAACATCAGATTAGACCACTTAAGGTTTTTCATACTAACGGAACACCAAAGCTATCAACTCTATTGGATCTAAATATTGCTCTTTTCTACGACGATGACGATAAAGAATTACAGCACGCTAAATCATCAGATATAAAAGTTGTAGATTCTTTCAATGATGATGCGAAAAAAGCATTTCAACATTTCTATGATATTGATGAGTCTTTTAAGAAATATGTTGATAGTTTAGATAAGATTTGATAATTCCTGTCGCCAACCAGATGTTCTAATGTTGACGACAGGAATATTATTATCTAAAGCAATCCTCACAGCCTGCCCCGTTCCGCCAGAAACATGCCCACTTTTCTTTGGGTCAGCGCAACATACAACAAATTCAACTTTTGGATAAATATCATAGCCAAATACTTGATGATGATTTCGATTCATTAACGCTTTAGCACCGCGAGATAATATATAATAATTCGGATGATATTTTCTTGTTGACTCCAAACCTTCTTTAGAATCACCGACAATATAATATGCTTTTGAGTTCTGTTTGTAATGATATAAATCTAACCCAAATCCATTCCAAGGAAGAAATATAACGCAATTACCACCAGAACCTTCTTGGAACGTTACATCACTTCCAGGGGCATTACCAGAATAAACAATGAAATCTTTTTTAGCCATTACCCCAGCAAGTTCGAGTATGGTTTCGCGTTCGGCATCGGTTATATCTCTTGAACCGATCCCAGCATAATAACGAGGCATGTTATTCCTTAATGTATGATTCTACAGCTTTGGCAATAATAGTCGGAAGAGATTTACCGAGTATATTATCTTCAACTTCTTTATTCTCTTTTTGTATTCGGAGTCGTTCAGTTTTTCTATATTCTTCAAGGTTTTCTTCGGAATATTCTGGGTTATATGGTATCAATTCTTCATCTTTTATCATTTTTTCAAGTTCTTCCGGTGTATCTGGCATATTCCAATTCAATATCTCTTTATTAGCACCTTCTTCGGGAATCTTATCATAATCAAGAACCGGAGCCTTAAATGCCTCAAAGAACATTACATTGTTTTCAAGCAATTCCTTAAGTGATTCCCCGTAAGCTGCTTGAGGATTTTCGGTAATTCCTATAACTTTACCGTTTTCATCATAATATGCCTCTACGAAGAAATAACCAGTTTCGATTATCTCTCCATCATTATTTTTATAGTCTCTTTTGGCTATTCTGTAATTCCAACTCATTTATTCTTCCTCTGGTCAAGCAATTCTGGATCATCGTCATATATAACAACTTCATTTTTATTGAATATGGCGGCTAATATAAAAAATAAGATAGATCCGCCAAAGAGAAGTGATAATAACCAGATCATTTAAGGCTCTTTGCTAAATCGGCGTATGTTGGTGCCGACTGCTTCATTTCTACCAACAAATCCTGCTCGGTCAAGTTATATTTTTTCATCAAGAACTTAAATCCATCAGGTACATAAACATTCTTGAATTGGCAAATAGGACATAATGCGATAGAAACATTGTGTCTTGAACACCAATCTTCACCATTGTCTGCCGCATACTCAGCCACTTCTTCAATAGAAACATCTTCTCCATCAAAATAATCTTTTCGGTATTCAACCAATTTATCTGGATTATTCTTAAAGTATTCTATTGCCGCATCCAATTCTGAAAATTCTTTGACAGCATGAGATTCACAAAAATCATGACCATTTTCGCATCTAATCATTCCAGCATCTTCTAAACCAAGGTCCATGCCAGAGACACATTCACCACATACGGCACAGATGAATGAACTTGAGCTTGAGTTGGTTACAAAGTCTTTTCTGAATTTCATGTGGTTCCTTTATTTTGTTCCCACCATTATATCCTTTGGCGAGTAGAAATCAAGAACGAGTTTCTGTAGGGCCAATTCTTTTTCTTTAGCCTCCAGATGGATATGTACGTTCTTATCTAATATCCAATCCGGTAATGGCTGAGAATAGTAATCAGAATGCGCGGTTATAAGTTTATTTGGATTGGCTGATTCACTATAATGGACTTGGGCGCTGCGTGTACCCCAAGTTGAATATGCGGTGAGAAAATCTTGAACTATAGAATCTGCTGTATGTCTAAAATGCCAGTGGTGGATATCAAAAGTAATAGGAATATCAATCTGAGACGTAAGATAGCAGTATAAATCATTGACTGACCAGCAAGCAGCTTTATCGTCATTTTCTACAACTAACCGAGATTGTAAAGATTTTGATAATGACTTGAATGAGTTTATGAATCTTGAAGCAGTACCTACATAATCGCCACTGTAACAGCCGCCAACATGAATATTGATCGGCAAATGGTTGTGGTATTCGGAACAAATGATATCAGCAACCTCATTTTCTCGTTCCAATGCCAATATACCAAGTTGTCGGACAGATTCTTTGGGTGAACCAATACAAACGAACTGGCCGGGGTGAAACGATAGATGATGATCGTGTGATTGAGCAAACCGACCTATTTGTTTAAGCGTATCAGTTATTTCTTGGCTATCTGGCAATTGATTTACTGAATACCCAACTTCTGGATCGTTGGACCTTGGAAGTGGCTCAGAACCAATACGAAACACCCTAATGTTGTGCTGCTCGTTCCAATGGAGTATTTTGAGAATATCTTTGACATTTTGTAAAGCAAGTTGAGATGCTTTAGCGATTGTGAAGTTTCTACGTATAAAAGTGCGAGAACTATAAATGTCTTGCTTACGTAGGGTTTGGTTGATACAGCAATAGCCTAAGTTTGGTGTCATGCTGAGATTATATCAACTAAAAAGAAAAATCAAGCAGTTTTTGTGTATGCTGACTCTATTCTGGTCTTAGCAATTTCATAATAGTTTTTATCAAGTTCAATTCCGATAAATTTTCTATTAAGAATACCGCAAGCTACACCTGTTGTTCCGCTACCCATAGTAAAATCCAATACAACATCATTTTCGTTTGTATAAGTTTTTATTAAGTATTCCATTAAGGCAACTGGTTTTTGTGTTGGGTGAATTCTACCTACTGTACCTCGTTCATCTGCTGGTATGCTTATAAGGTTTCTTGGGTAATATTCGCCATTATTTATCGTAACTACACCATCAGTTTGTGCGCCATAGCAAGATGATTTATTACCTTTAGAAACAGCTTTATATGGTTTTCCTGCTATCATCTGTGGATTATATGTTGGTTGATCTGAATAGAATACAACAATATCTTCGACAATTCTTAATGGTTGTTTTTTAGAATTAAGATGTCCACTTATACGATTCACTTTATCCCAAACCCAATTATACTTAAACATAGATGGATTACTCATTATAAGTGCCGAAGTAAATGGTTGGCTTGATGTCATTACTATTGCTGTATTTGGTTTGACTACATAAGATATACATTTCCACATCTGGTCAAATGGCAATATACTATCCCATTTACATTGTGTCGTTCCATATGGAGGATCAACTAAAATCATATCAATAGATGATTTTTCAAGTGTTGGTATGATTTCTAAACAATTGCCGTTATAGAGTTTAATCATCTTTATCCTAAATAAGTGATTTTACTTTATTAAATACCGTTTCCAATCCAGCATCATCACCATCAACGTCTATGTATTCTATATCCAGAAACATAATATTGATGAAATAATGCTAAATAATTCTTCTGCCTTTCTTTAGGTGTGAATAAGTGAGTATATTTTACCCGACTTATTTACAATGTCAAGATTACTGTTTCTTCCATCTGACTTGTTATTGATATTGCTATCAAATTCAGAGGTCTGATGTCCACAGTCGTTGATTTCCGCCAAGCCAGCGGTATATATATTTATTGCGGCATTATAGTCTCGATTTAGTGTAAATCCACAAATCTCGCATTTATATGTTCGTTCTTCAACTGGCATCTCGGCTTTAACATGACCACAACTTGAACATGTCTTGGTTGATGGATACCATTTGTTTACCTTATGTAAGATATTGTCGTAAATATCTTTTTTATAAGATAGCTGTCGAATAACTTTCCCTATACAAGTATCGGTAGTAGATTTACCATACTTCTTCATCCATGATTTTACAGATAAATCCTCAATTATGATAGCTTGGTTTTCGCTACATAACTGAGTTGTTAACTTATGAGTAAAATCATGTCTGATATTAGATATGCGAAGATGTAGCTTCGCTACTTTGAGTCTTTGTTTATCTCTATTTTTACTTCCTTTTTGTCTACGACTTAGTTTACGTTGATACCGTGCTAACTTCGACAAATTGGACTTGAGTGGCATTGGCGAGTGAATCTCATTACCTTGGTTGTCGGTAACGAGAGTTGTCAAACCAAAGTCAATTCCTATTTTATTATCAGAAATACGAGGTTTTTGATAACTTCCAACATCAACTGATATTGAAGCGTACCATTTGTCTGCTTTTCTTGAAATTACACAGGAGTTGATTTTACCTTCGAATCTCAACTTCTCTGTTATTCTTATTTTACCAATAAGAGGAAGTCTGATGTGAGTATCTGATATGCTAAACTTGTCATTTGATATATAGAATGTGTCTCGATTTCCACGTTTCTTAAATTTAGGGTAATTTGTTATCTTATTGAAGAAACTTGAGAATGCTGCACCAAGATACGCAAATGCTTGTTGATTCGCATCTTTTGGACTCTCATATATCCATGGGAATTCAGCTTCTTTTATTTTATTGAATTCTTTTTTGATTAAGTTAGCATTCGGTTTGGGTAAGTTATTATCAGATTTCCAACTTTCATACATTTTAGTCCACTTACTTAGTCCCCAATTATAAGTAAATCTGGCACAACCACATGCTTTAGCAAGTTGATTTTGCTGTTCCTTATTTGGTTGGAGTTGTATCTTGTGGCTGAGTATCATATGAGTTCTTGTCTTATCTCACCTTGTATTTATATCAATAGAGTCATCTTTTTATAAACTTTTTTTCACTGTTGTTCACTTATCATTTTCTTTAGAGATTTTCGATAATTACGAAGCCCATACAATCTGGAACTAAAGCAATGGATAATAGTCATCAAATCTTGAACCATTTCTTGTTTTGGTGATAGCGCAGTATTGTCGAGAATTTCAATTTCGCAATTGTATTTTTGACATATGTTGTTTATCATGTCAAACCCAAATCTACACAATCGGTCTTTATGAGCTACAATAAGTTTAGAAACTTTACCTAACATGATATCAGATAATATTTTGTTGAATAATTTACGATTGAAATTTAGTCCACCGCCAATTTCATTTAGAAACTCTACATTTTTATAACCTCTATTGGAACAATATTCTGATAGTATTTGGTGTTGATTGTTTAGGTCTTGTTTTTGGTTATTTGATGACACTCTACAATATGTTATTATTTTTTTATTTTCTTCTTTTGGTGCTAGTCCTTTGAACTCAAGTATTTGATTTTCGGTGTAATATCTTCGATTTGTTTGAGTTCTATATGCTTTTAAGGTTCCGAGTCGATCCCATCTTTGTAAACATTTAACTGTTCTATTTAGGAGATTGGCTGCTTCTGTTATAGTGTATGTTGTATCCATATTTGTTTCCTTGTGTGTCCAAATATTACTCTATTATACACAAGTTTATATTATTTTCGGGTCTATACTATACTCCAAGTATGTTTTAAGTCGCTCAAAGTTAACTGGTGTATAATTCCAACAATCTACTCCAACGTCACAAGATTTACCATATGGAGTAAGTGTACCATGCGAATGACCATAAAAATGATAACTTCCATGGTGAGATTTATTCCACACACGATGACCATAATGTGCCAGCCAAATATAATCTTTTTCTATTCGTATTCCTTTTACATCAAATACATATGACCAAGTGTGTTCTTTTTTAACGTCATCGTGGTTGCCCATAACGAGGAATTTTTGGCTACCATTAAGTCTTCCAAGATAATAGTTGACTTTACGAGCATCCAAGCTGAAATCCCCCACAACATAAACTGTATCTTTTACTCCGACAACAGAATTCCAGTTTTTGATAAGAGTTTCGTCCATTTCTTCTACTGATTGAAATGGACGATTACAATGACTAATTATATTTCTATGGCCAAAGTGTGTATCTGCGGTAAACCATATATCAGACATATGTTATCCGTTTAGAAAAGTCCCCAAGCATAGCCCTAAGAAATACAAGGAGGAGGGACGGACTATGCTTGGGGATTAGATTTATTAGCCGATGGTTACTTCTTTTACAAGTTTCTTATTCTTGTAAACGCGCTTAACGAGTTGACCACCATAGGTATTACGGATGGCGCATCGGGCTTGTTCGTAGCTGAGATAGGCAACTTCATTCTTATTGCCGGTCCAAGCATACTTACGTGTGGTGCCAGTGGTATTGATTTCGCGGAACTTAAGGTATGCTCCGCTCTTAGTGCCTCCACGGACATAATAAACGGTACGAATCTTTTTAGCCATGTTATTCCCCTTTCTTGATAGGATTTTTTGGCTTTGTTGAGCTAATATTATACGGGATTATTTTTTGGAATCAAGTACTTTGTTTTCTTCGTACATCTTCTTCATTTTCGTTGTTAAATCATCATAATCAACTTCTAATGATACTCCAGTAAACCGAGACATTAAATCATGACTGTAATGTTCCGTAATGACCTTAAGCATTGATTTTACATCATATGCTTCAACAACATATTTTAGATAGATACAGCAGGCATGATAGTATTTCTCGCCTTTAGAATAAGTTGCCAGTTCAAGAATACAGTAATCTTTATTTTGATGTGGTTTTAGGTCAGCCGTTATTTTACTCATTCTGATATTATAACCGGATGATAAATAAAATCAAGAGGTTAAAATAAGATATATGTCATTCAAGAATTATTTCAACAAACATCTATTATTTGAGCATGGAATAATAGTAGAACGAGAAAATGACCAAGAGTTTAGAGTTGCTATTTATTCCGAGATTGAGAAGATAAAAGAAAAAATGAAAATAGAAAACTCTTATTCAATTGATGTTGATGATTATCGGGTTATGATTATTCTCGACCCCGATTCTCCTACTGGATTTTTTACATTTACAAGAAACAAACCAAAAATTCCTGTTGTGGTTCTAAATGTTGATGGAATCTGTGAAGACCTATATAAAAGACAAAAATTTATAGATATTATTGACAAAATGAGCGATGTCCTATTTCACGAACTGACTCACCTAATGAACTATCGTGTTGTCGTTAAACCTGGGGAAGAATACGATAATCTAAAAAATATAAAAGGCAAATATAACAATCGGGAAGAATTCAACGCATATTATCAACAAACAGCCTCCTTATTTGAGCGGATGCTACCAAATCTTATAAAATCTGACAACACTTTTGAGTCAGTTTATGGCGATAATGTCCAACAGTTTATCTCAAAATTCTGGAATAAACTAAATGATATAAATAATGAAATAGTTGACTCCATAGCACAAAGTAAAGTATATAAAAGAAAATGGCTAAAAAGAATATATCAGCTTTATTATGAACTAATGGACACTTATAACCGGGCTAAAGGAATAACGGTTGACTCTTAATTTTTCTTTAGTATAATTTTGGTCATGGTTAAGCATTATCACCCTACTATCAGAGACGATAAGGTTTATTCTAACTGCCGTATATTCCATCCTGACGGTACTCTTATGTGCTGTGTTGGAAGAAAAAGAATAAACTGGTATCTCAAACGTGGCCTCGCTAAATCCTTGTCTGAAAATGATATACAACTCCTGTTTGAACCTAAAGGTAAAGGTAAACACGACATTCCATATTATTTAGAGGAACGAGTTAATAGATGTGTTGTGTGTGGATGTAATCAAGCATTAACTAAACACCATATAGTTCCACATCAATATCGTAAAGCCTTGCCAGAACAATATAAAGACCGAAACCATTTTGATATTCTATGCGTATGTAGTTCCTGTCATGCCGCTTACGAAAAAATAGCAGATAAACTAAATAATGAACTTTGTTATGGATTACGACAACATATAAAGAAAAAAGAAAATAAATCACGTAAAGCTGCCTCTGGTCTATGGGCGCTTAAAAATAAAGAAAATATACCATCAGAATACGTAGAACAAATCCTAGCCAATATCGCTCGTTATCTGAAGGTAGAATCAATTACACTTGAAGAAGCACTAAAATTAGATATTTCAGATAATAAAGAATCTCAAGACGTAGAACATATTGGTAAAAAAGCACTTGAACGCTATTTGCTTGATAATACTGCCGAAGACTTCATTATTATGTGGCGCGAACATTTCTTAACTAATATGCTACCCAAATATATGTCCGACGAATGGGTAAGTAATTATAAGACGAATTTTAGTTGACATTCAGTTATTCTGTGCTAAACTCTTGTCCTCCGAAAAGGAAATCATATGTCCCATCCACTCCCATCCGAAACCATGACTCTTGCTCAATTTCAGAAGAATATGGAGCAAGTTATTGAAACTGTTGAGCGGGATAAACGTACATTCTTCATCCAAACTCCAGATAATCAAAACTTTGTCCTTCGTCCTCTTACTGCTCAAGAAAAAGAGGAATACAAGGGTGTAAAGTTTAATGATGATGGTACGGTGGATGTTGAACTTGATATTGATAATGAAACCTATTCTGCGATTGATAAAGCTTGTAAAGAGCGTGGCGTTTCGTTCAATGATTACTGTGTTGCTGCTATAAAGGACTATGTAAATAAGGCAGATACTTTTGATAAGATGTTTAAGAGTGCTGTAAAATATATGCTTGCCGAAGGAATCACAGCAGAAACTTTAGTTGATTTTGGCGAAGCATATAAGCAAGTATCAACTGAACGGCCTTTGTTTGATGATGCTCGTTGGCACCTTATTCAAGAAGCATTTGATGAAGACCAAGCTGAAATTGACGCAAAGTATCATGAAGAAATGATGAATAATAGCGAAGCTGCCAATTCGTCCGAAGACCTTCCATTCTGAAACAAAGGAATATCATGTCTAAACCTCTACTTATTTCACTTATCATTGGCGTATTCTGTATTATCCTTGGCTTAACACTTATCGGATATACAGTTAGTACCTTAAATAGTGAACAAAAACTCCGTAATCTTGTCGAGGCCAAACAGGTAGATAATACCAACGAATTCGACAACATGAAAAAGAAGTTGAATCAAATCTGTCAACTTCCAGAGGCTCAAACCCAAATGCTGATGGATATTATTGTCGGCAATGCTCAAGCAAGGGCAAGTGGACAAGGCAAGGGTTCTTTGTTTGCTATGGTTCAAGAGTCAGTTCCAAACGTGAGTACTGACATCATCAACCGTCTTGCTAATGAAATCACAGCAAGTCGTAATGCTTGGACCATTCGACAAAAGGAATTGATTGATCTTAACCGAGCGCATACTGATATTATTACTACAATTCCATCAAGCTTTATCTGCGGCATATTTGGGCGAAACTCCAGGATTGATATTACTGTGGTGACATCAGCCAATACCAAGCAATCATTCAAGACCGGCGAAGATAATGAAACTGATCTTGGTCTTCCTAAGCGACAAACCAAGCAGAAAATTGAGCAATGACAACTCTTATAATTTGGCTGCTTTCACCAATTCCTTTTCTCTTAGCTGGACTCTTATGGGTCTTCTCTAAAAAAATAAATTGGATAGAATCAGCCATTTTATCTGGTTTAGGCTTTGTTATTGCTGGGTTATTCTGTGTCATTGGTACATATGGGATGACTCACGATACCGAGATATGGTCTGGCGAATGTATAAATGCTACCCATATTCCGGCTTGGCTTGAGTATTATGAAGAAGCAATTTATCGGACTGAACATTACACCGAAACTGAACACTATACTGACTCCAATGGACATTCTCAAACTCGAACAGTACATGAAACTCGTCAGGTATTCAGCCATTGGGAGCCTCGCACTCGTCACCATTCTGATGAGTATATTTTTCACGATACGCTTGGCAATTCTAAAAATATCGACCCAAATAGATATAACGATGTGAAGTCCAAGTTTGGTGGAGTTGAGGGCAAGCGTAAAGGCGACCGAACAACCAGTGAACACAATAGTAGAATGATTAGTGGCGATCCAAATGACTATTACACCATCAATAAAACCAATCACGTTTACCCTGTTAGTGAAATGCGATCTTGGGAGAATAAAGTAAAAGCATCACCATCAGTATTTTCTTTCAAGGAAGTACCTAAAAATATTCCGGTTTACGAATATCCTGTTACAAAAAATCATTTCACATCAAAGCGTATTATTGGTTCAGTTCCTATTGATATCTATAAGTGGGATCAATTGTGTGCTGAATTAGGTCCAATGAAAAAGGTAAATCTTATTATTGCCTATTTCCCAAACCATGATGAATCAATAGCAGAATGGCAAAGAGCAAAGTGGATTGGTGGTAAAAAGAATGACCTTGTGATCTGCTATGGTGGAATTACCTCAGAAATGACCGAAACAACCAAAGTTGACAATTCTAAACCAGCCTGGGTCAAAGTATTCGGGTGGACTGAACAGGAAATCGTTAAGGTGAAATTGGAAGAATTATTGCTAAAATCAACAATCAATAATGATGTCCTACCTAAAATAAAAGAAATTGTTATGGTTGACTATAAGATAAAGGATTGGAAAAAGTTTGATTATCTATCAGTGGAATTACCAGCATCAGTAATTATCTGGTATGTTATAGTCCAGATTGTTGTGTGTGGAGTTTGGTTCTGGTTTAGTTGGGTCAATGAACACGATAAATCAAAAGAAGAACAAGACTTGATTAAGATTTCTTCGAAGTAGCAGTAATTTTCTTTGTTTCTTCTTCATCAGTCTTTACATAGTGCGCCAAATTCCATATTTCGGGGTTTTTAGCCTTTATCATAACTTCGTATAATTGATGTTTACCCATTCTAAAACCTATCCAGAATCCAACGAAACCTCCTGTTATAAGGGCAACAATTGCTGTAATAATATATGATAGTGGAATTTCGATCATTGTCAACTCCTGTTATTTGCTTGTATTTATATTATGTTGAGATAAAATAATAAAATGAAACCAAATATCAAGGAATTCTGTCAAGAACGAACTTATTTTAGATGTGAAGAAAAAATATTCCATAACCTAGATTCTCAACTCCACGAATATTTGTTTGACCAATTTGATTGGAATGGTGTAATCAATGGAATAATTGAGAATTTAGGATATTATATTGACCATAAAATAAATAAACAATCGGTTCTAAATAGCTTAAAAGTATAAATAATGTCATGTATAAAGAATATGATAAACAACTCAAGCTATTGACTGAAGCCTGGAATACAATTAGTGAACGACATTTGATTGAATCTGCTGTTGTATCTGGCGAATATTGGATTATAGATGGATCTGCGGTATATGCTGATGGTGATATTGGTGATATGAACCATGAAGCATATGTAATTGATCATCTTAATAGAATTTTCCTGGATATTTTTGATATTAATAAAGATGAACCATTGCCGTTGTCAGAATATGAGAATCAGATTGGACAGTGGTTTATGGAAAATGGTATAATTCAACCAGGAACCGAATCAGAAGAATCTTACAATAATGACCCTGCTAATTTTATGCTTAACTATTTATTGGCAAATCATTTAGATAAGTTCAATAATGATAAACAGCAATTAACTGATGCGTTCTTTTTAGCCTATGGTTCTTCTGGAAGGCAGGATGCGCGAGATTACGGAATGAGGCATCTTGGTTGGATAAGAGTAGCAGGTAATAATATACAAACCTGGACATTAACATCAAAAGATATGGATAACATAAGTCGTGGAATCAATGATGTTCTATCTCAAGAAAATAACGAGGATGAATCAGAAATCAATGAAATGACGTTCAATGTTGAATCTATGTCAAACAGAAAATTTTACGTAGATGTTCCATTTGAAGTTATTGATTCTGGTGACGTTACAAGATTATTACAATATCGTTGATTATTCGATATCAGCACTCAAGTAAATTGCCTATCATATTTTGTTTCTATTTCAAGTATTTTGGCTATACAATCTGGATAACAAAATATCGCTTCACCAACAACTTTTTGATTCTCGTCAAGGTTATTACCGATTATACCCTTATTCAATCCACGACAAACATTACCGTAAATTGTAATAAAGGTATCCAATTTAGCATCATGTAATCGACCACATCTTTCGCATTTTACAGCTTCAATCTTCATAGCTTAATCCTTTCATGCTTAATTTCTTCGTACCAATATCCATCTGTTTCGTTATATGTAGGGATAATGGTTAACAGTTCAATTGCGTCACACCCAACAGGTACAAGCCCACTTTCTCGTAAAAACTTTATTTCTTCTTTAGCCTTACTCTTAGACTCAAAAATAATCATATTACGACAATCTTCAATTTTACTTGACTCAATCCATTTATTTATAGATTTATTACCAATTAGATAATAAACGGAATTGTCAGAGCAAGCAAATATAGCGTATTGTTGCTTGATGGAGTTCTTAAGAAGGTTCATATTCTTCCTTTTGTGAGGTTCCTATTTTATCTGTTTATCGTCAATAGTCAAGATTTTTTCTTATATAATGAAAGATGATCATGAATCCCATACCACTGATCTAACCTATATTCGTCAACCATTTCATATTGTTTACTTAAGGTATCATGAAATGCGTCGTCACCAGTACATCCACCATATCCTTCACCTATATAAACCACTTTTTCTGGCATTAATGTATTTAAGTATTCGCCAGACCAAGAATCGGAGTAACTTGGCCAGCAGTAAAAATGACACTTGAAATCTTTAGCCAAACTAATTATATCATTAGACAACTTAACTGGATAAAAATACTTAGCTTTGTTATTGAAATATAAACAATCATGAATCGGTTGAATATCGCATGCCGTTATTTTTCCGCCAAATTCACTAATTAACCAAGACCACAATCCAGTTCCAGCCCCAATTTCAAGGATTTCATCATTCTCAGCAAAATCAACAATTCGACGTACAGCCTCTCTGGAAGGAATTGCCCAGGAAAACTGCTTTACAAATTCTTCTCGCATATGGTATCGTATCGTGAAGTTATTAAGAAATTCATCACTTATACAATCAGACATAAAGTTATTTACATAAGGATATATCTTATTTTTCAAGAATCCGTAAAACTCATCAATATTGAGAAATTCTTTAGGGAAATGGAAGTGCGACATGGATACCCTTTATCTTTAGGAAGCATATTATAGCAACCCGTAAAAAAGGTCAAGAAAATTATAAATACAAACATGACATTCAAACTATATTACGAATCTACTTCTAATAATGAATCTAAGTTATTATCTGCCATAGACTTACTGAAAAAAGAATATGGTCAAGATAATCTATGGGCTGGAAACTGTGGAATGTTCTCGTATGCTTTGTTTATCTATTTCAATGAGGATCTTAATATTCCACTTAACTTAGGATTCATTTATAGGGGTGATGTTGAGAATTTAACGAATATAGATGAAGCAGATATTTATCACGTTTGGGTAGAATTAGATAACTCAAAATACGATGCGAGTGGTAAAATCAATAACGATTATCTCATTAAATTTGCTGAAGAAGAATATGGTGAGCAAGATCCAGGTTCATTTACTAATATTGATATAACTGAAAAAGAAATCATAAGAAAAATAATATATAATGAAACAAACTGGAATACCGAATGGACTACTTTCTACAACACGTTAAAAAAGGCACAGATAACCGAAATGAAAATAGATCCACGATTCGAGAACTTTGGTGATGAAGATGAAGAAGGTTCTCAAGAAATCAAAAAATTCCTTGAACTACGTAGATTACAAAAGGGTGGCTGGAAGAAACTTGCTGAAGAACAATATAAAGACTTTAAACTTGAATTGTATAATAAGAAAAATATGTATGAAGTCTTTGTTACTGACTCAACTGATAGAATTGTTGGACAAACCGAAGCGCAGAAACGTCCACATAAAGGCGTCGAACAGTATCCGCAAGTCCACTTTACCTTTGTATATAAACCTTTTCATGGGCGTGGAATAGGTTATCAAATGCACCGACTCTTAATTGATACCGTTGGTGGAATTACAAGCGATTTTACTCTAACTGATGGTTCATATAAACTATTTAAGAAACTAATGAACGACTACAATGTTTCAATATATGATGAAAATGGAACTTTTATCCCATTTCAATCAGATGACCACGCTTTAGAAAATAAGAATCGGATTTTCGTCGCAACTAAACCCAATTAGGACCAGTCGCCTTCCAAGGTTTGATATCATACTCACCACGAATGTACTTAGTATGAATGTCAATAAGGAAGTTCTCTACCTTGTGATAATCCGGTGATTCTGGCAAAGTCGAAGCTTTATACGCATCATACATTTGCCTATCAACGGATTCCAAGATAGCCAATGCTTCCTCCTTAGAATATTTACCAGCACGCATTTCTTTAGCGATTCTTAGATCCTCACCCTCAAGCGTTGGAATGATTTGACCAGTAGACATAGCAATAGTTGCCTGTCGTCCAAGTCTATAACTATGAACTGCGAATTTTAGATCATACCCATGCGCCGCCACCATTTCAGCCCGTTTACCAGTTCGTTCCATGCTCTGTAATTTTCTGACTTGGGCGCGATGATAAGCACTATATGGAGCAAACAGTTTCTTCGTAATTGAATTCTCACGAACAAACTTTGCTACTTCCAAACCAAGTTCAGTGGTGTGGATATAGAATTCTGGACGAACAAACGCAAACTCAAGAACAGTAGGATTACATTTCATTACACCAAGATGTAAATACTGGCTAATAGAATGTAATACCCCCTCTTCTTTAGTAGGTCCATCAGGTCGTCCATTTGTATATTCTTGTTGTTCAAATCTTTCTAAACCAAGTAATTGTGGAATTGTTGATAAGCAGAATCCTTTAAAGTCATAATCGGATTCTTCAGTATCAAAACCATAAAGTCTGCTACCAACTCGAACAACATAAAGAGCAAGAGTTTCGTTGTTAGTCATTCTTTTTCCTTTTCTTTTAGTAATTCTAGCAGCTTTTCACCAATCTCTTTACCTGTGAGTGTTACGTCTGGTGAACCTTTGATAAGTTGATCTGCTAGAGAGTATACCCTTGAAACCTTTTTAGTCAAGACTTTTATTTGACGAGACTGTTTAATCATCGCCTCGACAGAAAACGCCACTCGGTTTATCGGTTCGTATGCCATGACCTTATTATATGGCGAATTTTAGGAAGTCAAGCCTATTTTACTTCCTTAGTTGTCCATCCGCCCATTCCACGACAACCAGTATCAGTTTTATGCTCTCTTAACATTGGCGGAAGTAAAGAATATTCCATCTGGATCTGACTGTCTTTATTTACAACAATCGTGTCTATTTTTTGGCCACATTCAGCACAATAACAATCTAAAGTCACGTTGTTATTGATTAGGAGCATGGTTAGTCCTTTTTTGGTTGACAGATTTCGTCGGCAACCTTAAATCCTAAGAATGTATAATGTCCTTTTTCATTCTTTTGGTCGCTCCATTTACCAGCTATACGTTTAAGTCCAGCCGCAGTTAGAACTCCATTTATCACACCAAGTAATCCAACGGTAACATATGGTTCTAAATTGGCATTAACTACGATATGAGGGTGATCAAGTAGTCCTTTATTGGCTGGAACAACATTTAACAGCAAAGCATGAAAAGCGTGTGGATCAGCATTATAAGCCGAATTTAGACAATCCAGAATTGCTTCCATTTGTTGATTTAGAATAGTTGATTCCATGATGTTCCTTCTTTTGCGCAACTCATTTCAATGTCTTTAAGGGCTGAAAAGCATTCATCTATCATTAGGTTTTCACCATAACTATATAATGCTCGGCCTGCCCTACGACGCATGCGATCAATAGTGTCACTTAACTCTTTATTTGTACGAGTTATGATTTCTTCAAGTATTTTTTCTTTAAACTCTTTACCGCATCCGTCAGTAGTCAATAGAGAATTTTTAAGTTCTTCCATTGATGCTTTGGATATGTCGTCTTTGATAGATAGCCACTTAGTTTGGTTACTCATGCGCGTATTTTATCCTGTCTTTAAGAATGTCAAGTCAAATCTATTTTTAGTTCTTTATGGTCGCAAAGTAGGCAAGTACGTTCAAGATATTCCTCAAAATTGATATTATGACGATGTTCAATCTTTATAATAGTCCAATCAGTAAAATCATGTTCGCAGTTTAATCTAATATCTTGTATTTTTCTCCAGGCATCCAACTTAACTTTTTCTATATCTTTATCGCGTTGGATGAGTATATTATTGATTACTTGGCGTGGGTCGTTTTCCATGATTATTTCCTTTAGAATGTTATTGGGTTGTGGTGATATTCTTCTTCGATTTTTTCGTTTGTTTCTGGTGGGGTTTCTCTGGTTTCTTTTTTATTACAAGTATAGCACCATCGCTCATATCTTGTTACATATCCAACTATCATTTCCGAATGTACTTTTTTCCATTTATAGAACGAATCGTGTGGACATTGCGCTTGTATTTCTTCTAAATCTTTACGGTATTTCTTTTTTATTTCGGCACACTCATCTTGAATTTTCCGTTCTATTTCTTTTCTCTTTTGATATATTTGTTTAAGTTCTTCTACTGACATTTTAGCCCCTTTAATACGTGGAGTTTGTTGACTTTATCTTGATTTTCTTCGCAATAACTCTTTTCAATATTGGTTCTGAGCGTCCTCTCATCCCAAACGGAATTTACTGGAAACATGCCGTATAGCACTTTTCCTTGTATTTCGCTTTTAATAGTCCGCCAAATAGAGTGACTGATTAATGGGCGAATTTTATAGTAAACTGTGTGAACAATATCATTTGTCAACATAATTCTGCTCGTACTTCCATCAATATTTTACCAAGCAGATTAAGACCCCATTCTGAACGAGGTCCGACATTTTCAGCACTAAATCCGATACCCCAAATACGATCACGGGGGTTTGCTTCTACGAGTTCCAAATTTTCTGTCATTTTTAGGATTTCAAGCAATTTTGGATTTTGGCCAAACTTGAGCATATTGCCGGCTTTTACTATGTTATATCTATTTTCTTCCCATATTTTTTCATCAAATCCAGCAACTTGTCGTCCTAAGTCTTTACATATACGAGCATTAGTTGTATTACCTATTTTTTCAGCAGTTTCCATATCCTTGAATAATACGGCTTTCTGTAGCATCATCCATTGTTCACAGCAAACATATCCCCGCCCTAAATTAGAGAAACGACTTGGCCACCATTGAGAAAGTGGGCCTTTAAGGAATAAAACCGTATCATCCTTAATTGTTGATACTAATATTTTTTCAAGTTGTTCTTTATTCATTTGATTTCCTTTTCACTATATTTCCGCAAGTGTGGGGGTATTTTGATATTTTCTTGGTTTTAGTATTATACATCCAAACTAAAGTTTCTTTTAGGAATGCATGAAATACTAAAAGCAGCTTTATATCTGGATTTGCTTGATAGTTTTCCACCGATAGCAATTTAAGATTAGTATTGCCAGTTGTTATCTTATTGAACTGTAAAACAACTTCATTTAAGAAATCATTTTGGGCTTTTTCAAGGAAGTTATTTGCCCATTTTTCTTGAGCATCAGTCATTCTATATGTACTAGAAGCTATCATCATCACCAACTCCTGATCCTTCTTCGAGTTCTTTATATCCAATTAGCTTAAACTTATCTGTCCATGTCGTATCGCAATCCAGACAATGAACATATAGCAATACAACGTCATCTTCAATATCATAATCTTCATCAATTATATTTTTGGTATGACAGATTGGACATTGTTTACCTTCTCTTGCGACATATTGTTTAGACGTGAGTTTCTTTTTACGGACCATTTTGTGGTAATTTCCTTTGATGGGTTATTATACAAGATCAACCATTGGATTCAAGTGGATATTTTCGATCTAATAGTTTGAGTCTTGTTTTTAGTATATTCTCAAAAAAAGTAAAATGCTTGCCGGTTAAGTATTTGTCTGCTCTTTTGATATAGTCTGTAATAACGAGTTTTCCTATATATCTTCGAAATTTTAGTTCATGTGAGGTTTTATAAAGTTTTAACGAAACATCATAAAATTGTTTAACCTGATTATATATGTAATTTTTATGATTCTTGGGTATCGAACCATCTTCCATCAAATCAACAAAAACTTCACAAGCTTTAGTATTTCCGAATGTTCTCTTAATTCCGTCTTTTATTTCCATGTTTCACCAACTTAACCAAAAAATGTTTTCATCAACTGGAAATTCGGCATCAATCAAAGAGAGTATTTTGTTATATTGGTCATTTCCTTCGCACTCTTTGCTTAGTTGGATTCCAGTATCATTGTGATAATCGCCATCCATCGCATCTAATATAACCCCAGCAACGTCTTCCAATTTGTGTTTAGCTTCAATATAATAACATACATCGTAAAAATTATAACAGCCTCGACTTTTCTTAGGTGGGTCGCATAATGGACAGAAAGCCCGATAATTCATTCTCTTTTTAGTGCCGCATACCTTACAGAATGATTTACCATTTCTCGTTTGTTCTTCATCCCATTCTTTTTCAGGATCTTGACCATATATAATCTGATTAGATGACCAAGAATAAGATAATCCGCGTCTAAAATATTCTTCCAGGGTATTACACTTTGTTCGACACATTGTATGGTAATCAATTTCTTCCAGATTCTTCAAAGCATCCAATAACATTTTTTCGTCACCAACATATTTAAGACGAGGATCTACCTTAGAAAAGTAATAACCATCTTCAGTTTTTATTACTAATGGTTTATTATCTTTGGTTGTTGCTATTATTTCCATAGGTCAAACCTCGTCAGAGTTAATGATTTTGATTCCGGCTTTAGTCATTTCAATAATTGCTTCATTCTCACTACCTACAGGATAATTGACACCACGGCAGGCATCAACAACAACATAGGTTTCAAAATGTTTAACAGCATCAAGAGCAGTAAACTTCACACAATAATCCGTAGCAAGTCCACAGATATAAACTTTCTTGACCCCAGCATTAAGTAAGAATGTTAATAGTCCGGTGTCATTTTTGTTATGATTGTCTTGGAATCCACTATAGCTATCAACCGTTGGATCACAGCCTTTATAAAATACTACCGGCGGCGTAAGCAAGTCTGGATGTAATTCGGCTCCTGGCGTATTTTGTACACAGTGAGCGGGCCACATCATTTGAGGTTGCCCACCTAATGTACCCATAGTAAACGGTTGAGTATTATTGTTTGCCGCAAAGCTACCATGATCCGCCGGATGCCAATCTTGAGTAGCAACAACTAAGTCATTTCTATCAAAGAATTTACGCATAATCTCATTGGCAACCGGAACGATACTATCTCCATCGTTTACTGCTAAAGCACCACCAGGGCAGAAGTCATTTTGTATATCAACCAGAATAAGAGCATTCATGGTGTTCCTCCTTTACTTGGCAACAGTTTAACAGAATTTTGAGCTAAGTCAACATATTTTCTAATTAAAGTATCGTGAGAAAATGCGAAGTTATATTTACTTAAATCATCAGCGTAAGCCCATTTAGCGTCAGCAACTTCAATACCATCAATATGTAAATCTGGAAGCGGATTATTGCCTAAATCAATACACATCCCATATCGTAGAGTTATATTCTGTCTATTTTCTTTTGGGTCAGTGTTCACATACCAAGGCTGTTGTAAATGTGATACAAGGATTTGCTTAAAGTCATTTATATCTAATCCAATTTCTTCATAAACTTCTCGTCGTGCTGCTTCTGGTCCAGTTTCATTACGATCTATATACCCGCATGGCACACACCACCGGCCAGGATAATCAAGAGCCTTGCCCCGCTGTTCTATTGCGGTATGTAAAATTCCATCTCTAACCGCAAGTAGAACAACGACTACAGCAACGGATCTTGACAGCCAGACTTCTCGACCGTCAGGTAATATTACTCGTTCATTAGGCTTATTATTGAATGTTGGCATGTTATTTCCTATTTCCTACAGATTGGGAACCTACGACCGATACCAAACGATACTGGACTGATCTTGACGATTGGAGCAGTTTGACGACGTTTATATTCAGCTATGTTAATAATCCGAATAATCCTGTTATAGTTCTGTTCGTCAATATCATCCGACTTACGGCATTTCTTGAAGGTATCAAAGTTGTCAATCCGTTCTTCAATATATGCTTGACAGATACGATCAAGAATAGGATACGGCAACAAACTATCTTCATCAAACTGACCAGGAGCCAATTCAGCACTTGGTTTCTTTTCAATTATCTCAGTTGGAATATGCGGTCCAAACTTTTCATTGATATGCCGGCACAAATCAAACACTTCCATCTTGTATAAATCTCCAATCGGATTATACCCACCGCAACCGTCAGCATAAATGGTTCCGTATCCACACGATGCTTCAGTTTTGTTCATGGTCGAAAGCATCATAGCTCCCAAACCATTACTAAACATCATAATATTGACCATGCGAAGACGGGCTTGAATATTCTCGTCAGCAACTTTATTCCACGATGGTTTATTAGGAATCGCATCATGGAAAGCTTTAGTCATCGGATCATGGTCAATCGGAATCAAATACTCATGACAACCAAGATTCTGATGAAGTTTCTTGGCATCATTTACACTTCCTACACTACTATAACGACTTGGCATCATAATACAATGTACATTATCTCCACCAAAAGCGAGTTTAGCGAGAGTGGCAACAAGCGCACTATCAATGCCACCACTACTACCAATTACTACCGACTTGAATCCACTCTTAGTGATATAATCCTTCATACCAAGCAGAATCATTTTTAGAGTTTCTGATACAATACCAGGATAGGTTTCAGCTTTACAGTGGTAATACTTATTTTCTAGAACAAGATGATACGAAGCTTGGTAATGTTTATCATTTATATCATCTGGATTTTCTACGAAAAGTCTAGTCCCTCGCTCGCCATATTCTGCTTGACTATGCCCGTCAAATACAAGTTCATCATTACCACCAATCTGATTGACATAAAATATATTTACTCCATAATTACTCGCGGCCCGCCGAATCAACTCCCGACGATTATTAGGCTTCATTTTAACATATGGCGAACTGTTAAGACTAAACACATTTTGTACGCCAGCATCGGCCAAATCCTTAATGGGGTTATCTTTATACAGGTTCGATGTCCAAAGATCCTCACACACAATCAACCCACAATTCTCACCATTGATCTTAAACACACACGACTCTTTACCCGACTCAAAATACCGTTGCTCCCAAAATACGTCATACTCTGGAAGAAGCCGCTTTTGATATGTAGTAATAATCCGACCATTCTTGACAACAGCAGCCATATTCCTAAAAGGCTTCCCATGACCACTGTAATTATTATCAACATATCCAACAATGACATTAAGGTTCTGATAATGGCTCGCATACTTGACAATCATATGGAGATAATCAAGATTCCGATCAACAAATCCATGAGTGTAAATCAGGTCTTGAATCAGATAACCTGGAATACACAACTCTGGAAATATAACAACATCAGCTTCGTGTTGAGCAGCATAATCAATTCCATCGGTAATCTTCTTGAAATTACCAGTGAAATCGTTAGGTGTAGTGTTGATTTGTCCGATGACGACTTTCATGGGTTATACCTTTACTTCAATCCAGGGTGTGTGAACCAATATTTGCCCGTCTTCCTTCTTTGTTGTTCTCGCTATGACTTTACACTTGAAACCAAATTTACGTAGTTTCTTACAAAGTGGTTCAAGTTTCTTGGCTGCCTTTTTGTATTCATATAATTCTTTTTCCGGTGATAATTCAATTGGGTCATGATTTGGATTCTCGCACCAAGGTCGATAATTATAAGATCCAAAAGAACTCTTCCAATAGATATCAAGTTCAACACTATCATGCTGAAACTGATCATCCGAAAATTTATTAAGAATGATTTGTAATGCGGTTCCAAGTTCAGTATCAGTAATTTTATCAATGTACTCATCTGACCATACTTTAGTTAGATTCTTTATGATTTTGGCAATGTTCATAGCTGTTCTCCAAAGTGAATGTGTTTCATAATCTTAACCATAGTTTCATCACCAATGGCTTTAGTTGGCGTATCCGATAGCTTGACGACAGGAATACCATTAACATCCCGCAACTTGATAACCATATTCAACGGCTTGCTCTTTTCATTTACATTACTCTCTTTATTGAAATTTGATGTGAAAAAAGTACCAATTCCAAACGAACATCCAATTTTACCACGGCAATATTCATTTATTTTTACCGCTTTTTCAACATCTAATCCATCACTGAAAATAATAGTCTTCAACTGCGGTTCAATCCGAAGACTCTTATAGTGAGCAATAATCTTATCAGTGAAAACAAAAGGATCACCCGAATCATGGCGAACCGAATCCCACAGTTTAGCCTTATCAAGCGTGAAATCTTTGAGGAACGAATCTATACCATAAGTATCCGGCAGCATCGTTCCCAAAGCACCTTGATAGACCTTAGCCCAATTTTCCATCAGATACTTATTAGGACGATTCATGCTCTCCAATGCCGCAGTAGCTTGGATTAACTCATGGGCCAGAGTACCAATCGCCCTAACTCCATATTTCATAGCCAGATATACATTACTGGTTCCTACAAATTCGGCATATCGCTTCATTTCATGTACAACAATATCTTGAGTATCAAAGTTTCTACGACGACGAGTACCAAAATCAGCATATTTACAGCCACCATATGCCAACTTCCTAGCATTATCCCTAGCTAAACCAATCTGATCATTCATATTCCAATCAGTATCAATCATCTTGAAATATACTTCCGAAATAATAGCCATCAAAGGCACTTCCCATAGAATTGTATCTCGCCATTTACCAGCAATAGTCAGTTGAAGTTGGTCGTCATCATCCAACCAAACATGAACTTGCTTAGGATTAAACCTAAATGCCGCTAAATACTGCCTAAACGTGACAGGAAGGAACGGTATAGTATTCTTGATAAAGTCATATTCGGTATCTTGAAGCCTCAGATTCTCCATCAAGTTAATCTGACGCTCAATCTCATCCCTAGCCTCTTTTGTAAACTTCATACTCTTATTGCGATTATTGAAACTATAAGTAACATTAGTTTCGGGATACAGCGAGAGAACAAACCACATCATCGTGAATTTGTATAAGTCATTGTCCAGCAAGCTCGTAATGACCTGTTCCATGGCGCACCACCTTTCTTACGACGATATTATAATAACTAAATGGCAAGTGTCAAGGTCGGCTTTACAACAGCATGCGGATCAATCGAAGGCACCCAGCGCAAATCACCAGTCTTTTTAAGCAACTGTTCGCAACTAAGATCATTATTCTGGAATTGGCTGGCTGGCGTCTCGTCAACCTTTACCAGATGATAGCCAAGATCCGCCACAGCCTTTTGCGCAAGTTCTAAAGTGATAGCACCATGAGTAAAGGTATATCCGAGCTTCCAGGCATCTTCATTAGACGTATAAGCCACTTCAACACAGGGTCGGAACAGACGATTCATAACACCAGCACGACTTGACCATGGACCGCGAAGAAGCTTAGTCGTTCCATCAACAAGAGTTATCTCAAATTCCCGACCACCAAACCCTTCACCCGGTTGATTATAATAGAAGAAGTGACAGAATCCATCAAGTTCAGCAAAATAACGGCCAGAATTCTCCTGATAACGTAAAGCCTTATAGTTAGGTTCCTTATCAACTAAAATAAGAAGATCAGGCTCATTCATAAAGCCGTGATTCCAGTCGATCTTTGCCTTGAGGATGTTCATGATAGGTTCCTTCCTTGTTGGTTCACACATTCTACCGAGATTTTACCAATGTCAACAACTATTTTTCGTTTGACTTGGGCTTGACATTAGATAAGATGGTGGGATGAATAAAGTCAAAGAAGTATCCGATTTATATGGTGTTGTATTTAAGCAGTATTTCTGGACCAATGCTGATGAAGAGAATGAAGCGTTTAGTTATGTTGAAGAATACGTAGAAAGACCAGTTGAAACTCTTATATATCATTCAGATAGCCCAAACCACGATGCTGTATTTTATGTAATCTCAAATATAATTGAAACTGTTATAGGTAATCCAATTTTCTCAGATAGATATAAACACACATATAAAACCAATAAACAACATATCCTAAAGGTCTTACATGATTGAATTACATCAAGATTTATTAGAAGAACAAGATAAACCTACATATTATCTCGATAAAAAATTAATAAGCGGCCAAACCTATATACAAGATAATGAGAATACTTGTGGATTTTTAGCAATTATTAACGCATTATCATATTTTAATAAACCTATTCCCAATATTAAAAAACTAAGAAAATTAGCTAAAAAATATCAATTACAATATGGTTCATCGCCACAGGATATACAAACATTATCACATGAGTTAGGCATTCATTTATCAAAAATTAAACCCGACAAGAATCAAATAATTAATGCCGTAAATAAAGAATTTCCAGTTTTAATTAGTATGAGATTTAGCTTGAATGCTCCGCATATTCCAGAACCAAAATATGATACAAAAATAATCAATTTCAATGTAGGCATTAATAACATTATTTCGTTTTTATCTTCAGAACAAAATGAAAAATTAAAAGAAAACTGTATTGGCGAATTCCACACAACCTTAATAATCGAATATGATAAAAATATTGATAAATTTTTATGTCTAAATATGTTTCATAATTGTTGGATGAATTATAATGAGTTTATATTTGATGTTGGACCAAATGGTGAAAAATGGGACACAACGTTTATATGTACAACAACTCCAATAAAAATAACCGGATTTCCATTATGATTAAAGGATTTGTACCTCGTTATCCATATAAGTGTAATAGGAAGGATGATATTTTTCCTATTATTGACGTTGAACGTGTATTTGGAATGATCTTAAAATTTCCAAAATTTAAGAACCCATTATTACATTATCATAGATTTCCAGCATTATATGGGTGCGGATTATTATCATTAGTATGTCAAAAAATAATGGAATCTCAAAATACGGTAAATAAGAAACATATTCTAAAGGTGCTACATGATTGACGGAATCGACGGCCTAAATCATTACCAGAGACTCACTTATAATAACACTTTACGTCAATTATGTAATCCTTTAGATGCTATAGGTGGGATAATAGGTTCACCACATGTTTTTATGATGAGTTCAAAAATTATGTATAAATTGTGGCCAACACTTTTTGTTTATGGAGTATTCGGAACAATATATGTAAACTTGGAAAAATCTCAAAATAAGGTAAATAAGAAACATATTCTAAAGGTATTGAAAAATGATTGACGGCGTTAGATTTCGTGATCGGACATGGGTTGTTGATGATAGGTTTATTACTCTTCGTGAAGTTGATAATGTAATTGGATGGGTATGTCTGCCTCCAAAATTTAAGAACCCGCGATTTAACTTTTTCACATTCCCTCTTTTATATGGATACGGAATAACAGCAACGATATATAGCAAAATAATGGGATCTCAAAATAAGGTAAATAAGAAACATATTCTTGAGGTACTACATGATTAATCAGGCTCGGGAACTTGCGTTGCTTTCATTTGATTCTAAATGTCTTTGTTTATGTCGTGATTTAGAGCAAGTTAGAAGAATTGTTGGTTTTGTTTCTCCTTATTCAACGGCTATTGTATTTCGGATATTCCCACACTTAAGAGGATTTGGAATAGTGTTCGAAATATATAAAGTTCTTGAAAAACAACAAAATAAGGTAAATAAGAAATCCGTCCTTGACTCTCTAAAAAACTAAGGTAAAATATCCGTACATAAAGGAATTCCCATGAAACCATTCAAGACTATCTTATTATCAAAAGAAGATTATAACGATACATTATCACAGAGTATTTACACCTCATATAATCTTATTGGTGTGATGCTTGAAGAAGATAAAGTCCAAATTGTAAAGAATCGTTTAGGCGAATCCGCAGTTGTTACTTTAGACAGATGGTATGAACTTGTAAAAAATGGCACAAAAGAATGGAATCTGCTTCAAAAGGGCATTAAACTTCCAGATGCCGAAGCAATGCTTATTTTCAAGAAAGGTGGTAATGCTGTTATTGTAGCTAATCAACATGAAAACCCAAACTCAAGCGATCCAACTTTATCAATATTATGCCAAGAGTGCGACTTGTGCCATTGCGAGTGTCATTCTTTATATATTGATCCTTCTCATGGTGAATATTCTGGATCAACTCTCTGTTTTACTTGCTTAAAAAATATAATAACGTTACATAAGGAAAATGTATGACAATAGAAGTAATCATCATTTCATCTATCATTATTCTTGCGGCTCTTATATACATTATCAACATGGTACTATATAAGAATCTTTACTATAAATTCTTAGAAACCCACGGTAATGATGCTTGGTTTGATTCAGAACAACGTAAAAAGATGAACGGCTTTCTTGGTGCTATTCGTTATATATTAGGTAAAAAGAAATAAATATTGACTCTCTCATAAGCTAAAATAGAATATCAGCCCATAAAGGACGCCATCATGTCACCATTCAAAACCTTGTTGCTACCAAAAGACTTTGACTTGAAAACTTTAAGGTTTGACCAAAGTATAAAGTCTCATCTTATTGGTTTGCTATGTGAAGAAAATAAAGTCCAAATTGTAAAATCTCGTTATAGCAATGCTTACCCATTGGTTACTTTAGATGAATGGTATAATATTGTAAAAACTGAAACAACATATTGGAATAATGCCCAAAAACGAGAAGATAAAAATATTCAACCAACGTTAACAATACGCGAAGGTCTTATTTGTGATAATTGTAAAAAACAGTGTAATAATCCTTGTATTGAATTGACTAATAATGACGGTGAAAAAACTACCCACTGTCTCGACTGCTTAACAAATATTCTCCATGTCTTTAAGAACTACAAATGACCCAAAAGACCACAACCCATATCCATTGTGATGTTTGTGAGAAAGAAATTGACAATTCACTAATGTTTGTTTCTGTTCCATTTAAGTATTATTTGGATCAAGTTGCGGCAATCAATATACAAGTCTCTGTTGATATTTTCGGACATAAAGGACATATCTGCGAATCGTGCTTCAAAGAAATTATGAGAAGGTATCTTAATGAGCCTTGACGATCTGTTTGAAACTAAAAATACAGATAATGTCGATATCGTAAGCATCAAAACTGAATATTATAAACGTGGTAAAAGATTCTACGCTTCTAAAGTCATAACCCCAATTAGTTCACTATCTAAAGGCCGAACATTAACTGACGAAGTGTCTGATTGTGGTCCTGAAGTAATTGACCAAATAACCAATCTATACGAAGTTCCAGACGGTTATTATCAAGTTGTACTCAGTAATGTGTCAAAAGATTATGAAACTGGTTATATTGATGATTATGACTTTACCCTAATTCCATACCAAAAGGAAATAAAATGAAGCTCGACTTATCTAAACTAACTGAAGAAGATATCATTAAACTGTACGACCTATCACGACATTTCAATGGGCCAATTTATGAAGATGCTGATCCTTGGGGTGGTTCGTGTAAATTCGATGAAGAAAAAATAATGAACTTTGTAAGAAATTCCCGTATATTAGCTAAACATATTGAGAAACTTGTTGATAAAATTGAAAAACGAGTTGTACGTAAAGATATTATAACCGCGCAGGAAGCAAGAGAATATGGTGAAAAGAATATTGAAATTGAAATAAAATCTAATGAACTTCCTGAACAAGTTATAAAAACACTAATGAAAAGAATACAAAAGGTTATCTCATCCAAACCTCCTGACGGTGACCAATATATATTTACGGAAGGTATTGATGATTATGGCAATGAAGTCAGAGGAATCTCGAATTATTTGTCTAAACCAGTAATAGAACAGATTATTACTTACTTTACTGATCTTGGATATAATGTTAAACCAGCAAGAGAACATTTTCAGGATTCATTGAAAAATATATATCGCATAGATTGGATTGAACAAGATAAACCTCAATTACCCCCACCAGTTTATCAAAGAGAAGACGCACAACCAAAGGAAATAAAATAACATGCCACACTACAATCTAATAATCACATACGACAAATCCGAAGAAAATACATACAAATCAACAATTGTCGAACCAGAATTCAGTTACAATACCACCACCAGTTTACTCAAAGACGAAATTGAACTGGTTGATAAATTGGCAGATATGGTTAGAGGTAGATGTAGATCACTCCAACGAGTATGCCCAACTTGCGGAAAAACTAAAGATGATCCGGCAGCAGCATATTGTTCAAATGGGTTCCACCTTGACGAAATGAAATATTTGTTTGGTAGGAGATATACTAAAAATGAATTATAACCCTTACAGCAGATCATCAATAGATTTAGAGAATGTCAAGATTTTCTGCCATCATGTACTAAACTACTTTATTTGTTATTTTATTATCAAATTTTGGCCAATTGATACTGTCGCGCCTATACATACATTTGCTGATGCTGCTTGGGCTTTACTTCAGATATTGATGCTTGGTAGTTGTTTTATCTTTTATTGGGTGCTGATTTTTAGAATATTTTTTGCTAAAACGCCAACTGAAGATCGTTTCGTCCCTACTCTGTAAAATTGTTCTTGACTTCCTATATATCAGGCTATAATGCGACCATAAGGAAATAAAATGACAAATAAGAAACAGAACCGCATCGCTGTGTTGAAGTTTACTGATTATATCGATTATACAATTCCAGATGAACATATCTCAAAATCTCTAAAAGCAGTAAACCGTCATAATCTTGGTGTTGATAGTCCAAATATTGTTGATGCTACAGGTAATCTTGTTGAAAATCCAAAAATTAAGAACCACCCAAAGCGTAAGTTCAATCTAAACGCCCATTACACGCTACGTCGTTCTTGTCAACATAAAGTTAAAGTCACACTATACAATGATGGCGACCATGATATTGAAATTTGTTCTTGACTTCCAAAATATCAGGCTATAATGCGACTCGTCAAACAAAAGGCATAAACAACCCACAAAGGAGATAAACGTGTCTGAAGAATCTTATTTCATGCTATGGGCCGATGAAGATGGTGGTCACTGTGAAAAACTCACCAGAGAACAAGTACAAAAACGAATTCAAGAAATGGCCGAAGGCGGTGGCGACAGGTCATGTATCAACGCAGTACCAAAGAATTCCGACATGAATTATTGGGGCGAATCAGTAGTCATTATCAAGGGATCAGTCGTTGTGCCACAGAAGAAAGAAGTCGTCGTTAAGTACGAAATCGAATAACAGTTGACTCTATAAAAAGCTTGACTTCCAAAATATCAGGCTATAATGCGCTCGTCAAACAAAGGCATACAACCCTCAACAAAGGAGAAACCCATGCCTGCCGAAACCATGATCAAGATGTTCGTTCGTAACCGCCGTGGTCGTCCTTGCGGAATCCTGCTTGGAACCAAGGTCAAGGGTCGAGTACAGATTGGCTACTCTCTCTGTAATATGACTCTGGATAAGTGGAACCCCGTTCTTGGACAATCCATTGCTGAAGCTCGTATCGGCAAGGTGAACAAGAAGAATCTCCCGCACTCCGTAGCTAAGGTGTGGAGCCACTTTGAGGATCGCTGCGCTCGCTACTTCAAGGTAGGTAAGAAGACTGCCAAGAAGCGCGCCGCAAAAATTTCTGCTTGACTTTGAGTAGAAAAGATATAAAATATAGGTGTTGAACAAGTATATATCTGTGGTAAGTCTCGCTCAATAGAGAGTCGGCCAATGTGAATAGATTCCGCGTTGAAGTAACATTGGCGTCCTTCGAAGGGGATACGCGGAACTCTTATTGGGTGAGACAGACATGCCCGAATGGTGGAATTGGTAGACGCGAGGGACTCAAAATCCCTTGGCCGCAAGGTCGTGTGGGTTCGAGTCCCACTTCGGGTACTATGGGCCATTAGCTCAATTGGTTAGAGCATCCGACTCATAATCGGCAGGTTCTAGGTTCAAGTCCTAGATGGCCCACCAATAAAAATCCTCAATCTTAACTGGTTGGGGATTTTTTATTTGACAAACCTCTTAAACACTATATACTCTGCCCAAGAAAGGCGCTTATATGATCCGGTTTCTTGGCAAGTTACCTCAAGGGAAGATTTATATTGCGTTATCTGGTGGTGCTGATTCAATGGCAGTATTATCATTTCTAAACAACGGTAATCGTCAAATTGAGTGTCTTTATTTCAATCATGATACTAAACACGGTCAAGATGCCGAATATTTTGTAAAAGGTTATTGTTCAACTCATAATATTGGTTTACATATTGGTCAGATTACTAAAGATAAAGAAAAAGGTCAGAGTGAGGAAGAGTATTGGCGTTTTCAGAGGTATGATTTCTTTTCTAAGTTTACTGATGCTCCTATTGTTATGGCTCATCATTTGAACGACTGTGTTGAGACTTGGATTTTCACGGCATTACATGGTTCACCGCAATTGATTCCTTATATGAACGGCAATGTTATTCGGCCATTCTTAATTACGCCAAAGAGTGAATTTTTACGTTGGAATGAACGGCATAATGTTCCATTTATTCAAGACGATAGTAATTTTGATAATGTACATATGAGAAATTATATTCGTAACGTGTTGGTGCCAAATAGTTTACATGTTAATCCTGGTCTTGAAACTGTGATTAAGAAAAAGCTATTGTCTCAAGCCGTTTCTTCTTGACTCTTCCCAAAATCTCAATAAAATAAAGCCTCGAAGGAATAAACCATGTCAACCCTAAATATAACTGAGTCTGGATATTATTTTTGTCTATTTCATGGTCCAAAAATGATTAAATCAATAGCTAATGGTAATTGTTATTGGGAAATTAAATACATTGAAGTTGTGGAGACTGAAAAAATCATTGGTTCACGTAAATTGAAATCTGGTATTTGGGTAAGTTCGTTTGGATCTGTAAATTGGATGAGATATGAAGCATGTTCTATTATAAGAGTCCAAAAAGTTGATTTCCCACCACTTCCAAAGGAATGAACTATGTACGGGTTATTTATTAGTTATTCAGACACCGCACCATATTCATCTGATGACATTCTCGCAACGTTCAATAGCGAATCTGATGCTGAATTTGTTGTCGAATTACTAAACAACAAATACAAGCAGGAATTCTCAGACAATAGTAAAAGATTTTCATATGAAGAGATTCCATTTTTTGATGTAGATGAGGAACAAATTGAAAAATTTTGCGATAAGATTATAGATGACCTTAAAAAAAGGAAAAGGTAACTTATGTATTGCCCAAATTGCGGACACTCAGTAGAACCAATGACTGGCGGCTGGGGTGATTTTTGTAATCATTGTGGTTGGCGTGGTAGTGAAGCATCAAGATCCCCACGAAGAGACACCAGAAATGATCCAAGTCCAGTAAAACCAACAAGTAAGCAATCAAATTATTCTGATGAAGATGATTATTCTGAGCATTGGTAAAAATACTATTGACATCCCAAATAAACTTGCTAAAATCATCATAAAGGAACCAACAAATGGCCAATCCAGAAATGGACAATTACTGTCATATACCATTAACAGATCAGCAAATAGATAAGTTGATTACTGATCTTAAGCGTCAATATGGACCAGATGAATCGTTACCTATAGGTGAGATTGAGGCATTCCTAAAAAATAAATATTGCGGTAAACAAACTAAGTAAAAAATCAAATGACCGATTCATCCAACAATATACCATTAACGCAGCAGCAGATAGACGACTTAATAGTTGATCTTAAGCGTCGTTATGGTATACAAGATGATAAACCAACAAACATATATCGTTATGGTGATCGTTGGTATACTCAATCACCAGAACAAACTATGGCAGAACTAATACAGATGGTTGAAGATAATCAGATAAGCAAAGTAAATGCCAGGAAACATCTGAAAAGTTTAATTGACCAAACGTATGTCATATCTGATGCTGATGTAGCCAAGATGGACATCCATAGTATTACGTTTAAGTTTTACGAGTTTCCAAAGGGGTTTAAGTTCTCCGATCCACCATTTAAGTTTGTTGACAGCAATACTATTATCTATACCATACCAGAGGAACTAAAATGAATAACGAAGAAATATTTGAGCGATTAAACTCCAAGATGAATATTATTATTGTTATCTTATTGTTCATATGTTTAATCATAACAAATAAATATAACGAACTTGAAATTTCCAAGAAATTAGATAAAATCATACAACATCAAGAAAAGAAAGTTGAAAAATGAAAAGAGCAAAGAAAGATTATCTAAAATCATTCAAGGTTAGCGGATTTAAGTGGGATATTGATCCAGTTTCATTATATAAATCCTGCGAAGATGAAACTGGCAATATTGAAATATCTAAAAAAGACTTAAAAAAGATATTTGATGTTGCTATATTACGAGATTGTATTTCCAAAAGAATCATTGAAGACCTTAAACGTCAGATAGGCTATTGATATGAAATTCAAGTTTTTTGCTATTGACCAACCACTGTATGATGCTTGGCGAAAATATTTAGGAGATTTAGATTTCATTTCAGTTCATTACGAGAATATATTTAATCAACAGACGGATTGTGTAGTTTCGCCGGCCAACAGTTTTGGATATATGGATGGTGGAATAGACGCATTATATACAAGATATTTTGGTCCTAAACTCCAGCAAAGACTTCAGCAAACAATACAATGTAGTTTTCGTGGTGAATTATTAGTTGGTCAATCGATACTTTTAGAAACTGGCCACGAAAAAATACCTTACATGATATCGTCACCAACAATGAGATTACCAACTAAATTGCCAAAAAATACTGAAAATCCTTATTTGGCTATGCGAGCAACATTAATAAAATTGCTACAGAATCCAGATAAAAATATATCAACGGTTAGTATTCCTGGTTTTGGTACTGGTGTCGGTGGTGTTGACCCTGTATTATGCGCTGCCCAGGTTCGTAGAGCAATTGATGATATATGGTTAGATAAGTTTACGTTTCCTACGAATTTTAATGATGCTGTATTACCATTTACGAATAGAATACCGGGAGATTATAATGACTGAATATACATCATCCCCCACAGATTTAACAGTTCAAAGCACCAAACAGGTTATTATTGAGGATTATTACGGGATGTCAAATTTTCCCATTAAAGCGACGTTTGATTTTTCTCAAGTACCAAATGAATTACACGAAGCATTTTTGAACAGAATCTTAAACGAACATAAGGATAGGACAGCACCAATAGTATCAAATCCTGGACTATTAGGAAGAATATTTGGAAGGAAGAAATCATGAGTACCTTTATTTTTGTCATTGCTTATTTCGCAGCCATAATGTCATCTCTTTTACTTATTCTTAGGATTTTAGGATTTTTGACATATAGTAAACGTGATAGGTTGTTAGATCAGATAAAAGGTATAAGATCAACATTCCCGGTATTTTGGCCGTTTGTAATATCTTTTGTTGCTTGGACTTACATCATTATCAGATCTTATTGATTGGAGGATAACATGAAACAAATATCAGACAAACTTTACGAACAATTAGTTGATTTGTTATACAGTTTAGAGGGATGTAAAAATCGTCGTGACTTAGATTGTATTGAAGAAGCTTCGGCATATCAATATCAACAGTCTGAGTATCCCCTTTGTTTTGGTTGTAAATGTCGTTTAATGCGAGAAGAATTACAGTTATTGAAATAAATCATATGAAAACTCGCAAGCATCATAATAATAAAGGTTTACAGCAGATTAAAACCGGAAGTGTTAAAAGAGAAATAATAAGAATTGCTAAAAAATATAAAATCCCTTATGGTCGTAGAAAAAAGTAGTTGATTGTTGTCAAACCCCGAGTATAATCATTGCCTAAGAAATAAAGGAGTAAGTTATGTTGTCGGTTAAGAATATAAAGTATGCTGACTTTTTCTTTATAGTTTGTATTTGGATTAATATAGGTGTTATGTGTTATTTAGCTTTCACAAATACTATTAAACATAATCAAAAGAATACAAAAGAAATCAAGCCTGACCTTATAGGTAAAGAGATAACAGTTTGCGGGAAACGGGGTGTTATAACAAGTACTATGGACGATGAGGTACGCATATTTTTCATAGATACAGAAACTAAAGTATGGTTGCCATTAAAAGTATGTAAATTCCAAGATAACCAAGTAGAAAAGGATACCAAATGAACATCGAAGAAATCATCCACCAAATGTATAAAGATCACAATGAATTGATGTCTTTGGCTAAAGCTGAATTTGAGCCATTACGTAAATTTATAAACACTACCAAAATAACATCAGTTCGTGGTAAAGGATTGTTTGGATTTATATTCCAAGAGAAAAAAGTTGAAACAGTACCATTACAAATAGAATATTCATATCAGTTAGGTCAAGAAGATTCTTTTGTTAAAGTGCGAGTCATTATTCGAGAATCATCGGTTTGTATGTACGAGAATTGTGTCAGATTTGAGGTTTTTACTTTGAAAGATTTTACATACAACGAAAAGAACCTGAAAATGTTTGTAGAAAATATACTTAGGTTAGTTAACGAGCGAGAACTAACTGAATATGGTAAAGCTATTTTTGATAGTGCTAAATCACAACTTAAAGAAATTCCAAGAGAGGTTGAGTCGTGATTGAAACTATGTCATATTGGAATATTATGAAACGTGGCAACTTCCGATTCTATTGGTTTCCTGGTGTGATTCCTGGCATCTATCGGGATTATTATGACGGTTGGATGTTGGCGATTAACTTTGGAATATTTAGTTTAGAATGGACCGGAGCATGAAACTATCTCTTTATGACAGATTCTTAAAGTTATTTGGAGTAAACATTACCTATGAGTGGTGTGTTGTCGGTTGCCTAATTGGTCGTCATAGTTGGGATTACCGTTTAGAAAAATGCCGGAATGGAACTCCTGTTATTTCTGGTGGATTTCTAAACGTTATAAAAGTCCAAACAGAAGAACATGCTAAAGAGATTTATGACGAGTTTACTGAAAAGGCTGAAAAATATAACAAAGAACAAGGATATGCGCCATGAAAAATAAACAATCGCGCCTTGTTGGAAGTATTCTCTGGTCAGAAGCAAGACCGTTTTTCTATGGCATTTATACTGGAATTACGATTGACGGAGAAAAATGTAAAATTGATTATGATTATAAGGTAAAAGCGTATACTAAATCTGGTCAAATTGGTACTGATAAGATATTATGTTGGCATTTCCGAGTTAAACATTTTGAAGCCATGTATAACGAACTTGATTTACCTTCATAACAAATAAAAAGGAAACAAAATGAGCCAAGACCTCCAAAAATTAGCCACAATCTCCTATGTCACCGACTGCGATACCGAATTATATGTTTGTGGTGAGATGACAGGTGGATTTGATGAAGAAGAACTTAAAAAATATTTAGAACGATACGAGAAGACAGGATTAGAAGATATACTATTACAACTATCCTTTATGACTCATCACGCAATAATGGCTTGGCGAAAAATACAAGACGATAAAAATATAGGAGCAACGTGTGAACAACCAACGAATTGAACTTATCATAGCCAAACTTCAACTCATGCTGACTAAACAGAATTCAACATGGGCAGATTACGATTATATTATCCAACTACTACATCAAGACCACCGAGAAACCAGCAAGGATAAGATAATTGAAAATAATAAGTTAATTTCTGATGGACATTATACAGATTTTTGTTATCCTAAATGCGGAAGCTACATGTTTGGTTCATCATTAACTAAAGATGGTTGGATACGTCATTGTCATGGAAACGAAAAATGGAAATGTGATTACTCTGCTCCCGAATACGAAGACCACAAACACTTTAAGAAATTTGTAAAAAAAACGAAGAATTTATTGCTGATGAAATGGTGAGCGATGAGAATAATCAACAGCCGTAATCTTCCACTTAACTTCGGTAAACATCGGGACTTATCTCTAAAACAAATAGCAGATAGGTTTCCAGGATATTTCTGTTGGCTAAAACGAGATAAAGTTATTAAAATGCGAACCAAAAAAGATCAAAATTGGTTCAATCAAAGGGCAAATACCTTAAATAAACGGACCACACTTATTAGAACAATCTTGTATGATGCTCAAGATGATTCAATAGCAGATTATTTACAAGAAACCGCCTACAACGAACATTGGGGATATTAAGATGAGATTTATATACGCCCAAAATCCACTTAATACCGAAATCTATCTTGACGAAACAGATATCAAAATCGCTCGACTAAAGATAGAAATAGCCGACTTGGAAGATTCTATTTTCTCAGCACAATTTCATCTTGATCAACCACAATTCCGCGATCAAGAAAAAGCAAACTGGCATATAACACAACCAAAGTTATATACCGAAGAACGAGAAAAAATGTTAGATGATAGGACTAAAGAACACCTAAAATCTCTCATTGAACCTCATGTTGGTGATTGTATTTGTTTACCGTGTACCTGCGAAAAATGTTATATATCAGATATGCTTGACATTGACGAACTTGGATTCAAATCAAAAGGGTTTAACAAGCATATAGGTTATCTTATTCATCGAACCTTCCAAAATGCAGCTACTTGTTCTGAGGCAATTGAATACTTAAGTAAAAATCCTCCAAATGAAAACTGGAGCAAAAACTATCATGACAATTATCAAAAAGCACTTGACTATCTCAAAGAACATGATAAACTGTTAAGCATATGTAAAGGGGCCTAACATGAGCGACCTGGATTTAACTTGCGATGTTAGTAAATCTTCGTTTGGTACAACTAATTTTATAAAATATGAGATTAGAACCAATTTTCATGATGCGTTCCCTGCGATTATAATTACATATAGGTCAAACCGCGATGATGCCGCTATTCCTGAACTTGATTTATCATTTAGTAGTGGTGGAATTGAAACTCCTGAAAACTTATATCAATGGTCTGAATTCACTCAACAAATGTCTGATGCTTGGTCACTCGCAACTAAAATAATAGAACACCATAAAATAAATACAAAACCATATATTGAACCAGAAGAAAAATTAGACCCAGCTATAAAAAAACTCCCGCTGAAATACAAGAAAAAGTTTAGTTTATCATATGACCATCAAGCGCGAACATTAGATCCAGTTAATGGGTATATTCGGAAAACTGGCTGGACTATTGTTGGTAAAATTCATGAAGATTACTACGAATGGATAAATGACTTTGAAGCATTCCACCCAAAATATGGAAGAGTAAAAGGAAACTTCGAATCATTAGTAGAAGCATCATCGAAGAAAGCATATGATCGGTTTGTCAAAGACCATCCATTTCACGAATGGGACTACTACGATATATGAAACATCAAAAAACTCCAAATGATACCAAGTTTCTAAAAGATTTTGATTCTTGGATTAAAAAGAAGATGCGTAGAAACATTGATCCATATAATCTTGCTCTGGATGCCGTTTCTTGGGCTAAAAATTATCTCAATGCTGGTACGTGGATTAATGTAAAAGATGATTTGCCTAAAGTTGGAACCTGTGATGGAATATACGATCACGTTCCAGTATTTGCCTATAACGGCTCAAAAGTCATACCTTGTTATTTTACTATTTACGACGAAGGTATTATGTTTATGACCGATGAAGGACTTAGAATAACGAACGTCACTCACTGGATGGCTGCCCCTAACTCACCAAAGGAATAACATGAAAAAACTTAATGAAGACTGGTTTGACAATACAATGAAAGATTCTATATCACAACTATCAAAAGATGTAAAAGCAAATCTTAGTAGTCTGAAAATCTTAGAATACTACCCATACGGACCAAAAAAGACATATGCCTCTTGGTTACGTTGCTCTGAAGATTTGAGTCAAGAATATATTGTACATGACCGATATTCTAAGATGACAGAAATGGAATTGGTTGTTGATATAATGTCTGAAGTGTCCAAAGCAATGTACTATACTATCATTGACAGACCTGGATTCAGTAAATACCAGACTATTCAAGCGTTTGGTATGAGTCAGATATTTAGTCGTGGAATAATTGATTGGAATAAAGAAATAACAAAAGGAAAAACTGAAGCCGAAATAATTGCTTTGGAAACGAAACATGAGAAACTGTTGCGCCGAGTTCATAGTGATTATAATGAAATACAATTTAAGCGATCATTAAAGCATTATCCAGTAAATGAAAGAAAAGCGTTAATTGAAGAACATGAGAAGGAAGAACAAAAACATAAGGAAGCCAATCGAAAAAAGTATGGGATATATGAAGTTAAAGTCCTACCTCTTATGGGTGAAACTGGTAAGCCACTCTATACGAAACAACAACTCGCGGCCATAAATTTCATCGTAGGCATGTCTTTTGAGAATATGTGCTGATATGGACCGAGATGACCCCGAATTAGTTAAGTATGCCGTAAACTATGTGACCTCCCACTGTACTTGCGAAATTGAAGTCGGTATGGGATCACTCTGTCCATTTTGCCGCTCACAAATAAAATCAAGAGAACCCGAAGTTGAACCACCTAAAAGTAAATCAGTTCCAGCTATCCAGAATATAGAAATAGTAGAAGAAGTTATAAGCCTTGTCAATGAAGTTAAATCAGGGCAAGATGTTATTTGCTTGAATTGCCACAAAGATTCATTTAAGTTCCGAACAGGTAAATATGGTGATTTTGTATATTGTCCAACCTGTAAATGTACTATGTCAGGATCATCTGCTTTGAGAAAACTAAAAAATGATCTTTTCGGTACAACCCAACCATCAAGAATAAACTATGGTTGCGATACTGGTGGATTCCTTACTCCAGATTTAGATGATGCTGACCCGACAGATTCTCACCATTTGATGTATGGCTCTTAAGAAAGGAATAACATGTTTCACGAAGATTATGTAAAGAACGTTAAACATATTCTTGAACTCATGAATAAATACGAACCTTATCCAAATGACAAATCTAAAATCTTATCTCAAATAAATAGACTCGTACAAACTGAAATCCATAAAGTCCATGATGAAATAGAATCCGCTATAAAGGAATTGGAAGGCTAAACATGATTAACCTTCGCTATCTCATCAAACGCACAAAATCAATAGAAAAAATAGCACTATATCCAGGTAGAAAAAATAGAAAAGATTATAATCCAGGAGCCGCGTCTGATTTACGGTCATCATAAGGCATAGTGTAATCTGGACGACTCATTCTATCTCTTTGACCGTCTTCATCATCAGAATCATTCCAACCATTTTCATACGCCCAAGCAAGTATCGGTTCTTTTGGTTTAGGCCAAGTTTCGCTTGTTCTACGTCTTCCATCAATATAAGCTTTTATTAGTTTATATAATAGAGAATCTTCTGGTATTTTCTTTTCGAAGAAATCTCCAAGTTGATTATCAGATGGACGGAATTGTTTAGCTTGTGCGTAGAATTTCTTTTCGGTTTCAGATCCAGCACCTAATTGTGGAAGGTTGAGTGCTTCTGTCATGGCTGCTATTTCTTCTGGAGTTACATCAATCTTTTCATATGAGGCGTCAGGTAAGTTTTCGACCTTACCAAAATCATTAAGGGATTGAATGTATCCTTTATCATACGCCATACGTTCTTTTTCATTAGCAGGAGGCATATAGTTTGGATAATCCTGTTGACCCTTTTCTTCCCAATTAGTTTTTGCTGTTGGTTGAATCTGTTTACGGTGTCTGACTGCTGCTCTTGTTAATCTTCCTTCGCCCATTATAGATTCGTTTAGTTGTTGCCAAGTCTTTTTTAGGTCTTTATATAGTTTGTCGTCCATTTGAGTTATTCCTTTAGACATATTTATATGATTTTTGTTCTTGACTCTACATAAATAGCTGATAGAATATGCGCGTTGAAAAGATATACCCGTGTAGCTCAGATGGCAGAGCGAGAGCCTTCTGCGGAGATTATAGGAATATATTGGGTTCGAATCCCAATCTCTGCTCCAAAGCTCTAGGTCGGAGGTTCAAGTCCTCTCACGGGCGCTAACAAATAAACCCATCAGCATAACAACTGGTGGGTTTATTTGTTATCAGAAACATATAAATATCCATATGCCACAAGATGATAAAGTTTATAATCAATTAAAAGAAACCTGGAAGAACATTATTCAAGAAATGTTTATCCACGGTGATCCAAATAATAAGAATGTTATAGCGTTTAGAGATAGTATTTGGTTATTAGCGAATGATATTCCGGCATCACTTGCCAATGAGATATATAAAAAAGTAGGAATTGATATCAAGTATAATGAAGATGCTGATTTTTTGGATTTAGCGAATGAAATAATGAATGAAAAGCCGGATGTACTTACAGGGTCTATTAATGATAAAACCTTATTAGTTTATAGTTCAGGATCGTTTACATTAGATCCGAAGTCATCTATTCTTATCAAAAAAGTTGTACAGCATCTCAAACTCAAAAAAGTTGATTATCAGGAAATGGAAGATCAATTTACAGTTCCCAAGAAGAAAATAACTGGTCAAGTTCCAGACATAGCATATCATGGAACGTCTCTCAATTATCTCGATAGCATTTTGAGACACGGATTAGAACCAAGAGGAAGTCAAAGCAATTACGAACAACAAGGCATTTACCACGATGATAAGATATTTTTCTCAACTAGATTTGGAGAAGCAAGTCATCACGCAGATCATACAGCAGCATTGAAACAATCTAAACCTGTTGTTATTGAGTTTAGAATTCCAGATAAAAATCTTATAACTCCAGATTATGACATTGATATCCAAAGTGGTGAAACGTTGTGGTCAGATACAAGAGATAGCAAATCGAAACTTACCAATCCAAAGAGTCAAAGCGCAAGTCAAGAGTTTGGAATATACGGTTATCAAGGAAAAATAATACCCCAACATTTTAGATATTTTTACATAAACTTAAGTGGGGATGAATATTCAACGCTTAAAAGCTATAAGAGATTTACATACAAACAATTACAAAAAATTATTAACAGATATGGTGACTTAGAATCTTATTTGGATTATTATTGATACTTTAGTTGTTGATTTTAGATTCTGCTTGACTTTTATTTTTTGACTGTATAATGTGGTCATGAACTTAGAGAATATCGGCTTTTACACTTTATCTGATGACCGGGCTAAGAACTCGTCAGATAAGACTCCATTACATCGGTGTGAACTACTGTTAACTAAACGTTGTAATTTTAGATGTCCTTATTGTCGTGGAACTGGCCCTAAGCAAGAGGCATCATTAGAAGAAGCCCAAATGGTTGTTTCTGAGTGGGCTAAACATGGATTGAAGAATGTTAGGTTTTCTGGTGGTGAACCTACAGTTTGGCCGCATTTGGTAGAATTGATTAAGCATACCAAGTCATTAGGTGTTGAGCGCATTGCTATTTCTTCAAACGGTAGTGCGAGTAAGGAATTATATAAAGAGTTATGTGATTCTGGAGTAAACGATTTTTCTATTTCATTGGATGCTTGTTGTTCCTCTACTGGTGATACTATGTCTGGTGTAAAAGGTGCTTGGAATACTGTTGTCGAGAATATTAAGTATCTTTCGACCTTGACATATGTTACAGTAGGTGTCGTTCTAACTAATAATAACATTGAAGAATTGGGTAAAATCATTGAATTTGCTCATAAACTTGGTGTTGCTGATATTAGAATCATTTCAGCGGCTCAAGTCTCAAATGATATAATTCTGAATGTTGATGTGTCTGATGATGTAAAAATGAAGCATCCTATCTTAATGTATCGTTTGAAGAACTTATCTGTTGGAAGAAATGTTCGTGGATTAAAAGAAACTGACACCCACAAATGTCCTTTGGTATTAGACGATATGGCTGTTATGGATGGAAAACATTATCCTTGTATCATCTATATGCGTGAAGGTGGAGCCGCTATCGGTGAAGTTGGACCTAATATGCGTCAAGAGCGTTTAGATTGGTTCAATAAGACTGATACTCATAAAAATAAAATATGTAAAAATAACTGTTTGGATGTTTGTCAAGATTTCAATAACAAGTGGGAAGAGTTTCGGAAAAATCCTGCTTGACATTCAGAAAATAGTCGGTAGAATAAACGCGCACAAATAACAAAGGAATCAACCATGGCTCGCATCACTCTCCGTAAGGCTCTCAATAAAAAGAACAAACTCATTGGTCGTATCAAGGAGTTGGAAACCCATATTGCTCGTAATTTCAACAAATCTATCCAATATGTTGATGGTCAGGCTCTTTCTTGCCGTCAAATGGATATAACCAAAGAATATAAGGAACTATTTGACACCAAGAATAAGCTGGTTCTTCTCAAGTCGGCGCTGGCTAAAGCTAATGTCGGTATCTATGAAAAGATTTATCGCATTGCCGAGTTAAAGGCTGATATTACTTGGTTGCGTGGACTGAACACAAATGCCGGTAAATCTGTAAACGAGTATGGTGACAAGACTTACATCACCGAAAGTACTCCATTCAAATCTGCTGAAGAAGTAATGGCGATGATCAAATATGACGAAGGGTTGATTGAAACCTTCCAAGAGCAGATTGACGAATTCAACGGTGTGACTTTTATTGAACTTGATGACTGATTTTTGATTTTGGCAACTATATATCCGCCCAACTCTTTAGATTGTTAAATATCTAAGGAACAAAACTATAAGCCCCAAAAAGGCATATAGCGCATCTTTCCTTCGGGGAAGATTAACATACCTGGAACCGATAGTGGTAGAGCCTTGAGCTATTCTTGACTCTTACATTATCCGAACTCTTTAATCCGAAATCAAGCTTCCAGGCTCTTTTCGTTCCTTTATATTTAACGGTTTGATGGGTTGGGCGGATATTTTTATTCTATCTCTCCACCACCTAAACAAACATCATTAGCCAAGTCATAGAATACCGCATGTTGACCTGGAGCCGCAACTACAGGATCATCAGTTAAGACTTTTACAACAGAATCAGATTTGTATAACTTAGCCTTTGTACAGGTTCCACGATAACGAACTTGACAAACGACTTCCATACCATCATAAAAAGGTCCAGGGAACAATTCATTTTTGATAGTAAAGTCATTAGTTGAAATCTTCTCAATAGTATCAACATATATTACATTATTATTGACATCTACCTTATCAACAAAGAGTGGAATTGGAGTACCGTGTAAGCCGATTCCTTTTCTTTGGCCTTTAGTCTTTCCCCAAACGCCATTATGTTGCCCAATTACCATATTCTTATATACAATAGGTCCACGCTTTTTCTGTAATCCACCAAAGTCAAATAGGAACTCACTAATATTGCCACCAGGGACCATACACAGATCGGTAGAGTCGGGTTTAGCGGCAACATGAATCCCGATCTTATTAGCAATCTCCCTAATCTCCATTTTAGTAGAGAATCCACCTAAAGGGAAATGAATCTGTGGAATTATATCTTTAGGAATCCGATAGAGGAAGTAAGACTGGTCCTTTTTCAGATCCTTGGCCCTAGTGATAAAGAACTGATCATCTATCTCTTTCGTATTAGCATAATGTCCGGTTGCTAAATGAACAGACCTATCACCATTTACAGCTTGGTAGAGGCTATTGATTTTAGTTGTGGCATTACAGAGGATACAAGGTGATGGAGTTAAGCCATTCTCGTAATCCTTTACCATTGGCTTTACAGTATGGTCCATAAAGGTCTGTTGAGCATCTATGACCTTAAATTGGATACCTAAGTCATTGGCAATCTTTGAAGCATCTTGAGTAGCTTTAGCATTACAACAGGATGCCGAATTGATATTTTGATTACAACGCCAAAGGACAAGATTTACTCCAATGACGTTATATCCATTACTCTTTAGTAGGTGAGCAGATACAGCAGAGTCAACGCCACCAGACAGACCAACAGCCACAGTAATAGGCATGGTTATTCCTTATGGCGGGATTATAACATCAGCCAAAGGGAAGTCAAGAGTAAAGCAGAATGGTCAAATTAAGTCAAACTTGCCAATAGATAAAGTAAATTGGACATCATACATATCATTACCCAAAGGTTTGACTATTACATCGTTTACTATTATCTCTTCATTCTTTACTGGAAATTGGTGAACAGCATCTTCAAACTGTTCTGGCGTGTTTAGTAGACCAGCATCACCAGTAAACCACTCTTTTACAAACTGTTCTGGCGAGGTTGTATAATACTCATCTATCATTTTAGGTGGAATGTATAGTTGACCCCTAAAAGTCATAGAACCGGAAATAAAAGTATCCTCTCTTGTTTCACCGGGTTCTTCCTTTAGTCGGCCATTAATCCACTTTACTTTTCTTATATCTTTACTAAACCGTTGATCAGCAGCATTACTCATATCAAGGTTTTCGAAAATCATCTTTATCTTGTCTTTTAGTGATTTACTCATGGCTTTATTCCACCCTTTACTCTTATTTATATTTGTTTGCGATGAAAAATTGAAAAAATGGGGATACAGAGCGTTCTAACACACATACAACGATTAAGATTCTTTTTTGAAATCGCCTGCCTCATATAGTGCCTTTTCAAGCTGATCTATATCGTCTAGCTTCCAGTAATGTTGAGCCTTCTTCAGAGCCGACTTTAGTTTGTCTATTTCAGCCTGTTGATCACGTAGAACCGGAAACAATTGTAATCTTACTTCTTGGGCGGCTCTATTGGCACGTTCATTAGCTCTTTCGACAGCAAGTCGTAATTCGTTTAGTTGTTCATCAATCATAGTAATCCTGCCTCTTCCGCTGCATTGAGGGCATCACAAATAAACCTCTGCTTTTCTGATGACGTACAAGCACAAAGCCATTGATCGGGACGAGGTTCACCATTGAAATCACCACAGGTTTTGGAATCAACAATTGGATAGATAGCGTCAACTTTAGGGCATTCACTATTACCGCCATTAAAGATATCGAATATCCAATCCGAATATTCTTTAGTAACAATTCCACACCACATGTTAAATCGTTGAGCCATTCCACCATCCTATTGAACAAGTGATGCAGCAGAGCCACAATAACCCTGCTGCACCCTTGTTTTGTCTTTATTACTTGACTCAGGCTTGAGCAGCAGCAGGCGCAGAGTCAGTGGTAGCAGTAGCCTCAGTGTTCTTGGCTGGACGACCGCGCTTCTTCTTTTCTCCCTGGACCTTTACGATACCAGTACGAGGCTTAGGAGCGCGAACACCAGGGATCAGAGCAACATCATAACGAACACCATCAATCTCAGCGTATGGGAATTGGCCGGATGGGTGGGTTAGCTTGATCTTACTATCCTTGGCGAATGAGCTATTACCAGCATCGACAACCGTAAACATATGATCTACGGGGGTGTCTCCGATCTTAGTAATATTCTCAGCCTCACCATAATGACGAGCCGGGAAGACGGTCAGACGAGCAGTTTCCTGTCCATCCTTCGTTCCGACAAGGTGATAGGGCTTAGACATGATACGGACAGCAGGCATGGGTTCTCCTTTATGAGTAAGTAGCCTGTTTGTGAGCGAGTAGTTTACCGAAATAATTCCTAAAGTCAAGAGTTATTTTTAGGCCAGTCAGACATAAGAGAATTTGTTGAAGTTCCTTTTGAGAACATATTATCGTTGGTTCGTAGCACAGCACCATCTTCAGTAAAATATTCAATATGGTGTGGCTTTATAATATCAACAGCAATCGTTAAAATCTTTACTTTATTAGTAATTTGGTCATTCCACTTAGTAAGAGTTCCAATTGTTTCCTCAACATGTTTCATTTCACTTAATATTTCGTTATGGACATCTTTTTTATGTTGTTTAATAACTTGAGTGAGATTTTCTATAGCTTCCATAATCTGTTTTTGTTGATTTTCAATATTTTGGAGTCGTTCATTGAAATCATTATCATCAAGTCCGGTTGTCATTTGGTTATTCCTTATTGGATTTGTGTAGTGCGACCATCAATAAGATATCACTCTGTCCAATATTGTTTTGTCATGTTTATTTCTCAGGATTGATATCAGAAATTTGTGCTTGGTGGATGTCAATATCAAACTCTGGATGTCTTGGCCGAATAAAGTTGACAACACACTTAAGGATAGTAAACAGTTTAGAAATGTTGAAATCTCTCTTTACATTATGTTCTTGAGAGAGTCTAACCAGATGAGCCATTCGTTCCATATCTTTGACGAGCATATTCATATTGTCGGTTAGAATATTATTTTGAGTCTCTACCTTTTGAAGCCTACGATCCATTTCATCTTGGGTATACATGGGAGACTCCTTACTGCTGTTGTGCCTGGATTATACCTTGAGATTTCCAGTTGTCAAGCAGAGATTTAGCCTCTTTGTAAGTGATGTATTTGCCAGTATATGGAAGGAGTCGAGGGTTTATATGGCAACCACGAATACGATCAGCCTGCTTTAATGAACCCCAACCAGATAGTTTAGACCAGAATTTGGGTTCCTGATCATCACTAAGGCGAGTTTCAAGTTGGCTAAATACGACATATACAGCCGGCTTATGCGACATGGTATAATCCTTAATTTGATGCCGCTATTATAATCGGGTTTTTAGGAAGTCAAGAAAAATAATAATCCCCCACCAGTTGACCGATGAGGGATTATCTTCTATTATCTTAATCAGGCTTTAGGAAGGAATCGACCAAACTTATCTCTCTTTGGTGGATTCTTATTAGAGGTCTTACCAATGAATCGACCAAACTTATCCCGACTTGGAAGATCAGGCATTGATGGAACAAGCGGAATCTTATTTTCGTCATCCTCAATATACTGTTCAACCAAGTCATCCTCATCATATTCTTCATCTGAATCATCTTCAACATGATCAAGATAGTCATCCTCTTTACTAACCTTAACAAGAGGCTCAGAAATCAGTTTAGCAGTAGTAGGATCTTCAGAATTGATTGCTAATACCTCAAACTGGCAGCAGCGAAGTTTAGCATTGTTGTAATCGGTAGGAATAGCAACAACATCCTTGGGGTTAATCTTGACATTGAGCAGAATACGAGAGAAATTCTTAGCGTATTCAAACCCAGCAGCATGTAGACCACTGGAACAGGTATTGTTAGGATTACTATCACAATTTTCCCGTGGCATGCTGACGATACAACCAACATTATTAACCATTTGACCAGTACGAGCATCAACCAAATCTCCATTTTCATTGCGTTGTACTGCACGATACGCAACAAAGCAACCATCATCAGTAATAGGAAGGTTGTTTTTCTCCAAGAATGCGTAAAGATCAGTTTGGGTACGAGGATCGGGGTTAGCCTTACAGTTATTCCAGAACAAAATTAGCGACTTGGCTTGTGGGAGAAAACCAGTTTCAGCAAAATCAAACAAACGAGAGCCAAGACAAGCCGGCAACTTATCTGATCCAACAAACACTTCGCCATTATCAGAAATGTTGAACAGATTAGAAACGTGCTTGCGAATATTCATAAGAGGATCAATAATAGACAAGAAAGTATCGGGATTTGACTCATCTTGTTTAATCAATTCAACCGCCTTTTCATAAGCAGGAGTGCCAGATAGAACCGTGCGAGGATTCTTACCTGGAAACAAGAGAGTAAGAGAGGTAGCGGACTTGATGAAAGGGACCATGGGATTATTCCTTTTGTTTAGGCTATAAGTATAACGTGGGTTTAGAGGAAGTCAACCAAAAGTTAATTCGGCTTTCGTATGATGTCCAATTTCAACCCATTCGCAGACGACAACTCGACTTAGATAGACAATAATAGGCTTTTGACAAAATTTACATAGCATCTTATAACTACCACCACCATAGGATTCAGCATTCCAGGTAGCAACTTCAGCAAAGCAGTCTTTTTTACCGCAATGAGGGCAGCAGGATTTAGGTTTGCTCATAGTTTCAGAAGTTCTTATCTAGGATGTTTACGAAGTTCTTGCGAATAAGAGTTTGTGCTTGTTCTCCGATTCGACTCTTAATGGCTTTTTGTTCATCCTTTTCAAGAGTCTCAAAGCCGGGATTCTCTTTGAGGAAGTCTTTATGAGCATCCTGCATGAGTCCACCAAGCAACTTACCGAAATCCTTACCAGTAATATCACCAATTTTACTGATGACATTCTTGAGACGATTTTCGGTAATGAATTGTGAGAATGAATCAAGGAGAGCAATAGCACCTTCAGACAACTTAAGTTCCTCTTTAGGTGGCCGAGGATGCTTACTCTCTTTACTCTTTTCACTCCACTTATCATTCTTATTCTTGAGGATAACACGACTGCCACAACCAAAGAAAAGAGGCTTGACGGGACGAAGTACAACACCCTCGCAGATATTTGGAGAGATTGGAGGTAAACCCAATTGCTCTGGAACCTTAGAATCGAACTCATTGGGGTACTTCATGGCGTCTTCAAATGAGCCACAGAATAAGGTCTTAGCATGAAGGAATCCGAATTGAGCGTACAACTTCTCAACAGTCAAGGCATCTAACCATTGACCATCAGCAACGATATCAAATCCATAGAAATAGTTATTTGGTCCATAGAATACACCCTTTTGTACTTTGGTTACTCCAGGGACTTTAGCGACATTAGGATGATCGTAGGAACCACCGCAAATCTCACCGTAAAGAGTCATTTCCTGGCAACCAAGATGCTTATAAAGTGATTCAATCTTATCTTTATGTGATTCAGCAACACGATTTAGACCATTGAAATTCTCGCCAGGAGCTAAGAAACAACTCCGCTTTCCAAGAATGATTTGACCATCTGGAAGCCGTTTGATTTGAGCCGAACTGCCATGTACTTTTTCCCCAACAACCCACTGTCCAGCAGAAAAGCCTAATTGGACAATCTTGTTAATGGTTTCGGTACGGTAAGCGTTTTCAATGTCAGGGAATGAGACGAAGGTAGGCATAGTTGTTTCCTTTATTGTTCGCCAGCAATTATATCGTCAAAAATCCAAAGTCAAGATGTTTTTGGTTTCCGCAGTTTCTCAAGTTCAATTATTCTCTTTTCAGCATCTTTGACGGCATTTTCAATTATATATTTTTGATGTTTAATTTTTTGCTCAATAAGATCGTCAGGCAAATAATCAACCTTTTCATATTTTATTGAATAAGTTTCGGCAGAATTGACCCAAGCGAACTGCCAACATTCTTCCACGATATAATTTCGCATTTCATAATCTTCACGGAAATCTGGCAATTCAAGATATTCTGGTTCACTTGGTCCAGCAGAAACGATAACCCAAACTTTGTACCAAGTCATTTTTTTCCTTTGTATATCTTCCAGCAAGTAGCCATATCTTTACGCATCTTACAATCAGTTATCAGACCAAAACTAAGATGCTTATTGCAGCGAGTCTTATACAAGTTATTTACATCTTTACTTTGAAGACCTTGACAAGTATGTTGATATGGACAATGTAATTCTTCAATTGGAGCCGGGGTTTTGCCTTCGCGCCATTCTTTGTAATCGGCACCAAACCTGGAGAAATGTAGAGTTTGTCCTTCTTTAGTGGTTACATCTTTAGCAGAAATACAGTATCCAGCAGCAGTTTCATATACACGTTCAACACCTTTACGAACTTTACGATTCTTGAATTTCTTAAAGGTCCGCTTAAACTCTACTTTACCAGTTCCATTACAATTCGTACAGACAACAGCAGCACCACTTCTTTCAGCCATACCAACATAAAGTCCAGTTCCGTCGCAAGAATCACAAGCAACTTCTCCAGTTAGGGTATAGGTGGTTTCGGTTTCGGTGAGGTTCATTTGTTTCCTTTATTCTGGTGAGAGTTTATCAACGGTTATTATAAAGTCAAGCACAAACTGTATGACAAGAGATGTCGCAACTAACAAACTCGTCAAAATAACCAAGCCAATTAGGGTAAAATCTATTGGGCAAACCACTTATAAAAGAACGATCACCTTTATCTGTGTGGTCTATAATCTTTTTTAATCTGTTTGCGTTATCTTCTGAATCAAATATTGCGACAAATTGAACACAGCCTAATTCACGACCAAAGGTAGAACCAGTATTATAGGTGACTGAAACAAGGTAAACATTATCGCCAACTTTAGGAACGAAATCGACTTGGATATGTTCTCTATAAGAAAATAGACTTTCATCCGATAATTTGATACCATTGACTCTTATTTCGTGTACCAAATCCGAGTGGCTACTATATATGTTATTAGGATTATCCGGTTCGCCACCAGTTGAAGTTTTGTTATAGTCAATCCAAAGATAGTTTTCCATGGTTTACATCCTGTTAATATAGTTTATGATATGGTTATTATGTTGAGTCTGTTTATCTGATGGGTAAGTAAAGTAATCCATATCAGCCTCAAAAATAAAATGATACCTGGATTTCGCACTACTCCAAAGTTTATTAATAGTTTGGAGTTTCTGACTTACACAATTAGCTGGGGGTTGAATCTTATCTTTAGTGATTAGAGCCGCGATCCTATAGAATTCGTTATAATCAATATGCTTGACATTCGTATTATCACGTAAATCAAGAAGTTCCATAAGCTTATACATATCGGTATTTTGGTCAATCTTATCTTTACAGTCTTTCCTTGACCAGATATTGTTGCGGAATTCGATTACTGCGGTTTTCCAAGCAATCTGTTCACTCTTATTTACAAAGTCAGAATCTTCATAGTCAATCTTATACAACTTATCTACTTCTACAGAGAGCCGGTCGATAAAAGCGTCAAGTTTCTCAAATGACTTGACTTTATTGAGAAAGCTGGTTGGAACACCGATAAACTTAGGCGTCTTGAATGATGGATTTTGTGATTGAACATGTTTGACCATGTTATATATATTTGCCATTTGCTGATCAGAGATATTACGAGCATTCTTTCGGAGCATTTCAACAATTACAACATCTTCTTTATTGAATGTTGAGAAGTCAAAGTTTCCACCAAGCCAATAGATTCGCATGAATTCATAACCATCGACTTTAGCTTGACGTTCGTATTCTCTCTTTACTTTAGGAACATCAAGTTTACAAAGATCCACAGCATCCAAGACAGGCAGCATATCAATTACAGGAGAGTTACATTTTTTCTCAGCGAGTTCCTTAAGTGTATATGACAGGACTTGGATTGAATCAAGGTGCGGATTTTGTTGGAGCAGATAGTCAACTTTTCTCTTAGGAATGGAATCGCCGTCAGAGCAATAAGCCAACAACGTCTTTTCATGAACATGTATATCACCGGATCGCTTATACTTAGAACTATTATATTTAGGATAAACCCGAATAAAATCACCATAATTTGTGTTAATCTCTCGACCATTTACTTGATATGCGGTATTGGTATTTTTATCAGTCCACACAACATGAGATATAACTTTAGCAAACTCAGTCAGATTACAGACTTTTCGCCAGTGAACATTTGCCTTCCACAGAGATTCACATTCAGCTACTACATCTGATACGTCCTTTTTTACAATATCACAAATCTCAAACAGCCTATCAAGTATGGCTTTTTGAGTCTTTTCATCATATTGGAGATTTTCACGACTAAGAGCAACTGACAACTCACCAATGCCAAACTCCATAATGATATTAGCAGCAAACATATTACGAAGATTGGCTGGGAAGTTATTTAGCGAGTTGAGATTCACAATATAAGGAATCTGACCAACAAGAGCCACAACCTTATTTTGGTCATATATTACTGACTTCTTGAGGATTTGCCAATTAGTTCCCTCAAAGATAACATCATTTGTGGCATAGTCGATTGCGGAATTCTTGAGGTCAGGTCGAACATTCCAATATTGAGAGACTTCCACAGTATATTGATTGAAGTAATGGATATCTTCAATTTTAACAGGAACCGTGATAGTTGTGCCAGTTGATTCATTAGCTTCGCAAACCCTACGAGAACCATCAAACTCCATCAACTTATTACGACGATCTTCACCAATAATAGCAATATAGGTACGTTCAACAATCTCATTACCTTCTTGAGCCTTGGTAATGATGGTAAATGAATCAGTATATGCCCAGGGACTCTTGCTACCAATTCCAAATCCGCCAATCAGTTGCGAACCATCATCCGTGGCATGTTGACCTACTCCACGCTTAGTTGAAACTCCAAACTGAATAAAAACTTCCTTCATACGAGTAGGACTAATACCTGGACCATAATCCGTGACAGACCAATTAAGATTGAAGCGAGTAGGAATATTTACAACGATTGGCGTATTCTCTTTGCCAACTTCTTTATGAGCATCCTTGGCATTGGACATCAACTCTTGAACCAGTACACGCTTAGGATTGCTATAAACGCTCTTACGCAGATATTCAAGAATGAGTCGAGGATCACCAATAGTAAACTCGGATTCGGTAAACTGTCCAGATGATTCGAGAACTACACCGTTGGAGTCGAGGCGCATGATCAAAGCCTTTCGTTTGGTTGATGCGCTGATTATATCAAACCAATGAGAGAGTCAAGCCTTTTTTAGAAAAACTGGAGATAATGTGGTCATAATAATACGATTTAGACTTATCTTTAGTATTTAGCCAATCTTGCGTCATTTCAACAAACCAAGTTGGAATATGTTTAACATTATATTGTAATAGAGTTCTAATAACCTTTTCCAAATCGTACCAAGAACTTCCGATTTCACCTTCCATTCCGTGACGTATTCCAGTAAGAACCAAATCTCTAATATTCTTTTGTTGGAATAGTATTTTAGCTTTATTAGGTTTCTTTACAATAAATAAAACCAAAGCATTCACTACTGCGTCAAAATCATTAGTTATAAACTCAGATGATTTAGAAAATGATTTGAATTGGTTGTAAACGGATTGATAGTACTCGGTTTCATGATCAAGGTATTCTTTTTCCCGAGTATATTCTTTTTCATACCGTTCTAACCCTTTTTTAACATTTTCACCATTTAAGATGGGAGCAGTCAAACGTCTATATTTTTCCGATAACTTAAAACTTTGATATACTGTATCATGTTCCATTTTTTGGACTTTAATGTGGTCAACTTTATCAGTATATTCATATATTTGTCTACTTGATGGAGGAAGCATACTCATAAAAGCAAAATTCATCATGATTATCTCCTTGATTGGTTCAGTATATCAACAAAATTAGGAAGTCAACCGAAAAATCCAACGACACCATATAATCTCATAGAAATTTTATTTGGATTATTCTGGTCCGTATAAATACTTTCTGGAATGTTTGAAGCATGAATCGATGGCTTAAATTCTAAAGAATCAATAGAGTTGTTTATGAAATTTGCCAAGTTTTTTGGTGCGTCTTTGAGTGTCCAGTTATCAGATTCCGGTAAATCAATAAAAATAGTCAAACAAGGTGAATCCATATAATTGCCTGGAGATTTGGTCAACTCCATTACAGGCGATAAACATTTCAATCTTTTTATTTTTCTAACAACAACAGTTTTGATAAATTCTCCAATATCATGAGAATATTCGTCTTCTATAATATCGGGAGGAAGATTATGATATACGGTGAATTTCATGTCGGTATTCTATCAACAAAATTAGGAAGTCAAGCACTAAAAAGGGGGTTCGTCGCCCCAAAACGTTTCTACTGGTTTCGGATTAACTGGAATAAGATTTTTACCAACTATCTTACCAGTTTCATCAAATAAGTTCATAGTTTCATTATAATCGCCAGTATATTCAACATCACCAAAATATGTTGCTGAATGAGTTTGCTTTGTTGCGTAAACATATATTTCGTTCTTTTCTTTATCCCGCTTTATAGTATATTCACCGTTTATCACCCAACCGTCACAATCATACGTTGGTTCTACTAATATTTGTGCTTTATTATTATGTCCCCAAACTTCTACTAACATAATGTGACTCCAGGTAAGTCTTTTATTTCTTCCAGATTTACAAACACAACGTTAGCCATAGTGGATATAAAAGTTTTCATACTTATATCAGCACAGTTAGCGGAAATCTTCAACTGTTCATTTTCTTTTATTCCAAGATCATTGCGTAATTGTCTAATCTTGGTTACAAATTGTTGACAATAATTCATTTTTTCAATAGAGTTCATCAATCAATCCTTTTTACTTTGCCATCGGGTTTAGATTGATATACTTTTTGAGCCTGTACCATTACAACTGGACTATCGATATCAAGTTCCATAATACCAACAAGATTATTCCAAGCCTCATCAAATCTGTCTGGATAATCTTTCTTCCAATGCTTCATCCTGGTTACTAATTCTTTGATTGTAGCGAGTCGAGTTGTACTATGATTGATAACATCGTTTGCTTGCTTGAGAACATCAGAGATTTTTACTTCTGCGTAGACTGGCATTGGTTATTCCCTCACTTAATACTTTTATCATAGGCTTTTTGTAGTTTATTCCAATCACGACTTGTTTTAGAACCATTTACAAATTCCCGAATACTAAATTGTTCATTCTTAAAGTCAACCATAATCAATTCTCCATCTTCCTCAACTAAACATTCAACGAAATCATACTTGGATAGAAAATTCAGTATATTCTTTTCCAAGGTGGTTTTAGGTTTTGATTTAAGAGATAACTTGAATAGAGATTTCATTTGTTATTCCTTATAATAGAAGACTTTAGACTTATCATTATATTCAAGACCTTATAACCATAATCCTTAATAGATAATGAGTCAGCTAATTCTAATAGGCCGTCACGATGTTCTTCATTATGTTCAAGAGTACAACAGTAAATAGAATGATTCAGCTTACAACTAAATTCTCCACCTTTAATACCATAGGATACTGAGCGCATAAGAGTATGAACGATTTTGGTGAACAGGTCTTTTGTTTCTTCAGTGATCATTTCTTATTCCTTTTTGGTTTTAGATTCATCCGTTTAAGTATGGCATTTGTTGTATAATTCCAAACATGTTTATCTGCTGTTGGGCAGACTGACTAGTTGCCAGAAATGGCTAGTAACATTTTCACATGAGGCGCAATAAAACACCGTTGCTTCGTCATATCTTTCTCGTGTTAAATGACCACAATTCTTGCATGCCAGTTTGTAACGCTGCCCAACAAGGGCATGCACCGGAGAGCCGGGGCAGTGGTTTTCGCATTGTATCATCAAACCATGTTCTTTATATTCAAGCAAACGAATACGACGACTACCACACATAGGACCGGGTTTGAATGGATTCTTAGTCATGACTTATTTTCTGCTTTACGCCAATCAATCCCATGTTTTTCAAGAACTGACATAAAGTATTTGTTGGACTTAAGTACAGATTCTATCTTTTCTTGTTGTCTGTTTATAATTTCTTGAAGATCATGCCGTTCTGCTAGTTTTTCTATTTTACTGTTGACTAATTCTTGAACAGCATCATTAGTCAAAGCGCATTCTATTTGAGTGCATATTCTTTTTGCCATTGAATGTATATGCTTTTTTGGTTCAATCGCTGCTTCTGGATGAAAACGAAATGTTTGTTTGATTCCACCAACAACAGCAGGCATCAGCTTTTTGTACGTAGTGTCGAGCATGCTACTTCCTTTGGGTTGATGCGCGTATTATATACAGGAGTTTAGGAAGTCAAGTCTTTTTCTTAGATTGACGGGGCTTATAAAATTGGTTATTATAGAATTGCGTATATCCTATCGTTTTATGCCGACTACCAAGAGGACACGCTAAATCTTTAGAACGATGTACACCTTTACGTTTTCCACAATTCGCGCATTTTCGATCCAGAAACATATTAGGATCTTCGGTATTGATGTTTTCTGATGTGGGGTCTTGTTCGTCTTTCGGTGTAACCCAATTGTTTTTATTTTTAATAGCGGCAGTAAACAGTTTAACTGCGTTTTTAAGTTCTTCTTTAGTTACTTCGTGAACTGTCCATTGCCAACCGTTATTTGATACTTTTATAGTAACCGTTTCTCCATTTTTAGTTGGTTCAATTGTTATGTTCTTAAAGTGTGCCATTATATTTCCTTTCAGAGTACGCCAGCCCGCTTAAGTACCTCTTGTCGTGAAACTATCCTACCATAAATATTTGCTTCGTCAACTAACATTTCAAACTCTTCTTCGTTCATCCAGTTACGCATAATCATCGGCAAATATTCTTCAAGGCACTTATGTTCAATCTCAGTCAAAGGTCGAGTTGATTCTTCAATAGGTTCAAGTACAGACGCGGATTTCATTCCTATAGATACATACTTAGAAACCCTGTACTTTATAACATCAACTTCATCAACAATAAAACCAGACTGAATACCAGACCAATGATAAAAAGGACGCTCAACTATGGTTCCAATAGCCTTCAGAGTCATAGTGATCCCCTTTTCTCTGGCACCATTATATCAACCAAATTATGAAGTCAAGTTATTCTTGTAAACTCTTTAATACAGACGGTTTATTTACTGATCGTCTTACTAATATCCAAGATCCGTAATTATTTACTTTAACTGTATTTCGAGATATCAATTCTTTTATATTGTTTATTGCCGTTAAATGTAAATAATGTAATGTATGCGGTGGTGACGGTTTTAGAAAACTGCGGGAGTCAATAAACATATCTTCAGTCACTAAATTTACAAATAATCCTAAGTTATATCTGATGTTTCTATACGTCGTACCCCGTAACTGATTTATAGCAGATAACATTATTTCAATCCTTTTAGCACAGCTTGTTTATTTACATTTTCTATTTTCCAACAAGGACCATTATTGCGGAATAAACCATTAAATGCTCTAATAACTGGAAAACCATCATTACCAACCAATGATAAAAAATCAATAATCGGTGAATAAACATATTGAAAATCATGAACCTTAAAATATAATTCCGTTTTTTCATAAAAGTGCTTAAAACTCATTTGATGTTCCTGACAACGAGTTTAATACAGATTTCTTATTTACTAATTGAAATTTGTTAGTTTTATGAAATATTTGTGGTGGTCGTAGTAAATTAAATAAAACCTCGTAAACCCGATATAATACTAAAATATGTCCCCTATAAGAATCATTCAACCCAAAACTAACTCTCTCAATACGAATATCACAAAAAACACGTAAATCCTGAAAAACTTTAGGAGGTATGTTAATATTTTCAACCACCAATCTTTTAGACTGCTTAATAATTATCATCTTGTAATCCTTTTAATACCGCAACTTTGTTTACTTTACTAATATCTACGCAAATAGATAATTTGGTCAACCTTTCATCTTCAAGAGACATCATTATATTATTTTTTAGTCGAAATATTTCATTAATCTCTATATATGGTTCAGTCATATAAGAAAAGAAATAATACATTTTTAGACTTGTATTCGTAGCAGTTAACTTATATAAATCTAATACAGAAAGATAATGTAGTCCGATTTGAGCTAACTGATGTTGTGCTTGTTTTGTAAATTTAAGCATTCAAAGACCTTATTTTGAGTTCTTTATTCAATTTATCAAGATGATCAGCAATTGTTATATAAGCAGTTCCAAGTTCTCTTATATCAACATCAGTCGCATATCCACCATCCAGGTAAACCATATGTTGATTATCCTTTGATGCTGGAAGATAATCATTAGATAGTCGAAGTTTAGCACCTATAAGATATAATGCTTCATCAATATTCATAGTTTATCCCTTTACATCATCATAATCGAAAAATACCTAAAGTCAACTAAATTCTGCTAAAGTGCCTTATTTGACCTCTTATAGCCAGTTTAGAGAGTTAAAGTGCCTTATATGACCTCTTAGGAAAACTCTTGAATTCCATTTTATCACTGTATACTGTAGCGCATGAAATGGAGATGATAAGTTTGATTCGGGTACCAGAGTCAATAAGATCATCACCATACAACGAACAACAGGCAAACCTACACTCCAAGAAAGGAGAACAATATGCCTATCTCATCCGTCCTAACCGCCGAACCCGTTGATGTCCTAAAGACTAAACGCAATCTCAATTCTCTTGAAGTTGAAATTCTTGGAAACCTCTACCTTGGTAATCCACAAAAGCCAAAGAATCGTGAAGGTGATGTTATTGTTGATGGTATGTGTGGCGAATATAAAAAGGTAGGATTGAATGGTCGAACTCTTGATACCAGCAATACCATCAATCAAGTTCGAGCAATTAAATGTAATTTCTTGGTCATATACAGCACATATCATTGGTCATGGTTTGTTGTACCGGCTCACGTAGTTGTTCAGTTGGTAAAGGGTAAGCGCCGAGGTCAACATACCGAAATCCCTTATGAGTGTGCTACTCTTAGTCTGAAAGACGTTATAGATACGGAAGGTGTTATTGAAGTTGACAATACCGATGCTGAAACCAAACTTCTTCCGGCAGTCCGAGCGGCTATCATCAGTAGTTCAGTGAAATCAAATAAGAAGTATATCGATTGCATGGAATTTCTATCAAAGAAAATCCAGTCTCTTAAAGAAGACTATGAGTTTATTATAGATAGTATTTTGTGATGGCTTTCTGAAAATACTTTGATATAATATACATATAGATTAGGAGTTTATATGTATAAAGAAAATATCAAATCAGTAGATAGAAAAAGGAAACATGGGGAGGTTTTAACCCCATGTTTCCTCGTTAATGAAATGTTAGATAAAATACCAGAATCAGTTTGGAAAAACCCTAAACTAAAATGGATTGATAATAGTTGTGGAACAGGAAATTTTCTCATAGAAATAAAAAATCGTTTACTAAAATACCATGCCGAACAACATATATTACAAAACATGATTTATGGTGTTGATATTCAAGAAGATAATATAAAAGAGACGAAGCAAAAACTTGGTGATACTAATAACATTGTTTGTTTCAATAGTCTTACATTTGATTATTGGAATAACATGAAATTTGATGTTATCGTTGGAAATCCACCATATAACAATGATAAGGGAGATAAAAAAGGAAATACTTGTAATCCACTCTGGAATCTTTTTGTTGAACATGCCATAACCAAACTATTAAATGATAACGGTCTTTTGTTGTTTGTTCATCCTCCACTTTGGCGTAAACCCGAACATAAGTTGTGGAAGCTAATGAAAAAATATCAACTTCATTTTCTAAAAATTTATAGCACAGAAGAATCATCTAAAATGTTTAATTGTTCAACAAAAGTAGATTATTATCTTTTACAGAAAAAAGACGCTTATAAAGACACTATCATTATTGACGAAAAAGGAATTAAATCTAAAATAACTGTACACGATAAACCATTTATACCAAATTTCTATATTGAAGAAGTGTATAATGTTTTCTCAGGTAAAACTGATGTTATATACGATTGTTCTTATCATCATTATACACAGCAACATGTAAAATCTGAAAAAAATGAAGAATATAATCTACCGTGTATATATCTTGTAAACAAAAAGGGAATAAAATACTATTACTCAAATAAAAATATAGGACATTTCGGAATCCATAAAGTAATAATACCTATGGGAAGTTACATACCTATTTTAGATGAAACTGGTCAATACGGAATGTGCGAGGTTGCCTTTGCTATTCCTATAAAAGATAAAGAATATGGTGAAAGTCTTATGAAATTCCTAACATCTGATAATTTTAGAAGAATATTATCTGCCTGTAAATGGAAAACGGTTCAATTAGATTATCGTCTGTTTAAATACTTAAATATACCTTAAATATTTTCTTGACTTCAAACCAATATTCTTTACAATGCTTCCATCTATAGGAGCAATATATGACTGATCTTCTACCTTGCCCTTTCTGTGGGTCTAAACGTGTTGAAGTCTTTTACGATTATGTTGAAAATAATGAAATAGGTTGTTTTAATAATAACTGCGAATCTGCTTATGTACTTTGCCGAGAATGTGAGGCTAAAGGGCCATTAATCAAAATGTCTAATTCAAACCCACTACATAAACTAAGAATAATTGAAGCGTGGAATAACCGAAATAAACCTAAACCCAAATCCGAACCTGTATTAGATAAAAATGGTAAAATAGAAAACTTTATCATGTCATCCGGTGGCAAACCCTTCCGTTGCTCTTGTGGTTGTAATGTCTTCCATAAACCAGATAATAAAAACTTAACCTTATATGAATGTAATTCCTGCCATACTGAATATATAGGCGAACCAGAATGAATCCAAATATAATCCTACTAAATATCTCTGACGTTGATAAACCTAAAGATGGCGTATTCATGATACACATTGATCATTGGTGGATTGTAAAAGATAATCAAATCATGTTATATAGAGACTACGCACCACAATGTAATACTAATAAAGAAATCGCAACCAAAATTCGTGATAAGATATATCCAGATTGCGAAGTACGACAATTACCTGTTATCTACTTGGAATACCGTGATTAACAAAAAATTCTCAGATGAAATCATTAACGTAAAACGCCGTATTGTTAATAAAATGACTGTAGATGTACTTCAATGCGTCAGTACTAATGTAGCTCTATCAACCAGAATACATCATGTAAAAGCAACTGTTAAGGATTCATTTGGTTTTTACGATTTTTATGGAATTCGTACACCAGTGTATGATTACAAAAAAATCTCTAAAGTTAATAAACAATCTGTACTAAAGAGTCTAAAATGATCAACTCTATATTCTCTGACGACATTGTTCATATATCAAATCAAGCAAGAGAAAATGTCCTAAGTAAAATGAAGTTGGATGTATTTCATTATTTCAGTACTGACTTGTCTCTAATGACCAAAATCAATTTTATCAAATATACTATATCGGATTATTTGGGATTTTATGAGTTTTATACCGGAAGAATAAATGATGATATTTACAACAAATTCTCCAAAATAGATAAACAATCGGTACTAAAGAGCCTAAAACATGAATAGCTTAAAAGAAAATGTTTCAAAATCTGTCAGTGAATCGATTAGTGACTCTGTTAGAAACCACGTTTGGTCCTATATTTATTTTCCCGTTAGGTATTCTGTCATAATCCGAATTTCGTACGGTATTGATGATTATGTTGAATTACAATATTCTAAAGTAAATAAAGCCTCTGTTCTAAAGAGCCTTAAATGAAATTGAAATCCTTGAAAGATCCATTAAAGAACTCTGTTAAGCACTCTATTGAGAAATCTGTTAGCCACTATGTTAGGTCTACTATTTGGACCGTTATTTATTTCTCTGTTATGTATTCTGGTATAGATCATGCTTGGCTATTTGTTTGTAACTCTGTTAAATCTCAAAAACATAAAGTAAACAAATCCTCTGTTCTAAAGAGCCTTAAATGAGATCCAAAACCTATCATTGGCCGTCCAGAAGAAGACATTGGCGCATCATACACATATATAAACCTCTAAAATCAAAAGCATTCCATATAATCAAAAATAAAATTTGGGTTTACGGCCCCTATACCCAAGCTAAACATAATATCAAACCAAAGGTAGAATCACACCTTATACGTATGAACAGAACAATCAGAACATGTATATATCAATTCCGAAAACAAGTTAATAAATCGATAGTTCTAAAAGGTCTACAAGAATGAAGTTAAAAATAAGAGAACACGTAAAAGAAAAAATCAGCACCATAACTGACTTGTATATCGATAACTCTCTACGCTATGTTGTGGTTGATAATGTCTGCTCTAATATATATTTTTATTGGGATAATTATGGGTTCTTACTTAAATATATTAATATGACATCCATAAATAAATCAGCAGTTCTAAAAGGTCTACAAGAATGAATATAATGCCAACACACCTTTTAGATGATTTTGTTGATGTTGATATTAGATTTATCATATTTACAGAGATATATACTAAAGTCAGAAATAATATAACTCATAGGATAAAATCAAGAATCGATGGTGAAATGTATACAATCACAGTATTCATACAAACTGAAACTGTTGAAGCATTATCAGGAAGACTTCATCACAACCTCAAACTAAACAAATCTTCCATTTTAGCGAGTTTACAAAAATGAACTTTGATCTTAAAATAGACCGTAAAATCATTTTCTTCGGTATAAAACATAAACTTAATCCTCTTGAAACTTACTATAGAACTTTATTTGATACTAAAATACAAGATAACTACCAAGACATCGCAATAGATATAATAAACAACTTGACTGAAGAAATCCAAATCCAAACCACCAGACGTAGATTCATGTCTCACGGATTTATCCAAGAGTGTTGCCAAGAAAACCAAAATAAAGTCAATAAACAATCTGTACTAAGAAGCCTAAAACATGAATAACCTAAAATCAAATACGGCAAAATCTGTTAGTGAAAACGTTAGAAAATCTATTAGTGACTCAATTTATGACAATGTTAAAAAATTTATCTATATTCCAGTATATTACTCTACGCCATTCACTATATTTTACCATAATAAAAAATCTATTAATTACAATATAAACAAACTCAATAAATCATCTGTCTTAAGAAGCCTTCAATCCATTTAATACATCTGCCGTTACTTTATCACGTATCTTATAAAATTCTAAATAAAGATTCATAGAATAGTTCATCTCAAATCTTATTGCTTCTCTTAACATAAACTCTTTCTTATCAATTACCTTAAAATAATAATCATTTACTTCTTTACAAATACATTTTCTTACATTATCCTTAACCTTATTTCTTACAATCATAGCAACATCACTATGATTGAACCCCTGTATAATATCCTCAGCAGACCAACGATCAACTAAAGGCATACTCCAGTCCTTATCCTCTTATTTTACCATCTTCCCTAAAATGTCAAGAAAAATCCACTTGCTATCAACTAATCACTTTGTATAATAACAGCCTAAAGGATTTTATTATGGAACACGAAAATAAAAAAGAAAAGATAGTATTTTATCCGCGTGATATCGGTATGTGGCGTAGACGTTTTACTTTCACAGCAGATCATAATACTAAAAAAGAATTCAATAGTAAAACAGAATTCCTTGATTTCTTAAAAGAGAATGGAGTTCGATTAGACGATCCAAAATTCCCGCTTCAATTTAAGAAGACTGATAATCCAAAATATGGTTCTGTAGAGGCTATAATACAATCGACAACTATCGGCTGGATTAAAAAATATTAATACATTACAATGAAAATTCAACTCCAGTTCACACAATGGATAAACACAAGACCACAATTCTTACCATTCATCATCCATAAAACAAATAAAATAAACCAAAAATCATGCGCCAAAGTAATACTATCAGTTTCTTATCCTAGTCAACGTCTTAATGAATCAATTAAATCAGCTTTCTCACAGCAATAACAAAATATCACAATTCTATCAACACAAAAACTATACTTGATATACTAAAAACCCCTTAAACCACTTAATACAGCTTCTTTATTAACATTCCTATAGCCATTCTTAAATGCTTCAGGTAATATAAAATAAATAGAATGTAAATATGTATTCCTTCCGTTCCGTCTTATATAACTTTCAACACCCTTCCAAACACATAACTCAACTGAATTGGCAATATCATTATCAACAATAGTCTTAGACCCGAAATATAACAATATCTTTAGAATCAAATATATCATTATTCATCCTCTTAATCCCCTTAATACCGCATCCTTGTTCACTTCCTTAATCTTATTCGGACCTTCTAATATATAACTCATAATAGGATCACGATATGCCTTTAGACACATATCTACATCAACAATATCTAAAAAAGAATCATATACCCTAATACACATATCCTTAAAATATAACCTCTTACTCATAATCACCATCTTATCATCTACTTCATTTATGTCAAGATCCTTTATCCACTTAAAAACTTCATCCTACACCGTTTACCTTATATTTTCTGAATGGCTTATACTACTTACCCTAAATACCTTAAATAAAAATATCCACTTGAAACTACTTGAAACTAATCAAAACCTCGTCAAAAATAAAAAAACCTACTTGAAACTAATCAAAAATAAATCTCTTATATTAAAACTAATCAAAACCTCGTCAAAAATAAAAACCTATATAAAAAATAGGGTGTATCTTAGTCGCAGTTCGAACACACGGCCGGAATTTTCATTTTCCCCAGGAATTTAACCAAGTCAAGCAATTTTTACAATTTTGGCCCGGTTTTTTAGTTTTCCCAGGAATTTAGTTATTTTTTATTCAATTGCTCAAAAAATAATCAAAAAAGAAAATATTTGACTTTTTTAAGAAGGATTTATAATGAGGATAGAGAAAAGAGAGTAGATAAGATGATTAAGGAAATGAATAACCTTAAGATCAAAGCTAGCGTTTATATTAGTGTCTTGAATAGTGTTGGATATAGTGTCAGGAATAGTGTTGGATATAGTGTCAGGAATAGTGTTGGATATAGTGTCAGGAATAAACAGTATAAAGTTAACAAGGGTGCTGTATTGAGGGGGTTGAGGGATGAGTGAATATGTTTATTGGTCTAATTTGATGAATGCCTGGAACGATGTTAAGAAATTTATTAGGGAATCTGTTAAGAAATCTGTTATATACTCTGTTAAGAAATCTATTGATGTATATATTATGGAAGCTGTTGATGTGAAGGTTTGTTGGCCTGTTGATGGATCTGAAATTAAAGTTATTAGGGAATCTATTAAGGAGAGATATAAGGAAGTTAACAAAAAGAGTGTAATAGCGAGTTTAAGAGATTGAGTTGTTTGTAGGGTAATTGGGTTAAAAAATTGAGTATAAAAAATTAGCGAGTTGGATTAGCGAGTTGTGTTTTATGATTTTAGTGAGTTTAGGATAGATTTATGATTTAAGTATTTAAGGTTATAGGATTGATGTAGGGAGGTTTGTGTATTAGATATATAGGTTGATTGGATTAAAGATTCGCCGTCAGTATCATATATCAAAAACTCTAATTTTACATAATAGTTGTTTTTAGTATTTAGGTGTTTAAAAGATTCGTAAGATATGAGGGTAAAGCCTATTTGATTGAAGAAATCTACAAGAGTTATTTCTGGTGGTTTATACATGGTTGATTTAAGGTTATTTGGGTATATGAATAGAGGATTTGGTTTATTCATAGTAGTTATAGTTTTTTATATTGGTAGGGGGTTTGTGGGGAAAAGTATTTGACATTTAGATTTTTTATATAGTTGAGGGTGGATTTGTGGTCTATTATGAAAAGGGTGGGAGTCAATTGAAAAGATTTAGATTCCTTATTACCTACTATGAAAAGGGTTGTTGTCAAGGGGTAAAATCTTTAGAATGTGAGGGTTTAATATTAGGATAATGATTTGGTATAGGTTTTATGGAATATTTGTTGTAGTTGAAGAAAAAGAGGATAGGATGGATTGTTTATTTATTTTGATTAATTTTTTGTATGCGATATTTTGGATTATATTAAATAGAGTTGTATTATGATCGTCGGCAAGGGTGGCGTTTGAGAATAGGAATAAATTAAAATGTGGTATTTGGTTTATGAGGTTGAAGTAATTTTTTCTTAAGTTGTATCCTAATAATGGGTTATGATGGAAGTTATTCATTTGAGACTCTTTAGGACAGATTGTTTATTTAGTTTATAGAAGCATGGGTATTGATTAAGGTGGTCAAAATTATCAATAACGGCAACAATAGCAAACCAAATGAAGTTTATACATGGTGCTGCTGATCTATCAATACGTTGAATAGCACCAGATTTTTCAGCAGAGTACCTAACAGAACCCTTAATATTTGTTTTTAAGTTATTCATAGGAAGAAGTTATCATTATCATTTGCTTGGTCTGGAGCATCGTCAATGTTATAGTTATTTCCTTCTTCTGTATTTGATGGACCTATTTGAGTGACGTTGAAACCTTGGTCTTTGAGCCAATTAGTGAAATTAGTTGGATCTACGTGACCAGTTGAATCTGTATTTAGTTCTAAGTCTTTTTGTTTTAGGGATTTAGGTACGAGTGATTCATTAATAGAACCATCGTCATTGAAGGGGTTGACCCAGGTTTCGTTATTCATGGTGTCTATTGTACCTTATATTTTGGGGGAGTCAAGAGACAAAATGTGATATAGGATAGGGTGAAAGGTAGGGGTTTAGGGTATTTTAGTGGACAGATTGTGATATTTGTAAGCTTTTTAGTACAGCTTGTTTATTTATTTTATGTTGTTTAATATTTTCCATAAAAGGTGATATAAAGAATAATTTGGATTCTAAACATAGTGTATCTAACTTATGAGAAAGGTTATACTCTACAAACAAATATAAACTATCTAATAATTCATATCGTTCTAATCTAATGTAAGTATTTGGAATATTGAAACAATTTAAGATTCTATATTGAAAGGACTTATAGATTTGTTTTGGTATATACAATCTAATCCTTCCAGTCAAATTTTTGGTAGTTTAGACAGATCCACTTATTGAAACGTTCGGGATCATTGTTCTTTAGGATATCGTCTTTATATTGGAAGAAGTAAGACCAGAAGATTTTGGGTGCATGCTTTTGAACAGCCATAGCATAATCTTTTTGAGTTGAAGGCTGAAGTTCCCGTAGAGTTGCTTCCGCTTGTTGAGATTGAGTTAGAAGATTAGCGACTTTGGTTTCGAGAGATTTAGCGAATTCCTTCATAGTGTCAACGAGAACAGGAAAGATATCATCAAGAGTATGGTTGAAGAAAGAATCAATAACAACATTACGAGTATGCTTGATATCACCCCCACCTACTGAATGGAGAGATACATAGCGGTTTGATTTGATTTTCGCAATTGGCTTATTACCTTGATAGACAACAAACCCTTCAGAGTATTCAACACCATCTTGCTCAATGGCTTCAATACCTTTAGTGTTAACCCAATAGCGAAGATCATCAAGAGTGATAATATCCAGTTCATAAAGCATCTTCTTCCAAGGTAGACGAAGATTAGATGCTCCATTTGAAAGAAGATTAATTACTATATCATCAAGAGGATCAACATAAGTCCCGTATTCATTATGCCTTACAGCGAGAAGCACCACTTGATTTTGAGGATACTTGGTGACAATACGGTTTTCATTACAAGCAAGTTCAAAGATATAGGTATAGTTAGTATCCAGAAAATTAGCGAGTTGAGTGTTTGAGAGTCCAATAGTCTTGAAGAATAACTCAGAGAATGAAAACTTATAATCCCCGACATTACCAGTAGGGATTGAACCAAGAGTAGAAGCTTGCCAGTTGTTGGTGATAGGATTATGATAAAGGATAATACAAGACCCATCAACCTTTTCATAAATAGCGAGTTGATTTTTGATAAGATTGAAATCAGCTTCATTGAATATAGGACAGAACCCCTCATGCTGATTAAAGAACTTATTGAAAGGACGAGCAACATATTTCCAACCAGATTGAGACTGATAGAGAATAGCTCCCCGACATTCAGCAGTCAAGGGTCGAACGAATTTAGCCTGTAGTTGATCATACTTGAATTGATATAACCCATTGTGAGTATTGACATTTACGCCGAATTCAGTAATAAACTTTTCCTTTATCTCATCCAGAGTAAAGGCTGAGTTGAAATACTTGTTGAGATATTCTTGAAGTTGAGACATGTGTTATTCCTCTTATCTTGCGTATTATAGCGAGTTAAAAAAGGAAGTCAATGAACAATATAACCCTTGTTTGTGACCGGATATATATCTTCCAGGTATCTATGATTAGCCTGGAGTTGTATTCTTTCTTTTTCAATTTCAGCGACCTTACTATCAGCCTCAATCAAGAGACAGGTTCCGAGAGAGATACGGATGTTATTTCTTGAACCTTGCCATCGGGAGCGTCGAGTTGCTGTAAGTCTGCCAGCGTTCCAATAATAACTATATCCTACTTAGGCACAGTTATTAGGATTATAGGTACGGTGAATGAGTCTGGCAGCCATGATTAATCCCTTTCAACAATCTTATAGCGAGTTTCATCCGTGAAGTCATTTTCAGCCATGAGTTGTTTGATAGTCTTGAATTCAATAGCACCAGAGAGAACATAATTTAGGGAACCGTAGTATTGTCCACCTATTTTAGCATCAGCATAACAGGTTCCATTCTTTTCAGTCACTAACGTATATCCCCTAATTCTCTTATTCTTATTCCTACGACGGACGATATAGGTAGTCATATTGATTCTCCTTGGTTGATTATATAGCGAGTTAGAAAAGGTCAAGTGAGATATCGGATTAAGAATACCTCACTTGACCGATGAACATTAGCGAGTTTAGAAGAGTCGAGTCTTGCTATTGCGCTTCTTTAACCAAGGCGAACCATGAAACACCAGACCGATTCGACGTATGTTAGGATTGGCGGCTGGGGCATCAGTTTCAACAGCAGACGAGTAGCGGGAATTAGCGAGTTTGGTTTGATCCACAAAGATACGAGCATGCCGGTCAACACGCCGATCAATCAAATGGTCCTGCTTTCCACCATAAGAGAAGACATAGGTAAAGTTAGCAGGAATCAGACCCATAGCCTTCGCATTTTTCATCAGAGAAACTTGCTTGGTATAGGCATAAAACTTAACATGAGGGAGACGCAGCATAATATCACGCCACATCATAAAGTAATCCATGTTATAGAAGTCACCGGAAGTATGACAACGAATGACTTTACAATTTCTCTTTGCCAACACTTCCTTAACCAGAGCATCAGAGAAACCAGTAGGATCGTCCATCACCCATTGCAGATTCTTATTGTGTCGAGTCATGGCCGAGTTGAAGTTATATCCACCCTGGCAAGCAAAGCAGAATTGGACACACTTACCAGCTTGCGGACAGGTTTGAACATCACGCACAATACCATTCTCAACATAAGCACCCTTGAACCCAGGAAGATCAAAATTGTAATAGCCAGACTTTTTCATCTTGCTATTTTGCGTCAGGATTTCCTTTGGACGCATCATAACAATTTCCTTATACTTGCTCAAAGGAACACCCTTCGGAGTAGTAAAAGGCTTAAGAGGGGTCGGGGTCATGGCTGGTTGTCTCCCTTGTGCGGTTGATTATATAGGGGAATTGGAAGTGTCAACAGGGCAGATAAAGAGTAAAATAATAACCCTTATAACTATGTAAGTATAATCTAATAACCTTTTCGCTTGATTGGCACAGTTTTCATGTTAGCTAAAGATAATGATCGCTAACTTGATATAATAGTTGACATGATCAAATTTCATAGTAAGTGCGAAGGCAATCGATGCTACTTCTGCGGAATTAGTAAAGATAGAAATGTAAAAGGTAAGGGAAGAAGCCTAGTGGAATTTCATCATATTATCGAAAAGAATATGGGTGGTGGAAATGAAGACTCCAACCTTGTTCCTGTTTGTTCTAATTGCCATTCCCTAATCCATGAAGGGCATATTAGAATAGATAAATGGTACTTTTCTACTAAAGGCTGGGTCTTACATTATTGGCAAGATGAAAAGGAATATTGGGGTTCTTAAGTCAATTCCCAAAAACCAGAGAGAATAGTATTTTTATCTACCTGACCACTATTCAAGAAGAAGTCCAAAGTTTGTTGAATTTGCTGATTGACTTCATAATTCCAATCAATGTTCTTAAAGAAGACTTGGGATTTAAGATCACCACTCACCCAAGTAATCATATTGGCATCAGGGTCAGCACAGTAGTTAAATGGCACCCTAATCTTTTGGCCATCAACAACTAAAGAAACCCCCGACATCACCATTGTATAAGTTTGGACGTTCATATCAATGTCCGAAAAGGATACAATGGGTTGCTCTCTTACCGTGCTTCTTTCCAGTTTCCGACATCATCTTGAGCATCTTATAAGCCCAGGAATACCTAACATAATCTGATTTGATCTTGGGTTTGAGGGCATCAATAACACGTTGAATAGGAATTGCCATCAACTTATCACCATACTTATCTTCCTCAATACAAGTGTCACCATCAGAGGCGAAAATGAAAGCGGGTGTACAGTTAGAAACATCAAAACTCAAACAACCCCCACAAAGATCCAGCCGGGCCATTTCTTGAAACCAAAAAGAGTCAGTCTTACCTTTTTCAGTAAAACCTTTTTGGCTTGTAATCTGACCAATATGTAGCCGAATCTCATAGCCCATGATTGAGTCTCCTTGTGTGTTTGATTATAAGGCTTGTTTTAGAGTGTCAAGCCTCAGTCGGTTCCTCGTCATTGGCTTCCCTAAACGCTTCCTCAACCTGTCTCTCCAACGTATCAACATAGTCAAAGAAGGTATCAGACTGGAAAGGATAGGTAAACGTCTCACTAAACTCCGCATCCGAACCCTCAACAATAGAACCAATAGAAAAACCATTGTCATCAAACTCAATCCAAGCTCCACATTCAGTTTCACCATAAATCATCTGACCCATTTCCTTACGAGCATCACAATCAAAAGCATCAAGAAACTCAGTCTCGCTGCTAATCATGCGGTTGTCAAAGTAGTTGAGGTCACGAAGCATGGTTGTTGCTCCTTTTGTTTGGGTTGATTATATAGTCTGTTTTATAAAGTCAAGCCGCAGTACAAACCCAGGCATTATCCTTCAACTCATAAACACCAGCATCCTTCACATCCTCTAATGCCTCTGTCCGCTTCCAAAGAGCATTAAACTCATTACCAGATACAGGAAAATGCGTAAACCTCTTGCTCAATAACCGAATAGCAGCAAGAGAACTTAATGCCGCAACTATACACCGAACATTACCACCATTCCACTTCCAAAATAACAAACCTTCATCATTCAACTTCACTTCTTTAGTAGTTTCAACAACAGGACTCTCATTAACTAACTTGAGATAGTCTGGATGAGATTCGACCCAAGCAGGCTTTCGACCTCTAGTACCAGTGACATAAGTATTGCCATCACTGTTGGTTATGACGATGCCTTTGGGAAGTGACATGGTTGTTTCCTTATGCGTTGGATTATATGAGAGATTGGAGAGAGTCAACCTTTTCTTCCCCAACCTGCTAAACAACCAATAAGCGCACCCCAAGCAAAATAAGGAAAAATATAACTTCCAAATCCAAATATAAGTTTCCAATACCAAGGCAACTCCATAAAGATTCCACTCATGACAGGGAACGTAGATGGAGAAAATGTCAAAATACCAATAAAGATTCCAGTAGCAATAAACAAATATAATCCAAGTTTATCCAAATACGCAGATACATAAGCAAATGAAAAGTGAAGCAGTACAAAGACCGCCCACATTGGAAGCATGTTTAATGGGTACATGATCTTATTATATCTTCAGATTCAAGATGTCAATAGGTTGTTTTTAGGTTGACTTCATCTTATTTCATGTTAGATAGAAAATATGAGAGTAAAAAATAAGCCTAACCCCTTTTGAGAGTTAGGCTTATAACAACTTAGAAGCGGCGGATGAGTGAGGTTGCTTCCAGAGTTGTTCCAAGGTTAGACATCAACTGTAGAATCTTCGCACAGACCGATGATTTCCTCGTCTTCGTCCACTAATTCATGGTCTTGATTCATAGCCTGGAGCGGAACGTAATCAATCTGGAACCCAAGGATATGTTGGCATCGATTATGGAGGAAGGGACGAAGTTCATGCTTATTGGCCAGAGTGAGGATATTAGTTCCTACTTGAATGGCCCTTCGCTCTATCTCCTTAATCAGATTGGAGTTATACGATGCCCAATCAGCCGACACATCCCAGGTCTTCATACACGGCGGGAAGTCGATAGCGAAGGCCAGAGCCAACTTCTTGAGTTCTCCTGCCGGATTGACACTCAGAGCAATCTTATCCCAGGTCGCCGGATGATTGGGATTGTAATGCTTCTTGCTGGACGAATTCTGAAGTTCCTGAGCAATCTGACAAACGTTAGGATAAATCGCCTTCATCCTATCCATTGCTCCTGTATTTTGGATTTCCCTTTGGGTCTTGGGGATGCTGACAACCGGGGTTTCCTCAATGGGAGTTTCGGTTGTCTGGGTTTCGTTTGCCAGATTGCTCATGGTTGGTCACTCCTGATCTTCACGGTCGATTTGCGAACGGCCACCCTTGCGCTTCTTTGCTTCATCAGACCGGCGCTTGGCCTCGCAGACAAGATGGTTCTCATAGCCCTTCTTGCCGTTGCGCTTGCTGTCCTCATGGAATTCCTCAAAGGTCTTCCACTTGGGGGAGTAGTCGGGATTGCGCTTCTTCATCTTCGCAATCATCTTCTGGAACCGGAGCCGCTTCCGCTTCATCGTGGCATCAGTCTTGCCAGCGTTTTCTTTGCGGGGTGCAGCTTCCTGACGACGCTTGCCCATGGTATTTTCTCCTATGGGGTTTGTTGTTGGCGTTGATTGTATGGCTTACTCGGAAGAGTCAAGCCTTCTTCTTGGTCGGGGTCTTGCGGGTCTTGGCGGGAGCCTCTTCGGCAGGCTTGGTACCAGTAGCCTTCCAAGCCCAATCCACTGACACCTTCTCGCGGGTGACGGGATCGGTGATGGTTCCCTTGTACTCATGTTTGGGGATGAACCGGCCACCTTGTTCAACCAGAGTCATAGCAACCGACTTGCGGACTCGGACATGCGAACCATCGGCCTTGGCCACGCAAACCAGCTTGTCAGACGAGTAGCCGATATGCGACTGGCGATGCTCGGGCTTGACTTGCCGAACCTTGGACACAACGACCTCATCGGAAGTCGGATCCTGGTTGAAGCTAAAGGTGCCGGTGGTCTGGTTGATGACCGCACCCTGCTTCTCAAGGGCCAGCGCATGCCAGACATCCCGAATCTTGTTGTCGGGTTGCTTCGGCGCAGCCTTGGGGGTTTCGGGAGCAGGGGAATTAGCCTTCTCGGCCTTGGCCCGCTTGGTAGCCTCGACTGCCGCAATATTGGCAGCCTTCCGTTCCGCCTTCTCAGCGTCACGACGAGCCTTGTTCTCGGCCCGCTTGTTGGTGTTGGTGTTCTCGGTCATACCCATCCTCCTTTTGGATTCATGTGGGTGTTGGTTAGGTGGTTGATTATACAGGGCTTTTTTCTTTGTCAAGCCCTATTATCAGCGAGGAAGTCAAAGATAGCCTGAATGTCATCACAGATAAGTTCCGAAATATCCCAAGTCATCTCACACAGGAATGGTTCAGGTGTGATGTTCAGAATCTTATTATCAGTTTCAGGCTTGTCAAGATTCAACATCGTGAACTCAGCTTCAGTGATGTTGGCTCGGTCAACCATGGTCAAGGTGTGATGTCGTAGCATGGTGGAAGATTATATCGGCGGTTCTTATAAGTCCAGCGTTTTTATTTTCCCGATATAGTTCAATTCCGTAATCACCTAAATACTTTTTTATATAATCTTCAATTAGGTCATCATGTTTAGTGAGTAGGAGCGTAAGTAAAGTATGTTCATCCATGGTTTTATTCTACTATGAAAAAGGGTGAAAGCAAGGACAAAATGAAACCGCCTATCCTTTTTGGGGACAGGCGGTTTAGTTTAGATTCTGGTGGGCTTTTTATTTGGAGTGTCACAGGGTTCAGAGACGGAGGGTTTAGGAAGGATAGCCTTGGCCCGAACCGTAAGCCAACCGATTTCGATACTCATTTTAGTGAGGTCAAAAATAGTTGGAGCCTTTTCTTCTTTACGAGCCAGTTCTTTTAGTTCTCGACCAAATTCAGTTGCCTTATCCTGATCGTCAAACCTAAAGACTTCCATTTTATTTGGATTAGTCTTTATGAAACTGAGTAAGGTTCCAGTAGGGCGGGGCATGGTGGGTTCCTTATGCCTTGGATTATATCAGCCCTGGGTGGAAGTCAACACGGAGTTTTTCTTTGCCTCAATCTCTCGGAGCCGTTCAATGCACCGATAAGTAGTATCCTCACTCATCCGCCGTTCCATGAGAGTCTCAACAGCCGCCTTCTTCCGCATCAGATCAGCATGACGATGGCTAACCTGGGAAGCCGAACACTCACCATCGCAAGTCAGATTCTCGGGTGAAAGACCAGCATAGATATCGTTCAGAATATGAATCTCATGCTGGTACTGCTGAATCCACCAATCATTAGGCATAGCGTTTGGATCACCCATGCCAGTTGGAACCTTACGAAGATTAGGCTTTTCATCCACGATATTCCAATCAGAGTCGATATACTTACCATCAGCAGTCCGCATGAGAGAAGGCGGAACGTTCCACATAGTACCGACAGGACGAGAATTACGCGCCTCATCTTGACGGACTTTTGCCATAACTCGGTTGACCTTGAGGATTGTGCCTTGGGTTTGAGCGCCATTCTCGGTTCCGAAGATGACCTTGGTTCCTGGGGTGAGTCGCATGATTGGCTCCTTGTTGGGTTGGATTATACGAGGTTTTTTGGAGTGTCAACAGGCAAGATACACAGATCAGATCCAAACAATCTCATAGCATCTTCTTTATGTATTCTATTCAACTTTGTAGCACAGTAAATACAATAATACTTTTGAGTACTTTGATTATATGCTACTGCTTTACCTTTACATTCAGTCCGATTACATTCACCATTGAGTTCGCCTTTTGTGTTGCTCATGTTCTTATTATATCCTTTATTTGAGAGTGTCAAGTGCGGCAATTAGGACACTTATAGTTTTTAATATATTCCTTGATATCAATCAGAAACTTTTTCAACCAGATTCTAAACCCCAAGAAATAGAAATACACGTAAGCATTTATCCCGTAGCTGAAAAACAAGATTATAAACAACCAGGGATGCGTATAAGAACAGTAGAGAATTGATAGGGTGAAAAAGCATAAGGTTAGTCCCTTCTTGTTCAGTACCCGATACCACACCGTCATCCAGCTTAAGAACCAGACGACACAGAGGTTCAGATAGGGGTTTAACATGGCTTGATTGTATCTTGGGATTAGGTGATGTCAACCCCAATCAGCCTTATCATATTGCGGAAGCCCCATAACAACAGCACGGGCAGCATCAAAAGAAACATTTTCAGGACGAAGACGCATCCGATCAAGCAGAATCTTGTTTCGAATGCTGATAAGAGTTTCGTTGCTCACGATGAAGGCTGACATGTTTGGCTCCTTATGCTGGGATTATATGAGGAGTTTTAGACTGTCAATGTAAAGATTCTTGAAAGGCTGCCAGATCACCAGTAGGTATTTCTCGCCACTTCCGATTAGTAAGATTCTTGAAATACCACTTATTATCGATAAAGCAGTAAGCCCAGTCTTGCTCAAGCGGAAACATTTTAGACACAACTGGCTTATTATCCTCACGATTATCACCACGATCCCGAATATAAGCAACTACAGTATTCCGATCAGGGGTATCAAACGTGTGCTTTTCAACCGGAACAGTAATCCACCGCCCCTTATTAGTTTCCACATTGAACACATGCTTTTCTTGACGAGGATTCTTTGGAGGCCGAACATTCTTTTTGAGACTTGAGATTGCCCCAAGATTGACCAGCATCTTAACTTTGGCAAGAGTCTTATAATGGTCCCGAAGAATCTTACCATTATGCGAAATATAACCATCCCAATGAGCGTAGATATAATGGAAGAGTCCGGTATTGGGATCCTGATAGCCGATGTTGGAACGGGTGGACATGATTGGCTCCTTATGCCTGGGATTATATTGGTGATTTCAGACTGTCAACTGGCAAAATCTTCCGGCTTTACGATGTCAAAAATCAATTCACCATCAGACCAATCCCAATTGATAGAATGACAAAGAATAAAAGGCTTGCTGAAATCAGTCTTCTTATTAATTCTCTGGAAATCCTCATCAACCCGATCCAGTTCCTCTTTTATCTCACTAACATTATGAATAGTTCCAAACTGATCTACATATTCGGTATCATTGATTTGCTCAAGATGAAAACGAGTCTTGAGTAGCACATTACGAAGTTCAGTAGGATTGCGGATTAGGTTCTTCATGCGCCCGATTATATGAGGCTTTTTAGACTGTCAACCACCTATATTTTTCTTGCTTCTCTCTCATTTCATAGTAGGTAAACTTGTGATATATAGAAAGAAATGAAACAGTTTAGCTATTCTTATTTTGATTTGTTTATGGAATTATGATAAAAACAAATAACCCTCACCAAACTAATGATGAGGGTTATAGGGATTAGGGATTTGATTTAGACTGGTTTCTTATCAACCCAAAGGACTTTCCAGCAGTTATTACCGGCCTTCTTTACATTGAGTTGGTGACAGAACCCTTTATCCATGAGGTCTTTACGCCAGGACTTAAGGGTTTTCCAATCATAGAAGGTGTATTCAGTTTTAGTGATTTTCATACCATCTTTAGTGAAGGTATCAATCACTTCTGCTTCCCACTTCGGATTTTCAGAGTTATCGATTGAGGTCATGTTGTATTCCTTTTATTGGATTTGAATGGTATGAATCATGGAGTCTGCGAGTTGGAATTTATGTTCAGATTGGAGTTGAGCAAAGAGAATGGGTCGCATACTAAACACCCGTTCTCTGGCTTTTTCAATAGTGGAGAACACAGCAGGAACTAGATCCATAACGATATAGACAGTAGTAAGTTGAGATTCAGCCTTTTTAAGTTGAGGATTTCGGAGTTCACAAAAATCATTCCAACTACGTATTGCCCAATCAGTATCATGACAGGTGTATGCGGAAGCTAAACATTTTGGGCAATGTACATAAAAACCATTTTCTATGATTATTTCAGGATCAGGGTGGCCGCAGTTATAGCAGGGACGAGCATCCATGTTGTTTCCTTTACGCCAGTGATTATACAAGAGAATGGAATTAGTCAAGAAAGATTCGTTCCATCCTCTTATTTTGGGCATCAATCACATGCTCTGGAACCCGACGATCAATTGCCCTTTGACTATTGTACATTTTCGCAACACTATCTGAACAAGAAACCGACACAACCCGAACCTCATAACCATATTGCTTCGCCAGATTGATATAGAAACTGGCTTCCTTATGGGTCGTATTAGTGTTGTCCACGATGATAGCAGGTTGTCTTTGCTTCATCAGATCAGTCACCCAATCCTGATTCCACCTGTGAGCCTCACCCAAACGCTTCTGGTCAAACTCATACTTCTCACCACCACTATTGATATACCAAAAATTGTCAGTCGAACAAATCTGACAGTTGGTTTTCAAGACAGTTTCATAATGAGTCTTGAGTGCTTCGGCAACGAAACTCTTGCCAGACGCCGAAGAACCCTGCATGAGTACGAGAACCTTCATATTTGTTTCCTTATGAGTTGGATTATATGGTCTGGTTTTAGAAAGTCAAATGAAAGGAATCGGATTATCTTGGACTACAGCAGACACCTTAAGGAGAGTCTTGATCGCACCCTCATTACGCAGATCAGTCATTCCATGTTGATCGGCACGCTTGGCATATTCAACTAATCCCTTGAGCAGAACCCGAACCATAGAGGCTTGAAGGGTACGATGCTCATTTAACAAAGCAACAGCAAGCCCTTCAACAACTTCCTTTTCAGAACCCATGACATTGACCATTCTTGAGAATTGTTCAATCAGATTGCGAACTTCCTCAGTAATGTCAGGATTCATGTTCGTCTCCTTGTTGGGTCTGATTATAGGCCGCGATTGAAGATGTCAACAAAGGTCTTCACCGAATCCGCCCAATTGTTAGACTCTCCCGTATAATCAGTCCGTCCATGACACTTGCGGAAAAGAACTGGCAAATGAGACTCGGCACCAACTTGAACGTAAAGACTGTCAGTATGAAGAGTTATCTCACCACAGACAGCATCACCAGCAGGATTAGAACGAACATCATACTTGTCATCATCCAACTTCATCATCTTACGAGCAAACAACTTAAGGAATGTCTTTGCCTTGATATGTAGTTCCTTCTTGGCAAAATAATCTGGAGCCTTTTCCTTATATACCTTAATCGCTTCATCCACCCTGGTAGCATAAAGAGTCAGGGTATTAGCATCAATGTCAAGTTCACCATTCTCACTAACTATAACATCATCAGCAGTAGCAGGCACATCCTTGAAAGTATAGGTCCGACCATCCTCTGTGACTGCCGCCCTAACAGTAGTAGGTTCATCAGTCTTGACAGGTTCAGTCTTTCCACTCTTATATTTGATATACTCGGGATGCTCAACTACCCAAGCAGGAGGCCGCCCCCGATTACCAAGAGTATAAGTAGCGCCCTCGGGACCAGTAAGAACAACTGGCTTGGATTCAACTACTGGAGTCGGTTCATTTTTAGCGACGTTAGTATCAGCAACTTCAGTAGACTTGGTAGAAACATAGTCAGGATGCGAAAGAACCCACTCAGGAACTCGCCCACGTTGACCAATCACATAGAGACGGTCATTAGCCTTATCGACAATGACCTTTGAATCAGGATACTCAGACTTGGCAACTAATACCCTATACTTGAGTGATGATTCAACCCAGGCTGGAACCCGCCCACGTTGACCAGTTGTATAGGTTGCGCCATCTGGACCCTTGATTACGACACCGGCTGGAATGGTAGACATGATTGGACTCCTTTGTATGGCCGGATTATATGATCTGATTTAGAGAGTCAAGCACCCATTTTCCTTTTGACTTACAGTTATTTCATAGTATAGGCGAACAAGATATAAAAATAAACCTAACCCCTTTTGAGGATTAGGTTTATGACAGACTTGGAAGCAGAGGATCAGGCGAATAGTACTACCAGACACGCCTGCCGCTCGTTGCGTTGCATATAACGGGGGTTTTATTCTCAAGGAAGTTTCTTCAACATGAGAATGGTAGTTTCGTTTTTATCATGCTTCCAAGTTGTCAATGATGGTGGCCCTTGTAGGATTTGAACCTACTGCCAAGATGAATGTAGGAAGCCACTCCTTGTTTCATTCCTGGCGTCTACCTGACTTCCGCAATGGCTTTTTATCAATAGGAACTTAGTCTTGTTCCGGTTATGCGGTACTGCGGGCCATATATAGAGTTATCAAAAAACTTCAGGTAGTGGGCCGAGGTTTTGTCTATACCCCGGTTTCTCCTGCCAGAGCGGACAATTTGTGAAAAGATGGAGGCAGCCACCTTTTCTTTTGTCGTCCCTATAATGCCCACTGTTCCTTATCAAAAAACCAGAGAAGGTTCCCCTGATTTTTTATACAACTGATGGGTATCTAATCCACCAGTTGTAAAAGAAAGGACTAGGGAAGCAGAGGATCAGGCGAACAGTACTACCAGACACGCCTGCCGCGAACTTTGCTTTGTATTCTCAAGGAAGTTTCTTCAACATGAGAATGGTAGTTTCGTTGTTATCTTGCTTCCTTTCGTCCTGCTGTATCTTACTGGTCTTTTTTAGTTTGTCAAGAGCCGTTTCAATCGTAGTCAAGCCGCTTCTTTTTTCTACGATCCTTCCGCCGCAAGTCCTTTTTAGTAGGCTTCTTAGGAACAGAATAGCCAGGACCAGACTGCCGCTTTTGCTCAATCTCACGCTCGCGGCTGATCTTGCGGATGTCTCGGGCAATATCCTTCATTTTGTTTCCTTATGCTTTGGATTATATGTCTATTTTCACAGAGTCAAACGATTTTAGCCCAGCCCGCTTCCGTAGTAAAATAAAACTTGATACATCCAAACTTCTTCATCAACTCATAACAACGATTACAAGGCTTGGACAACTTAATTTCACCCTGCCTATTCAACCGTATATTGATTATCTCCCAACTCTTACGAAAATCAATAATACCTTTCAACTTGGTCAAAGCCCTAAATTCAGCATGACGAGTGGAAGGCAACGCAGTATCACGCTTACAACGATAACCAAAATAACTCGGAGGCTCACCAAAATCATTCATAGCATACCCAATAATACTATCATCCTGAACAATAAAAGCCCAATGAAGAAACGACCCAAACGTGGTAGGATGCTTCGGCAAAGTCCTATGAGCCGTTTCCAAAGCCGAATCCAAAAGTGCTTTCTTCATGGCTCACATTATACCTACTTTTCCAGCGTGTCAACTTCCTTTTTCTCAATAGCTTTCTCTAACCTGTCAAGTTTCTCAAGAATAGAGTCTGTCCGTTCATTCATCTTCTTAATCGGATGCTCATACAACTTAATGTCAGGAGTCTTATTTACAAGTTCAACCTTCCTAACCGCAGACATATTAAAACCCCTATATGTTGCCTTTGGACGAGTAGTAATCTTAACAACAGTCTTCTCCCTATCCACTAAAGCATCAGTTCCAGTTAAAGTAGTCATATCATTATTGGAATCTACATAATAAACTGCTCCACTCTCATGCTGCTCAATCGGCACGTAAATAACCTTATAGTTCTCCTGTATAGCATCATATTCGGCTGACAGATTCCCACAATGATTCATAGGAACAATAAACATCAAAGCACCTACAATAGCCAGACCTAAAAAGATTAACACAGATTTGGGAGAATCAAATGTTATCAGATTAACAATAAAACCAATACCAAATAAGAAAATAAATACTCCACCCAAAACAAAACTGATAATAGCAAGCAGTTCCATGATTGTACCCCTCCTTGTGGGTTGATGCGCTGATTATACTACCTATTGGAACAGAGTCAAACTATTTTTTCTAGCGTCTTCCCGTTCACAATTCATGTTCTTACTGTATATTGGCAACTTGGAAATTGAACTTACTCCATCAATACACTCACAATCATAGTACTTTTTTCCAATCTTCAAGAATACATGATTAGGCAAATCCTCATACTTCTTAAACATAGTATTATCTAAATCAATACAATCAATAATAGACTTCAACTTTTTCTGAACCAATAAAGCCCATTCCTCACAATATCCACAATTTATATCCCATTCAAAATAAGGTAAAGAACGACCATCATCAAACTTAACTGTCGATAATATCTCTTTCGTAGCCTCAACCATAGCACCACGAATGATGTCCTGCTTATTCATAAAAAAGAGTATATCATTGAAAATCGGATGTCAATAGGGGGTTTTCACTTGCTTCTAAATGGGTTCATGGTAAGTAATAAAATGATAAAAACAAAAAGAGGCTAGGCTTTTACACCTAACCTCTTTTATTTGGTGGGACGAGTGGGGTACGATCCCACGACCTAATGCTTCTTACAGACACCATCTTTCGATGAGCATTTCTGCTGTCTGCTTGGACTTTCTCTTAATCTTCGGCATTATCCGGTCAGATCCTCCGTGTAAAGTCTCTACACTTGCCCGATAGATATTTTACTATCTATCTGCTAGCTCGGGATTGCCATCAGCATTATCTGTTAAGGTTTCCCCGAATTAGCGGAGTTTTCAATTAGGATTTCTCCTAAAGGTTCCAATTTAGTTCAAAAGGCATTTGCTCTACCTACTGAGCTATCGTCCCACGCTATAAAGTTGTCAATCGTCTTCGTCCTTAGTATTTTATATCATTTCCAACCGAAGTCAAGCATCTTTTTTCTATCAGTCTCTCAACTTAACTTCATTATACTGGCAATAAACATCAGCACCACCACCGAGAGAAGGAATATGAACAAGGCAACCATCATCGTGAATAGAAACAACTGTACCATCAGCAGCAATACGACCCCAATCAGGATCATCGGCATTGACATGAACCTTAGCCCCGATTGGAATGTAGATCATGTTCTTTCCTTATGCGTCGAATTATATTGCTTGGTTCAGTTAGTCAAGAATCAGTTTTTAACAATATCAACATCCCACTCACAGGCATACTCTTGTTCAGTTTCCTCATCAACAATTCGATCAACACCGACACCATTAGCATGAGCATCCAAAATATTTTTCTTAACATCTTTCATATTGGCAAAAGTCTCAAAATCAGCATTATCAAAATATACAGTGATAGGCATGGGTTGTCTCCTTATGCGTTGGATTATATGGTCAATGAGAGGAAGTCAAGCATCAACAATATCAACATCAACGATTTCAGTGTCGATAACCTTAGCCTCATCACAAGTAAAAGTATAATCCATTTCATTTACAGCATCATGAGGATCAACGTCATCAGCAACTTCAAGAATTAGCTGAACCTGAATCTCGACCTTGACCTTGCGTGACATGGGTTTCTCCTTGTTGGGCTTGATTATATGTCCGGTTTAAAGAAGTCAACCCACTTGACAGTCAGACTAATCCTCGTATAATCCAACCTATGAAAGCCAAAGACATACAGATTACCATCATTACTGCCGGAACGGTTCTTGTCTTCGGCCTTGGTCTTTTCTCTACTGGTATCTACTACTCCAAAAAGGCTAAAGTTTGGGAAGATAAGTATAATAAATCCAATACTGAACTTGAGGCACTACGTAAAGCAACTGAAGAAAGACATTTACGATTCCAAGCAGCTAAATGCCATCAAGAATCAATTGACCTATTAATAAAGTCAAGAGATAATTGGAAAAATCTCTATCTCCAAGAACAAAAGAAATATAACGATCTGGTAAAAACTAAAGGAAAGAGTAATGTGAAAAACCCCAATACTCTTTCTCGATAAGAGTATTTTTTCTTGACATCCAACTGTTTCATAGTAGACAATCAACCATAAAAAGACACACCATCTTGTTAGGACGGTGTATCTACCCAGCGCAATCCCTTATCTGTCTTCATCAGTATTTCTTCCAACATTACAGGATTCTTCTTATCAGCATTTACCCATTTCCGTACATTACCTAAATCAATCTTGAGAAACCAAAACTTACCAAACTTATCTTGCCTCATTGAAAGAGAAGGTAAGTCTTGTAGTTCAAAGGGTTTATACTCAAGATTAAAGCAGATGTCATTAGTATTCATATCCGAACCTTCTTGGTTGAAACAACTTGAACGATAGGACCACGCTCGAAAGTGATACCGGAAGTCTGTTGAACAAACTTCTCATATATCAACTTATCAGCATGGTTCTTATTGCGAGCCTGGACATGAACGCATCCAATCTCGGCAACGCATGACTTGAAGGTAGGCATGGTTTAGTACCCCATAATTTCATTGATAATGGTGATCCAGTTTTTAGCAACATTTTCAGATTCAATATAAACATCTACACTATTTTCATTACCAAAATCAAAATGAACAAACCACGATTGATTACCAGAAACATAATTAAAGTCTGCCTTAACAAAGAGGACTTTATCCAGATTAATGACATGATCCTTAATCTTGACACGGTACATGGTTGTCTCCTTATGCTTCGGATTATATCAACAAAAACAGGAAGTCAATCTTGAATATATGTCTCTATGTCTTCTGGCGTATTTCTACCATGCTTTTGACACCAACTATAAATTGTATCAAATTGTGATTGTGTTATCTTATTAGGCAACATAAAATCATGCGGAAGACATTTTCTAATTTCAGCAAACCCTCTAGGATCTTCACGATCACGAACCTTAACCCAAGTCTTCTCTATCTCCCCTTCACTAAATCCAAGACTATCAGCTAAATCAATATGCTCCATGAATCCACAACTATAGAAATCACCATCTGGAGAAATCCATCCATTCAAACCATTTAAGTCTTTATCAATTGAAGGCTTACCAGTTGCTTTACTAATAACTGAATCAAGGGTTTTAATAGGATTTTCAATTAAAGAATTAGCTAAATTAGAACTTATACCCGCAGCGAGCATAGTATCTTTAATCCGCCTTTGCACCATGGCAGTATCTAACTTTTGTTTGGCATATTCAACTTGTTCAGGAAACCATTCAGCATACATTTCATTCGTAAATCCATCCTTAAATCCATATTTGTTTCTTCCTGTGCAACTTGAATAACTTTGTAGCAGTGAACAAGGAACTGGAATCAAACCATAAATCGAAGGAATGTTTTCAATTACACCATTCCTCATTTCTTCAAGCGCCAACATCTTTTCTTCCCGAACTTTTAATGCCTTTTCCCTCTTCTCAATCTGTTGATCCATAGAAAGCAAAGGAATACCACAACATTCAGTAGCATTATCATCCTCAATAACCATTTCATTAATTCCAACCAACTTCTTCTTACCCAAAATGATATCCATAATCAAATCCATCTTAAACATTGGAAAACCAGACTTCAGAATATGGATAGCCTTTGTCATTTCACCTTCAACCCACACTTGCCGAACAATATCAGTGAGATAATCGCCATGAATAGAAAACGTCAGAGGGCGCATCTTTGTAGTAGCCATGATTGACCCCTTTGTTGAATCTGATTATATCAACAAAAAACGGAAGTCAAGTATGCCCTACAGGATGAACACCATTGTCTAAAACCTCAAAATTAAGGTCATACTTCGCAGGCATTTCATCCCAACTCTTTAACCCAACTTCCTCATAACTCAATAAATGAAACTGACTTAACATCAAACTAATAACATCCTCAACTCCATAATCATTCTTCCTGGGAGTCAATAACATATCCCGCTTCCAAGAAATATGATGAGTAAAAAATAACTGCTCAAAAAATGATTCCTTATCCCGAACAATAGCAAAACGATCCCAAGCCAACTTAACCCAATGAAGAATGTCACGGGGCTGAATATACTCAACATCCATCCCAACCCACTTACCAATCAAATGACGTAAATCCCGCATCCTATCATCAGAATGTCCATAATGACCCTTAGCATACCAAACAATCTGTAAAAGGTCAGGATCAAGGTTGTATGGCATGACTGGTTCCTCTTGTTGAATCTGATTATACCGACAAAAAGAGGAAGTCAATTGGAATAATGCGGCCATTGAACGTTAAAAGCAGGCAGCACAGGCACAGGATCCAAAAAACAATACTCATCATAAATCTCTTGAATATCCTGGTACTTCTTCGCCACCGATAAGAGAGGTTTCACAGTCTTCGAGTAAATAGATTCATCACCAACCATTGTCCTATATTCACCAGCACAATAAGAAATAACAATCCACGACTTCTCCAAACCCAAAATACAAAACCGGGTGTCAGGAAGAACCATGGCTGTCTCCTTATACGCTGGATTATATGAGGTAAAAGAGGAAGTCAATCAGATAACTTACACCCACATACCGGACAAAAATTGAAAGTAATATATCTAACATCATTGTCCACAATTTTAGAGGGAACATTAGAATCATAAGAAAGATGTCCACAATCAATGGTCAAAGATTCATCAGGAGCATTATCATTATGTTGGTACAAATGAAAACTAATATCCTTCCACTCACATCCTTCCGCATGCTTGGCCATATCTAACTCCTTATATCTCGAATTATACTGAATGAAAAAAGGAAGTCAATAACCAATTTTTTGACTTTACCTAATATGAAAAATAAAAATGTCAATAGAGAAAAGAAAAACCTGGAGAGTAGTTTTTAGGCTACCCTCCAGGCTCAACTTTTCTCTTGACTTCAGACTCCCGCCAGTTCCAGAGCCTCAACCGTCGCTCGACTCTTGAGGTTGTCACCCGATCCGAACATGGCCGACTCAAACCGCTGGCCTTCCTCGGTCGTACCCTCGGTGCAGCGAGTTGCCCGGTAGAAGTCCACATATTCGATCACAGAATTCAAGGCGGCGAAGGCAGTTCCCTTGGTTCCAGTCTGATTGGTCGGCGCGTTCCAAATCTTCCAGAGTTCATCCAGACGCTTTTCCAGACGTTGCTCGGCAATCTTGGAAGCCTTGGCCTTGTCGGCAGTCTCCATGACCTTGAGGAAGTAGGCTCGGACATCGGCATCAGTCACCGGCTTGTCGGCCAAGAGTTCCAGAAGTTGACGGTTGGCCACAGCATCAGTCAGGCACTTGTCGTAGGCATTGATAGCATCCTCAACAGACTTCTGCATGCCCTTGGTATGACGGATCTTATAGCCAGCATGCAGAGACTTGCCATACAACTTCCGGCGTGCAGCGAATTCAGCGGAAGCCATCTTAATGGTGTTCATACAGACCGTACGGATTGAGGTAGGGCAAACCGTCAAGTTGCACGACCCATCATGACCATTCTTGATCAGCATGTATGACATCATTTCATCACCCTTGATTGCGTAGGTCAGGTCAGGAATCTTGGCCAGCACCCACACAACCTCACCCTTGCCCAGCCCGCCAGCGACTTCATACTGGATCTTGCGGCCCTTCACCAGAGACTCGAAGAAACTGACCATTTCATGATTCTGGAAAACGTTGTAGCCATCACCGACGATACCCAGGACGGCATTGGTATCGCTACGGACAGAAGCACGCATGTCAGGAATATCGATGTCAGTAGCACCCTTGGCGACAACCGGGACCAAATCAACCCGGTAGTCGAGTCCAGCAGCGACCAGCATTTCCTGGCCCGTTGCGGCATCACCGACACGCTTCCCAAGTTTGTGCCAGGGAGTTTCACCCCGGTAAGCGATCATTGCCTGTCCAGCGGCATTGGTTGCGAGGTTGTGAGCCATGTTCGTCTCCTTGTGCGCTTGATTATATGAGCTATTTCACAAGGTCAAGAGCAATTTCCTAATCAGCGTAATGGTTTGTATGTTAGCGTTTACTTAAAATTTTGTGCTTGCCCTGGACTGATTTCATGTTAGGAGAAAATACAAAATCACAGTATAATATATTAAAGGAAATGATCATGAATATTAGAGGAATCAAAAAAATAAAACAATCATTAGAAACAATAAAAAAAGAATTAGAGAAAAAGCAAGGGCAACATGATATACACGAATATCTAACTTCCGATTTTTTATTATATATAACCAATAATGAATATAATTCTTTAGAAAAAATAGTTGAAAACTCTGGTTTATTCAAGACTGCTAAAGAATTTAATAAAGATACAGCGATTAATAATAAAGAATTTGATAAATTTATTGCTAATATTACTAATCAAAAAGTATCATCTTTCATGAATCTTATTGAACAAAGCATGATTTACTGTTTCAAGAACCCAAGAGTATAAACCAGAGGACGCAGTCGATCAGCAAAAGCCTTGAAGGTATCAGTAAAGTCTTTGTATTGAGCAGCGAATGATTCCTTAAGTATGCCATTGCGAATCTGATACCAGCCAGCGTCAAAGGCATTAAGGTGATACTCTGGCTTAATATCATGGGCAGCTTGACGCAATGGGAATGAGAGTCTGACCAATTCCCTAGCCTTATCCAATACCGTTTGTGCGTCTGGTGAGAGAGTAGTTGATTGAAGACGAGAGAATACAAACCTATCACCAGGGAAGGCCAAGCAATCGTTGTAAATACTGTTATTGTTATGAGTTATGGCAAGATTCTTCATTTCATCCGTAGACATAAAGAAGAAATGGTTAAGGATATTCCAAGTCTTATCCTTATAGGTGATGTTGCGGAGGCTGGATTGATTGGACTTTGACTCAAAAAGAGAGAATACCAGAGCATCATTTACAAACTGTTGATACTCTGAATGATTAACGTCAGGAACCATATACTCATCATACCGATTAATCCAATTTGCTTCAATCAATTTACGAGCAGCAAAAACAGCAATAACACGCTCAAAATTGGAAGAATCAATAAGTACGCCTTGCCCAGCCGAAAAAGGACTTGAGTATATTCCAACTAATTGCTGATTATATTGAACATTATTAGCATTGTTATGGATATAACCAATAGCAGTATTCGAAAATCTACCCTTACCATCATTTTTAACATTTATTGCCGAAGTCATTTGCGGAGCATCAGTTTTTTCAATTATAGCTTTAACAGGTTCACGAATCCAATCTGACGCCAGTTTTTCACCATCAAGATTATATATGTCTTTTTCCGCAATAGTCACGATTCGACCATCAACACCATAATCCTTGACTTTGAGCTTGAAACTGGTTGCCATGTTGTGTCCTTTATGATTTTATTATATGCCTTATTTTAGAGAGTCAAGCCTTGAAAATCGTAAATGCTATGCTCCAAGAATCAGCTACATCAGCAAAATGACTTGCTTGAAACATCATACCATCAATAAACGACACATTATTTGTTAGCATTCCTCTAAAGTTTTCATAATAACTACCAGACATAATTTTGGCATCAGTAAAGGTTGCCATCACAGAATCTTTCAGCTTATACTGGTCAACAATCTTCATAATCCGATACATGAATTGAGTATAAAGTTGTTTACAGGCATTTCCCATATTATCATCATTCATCATCTTATTTACCACAGTTTCAGTAATTCCAGCCTTATTCGTTCCATCCATATCCATATTAGCAAAAGTACCATAAGGCGGATTATTCAAGAAAACCACCTTCTTACAACTCTCTAATGCCTTCCGTAATCCCTCTGGCAATATATCCAAACCATCATTCAAGAAATCCATCTTAAACACGCAAGCACCAGAATTATAACCAGCTTCACGAATAATGTTAATGTCAGTATCCTCCAAAGTACTCAAATACAATTCCTTAAATCCAAAATCCCGAGTTAAGTTAGCAGTACCACATGAACAATCCCAAACTACATACTCATCACGCCAATTCTCACCCAAATGCTCACTTAACATCTTATGAGCCTCGTTTACCCAATCAGCAGGAGTAAAAAAAGCACCAGTCCGCCGTCGCTTCATTTCAGTAATCAACCGATCCTTATTTGCTGTCAACTCCCGCAACTCAACAGGATTATGAGTCTCCTTATACAGACTAAAGAAACCACCATAAGACCGCTTGTTAATCTTTACTTCACTATCCCCAACAATCAACGTACCATCTTTCTTGGGATGCGGATAGCAGTCTTGAGGCGAAGTCAAAACCTTATAGAAAACCTCAATCATCCTATTCTCATCAATTTCCTTCTCCTTAATAACATTCTTCATCCAATACTCAAAGACATTAGGCAGAGTCTTGGCAGTAATAGGCAACTCCGCTTTACTCTGCCGAATCTGACGACTAAAGTAAAAGTGAACAGTCTCCCACTTGAAATCATCATTAACATCAAACTTCATAGGATAAATGTTAGAATCCTTCATCAAGTCCGACATCAGTTGAAGATTCTTACCAGCAGAGGATGGCGCAATAGTCCAATCATAGTTGCCCCGAGCATAAGGAATCAATACAGTAGCAGAAACAACAAAACATTCATTCTTATCACCAATAAAAAGCAGATTCGGAGGCTCAACACCTTCCTCAATAAACTTGTGAATATAACAAACAGATTGAGCAATAACTTGGAACTTCTCAACTTCAATGTTAAAGTCACAATCATGCTTGAACTCACACAGAATACGAGCCTCATCCCGAACTAAATAACCATCACACTTATATGGACTTGTAAACGACCCATCCTTATAAACGCCAGCAAGATAAGCCCGCCAAGCATTTTCAACATCCTTCTCATTAACAGCAACAGACAGATTCTTGAAGATGCTGGAACGGGCCATAGGATGTTTCCTTTATGCCTGGATTATATCAGCTATTTATGAGAGTCAATAGGCAAGATTCTGAAACAAAACGGCGCGGCCACTACCATGAATCCATCCAGTTGTCAAATAAAAAATTTAGCGAGTTGAAAAGATGAAATAAAGATAGGCCAGGATTTGATTCCCAGCCTACCTTTGCGTTATTAGCGAGTTGGTTTTAGGCGGGAGCAAGGTCAGGGTGGAGAGTCTGAACCTTCACAACCTCCTGCGGATCAAGAACCTCACCACCGATGGCCAGCGAGTTGTGATTGTCGGTCTTGAGGCTGATGGTGCGGAATTGGCAGGTACGGGTCTTGAGGGCCGAGTTGATAGCGTTATCCATGAGAACCTTGGCCCCCGAGTTGACAACCTTCCGCTCGCCCTTCTCGACATACTTTCGGCCGAGTTCTATGACAGAGAGCATGATGCTATCGACTTGGGGGTGGCCATCGACCAGGACCGGATGCTTCAGACCGTCCTCGCCCTTTTCAGTCACCAGATGGACCTTGACGCCGAGGGCAGTATGGACATAGCACCGATCATGGCCCTGCCGATGGGCATCGTTCCGCTCGCCATCCAGAGTCTTCTGCATCGACTCAATCATCTTGGTCACACACTCGCAAAAGAGCTTGTGCTGATCCGAAGGCAACATGGCGAGGATTTTGGCCTCCCGAATATCCAGATCGTTGAATGCCAGGGCCTTGAGGGCTTCCAGCTTTCGGTCATAGAGCCTTTCCGTGGAAAATTTGCTGATGAAGGACAGATCGATGGTCGGAACAACCTTCCAGTCCGTAGTTGGCTGGTAGCCACGGACAGTGGCGATTCCGCCATTGTTGAGGCTGGCCAGGATGTTCAGATCGCTAGCCTGCTTGGCGGTGGCCCAAACGGGCTTGCCGTCCAAGTCAATCAGGATCCGGTCAGTGGTGAGGGGTTGAGTCATGGCGTTGCTCCTAGTGGGCTTGCCTTGGGTGATGCTTGAGTATATCAGTCTGGCCTTGCCTGTCAATAGGCTTGTTCCAGGCGCTTTCTGACAGACTCATTGCTTGGTCATGCGCTTGATTATATGGAGTTTCTTGAATGGTCAAATGGATTCTTTTAGGGTGATTTAGTGCTTGCTTATCATTGGATTCATAGTATAGGAAACAATTGATAACAAAAAGCCCCAGGATTGGATTCCCAGGGCTTTAGTGGATTCAATGGTTGATGGCTTGAACGATCCAGATAATACCACTCACAATTGCCCCGATCATTCCAAGGCTACTGACAATCCAGCCAATCAGACCGGAACAGAAAGCCTTGCGGATGTTGATTTCCTCGCTTTTGATGGCAAGAATCAGAATAAAGACATACCAGCCGGCCCCACAGAGGAAGATGGCTAGGAATGTCCAAAAAGCGGCTTGGGCTTGTTCGATGGTGGTCAGGGTTTATTCCTTTCAGACGATGGTACGGTAATGCTTGGGAAGGCGACCATCAGCATGAGCCTTTTCCGCCCAGGCTTTTGATTCAGCCAAGCCAGCGCCAGTCAGATGCCGGTAAGCCTTGATGGTATTGATGAACCAGCTAAAGCTACCATGCTGCTTGTAAGGATCTTCATCGTGCCACTTCTCAACCATATCAATAACCTTCTTCTGAATCGGAATCTCGCCCACGCCCAGCAGATGACAAACTTTGGTAGGGGAATCTTCGAGCAGTTTCAGAAGAGTATCCTGCAACTCCTTGGTACACATGAGGTTAATCTTCTGGCAGGCTGCGATGATGGTTGCGGTCTTCATGGTGGTTTGTTTCCTTATGCGCTTGATTATATAAGCTATTTCAGAGAGTCAACAGTCTTTTTCTTGTGGTATTTTATGCTTGCTTATCGTTGGATTCATAGTATAGGAAACGACTGATAACAAAAAACACTCCAACACCTTATTAGTATGATGTTGGAGTGTTTGGATTTTACGCAATTGCCAGAGTCTTCTTCTTGGCCTTGGCACGTTCCTTCACAGCATGCCAACCTTCAAGCCAGGACTTATGATATGCTCCCTGATCCTCATTTCCAAGCATCTTAACGAACTTGGCAGGACAATCGTAGTAGTAAGGTCCGCAACTGGTTTCAATGTCCTTAAAGCCGATATTAGGGTATCCTTGCTCCATCTTGCGTTCAATCAAAGTCACCATGATAAAGTGATGTCCGGTTTCCTTCACCTTCCAGACAGACCAGCAACGGGAATTGAAGGCACGGAAGGCATGAGCAACCAATTCAACCTTTTCACAACTCTTATAGTCATTCTCCCAGGCTTGACGATTCGTAGTACCGGAAGAATGCGATTGAAAAAGCCAGCCCATGATTGTCTCCTTGTGAGAGTGATTATATATGCTATTGGAAAGAGTCAACAGCCGTTTTTCTCTTGCTTTTCTAAAATATGATATAAAATACTACTTATGAAAATTGACAATGATATTCAGTTGATTCTGGCGTGTTTCTCTGGCGAAGATGGTGGAGTTTCATTTGCTAAACTTCGTTGTCTTCTTGCTGATTTTGAGAAGCGAGCGGAAAACGGGGATGACGCTGCTGAACAGATTTTATTAGTTGTTCATCGGTTCGCCAAGTTGATTCAGATAGCACAACAATAATAGTTCTTGACATTATAGGTTTTCATAATAGGCACCCAAACACATCAAAATAAAAATGAATCAACCCCACCGTTTAGAGTGAGGTTGATTCGGTCTTTAAGTTTACTACGTCTCTTTATTAGTGCGTCTTTTCGGATTTTCACCGTTTAGTTATCAGAGTCGCATAAGGCACCTCCTGTGGTTTATGCTTATCTTGTTGAGGCTTTTATCTTATCGTCTTTTTCTTCTGTGTCAAGTGATCAATCAGAGTCCATCGTTCGCATCTTCACATATCCACACTTGGTACATTTGCGAGCTTGAATAATACGAACAACACCCCACGATGGAGAATATGCTTCCTTAATCACAGTCCAATCCGTATAAGTATGATCGCAAAGACCAAAGAACTTACGGATGAGGCGAATCATGTTTGTCTCCTTGTTGGGTTTGATTATATGCCAATTTTCACAGAGTCAATGCCGAGGTTGGTGATTCTTACATCCAAAATCAAACTTTGTCATCATCCGAACTACCAAACCAGTATCATCCGAAACCTCAACATCGATTGCCATTGGAGTTGTGGTATTATGAGGATACTTCACATCATAGTTATCAACGCCACCACACTCACCATATCCTTCAATTTTCCGACTCCTACGATCTTCTTCCCAAAACCGACACGATGCACAGGATTCCATAGTTATTTCCTTATGCTTCGGATTATATCAACACAATCACGGAGTCAAGCACGACGTTTCTTCAATTCCATACCAGCATACGATATTTCATCAGCATAGTAGCCATTGTTGGGATTGTCAGGATTGGCCTTGATTGCGGCAGAAGCATCATTCATAATATACATCAATTCAGCAACAGTCTTATTCTTGAGATTCTTCTGATATTCGGCATGATTCATTGTCTTTGTTGGGTAACTCATGCTTTGTATTATATCAACCTTTTTACCATGTCAACAACGCATTTTTACCTTGACATCATAACAATTCATAGTATAGGGAAATGGGATAAACAAAAAACCCTAAACCTTTTACAGTCTATGGTTTACGTTGTTTTCACTTGTAGGACATTTTCTCAAGGAACTCATTGGTTTGCTTCACTCCAAGATCCTGCTTTTCCGCAATCTTGGTCCAATTAGCCAACAGACCGCAAGCCTCCTTCAGATCACCGCCTGCCTTTTGTTTCTCAATCAGATTCATTAGGTCAGTAGCATCAGGAAGCCATGCGGACAGAATCGGATTACCTTCATCATTTGCCATTTGAACTCGCACCATCGCTGCCTTCAACATATCAACCAAATCCTTGAAAATAACATCATCGGGAATGTGAACCATGATTATCGCCTTGTTATGCTTCGAATTATATTCTTATTTTCACAGAGTCAAAGGAAAATCTGACGAGCATCATTCAAGAAGATTCGCAACGACTCAATCACCTTGCCCTGCTTCTTCTTCCCACACTCCAACAACCTGCCAAAAGTCACTAACAGATTACATGCTTCATACTTACGATTCCGAAGCATCAAATCATGAGCAACAGTCTCCAAATCAGACCGAAAAGCAATCGAACCAAAATCACCAGAAGTCAGATCCGCCAGAATGTTGTCAATCCGCATGAGAGTGTTGATCATGGTTTGCTTCCTTATGCTTCGGATTATATCACCAAAATTTCAATGTCAACCACCTACTTTCACCTTGACTATCTCTTATTTCATGTTAGGTCTAAAATTCTCGACTTGATAAAACGGCTAATCCTCCTGGCAACACACCAAGAGGGTTAGACGCCAGAAAGGAAAGCCACGACAGACGAATCTTATCAACCTATCCAACCAAGTCAAGCCTCAATACTCACTTGTCAGCATCAGCACATTATCCACAGCAAAAAACTTGATTTCACTCACAGGACAATCAGTTGCAGCATACTCCTGACGGAACAACACACCATTGTCGCCATCAGTATAGACCACCGAAGCAGTCTTATCCGCACCAACCTTGAGAGTGATAGACACAAAAGACTCATTCCGAACCTTCTTGACACTCTTGAGAACCGCCAGAATGTCAGTCACCAGCCAGCCACAGCCATTATGATTCAGAAACTTCACGCCTTCAGTGTACCGCCAGCCACCAAACAACGGCATATTGTACAAGGTGTCGCTTCCGAAAAAATGGGCCAGATCAGAAGCGGTGAAAGTGGTGGCAGGCATGGGTATCTCCTTGTTATGACTAGATTATATCAACACTTTCACCATGTCAACAGTCTCTTTTGCTCAACATTTACTACTTGACATGGACTCTTTTCATAATAGGCAAATAAACAATAAAAACAAAAAACCCTGGAAGTTTTTAGGCTCCCAGGGTTTCAACTTTCAGTCTTGATGACAGTCTGAACACACAACATCTCCATCATCGTTGCACCCGCCGCCAGCGCGGCAATCGGTGGCTGGAAACATGGACTTGATCGCAGCAGCAACGTCAGGAAGAAGATCCTTATTGCGGATGCTAATTAGATTTGCCCCCACCATCTTAATGCCACAATGCTCGCATTCATCTAGAGTCAGGAGCGTGAGACAGTCAGCATCTACACGATGAAAAAGACGATCAACTTCCGCCCTGGCCAGGAATGACCGGAGGTTGGCGATGGTGATTCCTCGAACGTACATGGGTGTCTCCTTGATGGTTCAGATTATATGGGGTTTCTTGTCCTGTCAACGGTCTTTCTCTTCTGGCCTGTATATTCAAGCAGAGGCGCGTTCTGACAATCAAAATTTTTAGCTTGATTAAGACAGGATTCATAGTATAGCAAACAACTGATAACAAAAATCCCACCTAACCAGTCAAGATTAGGTGGGATTCTGCTTTGTTATCAGTCAGTCCAGCAATCATCATCCAGCGCAATCATAGTCATCTTAACTTCAATCTCGCCATCTTCCGTATGCGTAGCCACAACCTTCAACCGTCCCGTCTCACAAAAATGGAGGTTATATCCCTTTCCAATCTTCTCGTCATTCCAGACAGCCGTGCGAACCTCCCGAATCAAACCATAAACAGTATCCCGAATTTCAGCAGCAGTAGGAACACGATACTCATTCAATGCCGGACCATATGCCCACTTATAGCCAAGAACCTCAAAAATCTTGGCAGCCTTTTCAGCAAAACCCCCAACCTTCTGCTCAAGGCCAGCAAGGCGAATCAGAATGTTGTCGCGGACGGTCATGGTCATTGTCGGCTCCTTATGCCACAGATTATATCAATCCAACTCCAATGTCAAGCACCTAACGCCCATCACCTTTTCCCATTGACATCCTACAGTTTCATAATAGGCAAATACCATATAAAAAGAGACAGGAAAACCTACCCTATCTCCTTTGTTATCAGTCTCTTACATCAACTTCGCTAACTTCGACAACCAACGCTTGCTAACTCCACTCCTATTCAATACCATACGACCATTTTGTAAAGCACTCAAACCACCAACAGAACCACCATCCGTTCCCCAAGTACTACCAGCCCGAGTCTGTGGTGCCTCATATATCAATCCACAATCAGTTTCAGCACCAACAAACCCATTACTATCACCAACCGCAAACCTCTTGGAAAGCGTCAAAATATCGCCCCTAATTTCAATCTCAACTCCATATCCTTTCGCCTTATTGAAAAACTCGCTAGGCTCCATGGTATCGTCTCCTTGTTATGCTTAGATTATATCAATCCAACTCCAATGTCAAGCACCCAATCTCAAAAAACTCCCACTTGACTTCCACCTAATTCATAATAGCGACTTCATAACTATAAAAAAGAGACAGGTTTCCACCCATCCCCTTTTATCGACTTGACTTACGGATCAAGACCAGCATGTATCAACTCCCAATCACTCACATCATCAGGATCACCCTTCACCGGACCCTCCCAATCATCACCCACCATGTCAAACTCAACCTTGTATTCATCACCCATAACTTTCTCAACTTTGACATTATCAGCCTTGAATTTGTTGTAATGACCTGGAACACGACTCAAATACTCAACACCAGCAACAGGAGCAAACTCGGGACTCTCACCAACAGTTTCAATCACAAATTGTTCAACCGACAAACACTTGTAATCCTCCAACATATCAACAGGAATAACAATCGTCCCACCCATACGAACCTTGCCATATGTCAACATCACAGGAAGATCCTTCCCACTATACGCATAAGGATTCTCAGTCATTTCCGTCTCATGACCAACCTTCTCCAAAATCTTAACAATCTTCATATCAAAAATTGCCTTAATCGCCTTATTTTCAACTTTTTTCGTGTATCCCATAGCTATCTCCTATGTCCTAGATTATATCAACCACCCAACAGAGTCAATAACCAACTTTCCTCTTGATCTGGACTCTTTTCATAGTATAGACTCAAAAAAAAAA